CCAACATTAGTTGGACAACAAGCAACACAAGCATTGTATAATACCGTTGCAACTACAATGAACTTTGCTGGTGCTGCAACTGCAATTACAATTGGTGCTATTACTGGTACTGCAAACATACGTAATGCGCTAACTACTATAACTGGTGTTGCAAATATATTAGCAACAACTGATAGTACTGTGTCTACAACTGGTGCATTAATAGTAGCTGGTGGTGTTGGTGTGGGTGGTAATGTACACGTTAAATCAGGCAAACAAATAATCGTCGGTTATGATATTGTTGGTGATGTTTATCTACCACAATCAACTGCGCAATTCTTTAGTAACGTTGCTGGATATAGCCAAGTTAACCAACAAAACATTAGTAGCAACACATGGGCAAGTAGTGACTTTATTGCAACTGCTGATAACGGTAATGATACACAAGGTTATATTGACTTAGGTGTTAACAGTAGTACATATAATCAAGCAACATTTACAATTAGTAAAGCAAATGATGGTTATTTATATGTACAAGGTAATGCAACAACAGGTGGTGGTAACTTAGCAATAGGTACTGCAACTGCAAATGATTTACAATTCTTTACTGGCGGTACTTTAGCTGCAAATGAAGTTGCGCGATTTAATAATTCATCTGCTAATTTACAACTTAAACAAACTACAGTATCAACATCGGCGACAACTGGTGCGTTAACTGTAGCTGGTGGTGCTGGTTTTGCTAAAAACGTATATGTAGCTACAGGCGCAACAATTAATAGCACACAAAGCTCAGATAACTTCTTAGTTAAAGGCTTGCATTCAACTGCATTAATTTACGCAGATAGTAATAATGATTCAGTTGTTATTGGTGGCGGACATAGTGGCGCTTCTGGTGGTAACACAACTATACAAGGTGGCGTAACATTAAAAATTGATTCAACTGATACATTTATGGTACCGGTTGGTACAACTGCACAACGTCCAAGTAACAGTGGCAACGTTGATGCTAGGGGTATGACACGATTCAACTCTACTATTAACAACTTAGAGTTTTATGATGGTACAGTATGGCAAAGTGCTGGTTCTGTATTTACTGTAATTAGTGATAGACAATTTTCGGGTGCAACTGGCGGATTATACGGAAACGTTGATGGCACAAATGCTGTCTTTACAATACAATCAAGTTCAACAGCAGCGGCAACTATTGTAAGTATCAATGGTGTGGTACAAATCCCAGTAATAGCTTATGATGTAAGTACGGTAACATTAACATTTACAGAAGCCCCAACATTAGGTGATGTAATTGATGTACGTTGTTTAGCAGCTACAACAGTATTGACATCACTTGCAAGTAGTAACGGATTAAATCAGTTCATTACAGACACAACTGGCGCACAAATTTGGTCAGGTACAGGTAGTACAGTTGAACGTGTAAACGTTGACCCTACTGGTGTAATGCAATTAATGAATGGTACTAAAGTTGGTTATGATCAAACTGCGGTAGCATTAACAGTAAGTGCAGTAACAGTTGATAGCTTTGCAGTAGCAACATATCGTTCTGCCAAGTACATAGTTACATTTACTAACGGTACAACATCATACGAAACAGCAGAAATTATGGTAATACATGATGGTACAACTGCTACTAGAGCACAATACGGTACAGTAAGTACAACAGGTAGTACACAGGTAACGTACACAGTGACAATTACTGGTGGTAACGTATTATTACAAGCCGCAACAGTGTCTGGTACAGGTACAGTTAAATCATTTGCTACTTATATTAAGGTGTAATTAATGTTAAAGATTAATAAAGTATATAGAAAAGATTACATTGGCGAAAACATTGTAGTCGAGAGAAATTACACAGAAGGGACGTGGCATGATACAACAGAACATGTCCCTAATGCTGTAACTAATACACAAATATCTAATAGAGCTGTTGTGATTGGCAATGGTCCAAGTAGATTAGAATTTGATATGCAAGCTGTATTTGAGCATAGAGGCGGATTATTAGGGGCAACAACTGTACAAACTTATGGTTGTAATGCACTGTACCGAGATTATACTCCGGACTTTTTAGTAGCTCGAGGTAATAGTATAGTTAATGAATTGGCAACCTCGACGTACATCAATAATAATATTGTGTATGCAAGCTCGATTGATGTGTTGGGTCATCCTAGTAAATTTTATTTAATTCCAATCGATCCATATTGTGATGTCGGAACAACAGCAGCATATATTGCGGCATTTGATGGACACACAACAATATTTTTATTAGGGTTTGATAATCAAGATAGCCCAGACTATAATTATAATGTATATGCAGATACTACAGGATATGATGCACATAATAATAGTACATCAGACCAAAAGTGGATTGCAGATAGAGCAATGCTAGTTAAAACATATAGCGAAGTTGATTTTGTATGGGTAACTAAATTTGGTAGAACAACAATGCCAACTGCATGGACAACATTGGTGAACTATAGACAAATCTCTTTTAAAGAGTTTGTACTAGAAGCTAGTCTATAATATAGATTCTAAAGTTTTAATCTTAGCAATAACTTCTTTAAAATTAACAGTACGCCAAACTCCAGGATGTAGGGGTTTGGGGTAATCTCCTAATCCAACCCAGCAATAACCTCTATGCTCGTGATTTAAGTCAGGAACAAATTCTTCTTTAACTGGTAATAAAAATGTGTGATATGAGAAATTGTTTTTGTCGCTAGTAAACTTTTCAATAGGTATCACTTTAGCAGAGGAAAAATCTACACCAAGCTCTTCTATAAGCTCGCGATGTAATGATTCAAGCAACTGTTCGCCAGCATCAATCTTACCACCTGCTAGTCCCCATGTACCTGCATACTTGCTTGAATTACGTAATAGAAAAAGATATCGATGTGTAGTTACACAATAAATGAACGTACCTACACCTTCAATTGATTTATTTGATATTGATTCTTTTATTTTAGTTAACATATTACTATTATACTACATTAACTGATAAATGTCAACTAAAGAACTAATGTCCAGAGTCCATTTTTATATTCTCCCTCAAAAGATTTAACCCATTGATTGAGATTCCATTTATATTGTGTTCCAGTATTCAAATTTGACACGTATTGTAACACAGTTTCTGCTACACTGTCAAATACAACAGTCCAATGTGTGCCGTTGAATTCAATAATGTCATTTGCGTTAGCAATTAAATCTGCATTGTCTGTACCGCGCCACGCACTTGGACCATCGCCGTTTGCTGAATTAGTACTACCAATTGCATTTAAAATTAAATAACGTGTGCCTGCTACAGCACTTTGCGCTAAGTCAACAGCAGTATTCTTACGTGGGTCAATAATAGCATCAATTGCGTCTAAAGAATTTGCAGGATATGTATCGATGTCTGCATTAAAAATCAATAAACTATCGTCTGTTGGATGATAACTTACTGTACCAACAACCTCCGTAACTCCGTCACCAGAAGCTAATCTAATCTGACTGATACCTTCCTCTATAGACCCATAAACATTAACTAAATTTTTCCATATATCACGTGTACCAATTTTAGTCGGAGTAGTTAACGTGGGCTCTCTTAATGTTTCTAAATCTTGCACTTTCAGCAAGGTAAGTGTATTACCGATTAATAAAACTCCATAGTCCATCGGAGTATAATACATACGTGCGCCCATTAAATTAGCTTCTGTGTACGCCGCAGAATTTAAATCACCCTGTGCATCGTGTATATTAGCAATAATTTTTTGAATAACGCCAAGTTTCTTAACTTTAGCTGGCGGACTAATCCAAATTGGTAATTTAAATGTTAATGTTGCAATATCAATTGGATTTTCGGTAGTAGCAGATACAGTTCTGCTTGACCAAGATGGGCTATCTAAATAGATAATACTTAAACTTGTCCAATCGATGTAATTATCTGTACTTTGTATTTCTAATCCCGGATTAAACAACGGTAATATTTGTTCAATTAATTGTAATTTTTGTTTTGTATTACTTGTCCATATATCTAACTTTAATTCTAAAGTATATGGCACTGGCATTATACGTTCGATAGTAAATGCATTACCTTGTGTTGGTACGTAGGTATCAGTTTCTGGATCGTATTTACGTTGACGTATGCTCATATTATTAACATAAGTTGGACTTTGTACACGATCTCTATCGTATGTTAGTCCGCTAATATAAACCGCCATTGCTGGAACAGCATTCATAGTACTTTCGCTATTGTTTGCTAAAATTGCTGCCACCTGTCTGCTACCATCTGCATAATAAATCGGCACACGTTGTAAAGTTTTACTACCAGTGCGATCTTGCCCAAACTCGACTTCGTACCCACTCATTATTCTAATGAATTGTACTACAAAACGTTCGATTTGTCCGTCATAAAAATATTGAGCTGCCATTAGTTATCCGCCAAAGGTTTAAGTGCGTCAGACAACGCCTGACGTTCCTGTATTACTTTACTGTAAACAGTGTATTCTAGCATGTCGTTATTAGCGAGTGTATTTGTGAGTGTAAATGACACATTTCCGGCAGTATTTGACATCGTATTTGTAATATGTGTACCATTTAGTAGAGTTTTTACACCATATGTACTCACATACGCAATTTTCGTTACAACCGTCTTAGTTGACATATTAAATGATATTGTAGTTACATTAGCTACTGGAGTATAAGGACTTGCGACACGAATCGCATCCCACCCAAGTCCGCCACTGTACATAGCATTAATATTATTAACAAAGCCGCTAGCCAATGAAGTATTGTCTAATCCTGGAGTTAAGTTTGTACGTACAGCATCTTCAATTTTAATCCAACGACGTGAATCATAACGGAATAGTCTATTTGGAACATAGTCCAATCGTAAATAATAATCACCTTTAACAGGAGTATCTGGAAAGGCAATACCAGCACCAACAGGCAAACCATTAGGCGGCAATCCTGTGCTAGTTAAGTATCCTTGTACTTTAGCAGTAGGCGATGCAACTGGATCATCGGGGAAACCACTATCGTCTACAGGAGCAACATAGATGGAACTTGTATCGTATCCACTTAGTGGTACTTCAATTTCTGCACGTGCAATAATAGCATCGTTAACCGCAGTATATTTGTTGTATGTACTTAATAAATCACCAATTGGAGTATTGTTTGCATCACCGCTACTAATATTAGTTGTAATATCTTTATATTCTTGGCTATCAACTAATGGTGCAACTTTAACTCTCCATAAATGGGGATACCATGTTTGACTAAACCCTTCTGCGGCACGAGTAGCATCTTGTACAACGTAATAACGTTTTAATGCACTTGGTAAATCATCGTCTAACGGATAGAAGTCTTTAAGATGTGGCATTTCAATTACATCACCGACTATAATCTTACGTCCAAGCAATTCAACCATGTCGTTTAAGTGAAAAACCATAAACAACGTATCACCAGTTAAGAACAATCCAAACTGACTTAAATCAAAATCATTGTCACTCATACGATATACACTACGCAAAGTATAAATGCTAGTATCATACTTGCGATCTCTATTCTCAAGGAATAATAGGTCTTGTATATTTTTTACACTTTCATTGGCATAACTTGGCTGTGTTGCATCAGTATAGAACGCTATCGCCGCCCCAGCCCCAACAATAGCAGTAGTGCTTGCTGATAGCGTAACGGTTGTGCTAGTTTTTGCAATAACGGTTGTATTTGGTGGAATGCTAGTACCAGCAACAAACATACCTCTTGTTATTGCTGAAGTATTTGCAAATACTAATTCAGTCCCAGGTGCAGACTGCGCCGCTGATGTGGCAATACTCGTACCTTGCTCTAATGGGCCGAGATACTTATGGATGTTAATATCAACGCCGCCGACAGTAAACATCTCACTGATTCGGCGATCCATAAATTTATAATCATTGCCCTTCTGGGGTTTGTACATGCTTAATCTTGGCATTGCGTAGTCCTGTATATCTAATATTTAGCTTAGATTGACATCGTGACAAATAGATGTTATACTTGCTTTATGAGTGAATTAACTACAAGTTTAGATTGGGTAAGGGTGCAAGCCGAAATTGAAGCACCAGTGCATAAACTAAAAAGCTATAGTGGCGAGATGCTAAAGATGAGCAGAAATATTGCTTTGATGGTTACGAAGCTAAGTACTGAAGAAATAGAGTGCAGACGTCAGCAGAAACAAACACGTAAACACAAAGAAATATTAGACAACATCAACGCAGAGATACATAACTACGAGCAAATGGTAACTTTTGCGGTATTATTGGCAAGTTGAGCTTGACAAATGAATACAATGGCTGTATAATGCTATATATAAACTGTTAACAAGGACGAACAAATGGCTATTAAAATTGATGGTATGAAGAAAAAAACTAAAGTAACACGTGATCCGATTTTTATGGATGAGAAAAGTGTTGGCTCAGAACCAGTATGGGATCCAGTACGTGCTTTAGAGTTTACAGAAGAAGAATTCGACCATCACATGCGTATTAGCTTACGTTATTACAATTATTTCTATACAACTAAAGAACTTAAGAAGTACTTGGTTGAATGGGCACGTAACTATGATAGTGCCGCACATAAATTTGATAAAGCAACTTTAGATAAGTTTGCTAAAGCATCAGACAGTTTACTACCACTTACACCTTGTGCATTAGCTAAAGCACACAAACAGGGTATGCCGCTACACGAAAGACACGTTACTTACTTGGTTAGCTCGATTAGAAAAGTAGTCGATAACTTAGTCGACGAAGCAGAAGTAATTGACCCAACAGCACCAGTAGTTGTTCGAGTAACTATCCAAGATAGACTTAACGATATACTTAAAACACATATCTTACACTTTGAAGAACTTGAGGATCAGCTGATCGAAGGTAAAACAGTAGACCCAAAAGCATATGAGTACTTAACGGGCAAAAACGTCCCACAAGGTATGTTAAGCAGAATTGCGGCAGTATTTGAAAAACATCAAGACGAAATGAACGAAGCACGTGCTGGTAAAGACGAGCAACTGAATGAAGGTTATGCGCATTACAAAGCGGCAGATTACAAACGCTTTGATGCATTTTACACAAAACTGATTGCAGACTTAACTAGCTACGGTCAAGTTAAGAAAGCAACTAAGAAAGTAACAGTACGTAAGCCACTTGCTAAAGAGAAGTTAGTTGCAAAACTAAAATATCTTAAAGAAGAAAAGACTCTACGCTTAGTATCTGTCAATCCAGTTGACATAGTTGGGTGTGCTGAATTGTGGGTTTACAACGTTAAGACACGTAAACTTGGCAAGTACGTTGCAGAGTCAATGGGCGGAGCACTTACTGTTAAAGGTACTGCTATTGTTGGATTTGATGTATCAACAAGCGTACAAAAGACATTGCGTAAACCCGAGCTACAACTTAAAGAGTTTTTAGCGGCAGGTAAGATACAACTGCGCAAGTTTATTGAAGATATTAAAGCAACAGAGATTAAACTAACGGGTCGTATTGGTCTAGATACTATCCTTCTTAAAGTTCAGTAGCCATACAGTCCTGTTTCTGCTAAATACATGAAACAGGACTTTTACAATGGCAACAGCAACTGGTAATTTAACCGCAACACTCAGTCTAACCACAGACAGCTTATACGATCCAGCTACGGGCACGGGCGCAGGGCATATTGCGTATGACCCGGCATTATTAACAGCGGAAAATCAGCTACGTAATGATATAGTTGATTATATTCGTCTACGTTTGGGTGATGGCATCATTGATGTTGAAGCAGATAAAGAACATTATGACATGGGTATTAAACAAGCCTTTGTACGTTATCGTCAACGCAGTTCAAACGCAGTAGAAGAAAGTTATGCGTTCCTAGACTTACTTCCAGAAACACAAGAGTATATACTACCACGTGAGATTATGGATGTTAGACAAATATTTAGACGTGGTATTGGATCTGTAACAGGTACAACAGCAAGTCAATTTGAGCCATTCGCATCGGGCTACTTAAACACTTATATGTTAGTAGCTGGTCGTGTTGGCGGATTGGCAAACTACGAATTATTTGTGGATTATCAAAAGCTAGCAATGACTATGTTTGGTGGATATATGAACTTTACGTTTAACAAAGCAACTAAGAAGCTAACAGTAATACGTAAACAACCATGGCAAGGCACGAACTCTACTGCGGTAGAAGCAGTTGCACTATGGGTATATAATGTTAAACCAGATTCGATGTTGTTAAACGACCCACAAGTGTTTCCGTGGATACAGGATTATGCTTATGCATTGGTAATGATATCAATCGGTCAAGCACGTGAAAAATTTGCGCAAATCGCAGGCCCACAAGGCGGTAGTAGTTTAAACGGTGCTGCACTTAAAGCAGAAGGACAACTATTGCTCGACAAACTTGATGCAGAAATATCAAGCTATGCTGATGGCGGGTCTCCGCTTACGTGGGTGACTGGCTAAATCAATAATTGACATCTGTCTGTAATAAATAAAATCATCTTATCCGCAACGTATAAATATATGTAAGGAATTAACTTATGTTCTTACAAAATAAATATACAACGTGGTATTATGCAATCATTCACCGCGGTCAAGATAGAATATTAACTGGTTATAAAGAAAATCATCATATTATACCAAAATCACTCAACGGATCAGACGATAAGAGTAATTTAGTTAGTCTAACTGCTCGAGAACATTTAATATGTCATTTATTATTAACTAGAATGACTATTGGATCAAATAAACATAAAATGTTGCATGCAGCGTGGGCATTAACTACCTATCGCGATAATAGTAGAGATACAATTAAAATAACATCACGGCTATACGAATCATTAAAGATAGCTCGCTCTTTAATGATCACTGCTACACAAAGTGGCGAAAATAATCCATTTTATAATAAAAAACATTCTAATGCTACCCGCATTAAAATGTCACAATCTGCATCAAAACCAAAATCACTTGCATGGAAAGAATCTGCATCAACTAATAGAAAAGGAGACGGCGGTAGTTTCTTTGGTAAAACTCACTCGGATTCTCAAAAAGAAAAATGGAAAACAGACCCTCGAAGAATTCATATGGGTGCAGAAAATGGATTTTATGGTAAAACTCATACTGATGAACAGCGACAAAAGAAACGTGAGGAAAAACTTGCAGCTTCTAAGAAAATATGTTATTATTGTAATAAGAGTGTAGATGCAATGAATTATGGGAGATGGCACGGTGATAGATGTAAATCAAAAAAATAGACAGATAATTAGTGTATCTGGTTTTATTTCAAGTGGCAAAGATACAATTGCAGATTACTTAGTTGCTGAACATGGCTTTAAACGAGAGAGCTTTGCTGGTACACTTAAAGATGCAGTTGCTACAGTCTTTGGGTGGGATAGAGAACTACTCGAAGGACGAAGCGCAGAAGGCAGAGCATGGCGGGAAAAAGTAGATCCATGGTGGGCTAAACGCTTAAAGATGCCAAAACTAACTCCACGTTGGGTATTACAAAACTGGGGCACAGAAGTATGTCGTCATGGTTTCCACACTGATATATGGATAGCAAGTCTAGAAAACAAACTACGTAAAACAAATGAAGATATTGTAATTTCGGATTGTCGCTTCCCTAATGAAATTAAAATGATTAAGAACATGGGCGGTAAAACAGTACGTGTTAAACGCGGCACTGAACCTGTATGGTATAATTCGGCTAAAGATGTTAATGCTGGTATGAAGCGCATCGGCTGGGCATTAGGTAAAGGCGAATTAGATAAGTTAGGAATACACCCGAGCGAATATGCATGGATCGGTACTAAATTTGATGTCACTGTTACCAACGATGGTACCATCGAAGACTTGTATGCTACTACTGAAGAACTACTAATATCAGAAATCAGGAACGAGATCGCCCTGAGTCCAGCCTAGTCCTTCTTTAACGATAGTGATTTGACAGTTTGCGCAAATAGTTCTTAAATTTAGCGGAGCATTATTCTTTAAGTTACCATCAACATAGTACACGCTGAGTTGTTCTTTATACTTTGCCTTAAAGCCACATTTCTCACAGTGTGGCTTTTTCTTATACCCAGCTAATATCCATGTTGGCTTTTGTGGAGCAAGTTTTCTATTCTTTCTAGCACATGCACTGCATCGAGTGCGATAATGAGTGATGCCATTCCGCTTATAATTGACAGCAGATAGGTTTCTAGTACAGCTTTGACATAAAGGACGGTGTGATATTAATTCTAATTTATCTGTAGTTAACTTAATTTTAATTTTTTGTGCTTCTTCTCTCGATTGCAAATTTTCTTGTTCTCTACTTAATATTAATGCAATGCGAGCATTTTTCCGCTCTTCTTTTAACTTGAGTTTTTCTTGTTCTTTAATGAATTTATTATTATCTCTAACTTTTTTCTGTTCACTCTTTAAAACTGCATGTTTTTCTTGAGTACGGAGTTTACGTATCGCATTAGCCTTTTGCTGATTTCTAATAGAGTCTGGGCTTCGTTTTCTTCCTTTTGGCCATCCAGGTCCTCGGTGACCGCCGGCCGAAATATTCCACCCAATATTTTTAGACGCTCGTATTTTACCCTCGAGTTCGTAACAATATGTTTCATCACCGATTAGTATTATTTCTTTAATAATAGTATCCCATCCATATTTGCTAACAGCATACGCTAGATGTGGATTTGAATGAGTCTTGGCTATTAGTTTAGTAAAATGATCAACAATGCGTCTATCATATCTTTTAGATACTCCGATATATCCTTCTAATAAAGGGTTTGTGTGGGATTCTAAGTGAATCCAATATAAGACTGCGGGTGTCTGCATACTATTATTTACCAAAACCTTTAAAAAGGTATTAGATTTGTTATTACTGCTAAAAATGTTATTAATATATGCGGTATAATACCGTTAAATTTTGATGATTTGATAAATATTTTAAAGTATTATAATATAAGGATACTAAAAATGGCAGCACTAATTTCCCCAGGCGTATCGGTTACCATCATTGATGAGAGCCAATATCAACCTACAGCAACCGGTACTATTGCTTATGTATTGTTAGCAACAGACCAAGACAAAATTAATCCAAGTGGCACAACTGCTACTTACACAACTAAAGCAAATGCTAATAAAATAGTTAAAATTACCAGCCAACGTGAATTAGTTTCTAACTTTGGTAGTATTAATTTCCAACTTGATTCAAGTGGCAATCCGATACATGCACATGAATTAAACGAATATGGCTTGTTAGCAGCTTACAGCGCATTAGGCGTTGCAAACCAATTATACATTCAACGTGCTGATGTTAAATTATCTGAGTTAACTGGTACGAGCATTCGCCCTACTGGCAATGCATCAGATGGTACATATTGGCTAGATTTAACTACAACTAATTGGGGTGTTACTGAATGGACTGAGTTAGGTTTTGTTCTTCAAACTCCAACAGTAATTACTGATGCTGCTAATTTATCAGGTGGCGTACCGCTAGCATCATTTGGTGCAATTGGCACTTATGCTGTAGTTGCTACGAGCTCATCTAACCCAATCTACTTTAAACGTTTCGATAATACATGGGTATTAGTTGGTAGCGATGATTGGCAAGTTGCGGTTCCGACTATTGTTGGTACAGCTGCAGACCCATTATTGAGTATTGGTACTAAAATGGTACTTAACGGTGTTAACGTTACATTAACTGGTACTTCTATTTCTAGCGCGGCAGACGACATTAATTCTGCATTAAGCGGTAAAAATGTTAGTGCAACAGTTAACGTTGCTGGTCAAATTGAATTACGTATTAACAGTTTAGCTGCATCAAGTGGTAACTTGTTACTTCCAAATGGTGAGTTAACAATTGCTAAAGGTACTGAAATTGGCGGAACAGATTGTGCTGTAACATTAGGCTTGTTTACATCAGCTGATGGTACTGCAAACGTTAAAACAGTATTTGGACCAACAGTGGCATTTGATTCATATCGTAATGCTCCAGCTTGGAGAACAAGTGATCAAACTCCTCGCCCAACTGGTAGTATCTGGCTTAAAACTTCAGCAACTGGTAACGGTGCTAATTGGGGTATTAAAGAATACAGTGCTAACTTAGATTCATGGGTATTGCAAGCTGCACCTTTATATTCTGGTGATACTGCTGCAATTAACGGATTGGATCCAGTAGGCGGCGGCGGACAACTAGGTGTTGGCACAGTATATGTACGTTATGATACATTAGGAACAAATACTGCTACATATAAACCATACGTTAAAAACGTAACGGGCTTATTAAATGTAACAGGTACAACTCCAATCACTCCGTTTGAATTTAAAGCAGGCGATGCGTTTATTATGGATGTAAGTGTTCCTGGTTCAACTATTACAACAGCAAAAACAATCACTATATCTGGCACAGGCAATGCTGTACCAGCGACTACATTTGTTGGTGATATTTTAGCTGCAAGTTTGCCAAATATTGTTGCAACAGTTACAACAAGCGGTGCAATTAGCATTAGTCATCTTGCTGGTGGTACTATTAAATTTACATACGTAACAGGTACTCCATTAACAACAGCTGGTTTAATTAATGATAGTAATGTGCAAACAGTGGTCGGTGGTCAAGTTTACTTGGCTAGTCCGTTTACTCCATTGACATACACATATTCAACTACTGCACCTTATAGCAACCCAGCTGATGGTACTTTATGGTATTACAATTCAGCACTTGAAGTTGACATTATGATTAATGATGGCAGTGGATGGAAAGGTTACAAAAACGTAGTTAATGATGCACGTGGTTATGATTTAAGTGCAACTGACGTATTAGGTCCAATCTTAGCAGCGGCTAAACCAACTACGCAAGTAAGTGGTGGACAATTAGTACCTGGTGATTTATGGATTGATACGGGTGATTTAGAAAATTATCCAATGATTTATCGCTACACTTCTGCAAGCATCTGGGAATTATTAGATAATACAGATCAAGTTAGTGTTGATGGTGTATTGTTTGCTGATGCACGTTGGAGCTTTAATGATTCAACTAACCCGATCGTTGATGCAATTCCAAGCATTGTTAGTTTAGCATCAAGTGACAACACTGATAGTGATTGTCCAGATTACAGACTATATGCACGTGGGACATTATTGTTTAATACACGTCGTAGTGGTTACGGTGTTAAACGCTTTGAAAGCACATGGTTTGCTAATGATGCAGTTCCTCCAACAGAAGTTGCAACATGGGTAAGTAACAGTGGCGTAGATCAAAACTTAGTTCCTTACTTCGGTCACAAAGCAGTTCGCAATGTTATTGTTGAAGCTATGAAAGCTGCAATTGAATCAAGTACAGCATTACGTGAAGAACAAGTACAATTTAACTTAATCGTTTGCCCTGGTTACCCAGAGTTAATGCAAAACATGATTACTTTAAATAACGATCGTAAACAAACTGCATTCATTATTGGTGATAGTCCGATGACATTGAATTCAAGTTCTGCTACTATCGAAGCATGGGCAAGCAACGCAAATCTTGCACAAGATAACGGTACAAACGGCTTAGTAAGTACAAGTGAATACTTAGGTGTGTTCTACCCAAGCGGATTAGGTACAGACTTAGGTGGTGAAACTGTTGCAGTTCCTCCAAGTCACATGATGTTGCGTACAATTATCCGTAGTGACAATGTTAGCTATCCATGGTTTGCACCAGCTGGTGTACGTCGTGGCTTAATTGACAATGTTACTGCAATTGGATATGTTGACACAACTGATAGCAATTCATTCCGTAGTATCGGAGTTACTCAAGGTCTACGTGATGTATTATACACACAAAGAGTTAACCCAATTACAGTACTTCCTGGTGTTGGTTTAGTTAACTACGGTCAAAAAACTCGTGCAGCAATGACAAGTGCAATGGATCGTATTAATGTTGCTCGTTTAGTATGTTACTTACGTGTTGTACTTGACCAAGTTGCTCGTCCGTTTATATTCGAACCAAATGATACAATTACACGTAATCAAGTTAAAGGTGCATTTGAATCGGTACTTAATGATGTAGTTGCTAAACGTGGTATCTATGACTATGTAGTAGTTTGCGATACAAGTAACAACACACCAGATCGTATTGACCGTAATGAATTGTATGTTGATATTGCAATTGAGCCAGTTAAAGCAATTGAATTCATCTACATTCCAGTACGCTTGAAAAATACAGGTGCTATTGCAGCAGGTGTTTAATTAATAAAGTATGCATATAATGGGGGAGTTATTTCCCCCGGTTATGCGCTAAGAAATAGCTAAATATATAAAAGGAACAACAAGATGGCAACATCATCATTAAGTAAGTTTACCGTACCGCTAAGTACAGACCAAAGCGCAAGCGCACAAGGTTTGTTAATGCCTAAATTAAAGTTCCGCTTTCGCGTAACATTTGAAAACTTCGGTGTTAGTCAACCATCAACGGAATTAACTAAACAGGTTATGAGCTTTAAACGTCCAAGTTTAACGTTTGATCCAATTGAAATTCCAGTTTACAACAGCCGAGTTTATCTAGCTGGTAAACCAACATGGGACACAGTTACCACTACATTACGTGATGATGCAGGTGGTGAAGTTGCTAAACGTGTTGGTGAGCAATTACAAAAACAATTTGACTTTATGGAACAAGCTTCTGCTTCTAGCGGTATTGACTATAAATTTATTACACGTTGGGAATCATTAGACGGCGGCAATGGTGCAAGTGAGCCAACTATTCTTGAATCATGGGAATTATATGGTTGCTTTATTACTACTGCTGACTATGGCGATTCTGATTATAGTGCAAATGATCCAATGACAATTGCTTTAACAATCCGTTATGATAATGCTATCCAAACTCCAATTGGTACAGGTGTTGGTAGTGTTGTTGCAAGAACATTAGGCAGCACAATTACTGGTTAATTCCCGTAAATGAAACAACTCAAAAGCTCGGTTATTACCGGGCTTTTTTTTGGCGATAAATAATATAAATGGATAGAACAAATGGCAGCTGGATTCTTTAACCAACTATTATCACAAGTAAGCACGGGCGACCAAATAAAAGATTGGCAACATGCCTCTCGGACCTTTGTTGACGGATTATATCGACTTAGTCCTAAAATGGGATCGATGTTCCATGTGTATATCGATGTAAATAGTCAATTAGTACCCGGTGATCCAACGGAAATTGGTATGATGGCAAAAACAGTTACCTTGCCAAAGTTTACTATACAGAATAAAATTCTTAATGCATATAACAGAAAAAATATAGTACAAGAACGCATTAACTATGATCCAATTAATCTTACATTTCACGATGATAGTTCCGATATTGTAAATAAGTTTTGGCAGGGATATTATCAGTATTATTATAGAGATTGGGATCACCAAGAAGCATTATATAAACAAGAATCTAAATATCAAAAACGACAAGCACAAGATTGGGGGTTTAGTCCTAAATCAAGTGGAACTAATGCACCTAACTATATTAATAGTATTCGAATTTATAGTCTACATCAAAAATCATTTAGCAGTTATATACTAATAAATCCAATGATTACATCATTTCAACATGGTCAACATGCACAAGGTGAATATACTCCGCTTGAAAATTCAATGACAGTAGCATATGAAGCTGTGCATTACGAAAGCGGCCCTGTCGGAAGCGGTAAAGTTATGGGCTTTGATCATGTACACTACGATAAAACAGCAAGCCCATTATCATCCTTGGGCGGTGGCACACAAAGTTTGCTTGGGCAAGGTGGTGCAATACAGGGCATTGGAGATGTGTTGACTAACTTAGGAAGTGGCAATTTTGGTGCAGCGGCACTCGGAGCATTGCGAACAGGCACAAATATTAGTAATATGAATATTAAGCAAGTAGCAAATGCTGAATTACAACAAACTGCAATGAATATACTTCGCGGACAAAATACACAAAGTACAGTATTTGTTCCTACTGCATCTAGTGTACAAGCAGGATTATCCAAGGCAATATATTCTGTACCGGGATTAGTTGGTGTAAAAAACCCTTCAACTGGTAATATGAACTAAAGGAACAACAATGACAATTAACGGAAATTTACCACCAAGTACCAACACAAACAGTACAACAACCTATTTTAACAATTTTTTTAAAAACGGATTTACTGTTAGTCAAAATGTCGACGATACGATGATAGGATACTTTCAAACTATTACAGGCGACAGGGCAAGTGGAACAACGTTGGCATCGGCTGTACTTTATACAGCACAAAGTCAGGGTATTGATCCAATGATTATTATCGATGAGTTCCGTAAATTAAAACCCAATGAACTTAACGCATACTTAACAATGTTCTTAAATCTAAATAGAGTAAGCACTAGTTTACTTGGGCTTAGTAACAGCCCGCAAACAAACAAATACATAGTAAGAGCAATTCTTCCATAATGGCAAAGTATGCAAATGGCAAATTTACAATAAAGAATACTGAGAAATACATCGGTAAACGTTTGCCAACATACAGATCAAGCTGGGAATTTACGTTTATGTCATTCTGCGATAACAACCCAGCAGTAGTTAACTGGGCAAGTGAAGCAATTACAATCCCATACCGTAATCCAGTAACTGGAAAGAATACAGTTTATATTCCGGATTTTCTCGTTGTGTATATTGATGCAAATCAGCGCAAGCACTCAGAACTTATCGAAATCAAACCAAGCACACAAACAACAATGGAAGGCGCTAAAAGCTATCAAGACAAATTGTCGGTAGCGGTGAACATGGCTAAGTGGGCAATGGCAGATGCTTATTGTAAAGCCCATGGCATGCGCTTTAGAGTAATTACAGAGTTTGATATTTTTAAAAACGTCAAACGCTAGACTAATAAATAGTTTACTATGACAAAAAAACTTGAAGAACTCTTTAACCTTGCTCCTACTGATGAAGTTACAGTAGAAGAAGCAACACAAACAATCGAAGAAAACAATGCAATACTAGCAGATGTCAATCTTGCAATTGATAAGATTGATGCGGCACTACCATATGTTAACGACATCGATACAACAGACACTGAACTAGATGAGCTTGCTGAGTTAGCAACTGAAAAGTTTAAAGACTTACTAGATTTAGGTATGAATGTAGAAGCACGTTTTAGCGGGACAATATTGCAAACAGCGGGCACACTACTAGGACATGCAATTACAGCAAGACAAGCTAAAATGGATAGAAAGATGCGCACTATTGATCTGCAACTTAAAAAGATGCGACTTGATCAGATTGCGGCTAAAGATGCTATTAAATCAGACAGCGATAAGATACTTGATGCAGTAGAAGGCGGTGGCGTGGTACTTGACAGAAACGCACTACTAGCACAAATCTTAAACAAAGCCAAGCCAGATTAAAACAGCAATTTTGAATAAATAACTGTAAGGATATATAAAAACTATGAAGAATTTTCTACAACATTTAACTGAAAACCAAAAAACATACGAGTTTCGCATCAAGATAGCCGACATTGATCCAGCAGATATAATGGACAGATTGAAAGCGGCACTTGATGCATATGGCTTAGAAAGTTTGAGCAAACCAAAACGTTTACCAATTAAATCTAATGACATTGACTTTCCGAGTTTAGCTAACTGTCAATTGTATTTAATGGACGCAGTGCTTAAATATCCAGTCAATGATGCTCAGTTACGTGCCATTGTATCGGAACGTGGTGCAATCCCAATAAGTAATATCGTAGTTGTTCCTGGCAATCATCCAGAAGAACAACGTCGTTGGAACTTAGAAGGTAATGATGTGCGTGAATTTAAAAAAGGTGAGTCAGTATTAGACAAACCATATGAAGCAGACAAACCAGATGCTAAAGTAGCAAGTGAAGCATTTGCAAATGCAACAAGTTTACTTAAAGAACTAAGCACACCGTCATTTGGCATTGCAGGTAGTGAAAAAGCAGACGGCAAAACAACAAACGATATCCCAACTGGTGATATAAGCCCAATTGGCAGTACACAAAATAAAATTACAAAGGTAAAATAATCATGAGCAATAACAACATCTATAACATCTTAGGCAAGTTAAAAAGCATTACTGATACTGCTGCATTAACGCCAGACACACAACCTACTACTGTTTACGAAAGCGTAGAAGCACGTGGTAGTATTACTGAAGCAGTCAGAGCTTTAGAAGCTAAGTTTGCAACGTTTAAAGAAAGCGTAGCAGATGACATTGCTGATAAGAAAGCAGAAAAAGAAGCTGGCGATTGGTGGGGCGATAAGAAAGCTAGCCTTAACAAAGACAAACGTGAAGTTAAGGGTAGCAAGTACGGCGGGAGCAAACAAAAAGACGACGACGAAGCTAAAGATAAAGACGACAAGAAAGATGCACAACTTTCTAAAAAATCTAATAAGACTGCTATCTTAGATAAAGATGACGAAGAAGATTTAGATGAAGGCATTGTAGATGCTATTGGCAGTAGAATTGGTCACGCAGTTAAAGGTGCTAAACGTGCATTAGCTGGCAAACCAAGTGCTAAACAAGTTCAACAACAACATGCTTTTAAAGCAGGTCTCGGTCAGGTGAATTTAGGTGTTACAGCTCAACAAATTGCTGATGCTCCTGGTGAATATAAGAAAGCTGAAAGAACTGGCAAACTATTGCGCAATGTCTCTGCACAACAAGCTGGTTATAAAAATGATGTAGATGAAGCATTTGAGTTTGGTAGCAAAAACTTTAAAAATGCATCTAGCTTAAAGAAAGCTCCAAAAGCTAAACTAGTTAAAGAAAGTGCAGTACGTAATCACCCAATCTATACTAACCCAGAAGCGTGGGATCACTATAAGAAAGAATTAGACGAAGAAGAATTAAACAAAGCAACACAAGAGTTAGACGAAATTGCTAAACTTGCTGGTCTGCCAAAACAAATCAACGTTGATATGAATAAACCACTTGGCGCACCTGCTAAAGCAGACGGAGTAACCCTTCCACCAGCGCCGATTGAGCATGAGCCAATGTTGGAAATGGATGATGAATGGGACGACGAATCAGGTTATGATTTAGATGATCCAAAACATCCAACATGGGCAGAAAGACAACGTGAAAAAGCAGAGTGGGCTAGAGATTATGCTAGAGATAGTGAGTTAGATGAAGCTGAAATGGAAGAAGGCAACGAATTCAGTGGAGCATTAGCATCTGCTAAAGCAACTGGCGCTAAAGAATTTACAGTTGGCGATAATCCAACAGTATACAAACTTAAAGAAGATATTAACGTAAGCGTTACAGCAAATGGCGAAGAAGATGCACTTAATCTATTCCGCAAACTAGCTGGTATGCCACAAATTGCAATTGCACAAAATGAAGAACCGTGTGATGGCGCAATGGAAATTGAAGTTGATGAAGAACGTGACCCAGAATACGTAAACAGTCCACGTGAACAAATAGCACCAGTTAGTGCTGCTATTCCAAGTGGTACTGACTTAAACCGTAGCAAACGTCAATACAAAAAAGAATATCCAGGCGATAACCCAATGGCAGTTGCAGAAGCTAAAGATACTAGCTGGAGCAAATATGCTAGCATGTTAAAAGGTTTATTGAAATAATGAAAAGTCTACGCTCATACATAGAAGAAGGCATGCAACGACTAGTTGAGCGTAGTTCTATTGATCCAGAAACACAAAATATGCTAAATGTAGCAAAAGCCAAATACCCAGATACTACTGATGACTTTGGTGCACTTGCTACATTAGTACGTAGAGCAAATACTCACAGTATTGCAGGTATTAAAACACTTGGCGCAGAAAATGATGCGGAAGAAGCAGACATTGACACATTAGAAATTGAGAATGATGTTGAAGATAGAGAAATTGCACACGGCGAACACAGACTCGACGGAATTGATGCAGAGCTTGCGGCCTTGCGCAGACAAATTGCTACACTTACAGGTAAACAATAATGAAAATTAAAGATATTATTACAGAAACCGACCACCACGCAAGTGCCAAAGACTTGCCAGGCGATCAAGTCGCCGCCCTAAAAGGTGCTGTAAGTATGCCCGGTATTAGTATGAACAAATCAAACGGTAGTGCGTATGCACAATATCGCTTTGGGCTAGCATTAGCAGGTGCACCGGATTTCCCAACTAAAGCAGCAGGTGCAATAGCAGGTGACCCATTACTATGTACATATACAGATGAAGAACTAGCGATGATTAATAGTGCTGCTGATATGGTAGGCGCAGGTCATGTTAATCGCTTAACTAACAATCGTAGTGAAGAACTTGGCAACACTGGCAAAACTAGCCCAGTACCCACACGTAAAAAGAACAAGTACGGTGTCTAAACAATATCGCATTAGGGCACAGGACTATACAGAGTCATTAATCCCCGATGCAATACTTGATGTAAACGACCCAGCATACACAATTGCAAGTGTAACTGATGTAAATCAACCGATGAGTTTATCTAACTTCATCGCAACACACAACAATATTAACACATTACCTCCGCAAGCTAAGTAATATTATGGCACAAACTCCAGACAGCGTCTTAGTTAAAAGACCCTACCAATCAGAAACATTTACAGAAGAACAGCTCTTAGAATTTGCTAAGTGTGCTGACCCAATCACTGGGCCGGAATACTTTATGAGTCATTACTTCTACATACAACATCCTACTAAAGGACGTATGTTGTATCAGCCGTTTGAATATCAAAAACGCTTAATTGAAACATATCACAATTATAGATTCAGTATCAGTTTAATGCCACGTCAAACTGGTAAATCAACAAGTGCTGCCGGATACTTACTATGGTACGCAATGTTCGTACCCGATGCAACAATTCTTATCGCGGCACACAAATATACAGGCTCGCAAGAAATTATGTCACGTATTCGTTACGCATATGAACTATGCCCTGACTTTATACGTGCTGGCGTAACAACATACAACAAAGGTAATATCGATTTTGAAAATGGCTCACGTATTAACTCGGCTACAACGACAGAAAACACAGGTCGCGGTATGTCTATATCATTATTATATTGTGATGAGTTCGCATTTGTACGCAGTACAATCGGTCGTGAATTTTGGACTTCTATCAGTCCTACACTAGCAACAGGCGGTAAATGTATTATCACATCAACTCCTAACTCAGACGAAGATCAATTTGCTACTCTGTGGAAGGGAGCCAACAAATGCGTGGACGATTTTGGAAACGCCACTGCGTTAGGAGTTAATGGGTTTAAATCATTCCGTAGTTATTGGAGAGAACATCCAGATAGAGATGACACGTGGGCAACGGAACAACGTGCGCAATTAGGTGATGAACGCTTCCGTAGAGAGATGGATTGCTGTAACGGTGATACAATACTACAATTAGAAATTAATGATGAGCAAAAAATAGTCACAATTGGTGAATTGTTTAATATAATCGATAAATAATTGGAGAAGACCAATTTAATTGAGAAATGTATGAGTGATGCAAATTATGTAATATCGAAAATAGATAACAAAAACTATTGTGTATCTAACGGTCAGTTTACAAAACATCTCAGAACAAATCAACTCACATATCAAGCATATTATGAAAAATATATAACAGGTACTATTAAATTATGTAGTTGTAGTAAACCATTGACCTTTTATCAAAAAAATCACACCTATGCTAGCAGTTGCGGAAACCCTGTATGTGTGGGTAAAACTATAGCTAAATCAAAACAATTATGGACAGACGAGCAGAAGCTATCGGATTCAGCAAACAAGAAAAAAGCTGCCAATGCTAAGACAGACAAACAGAAAGAGCTGCAAGTGGCTCGAGCCAGAGCAACTTTTATGCGCAAGTATGGAGTTGAATGGAGTTCTAAGTTTGCCGACCAAAAAGAAAAATCTAGAAAGACAAAGAAAGAAAAATATGGTAGCGAAACATATAATAATAGCAAGCAAACAAGCAATGCCTGGCAAGCAAAGACACTTGATGAAATTTCCAATATAGTATCTAAACGTCGTGCAACTTGTATGGATCGATTTGGGGTCGAAAATGCTTTAATGAAACCGGAAGCTAGAATAAATTCTGCTAAATCAAATAGTATAGGTCGAGCATTTGTTATGCCATCGGGTAAGGTTGTTGGGGTTCGTGGGTACGAAGATACTGTGCTGGCCAACTTATTAAAAGAATACAGCGAATCAGAATTATTATTTGATGATAGGAAAACTATATATAGTTTACCGGTGTTTGCATATATAAACGTAAACTTACACCTTGCAACATATTATCCGGATATCTATATTTCAAAAGAGAATAAAATCATCGAAGTAAAAAGCATGTGGTGGTGGAACGGAAATGGTAATGAAAAATATAATTCTAGACTAATTAATAATTTACGGAAGAAAGATTCAGTAATAGAGCAAGGATACGAATACGAAGTTTGGTTGTTTAAAAATAAAACAGAATATGAGATACTAGCATGGAAATAATGTATAAAGAAAACAAACACGGTTATAAAGTGTTAACTCCTGATGGATATAAATCCTTTGTAGGCATTCGGTGTCTTGGCAAAAAAGAAATCCACCGGATTGAATTGGGTACTGACTATTGGATTGAGTGTACATCTAATCATAAGGTATTTGTTAGTGATACTATCAGAGTTACTGTTGATGAACTTGTAGTAGGAGATATAGTATTAACTAATAGTGGCAATCAACAAGTATCTGCTAAATTAAATTTAGGAAGAGAAGAATTAGTATACGATTTAATCGAAGTAGACGGTGGGCATCGTTATTATACAAATGGAATATTGTCGTCAAATTGTGAATTTATCATCTGGGATGAAACACTTATTAACCCAGGGCATTTAGTTGAAATGCAAGGTATTGACCCAATCGAACAGCAAGGACAAATACGTTGGTATAAAAAGCCAAATCCAGCATTTACATATCTCGTTGCACTTGACCCAAGTCTAGGCACAGGCGGCGACCCAGCGGCAATACAAATATTTGAACTCCCAAGTTTTATACAAGTAGGCGAGTGGCAACATAATCGCACACCAGTACAACGTCAAATTGTTATACTAAGTGAGATTACTAAGTACCTTGCTGAAACTGTGCCAGTTAATAGCATATACTATAGCATGGAAAACAACTCTATCGGCGAAGCGGCATTAGTAACAGTAGCATCGATGGGCGAAGAAAACATTAAGGGAACATTCTTAAACGAACCACGCAAATCAAGTGGCGGAAGTTATAGAAAGGGATTTAATACAACACAACGTTCTAAGCTATCTGCTTGCGCAAAGTTAAAAAACTTAATTGAATCTAAACGCTTAACAGTAAACAGTAAGAACTTAATCTCAGAACTAAAAACATTTGTTGCAAACGGCTCTAGCTTTGCTGCTAAACCCGGCGAAACAGATGACTTAGTAATGAGTGTAGTACTAATGGTACGCATGGCTATGCTATTGCAATCATACGATGCAAGTTTAGATAGTGCGATGCGTGATACGTTAGATGATTTCATCGAGCCTCTTCCCTGGATAATGACTACATATTAGATTAGATGCCTTTCAACAGACTAGCATAAATAATACTATGAGAATAAAAAAATGCGCGAAATAAACAAAATAGCTGAAGCATTGTTTGAAAAAATCCGTGATAGATTTGATGATGTTACTTTAGGTGATGAAAACGCTAAAGCAACACAAGATCCAGCATCCGCACGTTTCTTCAACTTTGATTATACAGTAGATGGCGCAAGCCACGGTAACATAACAATTAGCGTTATTGATGAAAATTCACTTAAAGTATACTTTAGTAAAAACATCAGTAGTGATTTAGACGATGAAGAAAAAGCAAAATGGTATGCGTTTTTACGTGAACTAAGAGAGTTTGCTCGTCGCAACTTATTAAGTTTCGACCCACGTGATATTACACGTAGTACACTAAAACACCGCGATTTGCAACAAGTAAGCAAATCAGACAATACATACAGTAAAGATGAAGTTGCACTTGGCGAAAGCAGAATGCACGGCACAAGTCGTAGTAGTTACGAGCAAGATGGTGACGTAAAGATTATTGTACGTCATAGCGATCGAGTAGACCCAGAGCAACGTGGCGCACGTAGTCGTAAAATTAAAGCTCTGTTTATTGAAACAGCAGATGGCGCACGTATTAAACTACCCCACAACAACTTAAAATACGCACGTGCAATGGCACAACACATATCACAAGGTGGTGACGCTGGTGATGATTTTGGGTGCCATATTACTAAAATAGCAGAAGAATGTGGTAAACTACGTCCGTTTAAATCAGCAATGATACGTAGAACATTTGAAGATGCTGAAACACAATCAATGGCAGAAGCCGCATTTGAATATCACGGCTTGCTAAACAATACACTTAAAAAAATGGGTGGACGTAAAGGTTATGCTGCTTGTAAAGAAAGTTTTATAGCAGATGATGTTTTAATGGATGAATTTGATGTTGATGCATTGCGTGAACGCTTTGTTAAACGATCATTTAATGATAGAATGGAAGACGCACTACCACTTGTACAAAAGGCATATAATATGAAAAAATCTAATAACTTCGCGCAACAATTTGAAAGCTGGGCAGACAACGTAAGTGAAGGCACATGGGCTAAACCGGAAGGTGAAGAACAAGTTGCTGAACTTATCGACTTGTTGATGGAACCGCTAACAGTTGGTATTGATGCAACTAACGCAACTAGCGCACTATATAACTTAGTCGGTGATGACCAATTGTTTGATCGCTTAGGTGATTTAGCAGAAGAAAACCCAGAAGCTGATGCACGTGATGTGGTTATGGATTGGGTACAAGAAAACATGCCAGAAATTTATCAACAAGTTATGGCTGCAATTGGCGATGAAGATACAGCCGGTCAACAAGCAGAGCCAGAAATGGATGAAGGCGACACATATGGCGGCACACCGGCTGGTGGACAAGATTATACAAACGTTGAAGAAAACTACGACGATGAAGAAAATGATAGCTGCGATGCAGTACAAGCGGCAATTATTCGTCGTATCATAAATTCACATAGTGATTTACTATCACAATACGGACCAGAAGCAATTACAAATGCATCTAGAGATGTTGCTGAATGGGTGGGTAACGTTGAAGAAATTGGTAGCAGTGATGTTAGCGGTTGGGTTAAAGAAGTTATTAACAACTTAGGCGGCACTGACGAAATTGAACTTGAACGTGACCGTGATGAACCAGAGCAAGAATACGGTAGCGATATGCAGTTTGATCAAGACATCGACAGCCCAGACCAGTTTAATCGCGGTGGCGAAATGGATGAAGGCATAGTTGATACTGTTCGCGGTAAGAACTATAAACGTTTAGCAGATCGCAGTTTTAACAAGGCAATGAACGCACATGATGAGACTTTGAAATATGATTTTGATGACCCGTTCGGCCGCCCTCCACACGAAAAAGAATTTAGTAAACAAATGGCTAACATGCGTCAACGTGATAACAAAGCAAAATCACTTGGTATCGATGAAGCCACAGGTGCGTTAGATGCTATTATTGCTAATAACAAAGCGGCAGTTGATAATTTTATCCATCACAATGAATTAGATTATGATTTAGAAAGTGACTTACATGAATATTATTATGACAGATTAAGTCATTCTGCACAACGTGATGCAGACGACGAAGGTGAAATTGCACAAATGTTTGCAGATGATTTGGCTGACATGGGTATGATGTCTAACGTTGACGAAGCAATTGGCGACGATTACGTAAACAAAGATGAAAAATTAAAACGTATGGGTGCGAAAGAATTAAGTCCGTTAGACAAAGCTAGAATTATGCCAAGCCAAATGAAAGCAATGTCTAAAGGCGACGACGAAGGCGACTTAACAGCATACAACAAACAATTTAATGAAGAAATCGCACAGATGCGCAGAATCGCTGGTATTTAATACAAGAAATTAGTTTTACCAAAAGGGCACTTTTTAGTGCCTTTTTTCTTGACCTTACTATCAATATAACGTATTATTAATGTGTAGGTGATAAATAGTATTGTAAGTAGCGGGAAGTTACCTACATTAAAGACCAACTTAAAACACAAGGAGTTATACCATGGCAACATCATTAGCAGAAATCAGAGCAAAGTTACAAGCGCAAGACACACGTAGTACAGGTAAATCATCAGGCGGCGGCGACAACGCAATCTACGCACATTGGAACATTGACGAAGGTGCAACGGCACGTATTCGTTTCTTACCAGATGCAGATCCAAAAAACACATTCTTCTGGGTTGAACGTAATATGATCAACTTAGAATTCGCTGGCGTTAAAGGTCAGACAGACAGCAAAAAAGTAGTAGTTCAAGTACCATGCGTTGAGATGTGGGGCGAAGCGTGTCCAATCTTAGCAGAAGTGCGCACATGGTTTAAAGATTCTTCATTAGAAGAAATGGGCCGTAAGTATTGGAAAAAGAAATCATATTTGTTCCAGGGCTTTGTTCGTGAAAATCCAATGAAAGATGACAAGACCCCAGACAATCCAATTCGTCGTTTCATCATCAGTCCACAAATCTTTAACTTAGTTAAGTCAGCGTTACTTGACCCAGAGTTAGAAAACTTGCCAACTGATTATGCAGGCGGTTTAGATTTTACTGCAACTAAAACATCTAAAGGTGGTTACGCAGACTATAGTACTAGTAAATGGTCACGTAAAGAATCTGCATTAACTGTAGACGAAGCTGAAGCAATTGAGAAACACGGTTTATATAATCTTGCAGACTTCTTGCCTAAACGTCCAACTGATGTTGATCTTAAAATCATGAAAGAAATGTTCGAAGCATCAGTTGATGGACAACCATACGATGAAGAAAAATGGGGTGCGTATTACAAACCACGCGGTTCATTCACTTCTAATGCTCCGGCCACTAACACAGCACCGGCTGCGCAAGCACCTGTAGCTACACCTGCTGCAACAGCAGTTGTTAGTGAGCATGTTGCTACAACAGACGTTCCATTTGAAGCAGATGATGCTCCAGAACCAACAGCGGCAGTAACAACTCCTGCTAGTGGCGGACAACGTGCTGAAGACATTTTAGCAATGATTCGTAATCGTCAAAAGACTGCGTAGGGAGTATAATTGATTACGTATGTAATTGATTACCAAAACGGGAGTATGGGTCAGAGTTTGTTGGCTCATACTCTTTATAGTTGCAATCAAGTCGAGTTAGATCTAAATCTATTTTTTTCTGATACTGGCAATAGTCATAACATTTGTAAATTAAATAAAACACATCTACAGGCGCAGCATTATATTAATATTATTGATACTTGCAATTATACAAAGCTAGTGGAAATAGTGCCCGATAATGAATATAAGTTGCTTCGATTAAAGATGAGTTATGAAAAATGGACTGGATGTTTTCCGGAGCCAGGTAATTTTGAAAAATTTAATTTTCGTGATCTAGGTAAAGATAATTCATATTATGAATCGTTGGCTTTAAATTATTATGGTATATTTGATGATATACCATACAATAGTGATATAGTAACACTGTCGGCATTTATAGCCAATGATATTGATGCATATAAAACATTAATTGCACGTACATTTGGTTGGCAGTGGGATGATGCTAAAAGTACTGAATTTAACCATTCAATGATTTATGCCAATAAAGCATATTTAGATTGGCTTAATAAAATAACCACTATTTGTACAGATATTATTAATTTCAACATTAGTCAACTTGATAATTTATTGTTTTGGGAAAAGGCTGCAATTATAGCGTATGTTTGTTATACATTAAAGATAGATGATTTAAAGAAGTTAACCTGGAACGAAGCAGATCAATTCCTACTTAACGATACTAAATTTTTAATTACTGATTTAAAAAGGATATTAACACATGGCAAAACCATTTGATGTAAGTAAATTTAGAAAGACCTTAACTAAGTCAATTGACGGGTTAGGATTTGGATTCAACGACCCAACTGATTGGGTTAGTACAGGTAACTATGCACTTAACTATTTAATTAGTGGCGACTTTAACAAAGGTATTCCGCTAGGTAAAGTAACAGTATTTGCTGGTGAGTCTGGCGCAGGTAAATCATACATCTGTTCTGGCAATATTATTAAAAATGCACAAGATCAAGGCATCTATGTTGTTTTAATTGACAGCGAAAATGCGTTAGATGAAGCATGGCTTAAAGCACTTGGTGTTGATACAGACGACAGCAAATTGCTTAAACTAAGCATGTGTATGATTGATGATGTAGCAAAAACAATTAGTACATTTATGGCAGACTATAAAGTATTAGCAGAAGGCGATCGCCCAAAAGTTATGTTTGTAGTTGATTCGCTTGGTATGTTACTAACACCAACGGACGTCAATCAGTTCGAAGCAGGCGACATGAAAGGTGATATGGGTCGTAAACCTAAAGCCCTTACATCACTTGTACGTAACTGTGTAAACATGTTTGGTAACTACAACGTGGGCTTAGTGTGTACAAATCACACATACGCAAGTCAAGATATGTTTGACCCAGATGATAAAATCAGTGGCGGCCAAGGCTTTATCTACGCATCAAGTATTGTAGTTGCTATGCGTAAATTAAAACTTAAAATTGACGAAGACGGCAACAAAGTTACTGAAGTACTTGGTATACGTGCGGCTTGTAAGATTATGAAAACACGTTATGCTAAACCATTTGAATCAGTGCAAGTACAGATCCCATATGAAACAGGTATGAGCCCGTACAGTGGACTAGTTGATTTAAGTGAGAAAAAAGGTATTTTGGCTAAAGATGGTAACAGTCTTAAGTATACCGCAGTCGATGGCACGGTTATTAAACAATTCCGCAAAGCGTGGGAACGTAATGATAACAACTGTCTAGACAAAATTATGAAAGATCTTCAAGACAATCCTGATATGCTAAGTAAACAAGATACAGTTAAATCAGAGGAAGAAGCAGAATGAGTGTAGATGTAGAAATTTTGAGTGAAATGTGGCTTACAGTTAAGGAGTACATCTCGCAAAAGGACAGACAAGCAGTAGCAGATCATGTTATTAATGTTGTAGCAGACCACAGCATTACAGAAGCAGATTTGAAGAAGTTTGGCGGTACTGATGCATATCTGCGACGAGCAGTTGAGGAATACTTAGGCGAAGAAGCTGAACCCGAAAACGACTACGACGACGAGTAAATATGTGGTATAACAAAGTAGTACAAGATATTAGCAGACTCCCTGACTTCATTGATTACTATGGTGCTGAACTAGCACAGGCGAAAAATGAAGTTAAGGTGTTTGGCAATATTGAAAAGGGACTAGCAATGCTCCCAGGCGTTACAGAGCAACGTTTCAATCAGTTACAAGAGATTGAAGCGGTGCTTAACTTTCTAAACATTAAACTACGTAAAATTCGTCAAGATCACTATAAAAAGTATCTCGAAGGATATGCACGTGCGCTAACATCGAGAGATGCTGAAAAGTACGTTGATGGCGAAAGCGAAGTTATTGATATGGAAACAATTATTAACGAAGTTGCACTATTGCGCAACAAGTGGCTTGGCATTATGAAAGGGCTCGAAGCGAAATCATACATGATAGGACATATTGTTAGACTGCGTACGGCAGGAATGGAAGATGCAACAATTAACTAATCCTGTAGACGAATTATTGGAACAATGGGAAGAAATTAAACATATTTCTTCCCATATCACCTCAACTGACAACACAGACATATTAGATTATATGCGTCGCAAAGCTCAACTCGTGCATTATTCTCAAGAACTACGATTCGCAAGACTAAGCAACGATACTAAAACTGAAGAAGAATATACTGCAAAATTTATAGAAGCTTACACTACTTTCAGCAAAGATTTTATTTTTAGGATATTAAAAAATGGCTAGACATGCACTTAAGGTATTAAATCAACTTAGGGAATATGATAGCTTCCTTGATAGTTTACATACAATTGTAGACATAGGCTGTGGCACTGGTGAAGATATCACTTGGTGGGCTACATTAGAGTCACGCGATGATACGCCTGTTCCATACAACTATAATTGTTTTGCTATTGACCGCGACGCCGCTAAATTATCAAAAGTTCCCGATCTTATTAACATACATAAACTTGAAAAAGATTTTAATAAATTCTGTTTGCCTGTATTGGCTGATTTAATGTGGTCGCACGATAGTTTACAGTATAGCACTAACCCAATTGAAACATTGAAAGTGTGGAATGAGCAAATGAATGTTGATGCTATGCTAATTTTAAGCATTCCACAACATTCCGGAGTTGCCGATAACAAATACTATAGTCGTACACATAGCGGATGTTTTTATAACTTTACTCCAACCAGTTTAATTTATATGCTTGCAGTTAATGGCTTTGATTGTAAAGATGCATATATGCTTAAAGAATTCAATGATCCGTGGATTCATGTTGCAGTATATAAATCAGCAATTGCTCCAATGGATGCAACTACAACAACTTGGCTTGATTTGGTTAATTTTGGTTTACTGAATCAAACAGTAGTTGATTCGATTAATTCGTATGGTTACTTACGACAAGAAGATATACTATATCCGTGGTTAGATAAAGAAAACTATTATATTGATTATGTAAGTCAATGGACAGAAATCCCAGAGCAAGCAACACGAACGGTAGATGGTGTTATTAACATTTCCACACCGACTACTACACCGGTTATTAAACAAGGCAAACCTACTAAAAAAAGTACAACGCTACTTAAAGCAGTTGGTATAATGCGCCCACCTAAGAAAAAATATGATTAATAGAGTTGTGCTTGTAACGGGCGGGTTTGACTGCTTGCATAGCGGGCATATTGCCTACTTCAAAGCTGCTAAAGCACTTGGGCATATACTTGTTGTTGGAGTAAACAGTGATGCTTGGATTGCTCGTAAGAAGGGCCGAGCATTTATGCCAAGCACTGAGCGTATTGCTATTATTGAAAACTTAAAGATGGTTGATCATTGTATATTGTTTAACGACGATGATGATACTGCAATCGAAGCAATTAATAACGTTAAAGCAATGTACCCAAACAGCGAGATAGTATTTGCTAACGGCGGCGATAGAACAGAATATAACATTCCTGAGATGAAATGTGCAGATGTTGCATTTGCATTTGGCGTTGGCGGCAAGGATAAGCTCAATAGTAGCAGTTGGATATTAGATGAGTGGAAAGCGCCTAAAACTCTACGAGAATGGGGTTATTATCGTGTATTACATGACGTTCCAGGTCTAAAAGTGAAAGAATTAACCATCGATCCGGGCAAGCGCCTAAGTATGCAGAAACATTACGATAGATCCGAGTTATGGTTTATTGCAGATGGCGAAGCAACTGTTAGCGAGTACAGTATTGTTTACCCAACAACGCTACAAAATCCGCACCTACCCAAAAGTTCAACTCATCGCATACCAGAAGAACAATGGCATCAACTTGCTAACCCATATACTAGACCATGTCGCATAATTGAAATACAATATGGCGATCAATGTGTCGAAGAAGATATAGAAAGGAAAGATTAATGTTTGACAATAGTAAGCCAAATATTATTTTATTAACAGATCACAGTGAGCCAATATTCATGCAGAAGTTGTTTGGGATTGCACGAGTTGCATCGGCCCTACGACAAGCAGGGTATCAGGTGGTTGTTATTAATCATTTGCATATATGGACTCCTGATGAACTTATGACTACACTTAGTCATTTAATTTCATCTCACACATTGTTTGTAGGGTTTAATTCTATATTTTATCGTGATTTAGAAAATGTAATTACCCGAGACGATGGTCATATCGAGTGGCCGTTATGTAAACCTGGATCTATGTTACCACATGCACACAGTCTGAATCGACGAGTAGTGCAGACTATTAAAACCGCAAATCCTAATTGTAAAATAGTATTGGGTGGTCCTGATGCTGCTGATGCTAGTTGGAATAAAGATTATGAGTATGTAGTATGTGGTTATGCAGATATGAGTATAGTTAATCTTGCAAATCATTTATTAAATGGCGAAAAACTTAATAAATCATATAGAAGCATTAATGGATTTATTATAATAAATGATAGTAAAGCAGATGGGTTTGATATAGCAACATCTAGGACATCGTACGAAACATATGATGTAGTATTACCAGGAGAAACATTACCTATTGAGATTGCTCGTGGCTGCATATTCCAGTGTGCATTTTGTAGTTATCCATTAAATGGTAAAAAGAAATTAGATTTTATTCGTAGTGAAGAATTCTTATATAATGAATTTTTAGAAAACTACGAAAAATATCAAGTAACTAGATATATATTCTCCGATGATACCTTTAATGATAGCGTGGATAAAGTGCAGATGATGTATAATGTTTCAAAACGCTTGCCTTTTAAATTGGAATATTGGGCATATATAAGATTAGATTTAATCTCGGCCCATCCAGAAACAGCTGATTTACTGTTAGACAGTGGCATGCGTGGAGCCTACATGGGTATCGAATCGTGGAATAAAATCACCGGTGAAATCATTGGCAAGGGCATGGCTAAAGAAAAGCAACTTGCAACCTTACGATACCTTAAAGGTAAGTGGGGAAATCAAATAATGCTACACGGTTCTTTTATGGTTGGCTTACCGGAAGAAAGCGTAGAATCAGTAACTGACACCTTTAATACTTTAATGACTGATGATTCTCCACTTGATTCTTGGATATTTCGAGGATTTAACATGGAAGATAAAGCCGCCAAATCAAATGAATTTTACAGTAAGATAACATTAGATCCTAAGGGCTATGGATATCGAATATTAGGCAAACAAGATCATTTGCTAGCATGGGAAAATGATTATATGGATTGGAAAAAAGCAACAGAACTTGCCAACCATTTTACATTGTCTGGCAGAACAGTTCGATCTGTTAAAATTGGAGGATTGGGATCATTTTCTATTGCTAGCCTTGGATTTGATTTAGAATTTTCGACAAATAAATATGTTTCAGACTTTGATTGGAATCAAGTTGATATGCGTAAACAACAGCGAGCAACGGAATATAAACATAAATTTTTCAAAGAACTACGTATACCTATTGATATAGAACGAAAAGAATAATAAATACATTATGCGCAAATTTATTGACCTCATTTTAGAAGCTGAATCTATTCTTAAACAACAAGTAGTTGATTTAGTACACCAAACCAACGATCCACAAATATTACACAAAGTACTATTAGCGTTAAAGTCTACTGACTTAGGTGCAAAACTTAAACAAGTACTTAAACAGGATGTTGATGCTAACAAGATGGTAGATAAGTTGGCTAATTTAATTGTACATGTTGATGGTACCGTTGAAGAAAAAGAAAAATTTGCAGACGAATATCCAAATGGCTTTGTTGATACTACTACGTTACTGAATGGTAAGAGAAATAGTTTTACTGATATCATTGAAGCTGGCTTCCCAGATCGAGTATTTCGTTTACTTGCAATTGAATTAACAGCACAGGGTGTTGGACCAGGGGAAATTGCACTAGCAATACTAAGTCCTAAGATTAAACATAGTGGCCGTGCAAGTGGTGGCGGCGATTTGAATATTGATGGTAAGGCAGTTGAAGTTAAGACTACAGTAAGCAAAGGTGGCCGCTGGAGCGACGCACGTAAAGCTAATTTAAACATGCGAGCTATTAGAGATGCAATTGCTGAAATAGTAGTAGCAAACGGTATTGAAATGCCAGCACGAGTAGGGATTACGTTTTGGGTTAATACAGTACGTCCTTTGATACAGGATGATTCGACAGCACTCGACAAAGTAACAACAATTATGGCCGATGGATTGTTTTCACATGTTAATAACTCAGAGTATAAAGAATCACTACAAACTGGTGACGCCGGTGCCATCAAAGAAGCAGTATTGAGTACAGGATATGATAATTATAAAAAATATGCTGGATTTGATGGTATGCTATTGCTAGATGTGCGCGGCGGTGGATCTGCGCAGTATTTTGAAACATACGACGATATGCGCGGTCAAATTAATGCGTCGACTATCTATCTAATGGCACCAGAATCAGAGGCTATGCCACAAATAGTATTGTCAACTTCGTCAAATGGTGCAGAACAATTTACAGGAATTGCGCCCCAATCCAGTAAAGAAACAGCAGATGCAATACGTAAGCAAGTAGATAACATAACTGCACCAACTACAGGACTTAGACCACCCGGAACAGTGACAGCTCCACGTGCTCAGAGGACAGTATCAGACATACCAAGAGAAAAACGATAGATTCTCTAAAAAGGCACTTCGGTGCCTTTTTTATTGACTTCATTTTCTAAAGGCTATATAATAGTACTATGAACTACACATTAGAACAAATTATAGCACTAGCACAAGAAGTTGAAACAACTGATGCAATTGATTGGGAAAACTTGCCGCTTAATAAAGATCATATATATCAAATGGTTGGCAGTCAAGCATACGAACTATATAAGCAACACGCCGATACAGAAGATGGCGAAGCAATTATAGTAGCAACAATAACTAAACTGTTAGTAGAAAATTTTGTACTAAATCTCAAAGTTGAATCACGATAAGGAGTATTACAGCATGGCTAAAACAAATGCAAGTTTTAAATTAGGTAAGATGGTTAAATTAACATTGTCTACAATTGATGACAAAGAATCACGTCGTTTATATTTGAAAGCAATGGTTGATGCACAGCAATCATTTATGGAATCAAAGAACAAAAAGTTCTCTGAATTACGCTCAACACCAGCTAACGGCGGACAAGCACGTCAGCAACAACCAGCTAAGTAATGCAGGTACATAATCTTATTGGCGGAGCAAAGCTACTTATGTTTGCTCGCCATGCAGATAGTAGAGGCTGGTTTGCTGAAAGTTGGTCGAACAAATGGATGGAAGAATACGGAATTGCAAAACCATTTGTTCAATCCAACACAGTGCGCACTGAACTAAAACATACTATTCGTGGATTGCACACACAAATCCCACCTCACCAAACTTCCAAGTTATTGCAAGTTATACGTGGTGCGGTGTTGGATGTGTTTGTTGATGCACGTGTAGATTCAGTAACGTATGGGCAATGGGGCTCAGTTACCCTAAGCGAAGATACTGCACAATTAATTTACGTACCCGATGGATTTTATCACGGCTATATGACATTAGTTGATAATACTATTGTACACTATCAACAGGATGAATTTTACTCATCCGATTCGGATCACGGCTTACTATGGAATGATTCAACAATAAACATAGAATGGGGGCTAAATGGTGCAATACCGATAGTTTCTAGCAAAGATACTGCCCAACCGACGTGGAATCTTGCCAAAAAGTTCTAAAAAGGTTGACATTGTGCTTGCAAATATGCTATTATTGTAAGATAAACAATTAATCAATGAGGTAACACTATGTTTGAATCAATCGAAATTAGAAAAGTAGCAAATGGTTTTATTGTAATTTTAAATACCGAAGATGACGCTAAAGAGTTTGTATTTGATACAAGTCGCAAAGCAGTTAAGTTCATTCGTGAATACGTAGAAGGTAAAGTATCACAACCAGCATAATTTTATCTGTGTTATATGCTAAAATAAATACCATATAGCAGTAAATTCAACTAAAAGGAACATTCAATGTCAAAAAACGTACTCGTAACGGGTGGCGCAGGTTTTGTAGCCCATCACGTTATTGAAAACTTACTTAGAAATACTGATTGGAATATTATCAGTCTTGATCGCTTAGATTTCTCAGGCAACTTAAATCGCCTTGCAGATATGATGGATCAATTTGATGCGACAACTAAAAAACGTGTACGGGTTGTGCATCACGATTTACGTGCAGAACTTAACTCAATGTTACAATATGATTTAGGTGATGTTAATCTTGTATTACACTTAGCGGCAGGTTCTCACGTTGATCGCAGTATTGCCGATCCAATGAGCTTTGTGCTTGATAACGTTGTAGGTACTTGTAATATTCTAAACTATGCACGTACACTTCCTAACTTAGAACGCTTTATCTACTTCTCAACAGATGAGATCTTCGGCGCAGCTCCTCCTGGTATTAATTATGGTGAGCGCGACCGTTACAACTCAACTAACCCATACTCTGCTACTAAAGCAGGCGGTGAAGAACTTGCAGTTGCATACGAAAATACATATAAAATGCCAATCTTCATTACACACACGATGAACGTGTTTGGTGAAAGACAGCATCCAGAGAAATTTATCCCAATGTGTGTACGTAAAGTATTAGATGGTGACACAATTACTGTACATAGTGATGTTAGTCGCACAGTAGCAGGTAGTAGACATTATATCCATGCCGCAGACGTTGCAGATGCAATGCACTTCTTGTTAAACTTAGATGATGCTAAACTTACTACTGACTTTGGCGGCGCCAAATGTCCTAAGTTCAACTTAGTAGGTAAAGAAGAAATCGATAATTTAACGCTTGCTAAAATTATTGCGCAAGTACAAGGCAAAGAACTAAAATACGAATTAGTGGATTGTCATAGTTCACGTCCAGGACATGATTTACGTTATGCATTAAGTGGTGACTACATGCGCAGTTTAGGATGGGAACCAAAGTATTCATTAAGCCAACGTATTGGTGAAGTAGTTGAGTGGACACTTGCAAATGAGAGATGGTTAAGATGCTAAGAGATATATTTGATAATTTAGATTTACATTGCGGTAAATGGTCTGAGTACTTTGACATTTATGAACGACATTTTGCAAAATATCAAAACAGAAAACCAGTTGTAGTCGAAGTTGGTATCTGTAGGGGCGGAAGTGCTGAGATGTGGAAGAAGTATTTTGGTACTGATGCTACTATTGTCGGCATCGATGTTGATCCAGTGTCATTTGAACAACGCCATCAAACTGAAGGTTGCATACAAGTAAATGGCAATCAAGGTGACCCTGCATTTTGGCAAGAGTTTCTAAAAACATATCCGCAAATTGATGTGTTCTTAGACGATGGTGGTCATCATATGAGTCAACAGATTGTTACGTTGCAACAAGTATGGCCACATATTGTTAATGGTGGTGTTTATATGTGTGAAGATACACATACTGCATACTGGCCAGAATATGGCGGCGGACTTAATAACCCACGTAGCTTTCTTGAATATGCAAAACAAATTTCAGATACAATGAATGTTAATTACTATCGTGGCAATGACCGTCACCCTGATAATATTGCACTTGCTAAATTCTTTAAAGAACTAACCGGCATGCATTTTTATGATAGCATTGTAGTAATGGACAAAAATGTCCGTAAAGAACAAATTCTTGTAACGAGTACACCAATATAATGAAAAACACAGTCCTAGTAACATCGGCAGTATATACTAACTATGGTATATACGATACTAAACAGCGTATACAACAAACATTAGATACCGTTAAAAGCGCACGTAAGTATATCCCAGATTGTACTATTATTCTAATTGACAATAGCACTACTGCAATTGCGCAAGACGACAGTACAGAACTAAATGAACTAATTGATATTGTTGATTACTATATCGACAATAGTGATGACAAAGACATACAGCACTTCCATAACAATATTACTAATTACGACATTGGTAAGAACTCAATGGAGTGTATTGGTATGTACAAAGCACTTGCTTACATGTCGTCTAATGCAGAGATAATGGATATTATTACAAGCTCATCACGCATATTTAAACTTAGTGGTCGTTATCAAGTTACTGATAAGTTTGACATTACTAAGTTTGATAATGAAACAACTGTGGACAAATATGTGTTTAAGAAGGCACAAGCAAGTTGGATTGCAGAAGCTGATACCGGTGTAACTACATTGTTACAAACTCGTCTGTGGTCATTTACTCCGAGTTTGTTTGTTGATACAGTTCAGTTGTTTCAAAACATTCTAAAAAATATGTTTTCTACTATTAATAACGGCAAGTACATTGATGTCGAGCATAGTATGGCTAAGTTCATTCCAGCAGACAAGTTAGTTGAACTCGACACAGTTGGATTAATTGGTAATATTGCTCCAAACGGTATGGTAGTAGTTGATTAGCATGGAACACGCAAAAGAACTTAACGAATGTTTATGTTGTGGAAGTAAACAGTTGACATTGGTGATGGATTTAGGCGAGCAACCACTTGCTAATAGCTTTATCGACGATACTGCTATTCCTGAATATATATTTCCATTACAAGTAAATCTTTGTACGGATTGTACTCATTTGCAATTAAGTCATGCAGTAAATCCAGACTTAATGTTTAAAAATTATCTATATGTAAGTGGTACAAGCAAAACATTGCGTGACTACTTTGATAGTTTTGCTAAGTCGACGTTGGATTATTTTACAACACCACCAACGACTATGTTAGATATTGCATGCAATGATGGTTCGCAATTGAATTCATTTAAAGCATTAGGATTAAAAACATACGGAATTGATCCTGCTCGTAACTTGTATATGTTAAGTAGTGCCAAACATGAAGTGGTTTGTGATTACTTTACGGAAGAATATGTAGAGCATTTTAAATCTAAACATATAGATATTATTAACGCACAAAATGTATTTGCGCATACAAGTTATCCGTTAGAGTTTTTAATGATGTGTAAAGAAATTATGCATGACAATAGTCGCTTGTTCTTACAAACAAGTCAGGCTAACATGGTGCACAATGATGAATTTGATACTGTGTACCATGAGCATTTAAGTTTCTTTAATGTTGCAAGTATGCAGGCACTAGCTATTCGTGCAGGGCTGTATTTAATTGATGTAGAGAAAACTCCAATTCACGGAATTAGTTATAAATTTGTGTTTGCTACAGTGCCAGACTTTAAGTCGGGAGTCGAACAACACCTGGCAGAAGAACGTGCATGGGGATTACAAGAGATTGATACGTACACTACGTGGGCAGAAAAATGTCAACAAGGGGTTGATGTACTTAAAGAAAAGATTAAGGAATATCGAGCTGAAGGATATGTAATCGCTGGCTATGGTGCCGCTGCAAAAGGTATGACATTACTCAACTTTGGTAATATACAATTAGATTTTATCATTGACGATAATCCATTGAAACAAAATTTGTTTACGCCAGGTATGCATATTCCTGTAGTATCAATTGACATACTTAAAGAAGTTGAAGATATGAATGTAGCATTTATTCCGCTAGCATGGAATTTCTTTGATGAAATAAGTGCAAACATTCGGCTAGTACGTAATAAAGAAGGTGACGTATTTCTTAAATACGCACCAGGTAACTAATATGAAGAAAACAGTTGTTTGTACTTTTTATAATGAAGAATATATATTACCGTGGTTTTTAAAACATAATCGTGAAGTGTTCGACCATGGCGTTATGATTGACTATCACAGCACCGACAGAAGTAGAGAAATTATTAAAGAACTATGCCCAACTTGGGATATAGTAATGAGTCGAAACTTTGATTTCCAAGCCGATAAAGTAGATCGAGAAATAATGGATGTTGAGAACCAATTTGATGGTTGGAAGATGTGCCTTAACGCAACTGAATTGTTAGTAGGTGATTATTCTATATTAGGTGATCAACCTGGGCAATTTCTTGTGCCAAGTGTGTTTATGGTTGATTGCGATAAAGAACGACTAGTTACACATGATCTTCCTTTATATGAACAAAAGACTTTTGGATTTACATTTGATACACAGCAAAACTTTTTAGAACGACGGGCTCGCAGCATACATAGTATACCTGTGCAATACGCACTTCAATCTACAGTTGAGTGTATGGGTCCGGGAAGACATTTTAACAAGTACACAACGGATAAGTTAGCAGTATTTTATTACGGTTGGGCTCCATTGGATGAACAGGGTATGAAACGTAAGTTACAAATCCAAACACAAACTCCTTTACATGATAGACAACGCGGATGGGGATTTCATCACATAACAAACAAAGAAACAGTCGAGTATAGATTAGAAAATGAATTTATACCACGCAGTCGAGACTTAACACAGGAAATTGCAAAATATGTCACTAAACATAAAAATCTTTCAAATATACTTTAAGCCAGAACAAGTTGCAACGTTAGATCCAGCATTTACTCCACTTGATAACACAGTAAACCTTAAACCAGAGTTGCGCGAGTGGGCAATATGGGAACAGGAATATGAACGTATATGTGCAGAAGGATTGGACTACTGGGGCTTTGTATCTTGGAAGTTTAAAGAGAAAACAAATCTAAGCGGTGAACAGTTACTGGCTTTTATTACTGATAATCCCGGTGCTGACTTATACTTTGTTAACCCATGCTTAGTAAATGAAGCGTTATTTGCTAACAGTTGGGAACAAGGCGATATACACCACCCTAACATCTCTGCAATTGGCAACAGCTTTCTAACTAAGATCGGTTACGAAGATGTTGATGTACGCAGTATGGTACTTGATCGTAACTGTACTATGTTTGCTAACTACATTGTTGGTAGTAGAGCATTCTGGGATAAGTTTATGACATTTACACGTCGACTATTTACAGAAGCAGAAAAAGACCCTGTGTTCAAACAGCAAGTATTTGGTGAGGGTATGAGTAACTATGCGCATGATAAAACTCTACCTAACTTTACATTTTTAATTGAACGCTTAATCCCAACGTTTATTGATCTTGAGAAGATTTCTGCACTTGCATACCAATACACGCCAGAAACTATACTTGAAAAATATCAGCCATATTTAGGCGAGTTACGAGCATTATCGAACCTAAAAGTACTCATAAATCAGTATAATAGTGATGATTTGTACGACATTTGGAACCATTATAGACATAGCCTACTACAGCGTCACCCTGGGATATTGGGGTTAGAATGAGTTTAACTAGTAAAAAAATTATTAAGATCGAGCCAATAAATCCGACATTTTCGATAACTTGGTTTTTAGGATTAAGATGTAACTTTGATTGTATGTATTGCCCTGACAAATATCATAATTTAACTGATAAGGATCTGACATTAGCTGAATTGCAACATAAATGGGAGATAATTTTTGCAAAAACACAAAAGCGTGGATTAAAATATAAATTAGCATTCACTGGCGGTGAAGTTACTGCTAATAAAAATTTCCTACCTTTCTTACAATGGCTTGATACAAATTATAAGGAATATATTTCCGAAACAGGATTCACTACAAATGGATCCGCTAGTAAACAATATTACTTAACTGCAATATCAATTGATATAATTTCATTTATTAGTTTTTCAACGCACAGTGAATTTTTTAATGAACATAAATTTTTTGATACAATAATAGCAGTTCATCGAATAGCAACAATGATCCGTAAAAGTATACATGTTAATGTTATGAATGAATATTAGAGCACTGAAAAATCTACAATATATTGCAACTTTTTAAAAGAGAAAAAATCAATCATAGTCTTAATGAAATCGAATACAGTCTTAAAATTAGAGATACTATAAAACTTAATCCTAATAAAAAGGAGTTTAATTTTGACAGTCAATGATCGTAATTATAATTCAAAAGTTACATTTGATGATAATACTACGGCACTAATATATGTTAGTAGATTACATAATGAGGGGCTTGATCATTGGCAAGGTTGGCACTGTGACGCAGGGGTCAATTATATTTACATTTATCAGAATGAAGTATATGGCGGTGAATGTCAAAATGATAGGCTAGGCATATTGGATCAAGAATGGGACTTAATTGATTATTATACCATTTGTAATTTAGATAGGTGTAGCGGCTGCACCAATGATTTGATGCAGAAAAAGCAGAAACCGTAGTTATCCCAACCTACATAAAGTAAAGTATATAGTAAACCATAGGAACACATGGACTATATATAATACACAAGGAGGATTCTTATGCGCAAACCAGAAGAAGCCACATTGCAACAAGCAACACCCGCCAGAGATTATTATTGTGCGGGAAGGAAGTGTAAGATAAGTAATACGTGCCACAGACACACAGCAAGTCTAGAAGTTGCAGAACCCAGATGTAGTGATTATGATCTACTGATGATTCAAGAGCAACCAGCTACTTGCAGATTTTATACAATTCAAAGAAAGACATCAACTTAGTAACACGTCTGTAAGAAATACGCAATAACTTAATAGGAGGTATCTACTATGAGCAGTTTCGTCTACTCAAAAATAGCATTCATGGCCATTATGTCATTAGTTATAATTACTGCCAACGCAGAAGAAGCAATATCAGTCGCAACACAAAAACAATTAACTTGTTTAGCACAAAACATCTACCACGAAGCCGGAAACGAAAGTTTAGCTGGCAAAGTAGCAGTGGCTCAAGTAACAATCAATCGCGCTAAAAGCGGAGACTTCCCACGTACAATATGTGGTGTAGTTAATCAAAAAATAGTAATAGCAGATAAAACAATATGTCAGTTCTCGTGGGTATGCGATCCGCTTGCTCACGGACAACGCATATATTCTGCAGCATGGAAAGAAAGCTACACAATAGCACAAAACGTATTGTTCGAAGGACTACGCATTGAGTCATTGGGTACAGAAGCATTGTACTTTCATAATGCATCTGCCAACCCACGATGGGGACTTGCAAAACTTGATCGCATTGGCGGGCATACATTTTACAGCGCAGACAAAGTAAAAGTAGCAGCCAGATAATGCTTGACACTTTCACTAAATTCAAGTATACTATGTTTTTAGTGAAGGAGAGTTAAAATTAAAATTGGATTCAGTTTTGGAAGATGCTTGCGAGATTTAGTCAACGGCACAGTTAAACTTGAAGATGTTATGTGCATCATTGCACGTACACATATGATTACAGAAGAACACGTTAAGAATGTGATTAAAGAATACACATATCGACGTGATTACTTATACGGGCTTGACTCAGCAGAGTGTGAACGTATTGGACTCGAACTATGGAAGTCCGGTAAAATACTCGAGCCACGTGCTAACGGTATTAGTGCTAGCTCAGTACCGCGTGATTATATCTGGATGGATTTATACCCAACAGAAGCAGACGTTACAAGTGATGGCGTTAAAGAAGCATGGGAAACATATCGTCTTATGATTGCGCTTACTGAACAACTACCCGAACCAAATGAGCAAGTGTATCATCACAGTTCAAAGTTTGTAAGCGAAAATGAGCGTGGCACCTTTGATGACATTGACCCCGCTATACTTGCGGCATTAATTTAACTAAATATTTACATGGTGACAAAATTACCGTGCAAATTACAAAGGGACATACAATGTCGAACACTACAGATACAAACTTACCAACTCCCCCAGAAGAACCAACTCCCTCAACTGTCTGCCAACCAGGTGATACAGAATGCGTTAAACGCTTAATTGAAGCTTTTTCGGACTGTGATTAAATTATAGATTATCTGGCCAGTCACGATATAATGCATGTTGGATATTGCCTTTAACAAACTGATTAAAACTTCTATGTTTAGATTCTAGTTCACCTTCTAACGGAGCAACACGTTTAAACGCATTGTCCAGTTGCGCCATATCTTTAAATTCCATCATAATATGCCACTCTGGAATATCCAGGCTTCGAAATCCCATCTTACAACGTGTAATACGATAGCTAACTAATTTATCCTCGTTAACTAAATGTTGTAAAAATCCTTTCATATTATTGACCCAGTCTAAATCACTGATGTCGCCTTCTTTGTCTGCCCATATATGATAAATGTCCATCTTAACTCCTCTCCGGAAAATAGTCTTTTATTGTACCTTCTCTATGCAAGTCACTTGTAATACAATGGAGGCCGCCATCCCAAAAATATCTATGTCGAAAATTGACAACATGAGGAGTAATTCCGTGCCGAACAAATGCCTCAAATACATGTTCATTGTAATTATTACACACTACATTATGCTCATCTATAACCAACATATTGACATCAAATACAGTTTCTTCTACATAACCAACCCAATGCCCTAACCATTGCTCGACAAAATCAGTAAATTCATCATTTAGTTCTTCTCCCGGAACCCACCACTTACCATAATTTTTTTCTTTAAGATCTAAAAATGGTTTAACAGCCGCCCAACTTTGACCTGGTAAATAAACAACTTCCCAGTCTGGGAATGTTTCGGCATACGTCGGAACATCCCTCAGACTTATAATCAGTCCTGGTTTAACCGGACAGTATGTGCTATCCATGTGTCCACCAGTATTAATAACACGGCACCGGTATTCTGAGAAAAAATTACTATATTTTTTTTTAATTTCTAATAGATCATCATTGTAATTTTCAGTGCCAAAATATAAATCTCGACCAACTCTGGTAGTCATAGCACGGTTCAACAGTGCTGGTCCCGATCCGTCTGACATCGGTTGTTCACTTATTATATTTCCTTGTGCGGATATTTTTTGAAATATATGGTTGTATTCTTGTGAAATAGTCACCCGATGTTTATTAATAATTGACTGTACTTCTTGTTTAATAATATCGGGTAATATATTATATTCATCTACAGTAGATATTTTTGGCCAATCATCTGCTGCAATACTTTGATATACCTGCACCTCGGTGCACCAATTATGATAAAAAGTTTCACCAATCATAACTGAAAAATCACATGGAGTCATTGGTGGGGGTAGATATCTCCCATCCTTTAAATATACACTAAAATCTTCATTAATTATAGGTCTGAGTACTTCGACCCCAAATGATTCTAATAGAATGATTAATTTTTGATAATCTTCTTCTGTTTCGACGGCAATGCGTTCCATAACAGAACGCACACGTATATTTTTAATAAATGAATAAAATTCAGGAGGATAGCTACGTCCTACTATGCAGACCTTAAGTGGATCCCAATGTTGATAAACTGAATATGTCATTCTAATTTTCCTAATAATTCAAACCCGGAGATAGTTTGTTTGTATTCATCTGCTCCGCCCATATACAAATAAGTAAATCCTAATGCTTTGTATATAGCACACTCATTCTTTAAACTTTCTATTCCTAATCGCAATTTAGGATTATCATAATCCCATGCAAACTGTAAACTTTCAGCATTATTAACATCGTATTTTTTAACTAAACTAAATGCTATTAATTGACCCTGATTATGATATCCGATTATGTCAGTATTACTATCTAAATATTGTTGATTAAAAATTGGCATTACGCTACTAAACTTTTTATACTCGCAGTACTTGCGATAAATGAGATTTAATTCTGATATATCAGGGTTGCGGATATATTGCCAGTTGGTTGATGTTGTATAATTGGTTTTTGCCAGATTTATTCTTGCGTATTTCATTAAATTACTTATGGCGCCACGTTACTACTTCGTCTAACTCTGATTGACTCCATGTATCATAATATCCCTTAGCACGAATTTGATCAGACGCCGCAGTTAATTTACTCAACGGAGAGATTACAAATAATCCACATTGCCCAAAGTTCATATTAACCCCTGCAATATATTCTTTTACATCTGGGTGGTCTTCTAATAGAACATAATCATTTTGCATAATGTTAGCATTCAATTCTAATGCTAACTGTTGGCAATCTTCACCAGAGATTAGTGTATGGTCAAAGCATATAACTGCTACGTCATACTGTCCGAACATAGTTAAACTTTCGTTGACAGTTTTGGTTAAGTCTGCTATACTACTTTCGATTATAAGGATTTTATTGTTTATGCGAGCTTGTCTTGCATACAGGCAAGGCGGCCAATTATTTAATGCAGGATTTGGTTTCTCTACAAATGACGTCAACCATTCGATTAATTGAGTCTTTATTAAATTGAAGTTCATACTACTATTTAAGGTAGATTTAGGTTGACAAAATATTATTTTGGCTGTATAATGCTATACATACACTAACAACAAGGAGCAACAAATGACTAAACTTATTATTATTTTTATCTGCCTTAATTTAACTGCTTGCGGGTGGGACCAGAAGAAATGTGTAGATGGAAAGTTATACCACAAGCCCTACGGAAATGGACCGTACCTACTCGAAAACGGTATCACTTGCCTACCTGAAGATAAGGAAACAAAATGAAAAACTTAGCACAGTATATTGAACAGAAAAATACTTGGGCAATTTTTTTTAAAAGCCCAACTTATGATGTTAATAACTTATCAGAACGTGATTGTCAAAATCTGTACGATAGTTTAGACAATGACCTAAGCCCAGAGAACTTAACTTGTGACGGCGAACTTAGCGGAGCAAACATTCGCGGTCGCGCACGTTTATTGAACTCAGCGGCAAAAGAGTTAGTTACGATAATTCGTGCTAACAACTACACAATCCCCTACTCCGACTTCCGCGAACTTAATTTTTAATCACTTGACTTTTTGGTAAAATGGCTGTATAATAGCACTTATACACTAAAGCAACGGAGCACAAGATGACATACACATTTGATGAGAACGTAGTTAGCGACTTACACAAAGATGCACGTGGTTCACGTCCAAATGAATACTTTTGGGAAGAATGGTATAACATCAATGATGAAGGTAAACAGTCAATATGGGATGGCTTGCTTGTGGAACTTGACGTTACTGATAAGGAAGAACAAGCTCGCGAACAATCAGCAATTGCTAGTTTTGAACGGCACATTGCTTCATTGGAATCAATTAGCAACTCACGTGAACAATCAATCAGATGGATTCTTGAAGGCTTAGAACTTACTGAATCAGACAAACTATATGGTAGTGATTACATTTGCTACAAATTGGGTCTACCATACAGTTACGCTACACAATTTGATCTAGCAAGTGTGCGCAACGACGCAGACATATATGCGGATTTAGATGCTATTGCATATGGCAACAAATAGGTTGACAGAACAGAAAATAGACTGTATAATAGCTACATAATAAGAAAACAGATAACTGTTTCAAAATTATAAAATTATTTAAGGAGCATTAAATGACTGGTTTTGTTAAAATTAAAAGTGGTACTTACAGAAACGCTAAAGTAGAAAACGAAGTGTTTCCGCTTGTTAAACAATATACTGTTGGTGCTAAAGGTGGCTTTATTACTGTTGATGGTACAGGACAGTTTGGTAAGGATAAAGTACGTGTGTTAGTAGATGGTGTAACAGACTTTGAGTTTGTACACGCAGACGAATATACAGGTACTGTTAGCACAGCAACAAAAACTTCAGCAGTAACGTCAACAGATGAAGAACGTATTACGCAAATTGCAGAACGTTTTGAAATCTTAGATGACATGACTAAGGCAACATTGAATGGTGACATTCGTGCGCTGATTGTAAGTGGCCCTCCGGGTGTTGGTAAATCTTTTACAGTTGAACGTGAACTTGAACGTTCTGCACTGTTTGATCAAATTAGCGGACGTCGTGTAAAAAGTACTATTGTTAAAGGTAGTGCAACAGCTATTGGCTTGTACAAAACATTGTATGAGTTTAGTGATAGCAACTGCGTAATTGTATTTGATGACTGTGATAGCATCTTGTTTGATGAAGTGAGTTTGAACTTGCTTAAAGGTGCATTGGACAGTGGTAAAAATCGTAAGATTAGCTGGTTAGCTGAATCACGTGTATTGAAAAATGAAGGCATTCCAAATAGCTTTACATTTCACGGTAGCGTAATTTTTATTACAAACTTGAAATTTGATCAAGTACGTAGTCAAAAGATGAAAGATCACTTAGAAGCATTGCAATCACGTTGTCATTACTTAGATTTGACACTTGATACAATGCGTGATAAGATTTTGCGTATCAAACAAATTGCCGATACTGGTGTGTTGTTTGCAGACTACGATTTTGAACAATGCGCACAAGATGAGATTATTAACTTCTTGAACGTAAACAAAAACAAAATGCGTGAAATGAGTTTGCGTATGGCAATTAAAGTAGCAGAGCTACGTAAGAGCTTTCCGACAAAATGGCAGGCACTTGCTTCAACAACTTGTATGAAAGCAGGTTAATGCGACATCGCAAGCGTAGAGTCTTAGAGGGTAGCTGGTTTAACTTAAACAGTGTAACCAGCCCCGCAACAGGTCGTAAGCACTATGTGGTCAGTGCTAATGCCTACAGACTATTAAAGTTAGAAGGCATGAACATAGACGATGTGCGTGATCACTTTGACCCACATCATAATAGAGGTAGTAAGCACAGTACTTCGTGGAAGTTTAGAAGCCGTGAACAAGCAGAACAATTACTTACAATGGCAATATTAAAGTTCGGAGGATAAGATGGCTACTGGATACGCTCACGCAACAATTGAACGGCAGTTTCTAGCAGAAACAATACGTAAAGCAAAGTACGCGGCAAAGACAACTAGGAATCTTGCTTTCCTAGTTGACTTGGACTATGTTATTGGTTTACTAAAAGCGCAGTCCGGCAAGTGTGCGATTACAGGTTGGGATTTAGAATTTACACGCGGCGGGACCTTCAAGGGAAGTATGAATCCTCGAGGTTGCACGATGGATAGAATTGATAACGACAAAGGTTATATTCGAGGTAATATTCAATTGACCTGTGTGTTGCCTAATATGATTCGGGGAACAATGTCGTTGGAGTCATTTAAATCTTTGTGCAATGATGTAGTTGCACATACAGGAAAATAAGATGGACAACAACACAGCCGCACTATTATTACTTGCTGGTACAGCTTATTTGGTAGGTTGGTGCGGCTGGAGTGCTTGGTGGTTTTTGTTTGCAGTATTATTGATGTAATAGCTTTCACTGTGTCGCATGTATGCTCCTGACACAGTGACCTCAAAGCCCGATGTTTAATCGCATTGGGCTTTTTTTTATCGGTTGCTCTCTATAACTTAATCGCGTATAATAAACTATGACCTATAAATTCATCGAAGATTTTTTAGAAATAATGGCTGGTTACGATAACAATATCGCACCAAACATATTTCACGTTGCTAACTACACCCCAACTATTAGCCTTGCTCGTTACGACCATACAATAGTTGAGAGCATGGGCGCACATACACGTTATGGTGGCGCACTAACTGATAAGCAAGCTGACTTGGCTGTACGCCTAGTGCTTAAATATCGTAAGCAATTTACTAAACTTGGTATTGATGTAACGCCAGCCGAGAACCCACAGTATCGCAGACCAGTGCGCATTATTAACAGAGCAAAACGTGTATGGTTAGATGATGAACGTATTGCTATGCGCTTCCCATACGACATGGCGATTATTAAAGAAGTGCAGACATACAGAAATCAAAGTCAAGGGCGCATGAAGTTTGATAGCGAAGATAAGATATGGTATCTAGCATTAACAGAATCAAACATCTGTTGGGCAGTTGCATTTAGCGAACTATATAACTTTGAAGTCGATGAGCTTGTACAAAACTTAAACACACTAATCACAACATGCGAAGCAGAACTGTATGAGATTAAACTTGTATATGATGCGGTGCATGGCTTTAAGATTACTAACGCGGCTGATAGTTTAATTGAATACATCAATACTAACTTAGGTGGGTTTGGTCTCGACAATGCAGTTGCACTAATTGATAATGCAAGTGTGCTAGGTTATACGTATGACGAAATGATTATACACCCTGCACTATTAGATGTGTTTAATATGCGTCGTAACATACATCTACCAACTACAGCAAGTGCCCTTACGCTTGTTTTAGACTATGCAGAGCTAACTAATCGCTACCCTGTATGTATATACGACCCATCAATGACATCAACGGATATGGATTTAAGCAGGTTTAGTGAAAGCGAAATTGTACGCTTTAATCATAGTGGTAAAACAAAGACTTGCGATTATAACATAGATTGTGTTAAAGTAGTATATGCAAACAAGATACCAACGACATGGGAGTATCCAGTGCCGTTACTTATATCAACTGCTGAGATGATGTTTGGTGGTAAACGGATGGAATGGATTAATCGAGCAGAGAAGATTGTTTACTATACCAATGTTAAATTGAGAGAAGCTGATTAATGGCAACAAAAATTTTAGTAGTCGGATGTTCGTTTTCAAATGGTCATGGGCTCAATGATCAGGACAATGGCGATTGTAATAAATCTGATCCAAAACTTTGGGTTAATCAGGTATGCAATAAAGTTTGGCCTAATTCAGACATAACTAATCTTGCGAAAACTGGAGCAAATAATAATTGGATATTCTTTGAAACTATAAGCGCATTATTATTAAATGAATATGATATTGTTTTAGTAGAATGGACGGCGATACCTAGATTCAATATTAAAGTAGGATTAGAATTGTACACCGTTGAATCAATGTTAAATTCAGAATCAATTGATATTAATATTAATAACAATATAACTTATACCAGTAAATGGCTAAACTCATTAGGTGATAATTTACGAAAAATACATAACGATCATTGGGATATTTTAGATCTTGTCAAATATATAAATGTCATATTGCAAATACACAAAGGAAAAACATTTTTTATCAATGGGTTGGCTCCGTGGCCAGATCAATATTTTACTAAGAAAAAAATTCAGTATCCATCTGAATTATCAAATTTTGAACAAAATATGTTTGCTATAAGTACCAGAGATGACGATGAAATATTTGCTCTTTATGAAATGGTACATAATCAATATCAACAATATGGAGGAGTACGTCAAGAGCATTGGTTAAATTTATATAGCTCATTGATGTCGATGCAAGTTGATTATATAAGCGATACAGATCTGCACCCAGGTTACAAAAGTCAAGATATATTTGCAGAATATTTAATATCACAACTAAGAGAAAATAATTAATGGCACTAGCTAGACTGATAATCAAAGATGAAGTTAATGTAAAGATCGAAGGACTAGACTTACATGAACGCAAAGAACTCAGCAACATGTTCAAGTATGAAATTCCGGGCGCACGTTATCTACCAAGTGTACGTCTTGGTCGTTGGGATGGCAAGATTGCTTACTTTCAGTTAGGTGGTAGCACGTACACTAACTTGCTTGCTGAGATATTACCATACTTAGATGAGCGTGGGTATAACATTGAGTTGGAAGATTTACGTGACTATAGAACACAGTTTAGTTTTGCGCAGGTAACAGAACAAACATTCGCACACAAAGTATGGCCAGCTAAACATCCGATTGCGGGCCAGCCAGTTGTGCTACGAGATTATCAAATTGAAATCATTAACAAGTTTCTTGAGAACCCACAGTGCATACAAGAAATTGCAACTGGCGCAGGTAAGACATTAATTACTGCGGCACTAAGTTATAGCTGTGAACAATACGGTCGTACTGTAGTAATCGTACCAAACAAATCACTTGTTACACAAACAGAAGCAGACTACATTAACTTGGGACTAGACGTTGGTGTTTACTTTGGTGACAGAAAAGAATATGGACGTACACATACAATATGTACATGGCAAAGTCTTAACATTATGCTTAAGAACACTAAGTCAGCAGAAGCCGATGTTACTATAATGGAATTTTTAGAAGGTGTTGTATGCGTTATGGTCGACGAATGTTTTGATAGTGATAGTAAGGTATTAACTCCGACTGGATATGTGGCTATTAAAAATATAAAAGCTGGTGACAAAGTAATTAACTATTCGGAAAATACTAAAGAATTTAAGATAGATACTGTAGTTAAACAACATATAAATTTAACTAATTCGTCTAGCGAAAAAATGTATGAGCTAACCTTTGATAATGGAGTATCTATCCGTGTAACTGGCAATCATAAATTTTTAACTAATTTGGGTTGGTGCAGGGCCGACGAATTATCAGATAACCATGAAATTGTAAATAAAACATAAATACATATAACTAATGCAGAAGTCCTTATGAAAATACAATACAATAAATGGATAGAATTACTCAATGACAGACTAATAGAACATAATCAATCTATTAGAGTAATCGAGTACTCTAGTGGCACATTAACATTGTCGAGCGGTGAAACTTTACTAGATAATAAGTTTGAGAAATTTAAAAAACGAGTTATGAATAAAAAAACCACAATGTGGGTAGATAATATGGATAACTTATTCCATGGTACAGTTACTGAAAAAGAAATTAAATCTAAATTGGCGGCAATTGGCGGGTTGTCAGTACAAGAAAAATACGGTGAAAATATTAGATTAAATCTTAATACAGGTACCCCATGGAATAAAGGTACCAAAGGACAAAATATAGGTACAGGTACTCCCCGACCACAAGCAGTTAAAGACAAAATTAGTGAAAAAAATTCCGGCAACAGAAATGGTATGTACGGAATTAAGATGACTGAACAAGATAGACAAAAAAAATCATCATTAATGAAACAAAAAATATTAGCAGGAGAGTTTACTCCTAACAGCAATAATAGAAATACTCATTGGGACACGAAATTTAATAGTAAATCGTATAGGTCAAGTTGGGAGGCATTATATCAATATATTAACCCTTTTGCAGAATACGAGACACTGAGGATAGAATATAATTTGCATGATAAAAGACATATTTATATTGTGGATTTTGTAGATCATGTCAATAAACTAGTGGTAGAAGTTAAACCTAAAGAATTGTGCATTGGAGAGAAATTTGGTGCGAAAATGTCGGCACTAACTGCATGGGCCAACAATAATAACTATAAAACACTATTAGTTAATAAAAAGTGGTTACAAGAACAAGTAGTTGATATTGATTACAGTATGTTTGATACAAAAACTGCAAAAAAAATAAAGGCGTTATATGAAACTAATTAACCGAACAGAAATATCTAAACCGGCCAATGTATATAATTTACATATAGAAAATGACCACAACTATATTGTCGACGGAGCAGTGGTGTCAAATTGTCATATGGCCAAAGCGGATGCGCTGAAAACTTTATTAACGGGAGTGATGTCACACATACCTATCCGATGGGGCTTAACGGGCACAATACCTAAAGAAATGTACGAGTTTATGAGCCTAAAGTGTTCATTGGGTGAAGTCATTGGGCGTTTAAGTGCAAGTGAATTACAAGATCAGGGTGTACTTGCTAACTGTCATGTAAACGTTGTACAGCTAATAGACCATGTTGAATATAAGGATTATCAAAGCGAGTTAAAATATCTATTAGAGACAGACGCACGTATTGATTATATAAGTAAAATGATAGAGCGTATTAGATTAACTGGCAATACACTTGTCTTAGTTGATCGCATCGCACCGGGCAAAGCATTAGTTGAGCTAGTTAAAGATGCTGTGTTTGTATCAGGAGGAACAAAAGCAAATGATAGGAAAGAAAGTTATGATGAGTTTGCAACCAGTGATAACTTTGTTGCTGTTGCCACTTATGGGGTTGCTGCTGTTGGTATCAATATCCCTCGCGTTTTTAACCTTGTGCTCATTGAGCCTGGTAAGAGCTTTGTGCGGGTCATCCAAAGTATCGGGCGTGGCATTCGTAAAGCGGAAGACAAAGATTTCGTCCAAATCTGGGACGTAACGTCAACTTGTAAGTTTGCTAAACGACATCTTACAGTCAGAAAGAAATTTTATTCTGAGGCCTCATATCCTTACGCAATAGAAAAAACCGAATGGAAATAATTAATCAAGGAGCATTAAAATTCACATCCTCACCTTAGAAAATACCGCATACGAAATGAATGAAATCCCAGATGAAGTGGAGGATTTACGCTTTGCGCTATTTGGATTGAATTCTGACAGATTATGTAGACCAAAAGATTTTAGCAACACCACCATACCTTATGAATACTAACATAGTTTGCGCTATGTTGGAATATTTTGATACAAATGCAATTAGTATTACAGATAATGTAGGTGTAATATTACCTGCTGATCCAAAGTGTGCGGACTATTATCTGTATAACGCATGGATTATTAAAACAAAACAAATTGATCAAATAGTATGGTCTGATGAACTTGTTGCTAGTTTGCCATTTGACAGAACATTACGTAGACATTAAATTTAGAAAAGGAAACAACAATGATTTATAAAGTAGATTTACCTCCGCCTCATCCGGGCATTATTAAATATTGTCTTGAAAATATATTAGGAACTCACTTAGACTGGGCGTATACATGGCATGACCAATTTATCGCACCGCACATACCTGCAGGAACAACACCGGTATCATCTTATATACATCCATTTCTACCTGAAAGTTTGGTATTTAAACAGATTAATATACAGTATAAAACGTATTTTAGTAAACCCGTTAGACCTGCAATTGTTATGTTTACTAATAACTCCACAGATCATAAATTTGCTAGTCTAGTACCGCATTGTGATAAGAATCGAACATTTTCTATTAATTATATAATAGAACAGGGCGGCGCCGAAGTCACCACATCATTTTATCGAGAAGGTAGAGAAAATCCGGATTTATCAGTGGCAGAATTTGGATATCCTAATCAGTTAACACTTGAAAATGTTTATGTATGTCCGAAAAATTCCTGGTCGATGCTTAATGTTCAGCAATATCATGGCGTTGATAATATTGAATCTACTAGAATCGTGTTTATGTTAATGTCGCTGGATAATTTTGATAGATCAGTAGAAGAAATATATAAAGAGTTAGAACATTTAACAACACCACTGGAACCAATTAACAAGGATTAATACCATAATACTATGCATATACTAACATTAGAAAATACCGCGTACGAAATGAATGAAATCCCTGATGAAGTGGAGGATTTACGCTTTGCTATTTTAGACAACAGTGATCCAAAGAATCCGGACTATTTCTTTATCCCACTAATCTTTTTAGAATCATTTAACAGCCCTGCACTTGTATTAAACATCGGTGGCAACATGGTAAAGATGCCGGTTGATTGGCAAGTGCTAATCGGCGAACCAGACATTGGTGATTTAGAAGTAATACCATTAACTAGCATCAATGACAGGGGCTTTAGTGTATTCGAATTCAATCCAATCTCGAGCTTTAAGCCAGAGTTCTTTAAGATTGAGATTGTAGACATCTATCAAGACGTTAAATGGTACTTCCCAAAACTTAAACCAGGGCAGATGCTGGCTGTACCAATTGAATCAGGCGACAAGCCATTATGCGCTTACTTTGTTAAAGACATTTCGAGACAAAGTGAAGTCGTGGATTATTCAAAGATATTTTAAATGGCACGTAAACATATTTGGCGGATGTGGGCTAAGGCACTTGGCGACAAGGCTGGGCTCACCGATAAAGAAGCAGATACAGTTGCATTAATACGCACTATAATTGTGTTAACATATCTGCTAACTAACTTTACTATTGTTGCAGGTGTACTGCGACATTGGAATGGATAATGATATTTGAAAGCCCGGACAAAGGTAAGACTGTGTACAGTAGGGAAGTGGGAGAAACAGCCCGCACACTACATAGCATGGATGATGACATACAAGATATGTTTGCAACTATACGCGAAGAGAGACTATGGGAGAACATTCGCTGTGAAGCAAAGACAAATATCGCTTTACAAAACGCCCTCGAACATGCTATAATGATATATAAGTTAAGCAAAGAGTATGAATAAATTACATATTAGACAACATTTAGATCGCCTGACTACTAAGAAAATATTAGTAGTCGATGAGTCTGATCTACTTGCCGATGAGATAATTTCCACTGATTCATATGATAGTATAATATTTGATTATGCAACCCCATATATTCAACAGTTAAATGAACTTAAAATAGTTGAGTTGTTAATACAACTAAATTTATCTATACCGTGGATAATAATAACATCAAATTTTACTTATTATAAAAATAATAATCCACATATAATATATTATCCAATTTATTTTATTGATGGCATTGATAAAGCTGGGCAACGAATAGAGATATGGGGACCTCGCTTATATAATTTAAGTTTTATGTCGTATCATTTGCACTGGCATCGATTATTGTCGTTGTTAGCATTATATAAACAAACATGGTTTACTACTTGCCTACTAAATTTATTGCCTATTGCCCAAATGAATTCAAGTCAATTACAAGGATATCAAAATGGTATACTATTGTTAACTAAGGATGAATTGTTATCATTAAATGAATTGTTTAAATTAGCTCCAATTGTTGCAGACGACACCGATGATCAACGAGAGATTGTGAATATACAAAATCGAGCATTCACTGATTGCTATATAAACATGTTTACTGAATCTGATTACGCAAAACCATTTATAACAGAAAAAAGCATAAAACCTTTTTTATCAGGGCAATTCACTGCGGTGATGGCACATAAAGGAGTATATACCCATTTACAAGATTTAGGATTTGATTTATTTCAAGAATACATTAATTTAGAATTTAATATAATAGACATAAATGATGCAAGAAATGCAATTAATAATGTGATTGATCAAATTTCTAAATTATTACCTAATATAGAACAAGTATGGAATGATACCTATATTAGACGTAAGCATAATTATGAACTTGCAATATCGCCTGCATTGCGCAGTGAATTGTGTAGAGAATTAACAGAACAATTAAATAAAGATAAAGAGACTATATAATGGCATATAACCCAGCCCAATTTAAAGCAAAGAAGAAACGTGCAGTAGATCCAAATGCGCCACCGCGCCCTAACTTGCTAGCACATGAAAAGAAAATGAAAGAGTCGCAAGCGGCATTTGAAGAACTGTATCATAGAGTGCATCAACAAGCAGAGTTGATTGAAAGTTTGCGCACAAAGTTTCAATTTTTAGAACACACAGTGAATTACATTGTGGCTAAACTTAAAGGTAACAAATGAGTTCAAGTTTACAAATTAGTGATGAGATGGCAGCATATGATCGCAAAGATCGTGCTTACTACGATAACTTTACAGACGAAGATGTGAAGAAGTTTAGCACATACTTAATGCTACGTTATGGCGCAAGCGTTACTGGGTCAAGTGATTTACAAGCATACTATGTTATGGCAGTAAACGAACGTGTAAACAAAAACTTCTTTGACTTAGGCAAACACCCGAAGTTACAATGGTTACTTTGTACAACAGTAAGCCCGGGAATGGGCAGACAAAGTCATTACTGGCAGGGTACTAAGAAGAAAGAAGGCGATAGCAAAGCAGTAAAGTTTCTTGCTAAACTATATCCTAATTTAAAACAAGATGAGCTCGATGTACTTGTTGCAATCAATGATACTAAAAGTCTTAAACTGCTAGGGCAAACAATGGGTATGGATGATAAGGCAATTAAGAAAGAGCTTGGATGATTAACGACATTGTTAGCGCATGGAAGGATAGCAACATAGCAAAGCCCGCGGGATATACGTGTAAGTATTGCGAGCGTAGTTTTCAACGTGAGAAAACACTTGCTGCGCATCAGTGCGAACCAAAGCGCAGATGGCAACAGGAAAAAGAAGTCGGTGTACAGTTTGGCTTACAGGCATACTTACGCTTCTTTGAACTGAGTCAAGGTAGCGCAAAGACAAAGAGCTACGAAGATTTTGTTACAAGCCCTTACTACACAGCATTTGTTAAGTGTGGCAGATACATGATTGATGTACGTGCAGTGAACCCAAAAGCGTTTATTGAATATGTACTTAAACAAAACAAGAAGATTGATCATTGGACACACGAAGTAGTATACTTAGAATACTTACATCAGTATATGCGCAAAGAAGCAGTGTCGGATGCGCTTGAAAGAGCATTAACGGAGATGCAAAAATATGTGGACGAAAATACAGAATTATTTCCGAATGGGTTCAGAGACTATTTTAGAGTGGCTAATCCAAACCGTGTTTGCCATCATATTGCTAATGGGCGTGTCAGTCCTTGGATTGTGTTTAACTGTGATTCGGGCATTGCATTTCTTGGTGAGTTGGGCGAAGAGCAAGTTACACAAATAATTAAAATGATTGACCCGGAGTACTGGCAACGTAAGTTTAAAGATTACTTGGCTGATACTGAATGGACTAAACAGATTTTAAAAGATGCCGGGCTATGACAATTAAGTTTAAATCCGACATTGATATCGATTTTGCTGACCGAACAGAGATATTGAATTTAATAGATCATGTACCTGCGAGCATACTAACTAATGGTAATTTTCGAAAACATGCGTCTGGAATCTATGTAACGGACATCCCACAAGACCCATTTACAGCACAAGCAAGTATTGATTATGATGTTGCTGAAGATAGAGGTTATGTTAAACTGGACTTTCTTAACGTAAACTTATACAAGCAAGTACGTGACGAAGCACATTTAATTGAACTTATGCGTGAACCGGACTGGGCTCGACTATATGACCCAGACTTCTGTGCGCAATTGATGCATGTAAATGCACATTATGATACATTGATTAAAATGCCCGAAGCAGTAAACACTATTCCGCGACTAGCAATGTTCCTTGCTATCATACGTCCTGCAAAGCGACACTTGGTTGGTAAAACTTGGAAAGAAGTTGCTGAAACTGTGTGGGATAAACCCGATGATGATACTTATTACTTTAAGAAGGCGCATTCGATTTCGTACAGCCAATTAGTTGTTGTTAATATGAATTTAATAGAAGAACAATTAATGTTGTAATCGTTTTAATTCGGCAACTTTTCTGGCAGCATCTCCTAATTTTCTTTTATGCTCTTCTGTTCTAACAGGTTTTGGTTTTCTTAATTTAGCCTTTCGTTCTTCGGATAATGGTATTCCCTTCAACTTCGATACTTTGCCTGTTTGTGAGATTGATTTCTTCCGTTTGGTTTCTTCTGAATCGGGTATTCTGTGTTTGTGTGCTTCGCTCATTTTTAATTTAGTTTCGAGTGAATGTTTCTTTCGTGCGATACCTTTTTGTGCATTGGAAATTTTTTGTCGTGTTTCTGCAGAACACACACGCTTTGTTAATTGTTGGGTTACCAAATTTGATCTTTCTATTCTTAAATTTTCATACACCCTGCTAGTGATGTTAGTGGTATATCTAGGTTGAGTAACAGACATTCGCTTCATTGAAAACAACGCAAAAATCATCGATGTTCGACCTGGGCCAGTGGTAATTTTACTTAATAACCAATGACAAATAAAATGTTCTCTTGCTGTTAATTTAACTAAATTACCTAATTCGTTGCTTCCTAATAAAGAACGAGGAATAATATGATGAGTTTCGTAATATACATACTCGGGATTACTTTTTTTTAATTTTTTTCGATTCTGTGATTTTGCGGTATTGATTATATTATAATACCAGATAGTGTATTTGTTATTAATAAATAACATAGCTGTAACTCCTAAATAGTTATAGAGTAGTTGGATATGTCTAGTATCGTGAACTACATTAATATTTATCTATTGAACACGTCTTACCAACGTGATGGAACGGCGCTTACTGCGCTTTGCTGCAATTTCTCTTAGACTTACGTACGGCCCGTGTTGTATTACGACATCTTTACTGTTGAATGTTTTTAAACAAACTCTAAACTCTACCCAATCCTGCTTTAAAAATACGTTAATAGGTATAAGTCTATTACTCTCCCACCACCACTGATCTGCCATAGCTAAAAACACTGTTTTCTGCTCCAATGTTCGTAGTGCAGCGAAGTCATATATAGTGGTGATGAATTCATCTGCGTTCTGAACCACGCCAATATATTCATTACCACCATACGTTAAGAACGACATGAAAGGGTATTGATCTAATAAAATCTTGTGACTGTCTTCCATTGGATTCCGTATAAATATGTGATAAGGGATAAAACATAGTGCCACTCATTACTTCATATTTATACGAGAATATTATCGAGGTTCAGATTCTGGACACAAATCCCACAATTAAAACAAGGAATAATGTCGTGTATAGCAGACCAATCAAAATTTACCAAGGAATAGATAATCCTGTTCAAGTTCATATTAAGAATCAAGATCAAAAATCAGTAAATTTGACGGGCTATGCAGTACAAATAGACATACAAGATCCATTAGTACAAGGGTCGATGGAAAGTTTAGCTGTAGACATGACAGACATAACAACAGGACAAGGTACGGTAATTATTACACGTGATGTTGTAAACTCGTTAGATCAACGATACTATAAACTAACTATTAAATTAATTAAACAAAGTAATAATGCAGAACGCCCGTTGTATATTGACAGCAACTTTGGCGCACTGTTAGATTTAGAAGTATTACCGGGTTGGTATGAAAGCATGCCACTCACATTAAACTCAGATGAAGTAATTGACGGTGGAACAATATAATGACAATATCATATAGCAAACAAGTATTATTAAAAAGAGGCAATACTGCGGTATCGAGTACATATCTTGGACCGCTGGGTGAGTTAGTATTAGATACTGATACATTAAATGTATATGTACACGATGGCGTAACTGTAGGTGGTACATTAATAGGTACGGGCACAGGCGGTACTGGTGGCAGCATTTATGGTGACGCTAATGTTGCGGCTTATTTGACAAGTATCGGATATAACCCATACGGTGATTCAAATGTTGCTACGTATCTAGGTGCGTTTGATGGTAACATCGTTCCATCGGCAAATAATGTTTATAGTTTAGGTAGTATTGATAGTCAATGGAAGGATTTGTTTGTTAGTAATAACACCATTTACATCAATGGTGTGCCATTAACGTTGGGCGCAGATAATACTTCATTGAGTATTAACGGACAACCCATATTAAGCAACGGTAGTATTAGTAGTTTTAGTACAACAGGTAATATCGCAGCCAGCAACTTCTTTATAACTGATGGTGTTCCCTTAACAGGCAACATAGCATTTGCTGGTGATCAAATTATTAATTCAGCTGGAAATGATATCCGTATTGTTGCCAATAACAATACGTGGGCATTTGGCACAGATGGAGTAATTACGTTCCCAGACAACACAGTACAAACTACAGCATATCCGGGAGATGGTGCAATCGACACACATAGCTGGGTTAACAAATTATCATATCCTGTTAATTCATCTATTAATCCAATAGCAGTAACATCTACAGAATATGACAGTCAAGGTAATATTATTGCGCTAGTACTTAATTATTCAAATGGACCAGATTTTGTCACTGTTATGAAGTTTGATCAATACGGGTCATTAATCGGGCAAGTTAACTATGCTGATACTTTTAATATTGATGGCTGGGGACTGGCAGTTGATCTAAATGACGATAGTATATACATTACCGGTTCCACTGCCGGCGTACTTGATACTGAGATATTTATTACTAAATTAACTAGCGAACTGGTGGCAGTATGGACAAATACTTACGGCACACCACAAGACGATAATGGGTATGTTATTGACGTAGCATCGGATGGCAACCCAGTTATAGTTGGTATATCATCAGTTACTGCTATTACTATATTAAAAGTTGCTAGTGCAGATGGAGCAGTTATCTGGCAACAAGAATTAATTGCGGCTACAGGCAGTTCTCAAGCATACGGAATGGGAGTAGGCCCAAGTGGCGAGATTGTTGCGGTTGGCAATAGATATGACGTTGGTGATTCTACTAATCGTCAATTAGTTGTAAAATATGATAGTACTGGCGCAATACAGTGGCAAAAAGAATTATTAATGGATGCTGGCTTTGAGTGTCGTGGTGCTGATGCAGATATAGATAGTAGCGGAAATATTTACGTACTTGGTACTTACGATTGGGCCAGTGGTACCGGTCTTAGCGTAACGCAACTTAACAGTTCAGGAGTGGCACAATGGACACGTAAAGTACAAGGACCGTGTAATGAGCTTGCATCTAGTATAGTATGCGGCCAAGATGGTTTCTTATACTTAGAAGCGACATCAGGAACTGCTATTACTGGCCCTGATATAAGACTTGATAAATTAATAGCCAAATATGATACAAGTGGTGCAGTTATATGGCAACGTAAATTTTCATCGGCAGTTAATTGGCAAGTAGATTTTAATTTCTTCACTAATGGTATTGCTGGCGGCAGCTTGTTAGCAGTTAGAAATGGTTTATTTGCCGTGGGTGGATTACAAACTCCTCCTTATTTCGGCGGTGGCCCATCACAGTGGAACGGTCTAGTATTTCAAACTGCTACAAGTGGGGTTGAAGTCACTATGGGAGAATATACATTTGCAGCAAGTAACTTATCTGGTATATTAACTACACCGTTTAATACTGCTGATGCTGGATTAGTAACTCAGACAGGTAACTTATCTCAATTTAACACATACGCAATCACATTATCGTCGGGCAGTGTTACTTCGACACATACCGGTACTGAGAATCTTGGTAATTTTATATTCTTTAAAGATACTGTTAGAGTTGATAATGGAATGACAGTAATTACCAACCGTGGAACATTAAATATCGGTACTAATATGGAAATGCCCGGCGTTCCACAACATTTTCATATTGCCTTTGATGGTAGTAATGGCACAGCCCCAACCAGTGACTTATTCTTAGGAGATGATTGGAATTATACAAAAATACCAGCAGGACGTAATGGAGTTATTATTGGTGCTGGTAACTTAGGTGGCAACGCACAACAATGGAACTTTGGTATCGATGGCAATTTAACATTGCCTAACTCTGCTACCATTTCTGACCTTAAGGGTGGAGCAACAGCATTTAGTTCTATAGGCGGCGTACAAATTAACACAGCAGCAGGTACTTGGCAATTTGGTGGTGATGGCAGTTTAACATTACCGGGTGGTGGTACAATCACTTCTGCTCTTGGCTCGCCACAACAAGGACTTTGGTTAGGATGGAATGGACATAAATTATTACTGAACGATGACGGTCAATTTTGGACGGGCGGGGTTCAGCTAGGCGGTAGTGGACACCCAGGTTATGTTGGGTCATATGGCAACATAACGCTAGATACCAATATTGGTGCTACTCCCGGCGATTCAAAATGGGTCTTTGGAACAGATGGTTTGCTAACATTCCCAGATGGACAACTAATTGGATCTCTAGAAGGCTCTGCTGGTATCTTTGGTCCAAACGGAACAGATTTTTTAATCAATACTCGCTTTGATAACACAGGTTCTTATCAGGCGTGGACATTTGGCACCAATGGTATATTAACATTACCATTTGGTAGCACTATCAATGATACACCGTTAGCCCCAGGTGCAGGCGGTAATGGCCAGGCTGTTGAGATCAAACCAGGCCGCGTCAGCCATAATAATCAACTATTAAGAATATATCCCACAGCTCCTAATCCAGACGGCAATCACCTACACTTAACTTCAGGCGATCTCACAGACACTGATTTGTTCCTAGGCGATGACAATCAGTTTGTACAAATTGCTGTTGACGGTAAAGTTTGTATTGGTACTTATGGTACTGAAGGACATTTCTGGCAGTTTGGCACAGATGGTACAACTTCATTTCCTAACAATGCTATTACCACATCTAATACACCATTAACAATACAAACTAAATTACCTGCTACATATGGTCCGTTTTACACAGCGTATTTTGAAAGTGGCAATGGCAGTGTAAACGGTGTTCATCCGGGAACTTATGCTGGATATTTTAGTATTACTACTGTCAATATTAACAACGATGGAACATATTCAGTTAGTGGTTACCCAGCATCTATACAGAACGGAACTAATCCAACTTATACAATATCGGGTGTAGACTTAGGCGGTACTTCCCCTGCCAACGACTGCCTATTAACTGTTACCACAGTCGATGACATTATTACAAATGTAGTAGTATCCGGTACTGCGCTTTTACCTAAATGGACCTTTGGCACAGATGGTTCGTTGACATTACCTGGTGCAATTATTACAACTGCAAACACTTCATCATATACCAGTACAACGGTTACTGTTGATATTACTGCATTAGTTAATAAATTAGTACCACAAGCAACAACAGGTGCCCCACATTATTATATTCCTCCAGGAACTGATGGACAAATTATGTATCTTGTTCCGGCAAATATACATAATGACGGCAGTGAATCAACAACGATAAGTTTTGATAATGCTCGTTGGTCAAGTGGCGCAGGTCCAATTTATATTAGTGAAGGCGCAAGGCCAAGTTGGCTTCCATTTGCAGCCGGTTCTGCTGTTGTAACAATCATATTCGCTAATGGTGCATGGAATCTTCCATACTAGAACGTGATGCAACTATTTTTATATACCTTAATCGTAACACACATTACAATAGTGTGTGTTACGCTTTATCTACACCGTTGCCAAAGTCATAAAGGTGTTGAGTTCCATCCGGGGCTCGCACACTTTATGCGTTTTTGGTTGTGGATGACTACTGGTATGACTACTAAACAATGGGTAGCAGTACATCGCAAACATCATCAATCGACTGACATTATCGGTGATCCACATAGTCCTCATATCTTTGGTATTATGACTGTTATGTTTACTGGTATGTTACTATATAATAACACTTGTAAAGATGCAACCTTTGTTATGAAATATGGTAAAGGTACACCCAAGGATTGGATCGAGCGTAAATTATACACAGCATATCCGAGACTTGGTCTATTACTAATGTTACTAATAGATTTAATATTATTTGGTCCTGTGGGTTTGGCAATATGGATTATACAAATATTATGGATACCTGTTGGTGCAGCTGCATTAATTAATGGATTGGGTCATTGGGTCGGGTACCGCAATGGTGAAACTAACGATTACAGTCGTAACATTAGTCCAATTGGAATTATTGTAGCTGGCGAAGAATTACATAACAATCATCACTTAAATCCAGCAAGTCCAAAGTTTAGTCGTAAGCCTTGGGAATTTGACATAGGCTGGATGTACATTACAATATTTAGATTTTTAGGTTTAGCAACACTTAATCAAATCTCTTGACTTAACCTGACAATTAGCATATAATATAGTATATGCTGAATCTTATCTCCAACTATGTAAAAAATTGTTTCAATTGTAAGTTGACATAAATACTTGTATGGAAAAATACATTTATCTTATCACTTCACCATCATTGAAAGTTTACGTAGGTCAGTCAATGATATCAATCGAGAAAAAAATTCATTCTTATCGAAAATCGGAAAGGTATGTTAATAAATTAACAGGCCGTAAGATTATTAACGCCATCAGAAAATATGGATGGGATAATATGAAGTTTGAGATAATTGAGTTGTCGGCTGAATGGACAAAAGCAACACTAAATGAACGAGAAATTTTTTGGATAGCATATTATGATTCAGTAAATATTGGATATAATATGACAATTGGCGGAGACGGAGTTGATTCTAAATTAGCTGTACAGTTAGCAACAACACATCATGCAACGATGAGTGCAGAAAAGAAACAACAACGTAGAGATAATTGTAGTAAAGGTCAGCTTATTCGATTCGAAAATACTCCAGAGTCTGTGCAAACTAAACAAAGAAAAAGTAATTCTCATAAAGGGATATACCTAATAGAGGCACCCGATGGCAGAACTTGGGAAACTAATATAGGATTAAAAGAGTTTGCTGAACAATACGGCACAGAATTGGATATTACTTATTGGCAGTTGTTTGGTGCTTATAGAAAATGTTATAATAATAGAATAGTAACTCGCAATAGAATAGATAATAATAAATGGAAGGTCACGCGAATTGATAAATCAGATATCTGATTACACTATTGCTCTTTGGAAATCAAGAAAAACTAAAAGTAGTTCTGCTGGATGGATTTCTGGAAATGCGCCTTGTTGCATACACAATGGCGAAAGCGCAGATACACGCGGCCGAGGTGGATTGATATACGCCGACAATAAATTAACTTGGCATTGCTTTAACTGTTCCTACAAAGCATCATACATACCGGGTCGCCCATTAACATTTAAGTTTCGTAAACTACTTGGTTGGCTAGGTGCAAGTGATGGTGAAGTTAAGCGTTTAGTAATCGAAGCAATTCGCATTAAAGACTTAGTTGGCCCAACAGAACATAAAGAAGAAGTTAAAGAAGAGATTGTAATTAAGGCACGTACATTGCCCGATAACATACAATCATTCACTGAACTAACTACCTTACACCCAGCCGCAGAATATTGTTACGATAGAAAAATCGACTTAACAAAGTATAACTTTTATGTAACTGAAAGTAAACAACACTCATTATATAAACGTGTAATCATTCCGTGCTACTGGAAGAACAATGTAATTGGCTATACAGCACGTGCTTTTACCGATGATGTTAAGCCAAAGTATCATAACAACTACGAATCAAATTTTGTGTTTAACACAGACCAACAGCAACGTGATTGGAAGTTTGTTATTGTATGCGAAGGCCCATTTGACGCAATGGCAATAGATGGTGTTGCAGTATTAGGTAATGACATTAGTGAAATACAAGCGGATATTATAGATAGCTTGGGTCGAGAAGTTATTGTTGTTGCTGATACTGATGTTAGTGGTGCTAAAACAATAGATGCGGCAATTAAGTATGGCTGGAGTGTAAGTTTCCCGATCTGGCAAGAAGATGCTGACTGTAAAGATATCAGCGCAGCAGTAGTCAAGTACGGCAAACTGTTTGTGCTTAAAAGCATTATTGATGCTAAAGAAACGAGCAAATTAAAAATAGAATTACTACGAAAAAGAATGTATAATTAAACATATGGATAAGTTTACATTTGTTGGATGCTCATTTACTGTCGGTGAAGGATTAGAATTTGAAAAAACTGATCCGACTAACTATACTAATATTGTGGTTAAAAAATATTCAGCCGAGGTACTTAATTTAGCCAAAAAAGGCAATAGTAACTATAATATTTTTATTACGGCATTGAATGAAATATTATTTAATACTCCTAATAAAATATTTATTCAATGGAGTGCGTTAAATAGGATGTGGCTATATCCAGGACCTGGCACAGAATTAACTGTATCGCATGCTATTAATAATGATTATACATATAGAGACATCGTTTATGCAAAAAAAGAGTTACAAAAATTTACAGATACATACCATATATTAAATCACGACTATAATAATTTACTAACATTGATTAATTATAGTAGTATATTAACTGAACTTAGTAAAAATAAAACACAATTAATTTTCATCAATGGATTGGTACCATGGACTAAAGAAATAACAACCTTAGATACATTACAGAATATGTCGAATAATCTAAGCAAATATACAAAAGAAATATTAGAATTTGAGTCAAGATCAGATGATGAATTAATTGAATTCTTTACTACATTAAATACCGCAGTAACGGAGTTAAATAAAACACTATGGGTTAATATGTTCGAATCAATGATAACTACACGGATTGATGTAGGAAATGATAATGCTCACCCAGGACCAAAAAGTCATGCGCTATATGCAGAGATGATAATTAAATATTTAGAAGAGAACAATGGCAAAAGAATATAGTCCAGACCTACAACGTTTATTTTTAGAAATGATGTTACAAGATCCAGTGAGCTATACCAGGGTAACAAACATCTACAACCCCGAAAACTTCGATAGAAGTCTACGTGATGCTGCTAAATTTATTAAACAACACAGCGATGACTACAGAACCCTGCCGACGATTGATCAAGTACAAGCAGTAACTACGGTCACACTCAAACACGTACCTGACTTAACAGCAGATCACTATAGTTGGTTTATGACAGAGTTTGAGGGCTTTACTAAACGACAAGAAATTGAACGTGCAATTCTTGCGGCTGCCGACTTACTTGAGAAGGGCGACTACGACCCAGTTGAGAAACTAATTAAAGACGCTGTACAAATCTCGCTGACTAAGGACTTAGGTACAGATTACTTTGCTGATCCGCATGGTCGAATCGACAAATACTTTAACAGTGGCGGGCAAGTAAGTACTGGGTGGCCGCAAATGGATAAGATACTTTACGGTGGCTTTAGTCGCGGTGAACTTAACATTTTTGCTGGCGGATCTGGTTCGGGTAAATCATTGGTTATGATGAACATTGCACTTAGTTGGTTGCAAATGGGACTTAGTGGTGTGTATGTAACACTTGAACTTAGTGAAGAACTATGTAGTCTACGTACAGATGCGATGCTTACTGGTATGAGTACTAAGGACATTAGAAAAGATATTAGCACAACTGAACTTAAAGTTAAGATGGTGGGTAAGAAAGCAGGGCAATATCGTGTTAAAGGCTTTCCGGCACAAAGTACAGTAAATGACATACGTAGTTTTTTAAAGGAATATCAAATTCAGACTGGTAATAAAGTTGACTTTGTTATGGTAGATTACTTAGACTTAGTAATGCCAGTGTCAATTAAAGTTAACCCAAATGATCAGTTTATTAAAGACAAATACGTAGCAGAAGAATTGCGTAACTTAGCAAAAGAACTTAATGTATTACTTGTAACAGCAAGTCAACTTAATCGTAGTGCAGTTGAAGAAATTGAGTTTGATCACAGTCACATTGCAGGTGGTATTAGTAAGATTAATACAGCAGATAACGTGTTTGGTATCTTTACTAGCAGAGCAATGAAAGAACGCGGTCGCTATCAGTTACAATGTATGAAGTCACGTAGCTCAACTGGTGTAGGACATAAAGTAGACTTAGAATACAGTATTGAAACAATGCGTATTACAGATAACGGTGAAGAATCATCGGGTGATGGTAATGGCGCAAGCAGAAATGTAAATAATGTACTAAACAATATTAAGCCAAACTCAACAGTTAATAAAGACACTGGCGAAATTACAGACCATCCAAAAATTAATGCAACAGTGGACAGTAGCAAGCTAAAAAGTATGCTTGCTGGCTTGAAAAATTCCGCAAATTAACTTATTTTTCTCGATTAAATTGCGAGCACGTCGGGCTGTTATTTCGATTCTAGCTTCGATACTAATTGGCCGTCGATTCCTTGCAGCAATTGACATATTTTGTTTTGCTTGGTCAGATTTCGGAATACGCAGTTTTTCTTTAGTTGATTCGCTACGTTTATTACCTAATTGTCCAGCAGATATTTTTGCTTTAGTTTCCACTGAATGTAATCGTGACTCGTGTGTTCTTTGTTTTGCTTGAATAGATATTTTACGTTTTGTTTCTTCTGAACGGTTGGCTCCAAGATGCACTCCTTGTAGTTTTTGTTTAGTTGAATCTAACATGGCACGGCCAGATGCTCCGTCACCACCATCAGTCATATTACGCAATATACCAGTGCCGATATCTTTTCTTCCATGATATGCGATTAATTTGCGTTCGAGTAACATAGATTCGCTTTCTGTTAGCTTATGTGCTATAATTTGTATTAATTGTTTATCTTTGGGGAGCTTGATTCTGCCATGGTCTATATAGGCTCGTCGTCCTTTTCCTTTACCAATGTAATACGGAGTTAAATCTTCTCTGAGGTATTGATAGACGTAATAAATATACATGTTGACATAGTCCTTTATGTTAGGGCAGTTGGATATTGACGTATCGCGAACTGCATAATTTTATTTATCAATAAATACACTAACAGTGATACATTAAGGACTAATCTTGCAAAAGCGTACTCGTGGCATACTTCAGGAACTCGACGAACTCCTTCAGCATAAGGATAAGGCAAACCTCATTGAGAGCAGAGCCAATAACATCATTAATGGTGCTATCAACCTTATTAATCACATACGTGAAAACTATGATGCAGAACAAGCTGGTGAATTAGAACGACGTCTGCTTAATGCAATTAAAGGACAAGACCCTGCAAAATTTGCACGTGGCATACGGAAACTAAAAGATGATTTGGACGATAAATAATAGTGTAGTTCGCGGAATTGACGTTCCCAACTACTCTAACGTCTTGGAGGACATCAGTATGAATATTTATTACGTCTACGCATATCTTAGAAATAAAGACTCTATTACTGCAATCGCAGGTACCCCATATTATATCGGCAAAGGAAAACACAATCGAAAATTAGCCAAACATAGTAATGCTCCTGTACCAACAGATCATTATTATATACACATGATAGCAGAAAGATTACGTGAACAAGAAGCGCACTTATTGGAAATTGAATTAATTACAAAATATGGCAGAAAAGATATAGGGACAGGAATATTAAATAATAAAACAGCCGGCGGCGAGGGTTCGTCTGGTCGTATTTTGTCGGCAGATACTATAAGAAAAATGAGTAAACCAAAGTCTGAAGAAACTAAGAAAAAAATGTCAGCTTCACGTACAGGTAGAATATTTAGTGTTGAAACAAAAGCAAAAATGAAGGCTTCTGCGCTAGCAAGACCACCCAAATCAGAAGAGACTAGAAGAAAATTGTCAGTAGCAGGCACAGGTAAAACACGCTCAAACGAAACTAAAGAAAAAATGAAATTAGCACAACAGCAGAGATGGAATAATAACGATGAAGATTAATGAAATATTAGCTGAATCGGAACTTGATCAATTACTCGATCAACCCGAAGCAGACGAACCGCAGGAACCCGAAGCAGACGAATTCGGCCAGAAACCTACGCCAAAACTTGATAAAGCCACTAAATTTGCAAATGCTACCGCTGGCGCTATTGGGTCGGTATCTAAAGCAATAGCAAATGCACCTGGTAAAAGTTATGGTAGTTCATTTATTCAACCCGCTGCACAGTCGAGTAAAGTGCAATCAACACCAGTGACAGCACCAACAATTCAGCCAGGTGTAGTTGCACCAGAAAATGCAAAGTATCTTAGAACACTTGCAAATAATAAAGTTGCAACTAATCCAACCGGCACACCCGAAATTGATGCTGTACTTAGATCTGCAGGCATGTTAAAACCATAATAGAGAACATATATGAAAATTAATGAAATATTAGCAGAAAGTACTGTAGACGAAGGCTTTGTTGACTTTGCAAAAAAAGTAGGTGGTGCATTCTCAGCTGCAAAACAAGGATATCAAACATCACAGGTATCGAGACAGCAAGCAGATCAAACTACTAAAGTTGTTACTACTGCATTACAGAAATGGATTGCAATTAATCAAAATATATTGGCATCAGGTCAACAATCTACACCAACACAAGCAGTACAATGGTATACTAACTTTTCTGGTAAAGCACCGACTGCACCGCCAGCAAACACAACAGATACAGTAATGAAACAATGGCTTGCAAAAGAGATTTCTAATTTTATGGCAATCCGTGCATTAGGACCAGCTGCAACTCCACCGGCACCAACTCGCACAGGGGGTAAGGTAGCAGGCAAAGTAAGTCAATCAGCAAGTGCTGTCAGACAACGTCAAGCACGTGCTAATAAAACAACAGTAACACCACAACCGAAGGTAACACCACAGCCAACAATAGGTGGCCTAGGACCAAATGATCCTAGATATGCGGCATTAGCGGCTGCAACTAAAAATGCGTCAGCAACTCCAACAGTTTAGATATGGATATTAAATGAAGTTATTTGAAATTAAAAAAGAAACACCAAAATGGTTACTTGCAGAATTAGGTATTCCGTTTGGTGATACAGCGCAACAAGCTGGACAACAAGCTGGACAACCAGCACAGCAAGCTGGCAGTACCGGTGTATTTAATAATCCACAGGCACTTGCAGCATCATTTGAACAATTTATGTCTGCTGGTGGATCAGTTCCTTCTGCATTCCGTGGTGTGTTAAAAGATATTTTAAGCACAGCATTAAGTAAAGTAGAAAGCAAACAAGTTAAAGGCCGTAGAATTTAATCCTCTAAATGTTCTATCTATTGTGCTAATTAGATAAATAACTGTATAGGAGATTTTATATGTACGGTTTCATTTATCTAACAACTTGCACTATTAACAATAAAAAATATATAGGATTATGTTCGCATGAATCTATACATAAAGAATTATATTTGGGCAGTGGCAAGATATTAAAAAATGCAGTTAAACGTTACGGTAAATCTAATTTTACTAGAGTGATATTAGAGGAATGTTCGAGCTGGCAAGAATTATCTGATGCCGAAATTAAATGGATTGCTTACTATAATGCAACCACAAATACAGAATTTTACAATATTGACTCAGGCGGGTATGGTGGTGATCCTACTACTATTAAAGAAATTTGGAAAAATAGAACACAAGAACAAAAAGATATTATCGGTGACAAAATATCCGCCACTAAGAAACGATTAGGATCAAGTAAAGGTAGTAAAAATTCGATGTACGGTAAACATACGGGTAAATTAGTACAGGCAGTATGGGATTCGCGCACTAACGAATATAAGAAAGAAATTGGTGCAAAAGTATCAGCTACACGAAAAGAAATGGGATCAGCAAAAGGTGCCAATAATCCAATGTATGGTAGAAGTGCTATAACTGAAAAAAATCTCAAATGGTATACTAATGGGATAGAAAATAAATACATTACAGAAGGTACACAATCAGATGGTTTTGTTCGCGGTCGAACTAATTTATCGGGCAACATAGGAAAACGAACAAATGCAACTGCACGAAATACAAAATAAAAGTCCTAGTTGGATGTTAGTCGAATCAAAGGCATTATCAATGCATATAGAACACTTAGAAGATTTAATCTTTAATAGTGGCTATGTGGGTGCGCAAGCGGCATTAAACTACGTAGAAAGTTTACGTGCTATGTTAGCAGAAGGCACAGGAACAACTACACAGCTTACAGTTAAGTGGGACGGTGCCCCAGCAATTATCTGCGGGATTGACCCAAGTGATAGTAAATTCTTTGTAGGTACTAAATCAGTATTTGCTAAAGGTGAGCCAAAACGTTGTAAAAATGCAGCAGACATTGAAAAATGGTATGCTCCACAACCAGAGCTTGCAGCAAAATTAACAGCAGCCTTGCATTATCTCCCTAAACTTGGAATTGGAGGAGTTATTCAAGGCGACTTAATGTTTACTCCGGGCGATGTAAGCACAGTATCTATTAATGATGAAGATTGTTATGTGTTTACTCCAAACACAATTACGTATGCAGTACCAGTTGATAGCAACTTAGGTAAACGTATTGCAAAAGCTAAACTTGGTATTATATTTCACACTAGCTACGAAGGCACTTCATTAGAAACAATGAAAGCAAACTACGGAGTAAACGTGGGTAGCTTGCATCAAACATCAGCAGTATGGTTTGATGATGCAACATATAAAGATTACACTGGTATCGCAAGTTTAACACCGAGTGAAGATGCACAAATTAAACAGCAACTATTGTCTACACTAACTACAATGGAAAAGATTGGGCAAGCTCGCTTTGACATTATACTAACTAACAAAGAGTTTGCTCGTAACATCAAGCCATTCATCAATCAAATGATTAGACAAGGCGAGCACGTTGGCGAACCAATGCAGTTCTTACAAAAGTTTATTGATCATACATCTGCTGAACTAATGAAAGATATTGAAACCTTATCGGGTGGTATTAGTGGACGTGCGGCACAAGGTCGTATTACTAAGATTAAAGAAAAAGAGCAATGGGTTGCTGATAATGCAAACAATTTGTTAGTTATACTTGCAACATACAAAAAAGTAATCGAACTTAAACACACGTTAATGCGCAAACTACAACAAGTAGAAAGTATCGGTACATTCCAAAAAACAAACGATGGATATAAAGTAACAACTCCAGAAGGCTTTGTTGCAATTGGGCACGATGGCGGAGCAATTAAGCTAGTTGATAGACTTGAATTTAGTCGTACTAACTTTGCTCGTAGTGCTTAAAAACAGACACATTACAGTATAGAATTTTGCGCAGATGATAAATAAATGTATGCGCTTAAACACGCAAACTTTAAATTTAGGAGAAATATTATGACTACACCAGCTCGCGTTAACGGTGGTGCTTTACCAGTAGTAACAACAGGTCGTTCATTACAAATGTTCACTGTTAGTTTAACAAGCGTTGAAACAGGCTATTCAGCTGTTGACAGTGACTTTGAAAAATTAGTACGTGCTATCGAAACAATCGGTACAGTTGAAATCTTGGGTACACCAGCTGCAGGCGCATTCCGTGTTGCTATCTCTGGTTCACAAGTTACAGCAACATCAGGTACAGGTTCTTTACAAGGTATCTGTAATACAGCAGTTACAACTACTACAGTTGCTGACTTCGTATTTTAATTTAAAACATTAAAATGTAAACTAAAAAGGCAGTTTTATTACTGCCTTTTTTTACGACTATAAATATTGCTATGGAAGCATTATATCAGTATCGAGCATACACCCTAATAGATATAACCGAAACAAAAGTACTAGCACAATCAGTGGAACAACAGAAGCAACGCAATCAACAACGTAATTGGGAAACAATTAACCAGTTATTAAGTTTGCGAGCACAGTTAATAGAATTTAACTATCTGACTATGGTTTCTGCTGATGTTGCAGAGTATTCGTTTGGTATTAACTATGTAGGTACACATAACATCTGGGCATTTGACTTTGCAGTTGAACACGAAGATGTTTATGCACTTAATCACGACAAATTTGGAGTACTTAAAGATGATTTCAAAATTGCCCCAATCATACTTGGGCTAGACGAAACAGCTCACCCACCATTGCCACTGTTTTACGCTAGTGGCGCAGATAAAAATATCTACTTTAAAACACGTACTTAACATATTTCGATTGTAACTAAATATTAGTTAGATGCAACAACAATAATCATGGCACACATTAAGGCATAAACTAGGCTCAACGAATACGCATCGCTAAACTTAATTGGACAGCGACAATGGCAAAACCTACAGAAATAGAGAAACAAAATCTAGAAGCTCATGTTGAACTGTGTGCCGTAAGGTATGGTAGTTTGGAAAATAAACTGGACAATTTAGAACAGAGAATGGATAAACTCGAGTTACATCTTGTTGACATTAAAAATTCACTGGCTGATAGAGTTGCAGGTAGCGATAAGCAAACAATCAGCATATTTACAACAATGATGGGTGTTGTACTAGCTGGACTTATTGGTTTTATTACACATGGTATGTTTAAGTAATAAATACTTGTATGAAAATTGTTGAACTCACAAGCAAGTTATTACTTGCGATAACAAACGAAGAAGCTGAATTACTAGAAAAATTCATCGGCGAAGATACTATTGCTAAACGTGATCTTAATGAACGCGAACAATTAATTGCTGGTCAGCTTACTGTCAAAGACGTACTATTACGCACAAATGATTCCGGAAAACTCTATTACAAAAAACGTATTAACTGAAATCGACGTTGAAAAAATACGACGATTTACAGAAGCTGAACTTGCTAAACATAGTAAAGGTCCGCTTCCATTCTGCTATCAGCTGGGCGCAGACACACTAATCGTTGGTAAGTATAAAATAGTAAAGATAACAGATAAAAGCTGGCGTATAACTAAAGATAACGAACAAGTGTTTGACTTCTTTAATCGCAAAGATGCTATATTTTATTGCATTGCGCTACATAAGAACAAGTATGATTTAGCACAAGAAGTACGCATTAATGATAACTTAATTGGCATACTTGAATTTGATGCTATACTGTACAGATACCGTTATAAGCAAGCACAAGAGAAGAATGATGATTGGAAAATTGCATTATATTCAAACAAATACACTGAAACAATGCTTAGAATTGAAGAGTCAAAGAAACAATTAAAGAAGTCTATCGTTTTGATAAATAATATTAACTAATTGAATTCAGGAAGAACTAAACATGAAACTATCAGAAATGTCATCGACATCTGCAAAAAAAATTAATAAAGTATTGGAAAGTCGCTTCGGTTTTGCAATTGATTATGATTCATTGTCTATTGCTAAAGCACAACGCTTAGGCGAAACAATTTCATTAAACTTAAACAAAATCCGTCATAGTGCAGATTTTCACACTGCGGAAACAAATCCACGTTATATGGAATTGTTAACAGTACAAGAAGGCATTAACACTTGGCTTACTGAACAACATCAACAATTAAACGAAGGTGAAGTTGGTAATGCAGAAGTATTATTAGCTGCTAAAGACATGGTTGATAGTGTACAAGATACAATTGAAAAAGTTGGTAAAATGCAAAATGAACAACTTCCACAGTTGTTAGACAGCATCCGTGATCAAATTGGTTCACAACAAGCTGATGCATTTAAAAATGCTGTAGGTGCAACATTAGATCAACTAATGCAAAACTTACAATCTGCACGTGAAGGTGTTGACACTGGTGTACGTGTACTAAGCGGTGAACAAGTTGACCAGCCAATGGAATTAGGCGGCGAGCCAGCTATGGGTGCAGAGCTTCCTCCAGCTCCTGAATCAGATTTTGATACAGAAGAACCAGCTGATGGATTTGCAGCAACTGATGCTGCTGTCGGCGGAACTGAAACATTAGGTAGAGAATTGCGTTAATGCGTTTACGCGAATTTGCAAGTGATGCCGCAACTCCAGAGTCTAACTTAGTTACTGCTCTGGAATTATTGCGTCACCGTTCACAGGACAAATCAACTCCAGCAACAATTAGTACAAAAAGTCTTATTAATCTAGTATTAAACACAGACAAATCATTTAGCTATGATGCACTAGTTGATGCTAACGAAAACAATCCAGCAGTAAAAAATCTTATTAAAAGTTTTAATCGAGACCAAGTCATCCTTGCTCCATTAAATGATGGCGAAGATTCAACAACTACTAACGTAGGCGATCAACAAGGGCAAGGCCAATTCCAAGCACCAGTCGACGATGTTAGTTCAATGGCAGCACGTGCCGCTAAATCACGTGGCGCCCCAATAGCATAATAATCAACGCATTGACATCACCACATAAATAGTGTAGTATATTAGTATACTATTGGAGATTAAACTCGCAGGCTTGTGCGCCAAGACACTAAATACATGTATGAAAAACAAATACGGTATTATTAAAGCATGCTTATATTGTAAGAATGAGTTTGAAACTAAACCTCGTTTTTTAGAATATTGTTCTCAATCCTGTAAGAATCCTAATAACAGAGCAGGACATACGCCATGGAACAAAGGTGCTAAATTTACAGCGGAACAAAAAGCTAAACAAAATACAAGTGGGCTTAAAAAAGGGTGGGGTTGGAATAAAGGTATTCCAAACGAAGCACAAAAACAAAAATGGACAGGCGAAGGTAACCCAAATTGGGATGGTAAAGTTAATAATCAACGTCCTAAAAATTATGTAGATGATGAGTTTACTGCATATAAAAGAGAATGTAAGAAAGCAACATATCGTTCTTGGTATGCCATGAAGAAGGAAGGATTAGTGCCTGTATTAGGCAAAAGAAAAACAGATTGGCAAATGGATCATATTATTCCATTCAAACAAGGATTTGAATTAGGAATAGATCCTGCGATAATTGGTAGTAGAAAGAATTTAAGATTTATATTAGGTGAAGAAAATAGAAGTAAGTGGGATAAGTTTCAATCGGAAGATATAGTTAAATCTATAATAGGAGAATAACATGGCATATTCAGCAGCCGTTTTGGACCATTATGAAAATCCAAGAAATGTGGGATCTTTAGACAAGGAGAATGCGCAAGTTGGGACCGGAATCGTCGGTGCCCCAGCTTGCGGATGACAGGTGACGTCATGAAGTTACAAATTCAAGTCGAAGACGGTATTATAATTGATGCAAAGTTTAAAACTTACGGATGCGGAAGTGCGATTGCTAGTTCGAGCCTCGTCACTGAACTGCTTAAGGGCATGTCGCTTGACCAAGCTCAAGAGATTAAGAATAGCGAGATTGCTGAAGAACTTGCGTTACCGCCGGTAAAGATACACTGCAGCGTCCTGGCCGAGGACAGCATCCGTGCTGCAATAGCAGATTACAAAAAGAAAAATAATCTAACATAGAGCAAATAACTTTGATAAATAAAGTTATGAATAACCTTTGCCTATGCGGATGCGGTGTAAAATTAAGAAAAGATAATAGAACAGGTTATCAAAAAGGACACAAACCTTGTCCTATTTGCGGCACACTAGTAAAAGGATCGGGATTAGAATGTTGCTCCAAAGCATGTTCTGCCAAATTACATTGGCAACGACATCCTGAAATGAAAGAAACCCGAAGTTGGAATGCCGCAAGAAACGCTGTTCGTGAATTGCACAGAGATAGTTGGCTTAAGAATTTATCTAATGCTTGTATAGGAAGAAGTCCTTGGAACAAAGGCACAAAAAGTATGCAAGTGCCTTGGAACAAAGATCTACCCGCAGCACAACAACCTAGATTTAATGTTAAAAGTCCCGACGGGTGGTATGAAAAATATAAGAAGACTAATCTAAAAAAATACGGAGTAGAAAATCCAGGTATATTAGCCAAATCGTCACCGAGAAGCAAAAAAGAAAAGTTGTTAGAACAGTATTTGATTGATTATAAAATTAATCAGAGAATAGGGAATAACAAGCCAGACTATGTTAATGAAGATACTAAACATATAATTGAAGTTTATGGAGATTATTGGCATTGTAACCCGACCACATTTACAGCAGATTTCTACCATTCACAACTTAAAATGACCGCTAAAGAAAAATGGCAAAAAGATTTAGTTAGAAAGACAGAATTAGAATCCTTGGGATATACAGTTACTATTGTATGGGAAGGTGAATTAAAAGAGTTTATTAAAGGATTACAAAAATGATTAGTTTAACTGAATTAGCCGCAGAGAAGATTAAGAAAAGCATTGATGCACGTGCTACAACAACGCTGGGTATTAAAGTTGGAGTTAAGACTGCTGGATGTAGTGGTATGAGTTATGTGCTTGAGTTTGTTGAACAACTAACAGCAGACGATATTGAATACAAATGTCACGGAGTTAGCATATTTACAACACCAAAAGACTTAGTCTACGTAGATGGTTTGCGTATGGACTGGCAACGTCAAGGACTTAACGAAGGCTTTGAGTTTATTAATCCAAATGAAGCAGGTAAATGTGGTTGCGGTGAGAGTTTTACAGTATGAAATTTCCAATAATCGAAATAGTAGATAGATACACTATTGCAATAGTTAAACACAAACAAACAAACGGCGCAAACCAAGAAGAACTTGATTTTTACATAGAACAAATGCAAGAAGTTAATTTAGATTTACAACATCAATTAATACTCGAATTAATTGCCCATCATGAATATGTTTGGTCATTGGAAGATGATTTTAAGAAAAATAGAGTCGATGGGTTACCCTTAGAGGAAATCGGCCGCATTGCAATAACAGTACGAGATCAGGGGTATAAACGTACTCATCTTAAGAATACACTTGCTAAACTATTAAATGATTCTGTTATCGAAATTAAACAAGATCATAGCAGTGAATAGCTTGACCTTTGCTATCTTATAGTATATACTAATAGTATGCTTATACAAAAATATGATTACACCCCCATTTCACGTCAATCCGTAGATGGAAAACGTCTTTACAGTTTGCCAGATGGCAGTAAAGTTCCTTCAGTAACAACAATTCTCGACAAGACAAAGTCCGCAGAAAGTAAAGCGGCACTTGATAATTGGCGAAAAGCTGTTGGTGAGAAAAAAGCCCAAGAGATTACTACAGAAGCCGCCAACCGCGGAACACGTATGCACAAATGGTTGGAAGACTATGTGCGCAACAATCGTGACATGGGCGAGCCCGGCACTAACCCCTACAGTATGCAAAGTCATAAGATGGCGCAGATAATTGTAGAACAGGGTTTAGCAAATGTAGATGAAATATGGGGCATCGAAGTGCCATTATACGTAGAAGGTCTGTATGCTGGTACAACTGACGCTTGTGGCGTACACAAGGGCAAACCAGCCATTTTAGACTACAAACAGACCAATAAACCAAAGAAAACGGAGTGGGTTCAGGACTATTTCCTCCAGTTATGTGCTTATGGACTAGCACACAACGAAACACACGGAACCGACATTAAACAAGGTGTTATTCTGATGTGCAGTCAGGACTTCCAATATCAAACGTGGACAGTCGAAGGCGAAGAATGGGATATGTGGACAGAAAAATGGCTTCAGAGAGTGGAACAGTATTATAATCTTAGCTAAATATAAAATATAGACAGGATAATAATATGGCAGTTGTACAAATCTCCAAAATACAGTTACGTAGAGGACTGCAAGAAAACTTACCGCAATTAGCATCAGCTGAGATGGGCTGGTCGGTTGATCAATGCAGACTATTCATCGGTAATGGTACATTAGCAGAAGGTGCACCGTCAACTGGTGTAACCGAAGTACTTACTGCACAAAGCATATATAATGAATTAGCTGCCATCACAATTTTACAAGGTAATGTTGCTAACCTCGAAGCAAACGTTACTACGTTACAATCTAACGTATCTAGCCTACAAGCAAACGCTGCAGTTCACTCATTAACATTCCTTGACAACCAACCAACTGCAACAAATACTGCAATAACACTTAACTCACTGACTTCAAATACATACGATTATACAATCGTGCGCGGTACAACTTCTAGAGTTGGCACACTTAAAGTTACTGAACTATTAGGCACAGCGGTATTTGAAGATGACTACGTCGAAACAGCAAGTACTGGTGTGGTGCTGGGCTTTATAAGCAATGTTAATGCTGCAATAATGACATATACAACAACTAGTACTACTTTACCGGCAACATTCACTTATTACATAAAACCATTTATTTAATGAATACGAGCTTGCAAAAGTTCGCAATATCGTGTACACTATGTACTTGAGTGGGATATAAATTTCTACTAGCAGTCAAATAAAAAGTAAATACACAACAACAATCAACAATACAAATTTAGAGCAGTACTAAATTAAGAGGCAATCAAATTGAGTATCATTCAAGTAATAAAACGTAGCGGTAGTCGTGCCCCACTTGCAGTAGAGAAATGGCAGGCACAGATTGCAAAGGTATGTGCTGGCATTGCAGATGTAAGTCAGTCAATGATTGAAATTAAAGCGCAACCACACTTTTATGATGGCATTAGCACACGAGAGATTGATGAAATCACTTTACGTGCTATCGTTGACTTAATTGACATCGAACATAATCCAGACATCGGACATACAAACTATCAATACGTAGCAGGTAAACAGCGTTTATCGATGTTACGTAAAGACGTCTATGGTGATTACGAAGTTCCTCGCTTATATGAAATTGTTAAAACAAACGTAGCAACGGGCTTGTATACAGCAGAGCTACTAGAGTGGTATACTGAAGCAGAATGGGATAAGATGGATGCGTTCATTGACCATACTAAAGACGAAGCATATAGTTACGCGGCGATTGCACAACTAATTGAAAAATATCTTGTACGTAATCGTGCAACACATCAAATTTACGAAACTCCGCAAGTGCGTTATATGGTAGCGGCCGCAACAGTATTTCACAAAGAAGAGCCAGCAACTGCTCGCTTGAAGTTTATTAAAGAGTATTACATTTGTGCAAGTGACAGCCTTTTCACCCTTGCAACACCTGTCCTCGCCGGCCTAGGTACACCAACTAAACAGTTTAGTTCGTGTGTACTAATTAAAGCAGACGATGACTTAGATAGTATTTTTGCTTCTGGTGAGATGATGGCAAAGTACGCAAGTAAACGTGCTGGTATTGGTCTTGAGATTGGTCGTTTGCGTCCACAGGGCAGTCCGATACGCGGTGGTGAAATTATGCACACAGGTATGATTCCATTCTTAAAGAAATGGTTTGGTGATTTGCGTAGTTGTTCACAAGGTGGCATACGTAACGCAAGTGCAACAGTATTCTACCCAATTTGGCATCACCAGTTTGATGATTTAATTGTACTTAAAAACAATCAAGGCACAGAAGAAACCCGTGTACGTCATATGGACTATGGTGTTGTATTGTCTGCATTCTTTTGGAGACGTTTTAAAAATAAAGAAAACATTACATTCTTTGACCCAAATGAAGTACCTGAACTATACGAAGCATTTTACAGCAATACAGAATTATTTGAAGAACTTTATGTTAAGTATGAAAAACGTAAAGATTTGCGTACTAAAACAATGTCAGCTGAAGAAGTATTTAAAGGTGGCATACTAAAAGAACGTACGGACACAGGTCGTATCTATCTTGTGTTTATTGATAACGTTATGAAACAAGGACCATTTGATCCAGAATATCATACAATTTATCAGAGTAACTTATGTTGCGAGATTTTATTACCTACATTACCATTTAAACGCTTGGATGATGCTAGCGGTCGTATTGCACTATGTACACTTGGTAGTATTAATTGGGGATCGTTCCGCAACCCAGAAGACATGCGTCGTGCTTGCCGTATCTTACAACGTAGCTTATGCAACATTTTGGATTATCAGGACTTCTTAAGCATACAAAGCAAACTAAGCAATGATGAATTACAACCACTTGGCATCGGCATTACTAACTTAGCCTACTGGCATGCTAAACGTTCATTTAAATATGGCGAGAAAGATGCATTAGCAGAAGTTAAGAGTTGGATGGAACATCAGGCATTTTACTTAACAGAAGCAACAGTTGAACTGGCTAAAGAACGCGGCCCATGTTTAGATTCAGCAAAAACACGTTACGGTCAAGGACAGTTTCCTTGGGAGAATCGTGCAGATGGTGTTAATGAACTTGCTGACTTTACTCCAGAGCTTGATTGGGAAACGCTACGAGTTAACATGAAACAATATGGTGTACGCAATTCAACACTAATGGCAATTGCGCCAGTTGAATCTAGTTCAGTAGTTATTAACAGCACTAACGGTATTGAAATGCCAATGAGTTTGATTAGTGTTAAAGAAAGTAAAGCTGGGTCATTTACGCAAGTTGTTCCGGAATATCATAAATTGAAAAATAAATATCAATTAATGTGGGAACAGAAAGATTGCGATGCGTACTTAAAAACTGCAGCAGTACTTGCGGCTTATGTGGATCAGAGCATAAGTACTAATACATTCTATTCGCCGGCACACTTTCCAGACAGAAAAGTGCCATCGACATTAATTGCTAAGAATCTAATGCAGGCACATATTTGGGGTCTAAAGACCTTCTATTATAGCCTCGTGAATAAACAAGGTAGTAAGATGACAGCAGAAGTGGCCCCGGAAATGGCACCAATAGATTATGATGACGAGGATGATTGTGCCGGATGTAAGCTCTAGTATGAATAATATTCCTGCATATGTGTACTATATCAAACATATCCCGACAGGTAAATTCTATTATGGATCGAGATATAAACACATAATGAAAAATATTATTCCTGAGAAAGATTTATGGGTTACTTATTTTAGTTCATCAAATGAAGTTGCTAAATTAATTAAAGATACGAGTAAAGAATCATTTGAATTTACAATAATTTATACTAATGAAGATACAGATAAATGTTTTGAATATGAGCAATCTTTAATTAAGGAGTATATCAGTGATCCGCTATGTATTAATAAACGATATTTTGATTCTGTAAAAGGAGCAAAGGTATTTTCTATATTTGGTAAAACTTTATCTTCAAAAGGAAAACCAAAAAGTGAAGAAACAAAACAAAATATGTGTAAACCAAAAAGTGAAATGCACAAACAAAATATCAGTAAGGCACAAAAGTTAAATGGCGGAAATGGCCCATCAAAACATAAAGAAGAATCGAAAATTAAAAACGGTAATACACACCGATTATTAAAACGAGAAAAAGTCACTTGCCCGCATTGTTGTAAAACAGGCGGAGCAATAGCAATGCCGCGTTGGCATTTTAATAACTGTAAGGAAAAACAATGAGTAAAGCACAGTATGATTTAAGTAAGCCCACTAATTATTTAACACGATCGATGTTTCTAGACCCAGCTGGACCAGTAACGGTACAGAGATTTGAGGAAGTTAAATATCAGAAAATTGCTAATTATGAGCAACAACAACGAGGATTTTTTTGGATACCTGAAGAGATTAGTCTGAGTAAAGATAGTAATGATTTTAAAGATGCCAGTGATGCTGTTAAACATATATTCACAAGTAACTTATTACGTCAAACAGCATTAGATAGCTTACAAGGCCGCGCACCAAATCAGGTGTTCGGCCCAGTTGTAAGTCTACCAGAGCTAGAGGCGTTAGTTTCGATCTGGTCGATGTTCGAAACTAACATTCATAGTAAGAGTTACAGTCACATCATTCGTAACATTTATAACGTGCCAAAAGATGTGTTTAATACAATTCATGACACAGCAGAGATTGTAGGAATGGCAAGTACAATCGGCGACTACTATGATAAGTTACACGTAATTAACTGTCAAGCTGAACTTGGCATCAAAGTTAGTGAAACAGATCACATTAAAGCAATTTGGTTAGCACTACACGCAAGTTATGGATTAGAGGCATTTCGCTTTATGGTTAGCTTTGCTACATCACTTGCTATGGTTGAGAACAAAATCTTTATGGGCAATGGCAACATTATTCAATTGATTTTACAAGATGAGTTATTACACAAAGAATGGACAGCTTTCTTAATCAATCAAGTAGTTAAAGAAGACCCACGCTTTGCCGCAATTAAAGCAGAGTGCGAAGCTGAAGTATATCAGATGTACTTAGACGTTATACGCGAAGAGAAAGAGTGGGCTGATTATTTGTTCAAAATGGGTCCGGTTATTGGTCTAAACGCCAATATATTGAAGGATTTTGTTGATTATACAGCCGTAGATGCACTAAAACAAATTGGTATACGTTACACTAGCCCTGCACCTAAATCAACACCGATTCCGTGGTTTAATAAACATACAGATACAAGTAAGAAACAAACAGCATTACAAGAGTCGGAAAGCACCAACTATGTATTAGGTATTATGTCTGATGAAATGAACTACAACGAATTACCAACATTATAATAAAAGGGGAAACGATGTTAACTGTGTATTCAAAAGATTCATGCCCGTTCTGTGAGCAAGCAAAGAATCTACTAACAATAAAAAAAATAGCATTTGAAGTAATTAAGATTGATGAAAATGTAGAAGCACGTGAATTTATTATGAGTGAAGGGCATCGCACAGTACCGCAGATTTATCGAGATGGTAAACTGTTTGTGGCAGGTGGCTTTCAAGGCTTAAAAAAATTAACTAATGAACAATTAACAGAAATGACTGGAGAAACAATTGCTAGTAACTAACCGATACGACAAGGATACATTGGTATCATTTAAGCTAGTAAACGGCGATGAAGTTATTGCTAAAATTGTAGACGAAACTGCCGCTGAATTTGTAGTATCTAAACCAATGATTGTAGTACCAAGTCAACAAGGTATTGGCTTGATGCAAAGTCTATTTACATCTGAGTTAAATAAGAGTATACACCTGGATAAGCGTCATGTAATGTTGCATGCGCAAACAAGTAGCGAGTTAGTAAATCATTATCTTGAAACTACCTCGGGGTTTACTATAGCAAGATAATTTTTACAATTATCGCCGTGCCAACGAGAAAAACCCGGTTTACTAACAATTTTCTCACAATGTTGACATAATACCTTAATATTATTTGGATTATTTTTACGGAAGGCATGACTATTATTCTTTTCCATAGTGGCCTTCCTTTTAGCTTTAACTAATTCCGAGTTTGGAGTAGTACCATTTTGGTCCATAGTTTCTTTTCGTTTTTGTTGTACTTCTGGTGAACCCATTGTGGTTCCATTTGCAATCATAGTCGTACGACGTTTTTCCTCTATATATCTGCTGCCGGGCATGGTGCCGTTAGTTCGTTTAGTTTGTAATTGCAGTTGTATGGATGCGTAACTTCGTTTAGTACCAGATGGTCCTTCTCCACCATCTGTTCTATTGAGTAATATGCCTGTGTTAATATCTTTCCGTCCCCACCACCGGATTAATCGTCTTTCTAACGCAAACGCACCAACTTCGGTTAAATTTGATTCTAATATTATAATTTTGGATTTATCTTTGGGTACCGAAAGACCTTTATGTTTTGCCCAAGCACGATTTTCCTTGCCTTTGCCGATATAATACGGAGTTAAGTCAGAATTTCTTATGTATGCATAAATGTAATAAATATTCATAGTATGTTATCTTTGTATAAGTATTTACCTAATATCAAAACATACAGACAATAACAGGCATGATATTAGATTTATTAAAATTATTCTTTAGGATTTAGAATGGCAGAACATGATATATCGCTGGTAACAGCCAAGTCAAGCAATACAGTAATTGAGAGTATGAAGGTTGCATTGGCCACGGCTTCTGCAGCAATTACTCCTGCCACATTAACTGCAATGGTTGGTATTAAAGAAGGTTCTGCTTTGGCACTTCCAAAAAGTGTAACTGATGCCATGACAATTCTAAACACACACAAAGGATATGCGAATGCAAATGTTGCCGGATGGATTGCTGGTATATCGGGCCCTACAGGCACGGCTAATGCTGCATTGGCAAATCTAACAACATTACAAGGTCAGATGGGATTTACCGGAAGTCCTGGCTCCGATAATCATGCGGCATTTGGCGCTATCTTAAATCAAGCACAAGGTCATATCGGTGATTCGATTGAAATAAACAATGCAACTACATTTATGTCAAGCACATCATTTGAAGAAATGGGTGCTGGCATTACTAATATGAGTTCAATGGCAACACAAGGATTAGATGGTGCACTGGGCAGTTTAACAAATGCAGCAAGCGCATTTGAAGCCGCTGGTCCGGTATTTGATCTCAATAAGATATCAAGTCTTGGTTCTACTACTGGATTTGTTGATAAATTAAACAGCGTAAAATTAGGAAATGCAAGTGGTGTTAATGCCGCAATTGCAGCCGCTGGGCTCGATATGACTAATCCAGAACATGCGCCTGCAATTAGTAAAATTGTCGGGTCAATTAAAGATCCTGCAATTATAGCAACTATTCAAGATCAATTAAAAATTAGCCCAGGCGGAGCAATTGGCAATCTAAATGACTTTACTAACCTTAGTAAGTTGGCACCAGCTGGTTCGGCTTTAGCAGCATTACCAACAACAGGTATGCCGGATTTATCTGCAATGGCAAGCAAGTTTGGTGATATGGGTGCAAAATTTGCAAACCCAGCTGCTGCGGCAGGATTATTAAACGGAATACAAATACCAAGCGTACCAAACTTAAATTCATTTGCTCCTACATTGTCGGGATTAACATCTAGTTTATCTTCTAGTATAGCAAACATGACTGGCAAAGCATCTGGATTGTCTGCACTTAATGGTGCAAATGGTTTACCGAATATAACCGACTTCACACATGCAGTTAGCGGCGGCCCAGAATTATCTGCATTGGCTAATGTAGGCAATATTGGAATTACAGCAGATCATATTACTGCGCTTACTGATTCGATTACTAAGTCACAAGGGTTAATGGCAACAGCAGGAATTGATATCACGTCTCCGTTGCCATTGCCGAGTTTAGGAAGTGCAATGAGTTTTGCGACAAGTTTACATAAGTTTGGAGCAGATACATCTGGGTCAGGTATTTCTGATGTACTTGGTGGAATGGCTAATCCTGGATCTGCATTTGGTGATTCAATCAAAGCAAGTTTGGCAGAAGGAAAAAATAAGGCACTAATGGCGGCACACGGCATTTCTCCACTAAAATTCGGTAGTTAGCAATGATACTCGATCCCATTGCTGAATATATAATTATTTCAAAATGGGTAACGGCATTGATTGGCAAAAAAATTACTCCTCACAATTTCGTTAAACGATTAGGTAAACATCTTAATAAACGACACAGCGTTAAAGTTAAATGCTTTAAAGATAACGATAGTAAACTTAACAAGGGCGACTTTACTTTCGGCGGCGAATACGACCCAAATTTAGACGAAGACGAAAGAAAACAATTCAAAGTTTATTTCTTAATTAATCATCCTAAAAAATCTACCTGGTATGTTACTGAAGAAATGGTAAACAATATCATACTTGACTTAGTTGAAACACTAGTACACGAATACAGACATCAACATCAATACAGAAGCCGACAGTTTATGTTAAACAGAGGTTATGTTAGTAAGCATAGAGATGTCGAAACGAAAAACAATCAAGAATATTTAGGTATGCCCGATGAAATAGATGCGTATGCGGCAAACATTGCGGCACGACTCTATATAAATAAAAGTGTTGTCCACCCAGATAACAGTGCAGACCTTGCATCATATTACACAGCATTTGGAGCGAATCACCCAGTAACACGACTACTATTAAAGAAGATTGTACTACATATAAATTATCTAGAGAACAATAATAATGACAATGCAAATAGAAAGTAGTGCAGAAAATATTAAGTGTGATGATTATGTATTTGCTATTGACGCAAATGGAGTAGCACGATTTGTTATGCTACCCGAAGAGTGCAACGAAGTACACCCTAAGATTAAACAGATATTTGACTTACTTGGCATAGATACTGCAATGCTTGTGAGTCATCGCTTGCAATAATTAAATTATCGCTTGTTCTCTAAAATCTGATTGAATATAATCGCTGTACTTTAGCAGAAACATTGTGTACAACATATCATCCCAAAAGTCCAAGCGCATAGTGTATTGCTTTGTCCATTCGGTTTCTTTCTCATCTTTATGTTGCCGTAGAGTAAAACCCAATTGTTCTCTTAATCGCCAGCTAATCATAACAGTAGTCCGACCATAGTCTTCGATGATTTGAGATTTTAGTTTGTCCCACTGCCGATTTGATAATGTAATTGTCTTTGCCATCATGCCCACCTCATTAAAAACATAGTATACGCTTGTTCATCTGGAAATACAATGTACTCCCATCGACCCCATCCGGGATTACGTATTACATCACTTACTTTATAATCTTTCTGCCAGAATTCAATCATTTCAGTGAAATGGTAAGCATGACCAATCTCACCACTGTGACTGGCCACTAATGCCTTGTGCGCATGATCAAACGCTTTTCCCATGTCTTTGATACTAGCAATATAGGTCATTCGATATACCATTCGATAAGTTTTAATACTTCTGTGCGATTTGTGCTGTTCCATAGTCGCATTGCATTGCTGTAACTAATATCACCACCTGACTCCATTATGTCAATAATATGCAGAAATGTATTACTAAATGCTTGTCCAATTCGATAGTGCGGATTAGCAATAACTTGAAATAAGTATTGCTTCTCAAACTCCTCAAATTCTTCCATTGTTATGCTACTTTGTGAAGACATAAACACCCTCCCACTTCTCACGCCCTGCAACTTTTTCATTACCAACGCCGGGTCTAGTGTTTAGCATCATCTTAATTGTACCTTGATGTTTAAAGCCTAAGCTCTCAGCAGTAGCAATCCATCGTTCGCATACAGCATACTCTTTATTACCATATGATTTATAGTCTGCAATGTTAGTTGCAAACACACCATCACTGTTTAAACCTTTGTGTATGTTTCGCATAGTGGGCGCAACATAACCCTCGAACCATTCATCTAACGTAGTGTACCTAACCATACATTGTGTTGGCTCGTCGCTGTACTTCTCTAAGTTAAAGTATGGCGGACTACTAAATGCTAAGTCAACATCTGTTGGTTCGTATTCTTCACTTACTGATTGTGTAATCAGACCCTTGTTACCCACAGCCTGTTCTATTAGCTCACTTAGGTATGTTAGATGCTGAACTGTTTCTGTGTTAGGGTCGATACATTGGTAGTTGTAACGCATATTGCTAGTCGTTATACCTAACATGCGTCCACCATAGCCCGCACTGTAGTCATAGACATTGCCCCATAGCACAGGACATAAGTGTTCTACTATAGCACGTGCATTAAGCGACTTAAAGTTCTGTACATTCTCACCTGTTACTAACTCTAATGCTCTGCGTAATGCAGTTGGGCTGACTAAATTGTTACCTTCCCTGTATTCAAAGCATAAATTGATTGCACGTTTTAATTTAGCATCACTTAGGAAGCGATCTTTTAAACTGTTACTGCCACGTCCTTTTGGTTCAGCAGTCATCATGTTTGGGAACAAAAATCTATTAATACCTTGTCCTTGATTGTTACCTAAGTTGATAACATTATTCTTAACACTATTGGTTACAGTCTCAGACAAATCTTTAATAGCAGAGATCAACCCAGCTTCTGTGTAATAAACAATCGGAGTAATGTTTATACTGCGATAGATGTCAAACACTTGCTGTATTGTGTCAACTGGATCTTTAACCCATTGTTCTTTAGTAAACGTGTCTAGTTTATCCTGTACTGATTCGTAGCAGGTAAACTGCGGTTGAGTTGCGTACTGCGCCACACCCCATATATTATGTAAATCTGTTATCATTCGCTAAACCTTAATAAAAATAGCATACGGTCTTTTTCTTCTTTAAAATAATACTTGCGGTCACTTGCTATCCATTTAGCATCGTCATACCACCAACCGCCCGGTCCGAATGTTTGTGTAAGCCACGCATGATAATGATCAAACGTTGCCTTTGCTTCATAATGCGGCATAGTTGGTATAGTAACATAATCAGCAGGTTTTGCCCAATGATATTCCATTGTTTTATCATCATACCAAGTTGTTCCAGTTTCCATTATGCCCACCTCAATAATATCATCAGATACTTCTGTTCATCTATTACTGTATGCCTATTATAAAATCCATTAACATCTAAGTGTATAGCCATCCCGTATGTATTGCGCATATAAAGTATAAAGTCCTTTGATAGTGCAAATCCATTGGGTAGATTATTTTCCCTATTATAAATTCCTTTTATCCTGATAAGCCTAACCGCCATTTCACGGGTGAACCCACTTTTGCTTAATTTAGCCGTAGTTGCCACTATGCCCACTTCAATAAAAACATAGTAGCATCTTCTTCTGTGTCAAACGTAACAACGTAATCAACTAAGCCCATGTTATCTCCCACTTGTCCACGATATACTTTATAAAACTGTTCGGAAGTAATGTTGTTGAGATAATTTCTATATTCTAACACACTTGCGGCTTTATGCACTGCACGATATGGGACAGTTATAGTAATCATTTCACCCACCGTAAAGTAAACATTAAAGCATGCTGTGGGTCGCGAAAGTTAGCTAAGGTGCAATCCCATCCCCAATTAAAATACCACTCACGCAAGTCACTTGGCAACTTAAATGTTTCGACACACCACTTGTATTCTGGCAGTTTCGTTAAGTCGCCGTCGACTAGATAGTTGTTACTGTTAATTAGTTTAACACGTGTGTACTGTGGTATTCCTAATATATCTGGAGTCATAACCATTTAACTGTGCTTGAGCAAGAAATAGGTCATGTATTCACGTGCTTCTTGCTCACGTCTACCATCCCAATGCCACATATCATATGACATACGCTTGACACCTTTGCGCCCATCTAATTCTTCATTACAAGCGTCCAGTGCCGCGTCCCAACCGATAAATTCTCGATACGTTGCATGCGCAACACCCAAGTCGTGTATGCGCATAACCCAGTGATTGTTTTCTTGCTCTAAAGTAATATTCATACATACATTATACATTCTATAGAGCTAAAAGTCAAGTGGAAATACAGGTTGACTTTTCGGTTAAATGACTGTATAATGTTTACATACACTAAAGCAACGGAGAATAAAATGAACAAACAACAACTAATTGAAAAACAAGTTACTGAAATGGTATGTAAGGCATTATTTGATTTGGAAAGTAAATTGGTTACTAAGTTTGACATTGAAAGTTTAGACGCTTACATTGATGGCGAAAAGTACAACAAGGTAATTGATAAAATGATTAAAATGTATATAACAGCGGCGGTGCAATAATGAACATTGAAGAAATGATTATTGCAAATAATATTAATCAAGCAATGGATAACGACATTGAGGAAATGATTGATGAGCTGGCAACAATAACAAGCATTGGTGTTTGTAATACAATTGATTGGTTGCAAGGTTTTAATTTTACTGATAACGAATTAGAAATGCTTGCTCACGCAGTTATGGTTATGCAACGTGAACGAGATATAGCTAACAAATAGGTTGACAAATGCAGTTTAAGACTGTATAATGTTACACATACACTAACAACAAGGAAGAATAAAATGGCAGGCAAAGCAACTTCAGTTTACTTAACAGTTAGCTATACAGGAACACATAAAACTGCCCTGCACAAAATGTTTTTCAATGCAACTGAAATGAATAAATTCACTGCAACAGATGAATTTAAAGAGAAGTATATGACACCTGAATTTTATTTAACTAAAGAAGTTTACTAGGAGATAGCGTAATGGTATCACAAAAATTTAAGTTATGGTATTTAGATGAAGACAAGAAAAAGCAATATCTTGTACCAACTGCAATTAAATATGTACCCGGTGAAGATGTAACTAAGGCGTGTGTATTCGAAGGTGAAGTAGAAAAGATTCGGTGGTTGCTAGAAAAGAATCACAGTTATGTTAATCTTAGCGTAGATTTGATTGGAGCATAAAATGGTTAATACACTTTATTCGCAACAACAGGCATTTGCTAAACGTAAGTTTGACCCAACCAAGAAAGCAGACTTAGCAGTTTACAAAACGTTTATTACAACTGGCTCTTGGGGAGAAACACCCTGTCCATTTGAAGCAGAATGGCCATACTTAACAATCCCTGGTATGTTGGCACATAAGATTTCAGAGTATGCAGTGCGTAATATTTAATTAGATTTCTTTCACACTAACAAAAGGCTCTACGGGGCCTTTCATTTTGACTATAAATATTGTATTAGGAAACAACAATGGCATCATACTCACTAACTGCTACAAACATAAGTCAACAAAGCCCTGTACTTAAAAAGGGAGTGGTGATATTATATTCAGCAGTATCGGTTTACTTTATAGTTGGTGAAAATCCAGTAGTTGACCCAACCAAGTGCGCATTGTTACGTGCAGGTGAGAGTAGAGAAATGCGCTTTCCTGTTAAGTGTAGTAAGATTGCAGTGCAAGCAGTTGGCGCACACGGAGCAGTTACTATAACTGAACAAAGTGGCGGAGTAAAAGCTAGCTGTATATAGTATTATACGCTAAATATTACAAAGAGAACAATTATGTCAGCAAACGGAATTTCAACATTAGCATCAAAACAGCTTAAACAAGAAGGCAAACTTGCTATTGCAGAAGCTAAACGTCAAGCCACAACTGTAACTACAAGTGGAACAGGCAAAATTATTGCAGTTACTACATCGCCTGTAGTTAATGCAAATGTTTCTTTTGCTACTGCATTCTTAACTCAAGCAACTGTTGGTGCATTACTACAAACAACTGGTGCTGTTACTATTGGAACGATATCATCAATTCAATCCGACACACAGCTAACATTAACGGCAAATGCCGCAAGTAATCAAAGCACAATTGCATATAACTTCAATGCAGTTAACAATGGATACAGAACATTAAACACAGCAAACATTGATATACTACCAACCAAATATTTTGGTAATGCTATAGTGGATAATATAATCGATGGTAATGTACTAATAACTGGGCGTCCGTGGCAATAATTGCCAAAACAGTTGACGGCGGTTGCATTTGCTGTTACGCTGTATATTAACATAGAAACTAACTTATGATATTTGGATTATTAATTCTCGCTGTTGCATTGTTTATATCAGCGGTAGCAGCCTTTTACTCGATTGCAGGGCTTTCTGCAATATTTGCCGCGGCAGTAACGCCTATTATCATTATGGGCTTGGCATTAGAGATTGGTAAAATTGCTGCAACTGTTTGGTTGCACAAATATTGGCATCGTGTTGCTGTACAATTCAAACTATACCTTGTACCTGCTATATTAGTCTTAATGCTAATAACATCAATGGGTATATTTGGATTCTTATCAAAAGCACACATGGACCAATCTGTGCCGGCCGGTACTTGGGCATAGCAAGTTTACCTAACCAAAACTGTTGACAAGTATAAACTACCAGCGTATAATTAATTTATCGCTGGTATTTTTATGAGATAAATAAAAATGCAACGCCACTTATGATAGTGACGTCGGATTTAAATTGACGCTTGGAATATTGATTCCTTTACTAATGTTAAAATATTAGAACGCCGACCGTAGGTATCTCCTAAAGAGTACTAGCAGAAAGAATGCTAGTATTTTCTTATCCAAAGTATTAGCATTCCTTTATTAATTCATTTATAATATACAGGACTATCAATTATAATAATTTTATTATTTGAGATTAACCACGAAATGAATACAATTATTAATTTAAAGGAGAAGTAAATATGAAGAGAAATATTTTAAAAGCATTAGTGGCCGCAACTTTAGTATTATCGACTATGAATGCAATGGCAGATAGTAATGCTGATTTAATTAATGCATTAGTAAATAAAGGAGTTTTGACTCCAGAAGAAGCAACACCCCTAACTAAAGAGCACATGAAGGAAACAAGCGATCTTAAAAAATCAATTACTGGTAGTATCGATGATCTTCCGATTAAATTCTATGGTACTATCAGAACATTTTTAGATCATGATTCTGCCAATGTGCCAACACATCAACCAGATGCTAAAGTAAGCAATTGGATTAGTAAATTTGGTATTAGCTTCAAAGAGCCGATTACTGCAATTGGTGAAGGCTGGGTAGTTAACGGACAATATGAAACTAGCTTCCAAAGTGATAATCCTAAATCAGCGGGAACATATATTGGTGATGTACAAAGTACCATTGGTATTGCTTCTAATTCCGTAGATAGTGCTGCTGAATATAAACTTGACATTGGCCGTAAACCAAATCTTGTTTGGTTGAATATTAGAGAGTTTGGTATTTTCAATGATGATCCTGCATCACCAATGGGAGAAATCCATGCTCGCCAAGGTATTTACATGAGTAACGGTATATATGCTCAATATAAACCTCAGTTTGTTCAAGGACTAACATTAAGCACAGATTATAGTCTAAGCGAAAAAGTCGGTACAAGTAATAAATATGCCGCGTCGGCAAGATATGAATGGGACAGATATATTATTTCTGGAATAAGATTTGATGATCATGCTGGTAACGAATCTAATTTAATTACTGGTGCAGTTAAAATACCCGAACTTAACTCTCGTGTTACTGCTATTTTCAGTGATGACAAACAATCTGGCGCTCCATTTGCAACAACCGGTTTAGTTACTAAAGGCTATAGTGCGCAATGGGCGTGGAATGCTATGACTAACGATACAGTATTAGTTGGGTATGGTCATAGAGATGACGGTGTGAATGCATATACATTAGGCAACGATTACAAATTGAGTAAACGTGCAACAATACAACTACACTATCAACACGTAGAGTCTGATCGCCCAATAGTATTCACTACAATGAATGATATTGGTCCATTGTTTGGTACTAACGGCGGCGCCGCAGCAGCAACGGGCACACGTAGAGATCAACTTGCTCTTGGATTAAAATTCGTATTTTAATATGTCTAGGCCACTAATATTTGTAGGTAGTCGGAATGATTTCCCTAATTTAGCATTAATAGCTGAACTTAGGGGAATTGAAGTCCTTGGAATATTAGATCATCACTATTATGGGAACACTGACACAATGTCGAACATTCCTGTAATAGGAGATGAACGCTGGCTATTGGATGTTAGTAATACACAAGCCCAAAAATGGTTGAAAACTTGCGATTTCTTTCCAGCTAATTGGTACGATGGTTCACAACCATTTAACAAGATTGATATGCTGAAACTAAGACTCGATAGAATTAGTATACTCGAACAGTCGGGTGCAAATATTATCAATCTTATTCATCCTAATGCTAGTGTAGATGGTCTAAACAGCAAATACGCTATTAATTTTAAACTTGGCCGAGGAATTTTAATCGATGATATGTGTTGGATATCCATCAACAATACACAAATTGGTGATTACAGTCAAATTGCTATTGGGGTTGGTATCGGCCATAATGCTATCATCGGTAAAAATGTAGCAGTGGCGCCGTGGGTCACCTTGCCGAGATGCAATATAGGCGATAATACAGTAATTGGAATGCATGCCAAAATTGATGTCATTGCCGCTTATCGCCCTGGGACACTAACAATCGGTAGTGGTTCTACTGTATGGGCAAATGCATTAATTAGTAAAGATGTTCCAGACAATTCGATATATACTGACAAAGGCCGTATCTTTAAGAAAAGGTAATAATAATGAATAATTTTTCTAAATTTCTTTCAAATAACTTTTTGGGTTATGAAAACAAAACAGCAATAGTAACAGATTCTGAAACCATCTCGTATATTGAGTTAAATCAACATAGCAGACAATTTGCTTCTACACTTAACGATTTAAATGTAGTTGCAGGCGACCGAGTTATTATTATGCTCGAAGATTGCATCGAGTGGGTAGTTGCTTGGTTGGCAATCAATCAATTAGGTGCTGTACCAGTACATATAAGTAATAGATTATCGACAGAACAACTACCCAATATATTAAAATCTAGTCAGGCAAAAGTAGTTATCTGTGATATTAATATAAAAACATTATCTGAGGTATTTGCAAATCAACTCTGTTTAGGTAAAAGCGATATAATGAAAGACAATCAAACGCATAATGAATATTATGATTTTGCCGATGATGAAATTTGTTTCTGGGTACTAACGTCTGGCACAGGTGGTGCACAAAAAGTCATTGCACATAGACACGCCTCTATAAAACTTACTATAGATAAGATATCAAAGGCATATAAAATAGATAGCACCAGCATATTATATTCAATACCTAAATTAAGTTTTATGTTTGGATTCTTTGATATGATGGCCGCACTAGCACAAAATGCCATTGAACATATATCTAATCAAATACCAAATCCGGTAGCCATCCGCACAAGAGTGCGTGAATGCACAGCTACTCATTTATTCAGTGTACCTAGTATTTTAGCTATGATAGCAAGATCAACAAATGACCCATCTGATGATTTGGCCTCTATTAAGATGTTATTGTGTGGTGGCGAATCGTTGCCGATTGCTGTCGCTACTGATTTTAAATCAAAATTCGGAGTTGATATATTAGATGGACACGGCATGTCGGAGGTGCAACATATGGTTATATCGCAAACTCCTGATGATATAATGATGGGTACTATCGGTCGCCCTCTCGAAGGAGTTAAAATAGAAATCCGCAGACCTGAAGGTACACTATGCGACGTAGGCGAAGTGGGTGAATTATATATTAATGACCCAAGTATTGCATTATGTTATATCAATGACTGGGGATTAACTAAAGATACTTTTGTTGGGCGTTGGCTAAAAACTAATGATCTTGCTTATATCAGATCAGATGGTTATTATGTTTTTAGCGCACGTTCCGGGGACATAGTAAAAATTAACGGTGAAAAAGTATCTTTAGTCGAAGTTGAGAATGTATTGCTAAAACATACTCAAGTCGAAGATTGTGTTATGCTTAAATCATCTGATAAAGAAGGATTTACAAAATTAACAGCTCAAATTGTTCCAAAAAAAGATACTGATATATCTGCCGGAGCAATAAGAAAATATCTTAGAGAGAATTTAGAATCATATAAAATTCCTAAGTATATTGAGTTTGTTTCTTCTATTAATAAAACAGTTACCGCTAAGAAGATACGGGTAAAAGTATAATGAATATTAATTGGAGCACAGATCATACCAAAGACAAATTGCCTTTTTCTTATGAAATAGTAGAAGTTATTGATAGCAAAAAGGTTAATATTAAAATTCATTTAACCGACAAATGTATTAATCATTTTGGTATTCTACACGGTGGTATGCATGCGTTGATTATAGATGAAATTGGTATGACTACATTCCAAAAGATATTATATCCAAATGACAATTATCTAACATCTAAACTGACAGTTGACTATATTAAACCGTCGAGAAATTTAGAATTATTGGGTGAGGTCGAACTGACAGAACTGACAGATACAGTGGGCAAAATAACAGTAACTCTAACAAGTACAAATGGAACCATTAGGAGTAAGGGTACTTTGGAATTTCAAGTTAGACAAAAATTTAAAATGGTTGACAACGATAAACTATAGTGTTATGCTTGTAGTTAACTCGATAAATACTTAACTATGAAGAAAGCATGGCTATACATAACAACTAATCTGATCAACGGTAAAAAATATATCGGACAGACTACAAGCACACGATCTAACTATGTTGGATCGGGCAATGCTATTATGGCCGCTATTAAAAAATATGGCAGAGAAAACTTTGTTCGTACAAACATATTTGAGGGTGAATGGGAATTAGTGGATTTGCTTGAATATGAGTTCATTGAAAAATACGATGCGGTTAATTCGTTATTGTATTACAATCAAAAACCTGGTGGACACACAGGCACACAGCGACATATCTAGAAAGATAATGAGTGAGAAAGCGACTGGTAGAAAAGCATCGGAAGAGTCAAAGCAACAACGCTCAACAAGAATGAAAGGTACAGGTAATCATTTTTTCAATAAAGCACATACAGAAGATAGTATTAACAAGATTAAAGAAAAACGAGCACAACAAGTAATCACCGAAGAATCTAATAAAAAACGATCAGAAAAAATTAAAAGTTTACCTAAATTTCAATGTACTAATTGTGGCGGATGGTATTTCAACAGAAATCTTATTCAATATCATAATGAAAAATGTAAAAAAGCAAGGATAATTCAATGATATTTGCTATAATAATTTTATTAACCGCACTTCTGTTATCAAGTGTGGCTGCAGTTTATTCTGTTACAGGATTAATTGCTATATTCCCGGGATCAGTATGGGCCATTATTATTATGGGTGGCACACTCGAAGTTTCAAAAATTGCCGCAACTGTTTGGTTGCACAAATATTGGCATAGAGCCACGATACAGTTCAAACTTTATCTAGTACCAGCTATTGTAGTATTAATGATTATAACTTCGATGGGTATTTTTGGATATTTGTCGGCTTCTCATGTATCACAATCGGCATCAGTTACTGATATCACAGCACAAGTACAAATATTTGACGAAAAAATAACAACTGAACGTGCTAACATCGATGCAAACAAAAAAGCATTAACTCAAATGGATGCGCAAGTAGATCAATTACTTGGTCGTACAACTGATGACAAAGGTGCAACTAAAGCCGCACAATTACGTAAGAGTCAATCAAAAGAACGCAAGGCATTACAAGATGATATTGCTAGATCACAAAAGAACATTGTAGCTATACAAGCAGAACGTACTCCGATTGCATCACAAGCACGTAAGGCAACTGCCGATGTTGGACCAGTTTTATACATAGCGGCACTTATCTACGGCGACAATCCAGATGCTAACTTACTTGAACGTGCTGTACGTTGGGTAATTATATTGCTAGTGTTTGTATTTGACCCACTTGCTATTGTATTAATACTTGCCGCAGACCAAACGTTTATATGGATAAAAGAAGATAAGCAAAAGAAGAAAGATGACGAGCCTGCATACGAAGCAGATGATAGTCCGTTAACTGATGAACAGATAGAAACTATTAAAGAAGCATCTGGAGTCGAACAAGACCAAACTATGGGCCAAACATTGTTTGATACAGAAGAAGAGTTTTTCGCTCGCGGCAGAGAAATAGCAAAAGAATTAGACACACAATCATATATGGATAAGCCGTGGACGTGGATGAAAAATTCAGAAGGTCCAATTGGATTAGTTCCACAACAAGAAGAAATAACTACTGCCGACATCTCACCAGACGAACTATATGATTATATAGACGAAGGACGTAAAGAAGATCCAGAAACAGATAGTGCTAAACAAGACTTAGATAATGCTATTGGTTTAATTGCAGAAATGCAGACTAAATTAGATACATTGCAAGCAGAACATGATGCAAAACACGCAGAGCTCGAGCAGATTAAATCTGTTGATCCAGTTATGCTTAAAGATCATTTAGGCAATCCAATAACATTATACTATCCACCAGCCCAACAGGTTACTGCACCAGATTTATCTATTAATGCTGAATTAACTGGTAATAGTGTTAATGCAGGGTTTGGTATAGCGTTTCCAAAAACTCCAGTTAAAGGTGATTTATACTTAAGAGTTGATTACTTACCGAGCAAACTATACAAGTGGAATGACATTAAATGGATTGATGTAGATAAAGCTACCGATATATATTCGTATGATAAAGAATACATTAAACACCTAGTAACTAAATTAGCATCGGGCGAATATGATCCCGAAGAGCTTACACTATCGGAACAAGAACAAATTCAAAAGTATGTAGATGACAGCAAACAAACTTAATTTAACCACTCGTAATAACACTTATAAATACTCAACAAGGAAGATTGTAATCAATGGCAAATCATGAATCAATGGTAAAAGGCACTACAGTTTACGTTAAGAACGATAACGTAGAACAAGCAATGCGTAAGTTTAAAAAGAACATACAGGACAGTGGTCTAATCTTAGATCTACGTGCTCGTGAATCTTACGAAAAGCCAACACTTAAACGCAAACGTAAAGCGGCAGCGGCAAAACAACGTTGGAAAAAGAAATTATCTAGCCAAATGCTTCCAGCAAAACTTTATTAAGAATTAGTTGTCAAAATACTTGACAAATAATGTAATACCCTGTAGTATATAATAAATAGTAACGTAGATGCCTGATTAGGGTCTACGGCTATTACTTGCTTTTTAAAAGGAGAAATATATGAGCAAAAATATCGTTCTAGGAATCGACCTCGGAACTACAAATAGTTGCGTCGCAATTTATGAAAATAACAAACCCCGTATAATTGAAAATAATGAAGGCGCACGTACTACACCATCAATCGTTGCTTATGGCGATGAGATTATTGTTGGCGCAAGTGCTAAACGTCAGTCAGTTACCAATCCAAAGAACACAATTTACGCAAGCAAACGACTTATTGGTCGCAAGTTTGACGAAGAAGCAGTACAAAAAGACATTGGCTTAATGCCATACAGTATCGTTAAGAACGTTAACGGTGATGCATGGGTAGAAGTTAACGGAGAGAAATTAGCACCTCCACAAATCTCAGCAGAAGTATTGCGCAAAATGAAATCAACCGCAGAAGACTATTTGGGTTATGCAGTAACGCAAGCAGTTATTACAGTACCAGCTTACTTCAATGATGCACAACGTCAAGCAACTAAAGATGCAGGTCGTATTGCAGGCTTAGAAGTATTGCGTATTATTAACGAACCAACTGCAGCGGCATTAGCATTTGGTTGTGATAAAGGTGATAAAAAAGATCGCAAGATTGCTGTATATGACTTAGGTGGTGGTACATTTGACATTAGTATTATTGAAATTAGTGATGTAGATGGAGAGAAACAGTTTGAAGTACTTTCAACTAATGGCGATACATTCTTAGGTGGTGAAGACTTTGACCAACGTGTAATGGAATACTTAATCAGCGAGTTTAAGAAAGACTCTGGTATTGATATTACTAAAGATATACTTGCACTACAACGCTTAAAAGAAGCCGCAGAGAAAGCAAAGATTGAGTTATCAAGCTCAACGCAAACAGAAGTAAATCTTCCATACATTACTGCTGACGCAACTGGTCCTAAGCATTTAGTTGTAAAACTTACCCGTGCTAAGTTCGAGAGTTTAGTTGAAGAACTAATTAAACGTTCAATTGATCCATGTAAGATTGCAGTTAAAGATTCTGGCATTAAAGTTAGCGACATTGATGATGTTATTCTTGTTGGCGGGCAAACACGTATGCCTAAAGTACAAGAAGCTGTTGAAGCATTCTTTGGCAAAGCACCACGCAAAGACGTTAACCCAGATGAAGCAGTTGCAGTGGGTGCGGCAATTCAGGGTGCAGTGCTAGGTGGTGACAAAACAGACGTATTATTGCTTGATGTAACACCATTATCACTGGGAATTGAAACAATGGGTGGTATTATGACTAAGTTAATTAAGAAAAATACAACTATCCCAACTAAAGCAAGCCAAACATTCTCTACAGCAGAGGATAATCAACCAGCTGTTACTGTTATGGTAGCACAAGGTGAGCGTGAATTTGTTAAAGACAACAAAGTACTTGGGCAGTTTAATTTAGAAGGTATCGCTCCAGCAATGCGCGGTGCTCCACAAATTGAAATTACACTAGACATTGATGCTAATGGTATCTTAAAAGTAAGTGCTAAAGATAAAGCAACTGGCAAAGAAAACAAGATTACTATTAAAGCAAACAGTGGACTTACTGAAGCTGAAATTGAAGCAATGGTACATGATGCAGAAGTTAATGCAGAAGCAGATACTAAGGCACGTGTAGTAGTCGAAGCAAAGAACGCGGCAGAAGCGCAAATCAATACAGTTAACAAAAATCTTAAAGAACACGGCGATAAAATTACTGCTGAACAAAAGATTGAAATCGAAACTGCTATTACTGCGGCAGAAGCAACGTACACATCAGATGATGCAGAAGCAATTACTGCGGCAGTTGGTAAGGTATTTGAAGTTGCTAAACCATTGTTTGAAATTACTCAAGCACAAGAGTCGGCAACAGTTGAGCCAGGTGCGCAAACAGAAACAGCGGCACAAGAAGGTGTTGTTGATGCAGAGTTTACGGAAGTTGATAAGGAGGCGAAATAATGCCAACAGTAGTGACCCCACCTGACATACGTAGATTTGCAGTAGGCTTTGAGAGTATTTTTATTAACTTAAATCGTACTGCTGGTACATTAAATGCAACTAACTATCCACCATACAATATTGTACGTTATAGTGAAACTGCATATACTGTTGAAATTGCAGTGGCTGGCTTTGCAGAAGATGAGCTCGATGTTGAAGTAATTAATCATGAGCTTGTTGTACACGGTGCAAGCAAGATAGTTGATGATCCAAATGTTGAATATATACATCGTGGCATTGCAACACGTAACTTTGTTCGTAGTTTTGCACTAGCAGAGAACGTTGAAGTAAAAGGTGCAGTTGTAAAGAATGGAATACTAACAGTAATGTTAGAGCATATCATTCCCGAAACTGCCAAGCCAAGAAAGGTTGCAATTTCCTTTCAACCGTAGTATAATAGTATTAAGGGTAGCAGAAATGCTACCCTCCCATAACATAATAAAGAGAAAACACATGGCAAAAGCAATTGCAAAAGTTAAAACAACTCCAAACTTGGCTATTAAAGAGCCGAGTATGTACAAAGTCATTTACATTAATGATGATGTTACAACAATGGAATTTGTAATCGAAAGTTTGCTTGTGGTATTTGATATGGCGCATGATACAGCCACTGATATTACTATTACAATTCATAATGAAGGTAGTGCTGTTGTTGCGCTGTTACCGTATGAGATGGCAGAACAGAAAGGCGTCGAAGCAACACAACTTGCACGTGCATCTGGCTTCCCACTTGTAGTGAAATTAGAGGCTGACACAAAATGATTAAGTCAGTTTAATAGGTTAAATTGACAGTATGTGATAAATATCTATACAAGGGATATTTATATGTATACAGGATATATTTACATTACTACTAATTTAATTAACAGCCGAGCATATATTGGTAAAAAAAATAAATCGACTTTAGATTATTCTTATTATGGATCTGGTACTGTTTTAAAGACAGCAATTAAAAAATATGGTAAAGAAAATTTTAATATCAAAGTATTATATTGGGCGCAATCAGTAGAAGAACTTGATCTTAAAGAAATCGAATTAATAGAATTATATAGTAAAACTGTTAATTTGTATAATATTGCTAAAGGTGGCACAGGTGGCGATACGCTAACTAATCACCCAGATCTAAAACAGATACGAGATAAGCAAATTATCGGACTAACGAATTGGCATCATAATATGTCCGAGGATGAAAGATCCGAGCACGGAAAAAAAATAAGCAATGCAAAAAAGAATAAATCTAATGGGCACACTGGATTAACTCATAATGCTGCCACAAAAGAAAAAATGTCGCAAGCATCAAAAGATTATACTAAAACACCAGAATGGAAACTTGCTCATGCTGTTGCCGCTGCAAAACGAAAAAATGTTCCGTTGACAGCAAAATATAAATCTGTTATAATAGATAATATAGAATACGAATCAGTTGGGCATGCAATGATCGCATTAAATATAAAACATCGAGCAACATTTTATAAATTGATTAAACAACAAAAACTACAGGTTGTATACAAATGATTTTTAATAAAATTAAAGAATTAAAAGGGCTAGGACTTAAAATTGGCATAACCTTCTCGTCTTTCGATTTATTGCATGCGGGTCATATTGCTATGTTAAGCGAAGCAAAGAATCATTGCGATTACTTAATTGCCGGCTTACAAAATAATGCATCGTGGGATAGACCAGAGAAGAACGCACCAATACAAAGTATTGTTGAACGACAAATACAACTTGCCGCAACACGTTATGTTGACGAAGTTGTAGTTTACAATACAGAAAGCGACCTCGAAGACATCTTACTAGCATTACCAATTGATGTACGTGTATTAGGTATTGAATACAGAGATAAAGAATTTACTGGACGCGATATTTGTATTGCTCGCGACATTGAATTAGTGTATAATAAACGTGATCACTCATTTAGTTCGAGCAGTTTACGTAAACGTATTGCAGAAGCGGAGAGTAAAAAATGATTTATTTTATAATGTGGGCTATATTTGTTGCATTGTTTATATTGTTTATGATGGGCGCATCAAAGATTAATGGCGGCTGTTCAGGTTGCACTTGTGGCAAAGTACAAAAAGAACAATGTGAAGAAAAGAGTGAAGAAAAGAGTAAAGAATGAAGATAAGTGGAAATCTAATTGAAATAATTTCAGTTATATTACTAGTAGCGGCACTACTGTTTATGTATATCGATCGTGATGAAACGAACACGGGGGTTGTGTATGACTGTAGACTTGCTGAGATTAGTGTAGATTATCCGCTAGCAGTTAAAGAACAATGTAGAAAACTATTGGAAGGTAAGAAATAATGTCAGAAATTATGATGGATATCGAAACACTTAGCACACGTCCGGACGCTGTTATTTTAACAGTAGGCGCATGTAAGTTTGACCCGTACACACAAACAGAAACAACTGGTGACTTCTATCTTAGAATTAACGTAGATGAACAAGCACAACTTGGCAGACATATTGACGAAAACACAGTTGCATGGTGGGGTCAACAAGCCGCTGATGTACGTGATGAAGCACTAAGTGATAGTAACAGAGTAAGTCTCGAAGAGTTTACAGCACAGCTAAACAAGTTTATGGTAGGTGCAGGTAATATTTGGTGTCAAGGCCCGGTGTTTGATATTGTAATTCTTGAGAATTTATATCGTCAACTCGGCAAACCAGCACCGTGGTCATATTGGCAAGTACGTGATAGCAGAACACTATTTGGTACACACGGCGACCCACGCGAAAAAGGCAAAGCAGGTCTGCACAATGCGTTAGAAGATTGTAAATCACAGGCAGGTGCAGTACAGACAGTATACAAGAACTTAAATGTACAAAAACAATCACGATGAATGAATTAAATCGCGAAGCACTAGTTATATTACAAGAAGAATGTGCTGAAGTTATTCAAGCGACAAGTAAATGCTTTCGCTTTGGTTTAGACAATGCGCATAAGTCAGGTGCAACACAGCGAGCTAACTTAGAAATGGAAATTGGCGATATGTTGGCACTTGTTGATATTTTAGTTAATCAAGGTGTAGTTAATACTGCTAATATAAACACAGCTAAAGCAAACAAGATTGAAAAATTAAAGATATGGTCATATTTATACGACTAAAGGACAGTTATGGAAATTATATTCGGACGTGAGAACGCAACTAAATTACGTGAGAAGTACACAGTATTAGATTTAGAAACAGTTGAGAAAGATGGCGCAAGTATAGAAGTTTTTTGTTTGATTCCAGCTGATAAAATTAGTTTAGGCGACTTGCCTACGTTAGAACAATATACTAATCTACATGCGGAATTTCTTGAAGGATATAAGAATAAGCATTATGATTACTGTCGCCAATGTATTACTTACTTAATGGGTAAGTTTTCTGGTGAAGTCGATACATTTTATGAAGAAATACTACGCAGAATAAATGATATAGATCCACAAGAAGTTTAATTCAGAGCAAACTACTCAGTTAATTTTCACAGGCAACTTAGTAAATAATATTACTAGGAGCCTAGCCAGTGAAAAAAACAATAATAATATTCACACTGCTTGTGGCAATACCCGCACAAGCCGCACCACTACCCGACTTTCAGTTCAAAAGTCCAAGTTTCAACGGCAACGGGTATGGCACCTACGTTCTAACTATACAGAACGAAGAATATACACGTGCGCAGGCAATACAACAGGCATTAGAAGCGGCTAAACAAGCGGCAGCCACTGCGGCCAGCAATACTCCACTTAATCAATTCTTAACTAACTTAGAATCACGTGTTCTGGCACAGGTAAGTCAAAACCTAGCTACAGCTATGTTTGCGGGTGGATCTAGTACCAGCGGCACCTTTAACTTCCAAGGCAATACTATATTCTGGCAAAACAATGGCAGTAATATTAGCCTACAGGTCACAGACAACTTAGGTAATGTTACTACTATTAATGTTCCATTGGGTTCATTTAATCTAACGGGATCGACACCATAATGAAACAACTATTGGTATTATTATCATTATTGGCATTAACTGGCTGTGCCACTGTTCAGAAAGCTGGGTATGAGCACGAACCTGAATTGGCAAAAAACAAGATGGTAAAAGAGTTTGATGCTATTCCAGCACCAGCAGGTCCAAAGATCACTGTAGCAGTCTACAGTTTCCAAGACAAAACAGGGCAACGTAAAAACTCACCTAACATAGCCAGCTTTAGCACTGCGGTTACACAAGGCGCCGAGCCGTTCTTAATCTCAGCACTACAAGAAGTAGGACATGGACAGTGGTTTGATGTTGTAGAACGTGTAAACGTAGACAACTTGATTAAAGAACGCACTATTATTAAACAGATGCGTGACGCTTATGAAGGCACAGCGGCCAAACCATTGGTACCATTACAGTTTGCTGGTATCATTATGGAAGGCGGTATTGTAGGCTACGATAGCAGCACAGAATCAGGCGGAATTGCTTATAAATGGTTGGGTATTGGACCACAAACACAGTATAGTAAGGACATTGTAACAGTTAGTCTACGAGCAGTGAGTGTTAGCACAGGTAAGGTATTAACCACAGTAACAGTTACTAAGACAGTATATAGCACAGCAGACAGCGTGGCGGTACTTAAGTTCTTTAGAGGAGGCACATCAGCGTTTGAATTTGAAAGCGGCCTAACTATAAATGAACCCGGTACATTGGCAGTTAAAGCCACTGTTGAAGCGGCTGTGGTAGAGTTGATCCGTCAAGGTCAACAAAAAGGAATTTGGGACTACAAAGTCTCAGATAATAAGAGTCCGGAACAAACGGACCATTAAGACCGTAAAGGTCAAGGAGTAAGACAAATGAAAAAGTTAATAGGACTTTGGAGTTTAGCGTTAATGATGGTAGCTAACGTGGCCATTGCGGCGGACAATAGTATCTATATTGACCAAAGCGGCAACACATCTAGTATTTCAGTTACACAAGATGGCGCAGGCAACGTAGTGCGTGGTATACAGGGCACAGGTAGTGATAATACTACTCCAGCAACAATTTATGGTAACAGCAACACCGTTACAGTTCAACAGATTGGTACTGGTGATACATTGAGCTTTGGTATACAAACAACTGTAGGCACTGGCGTTGGTACACTAACTAATGGTGATACTTATCTATACACTGTAAATGGTAATAATGCCACAGCGGTTATTGATAGTAATAACAAAGGTACTGGAACAAGTGTCAGCAACTACTTAAGCGTAACACAAACTGGCAACAGTGCTAACTTAAATGCTAACATTTTAGGCAGTAATAACAGTATCACAGCCTCTACCGCAGGTGGTGATAGTAATAGTCTTGTAACAACTGTTAATGGTAACAGCAACTCACAAAATATTACTGTGTCGGGTGGTGGTAGCAATAGCATTACAGTTAACCAAGGCGTAGGTGGAAGTGCTTTATCAGGTGGTGCTACAGCAACAACTAACAACAACGGTGTAGTTACTCTATCAGTAACTGGCGCAAGCAACACAGTTGGTATTAGTCAAACCAGTGCTGGCTTTGCGGACACTACTGTGGTCAGTCTAACTGGTAGCAGCAACGTAGCAAGTATCACACAAAATGCTGTCGCAGGTAACACAACTGTAAACTTAACCAGTGTGGGATCAAGTAACCATTTTACAATTAACTCTAACGCACATTAAGAGAGCTTGTGAAGATATGTCAATTAATACTAACCATACTGTTAGGGATTATGTCCTTGAACAGTATGGCTTCAATCGGTACGGTAACTGAACAAACTGCCGTTCCCGGCAACATCACACGATCAACTAAGACAGTACCTGCGTCCAAGGGCACAGGGGTTGAAATGAACGACGCGGTTAATACCACTAAAGGTAAGGTGGGTATTACATTCCAAGATGACACACGTGTCGAGGTCAATGAAAATAGCAAATTAGTCATCGATGACTTTGTCTACGACCCTAAACAAGGCACAGGCAAGTTGGCCATGAAGTTTGCTTCAGGCACAGTTCGTTACGCATCGGGTGCTATAGCACACAGTAACCCTAATGCCGTGGCCTTAAACACCCCTAGCGCGACCATAGCAGTGCGCGGCACTGACTTTAGTGCTACAGTCGACGAAGCTGGCGCAAGTACCATTATCCTACTGCCAAGTTGCCCTAAGAATTGGGTAGATATAGATCGCGACTGTAAAACAGGCGCAATTGAAGTCATGAATGAAGCAGGCAGTGTCCTACTTAATAAACCATTCCAGGGCACTAAAGTAGAATCGCGCAACATACCTCCAATGAAACCTGCTATATTAAACCTAAGTCTAGATACTATTAATAATCTATTGATTGTTGATGTGCCTAGACAAATTGACCGAAGCAAAATAGAACAACAGCAGGCGCAGGCCAAAGAAGCAGGCAACATGCTGGATCAAAACTTCTTAAAACAAAACTTTTTAGAAAATGAATTTGACAAAGAAGGCCCAGTCTGGGATAACCCATTGGCACAACCACTACTACAACAATATTTCCTAGAGAATATTTTTAACATTCTAGCAGATCAATTACAACAAGAAACAGCGGCACTGTTACAGAATGTTCTAGCACCGCAGAATCAATTATTACCTGACTATAAAAAATCCACAGGTGTAACAGTTCAACAAGATCCTACCATGGTTGAGCTATGTCGTCCAGATGGCGGCAGTAACATAGAATGTGTTAAGACACCGCATGATCAAAACTCAACGGTGTATATGACACAGGACAGTGTTACTATTAAGAATCGTATTAACACAGGTGGTAATACTATTATTACCCTAAAACAAAACTAATGCGTAAATTTCTATTACTACTATTATTAGTCTGTAACGCGGCCTGGGCTGATATAACTCAGGAACACTTTAGTTTCGCACAGGTATTTGACGTTCAATGGTATATCAGTGGCAGTACCTTAAATGCCAGTGGATTTAATTACTTGTATGCCAGCGTGGATGCCAGTGGTAATCAAAATGCTGCACGCTTAACATCTGGACAAACATCTGCCTATGCTGGGGCTGGTGACTACTTGGCCTTTTTTCACAGCTCAAACTATCCTGGAACCTACGGACTTGGTGTTTACAGTAGCAGTGGCACATTGGTGCGAGTGTTAGACTACACTGGTTCATTTGTGGCTCTAGCCAATGGTGCTATATTTTATAATGGTAATAATTCGTGGGGCACCTTGTTTACCACAGCACAGGGCTATAACTATGGGCAAGGTGGATCCTGGACTATTACACAAAGTTATCCTAGCACATCCTATATGACCAGCTATACTCCGCCTAATACTACTCCCTTGGCGGCAGGACAATCAGCACCTCCCGCTGTTACTGTAACCAGCAGAGTAAACTCAACAATTACCACAACAGCCACGAGTGGAGCAACTGTCTACACATATAGTCAACCTATAACCACTACCTACTACAGTGACGGCTCACAGACAGTGGCCAACAACGGATCAGCAACATTAATCAGCACCACTGTCACTGGCACCAGTGGCGGCATTACCACAGGGCAACAGGCTGACGTAACTGTATTCAACAATAACGTAATTAACGGCTCTAGCGTCTACATTCAACAAAGTGGCAACAATGATAATATCAATATACAGCAGATTGGTACGCACAATCAAATTGGTGGTATTGGCTCACAGTTTGCTCAGATACAAAACGGCAATAATAACATTATTATTAAGCAGGGTAATGGCAATGCTGGACAAAATGAAATCGACTTGAGTGTAGCGGGCGGTAGCAATACATTGACCATCACACAGGCCAATGACACTGCGGGTATAAGTGCTGGCAGTAACTATCAACTGATAAATGTAAATGGAGTAGGCAATAACATAACCACCACACAGACCAACGATGGTGGGTTAGTTGGACACTTTGCTGAAATAAATGTCACTGGCAGCAGTGATACTGTTGGTCTAACACAGGCCAACAATGGACAAAAACAAGCATTTGTCACAGTAGTTGGCAATAACAACTCAGTTACAGCAAGTCAATCTGGTCTAGGACAGCACTATCTAAGCATTGGTGAGTCAGGCAATGGTAATAGTGCTACTGTTACACAAACAGGATCAACAGCCAATTCAGCAACTATAACGCTGATCAACGCTGGTTCACCAGCAAGTGTAAACTTAACACAGACTGGCGGACAAAGTTATAGTATAACCCAATCATGCGTGACCAACTGCGGAACAGTAACAGTCAGACAGGGTAATTAATCATATTGTAATCTAAATTGTAATCTGTTATTGATCAATATGTTATAAATATCTTACAAGGAGGACAACGTGATGAAACAACGTAAATTAATTACCAAGTTATATCAGGCTTGTCTCGACCACGATACACAAACAATTAACGAACTACGTAAAAAAGAGTTTAAGAAAATTGTGAAACATAAGGCCGAAGGTAAGCCATTTGATAGCAAGTGGTCTGTAGTTAAGTTTTAACTACGTCAATAAAAAGCCCCAATTAAGGGGCTTTTTGTTATGCGTATGTATCTGTTGTGATTGGCAATGTAGTTACAAGTGATAGCAATGCAGTTACTATAACACAACAAGGTACTGGTATTAAAACTGCTGGTGTTGAGATACAATCAGGCATCAACAATGGAGTAACTATCAATCAGGATGGTAGTGGTAATCACGTTTCTAATATACAGAACTTAAATGGTAGTGCTAATAATATTACTGTTGGGCAAACAGGAGATGGTAATCATACATTTAATTTACTAGGCGGCATTGGTACTACTAACAGTGGTAACACAGTAACAGCAATACAAAGTGGCGGAACTGGTGCAGATAAAAACTTTACACTTAACATGAACGGAACGGGTGGTGCTAATGTAAATATTCAGCAGACTAATCCTACTCAAGCAAACACAGGTAATATGTCTATTACTTGTAACACTGGTAGTTGCGGTACATATAATTATACCAGACAATAAATACATTTATGTACACATGGCGCGAATATTTTATTTTTACTGAAATTGTATTATTTTTCTTTCTGGTATTTGCCACGCCGTGGATAGAAAGGATAATACTGTGAGTTGGTATAAACATACTCCACATCCAAAGAACCCTCCAGAACCACCCAGTCCATCCACCCCAAGCGTTAATTAACTTTCTGTAATATTACTGTAACATGAATATGCTTAAATAATAGTATAGCCGGGGGATTAGTAGTGAATACAACAGTCACAAAATATAAAACGATCTGCATATCCGATTGTCATCTTGGCACTAAAGATGCGCAAGCAGACATACTCAACAACTTTCTTAAACATCATACTTGCGAAGACTTATTTTTAGTGGGTGATATTATTGATGGCTGGAAGATACAGCAAAACAAATGGCGTTGGAAACAAAGTCACACTAACGTAATACGTAGACTACTTGGCTTTGCTAAACATGGAGTACGAGTTACATTTGTTACGGGCAATCACGATGAGTTTATTCGCCCATTTGTTGCGCATGGATTAACATTTGACGGCATTTATGTATGCAATCAAGCAGAATACAGAAGTATAGATGGCAAATTGTTTTTAATAACACACGGTGATATGTTTGATGGTATTACACGACTTGCTCCGTGGTTAAACTTCCTCGGCGACAAGGCATACGATGCTGTACTGTGGATTAATACACGCTTTAATTACCTCAGACATAGAATGGGATTTGGTTACTGGAGTCTTAGTAAGTACCTTAAACATAAAGTGAAGAAAGCGATTGATTTCGTGTTCAAATTTGAAGAAACCATTACCGATTACTGTGCAAAACGTGGATTTGATGGCGTTATTTGCGGACATATACATACACCAGAGATTAAAACAATGCCGAATGGTATTATATACATGAATGACGGCGACTGGGTAGAAACATGCAGTGCGCTAGTTGAACACTATGATGGACGATGGGAAATAATTTATTGGACAAAGGCAAGCGACAATGTGGATACTACTCCTGTTAGCCGTAAACGTAAGTGACCCAACAGATATACCGGGTCGAGCAACAATACAATTTCGTTCACAGCAAGAATGTGAACAAGCAAGAGCAACAGTAACAAGCTGGTTAAAATTTGAGTCTTTTAAGGTAACAACACAATGTCAAAAATCCTCATAGTAACAGATAACTTACGGAGTCAGATTAATGGAGTCAACACAACCTACAAAAATATCGAACCGTATGCTTATCGTGATGGGTATAGTGTTGTTTATATTGATCCCGGGCAGTTCTCTTATATTGATAGCCCTGGTTATCCTGAAGTCAAACTTTCCTGGGCTTGGTCAATTGGCGAAAAGATTGAGAAGATACAGCCGGATTATATTCATATACAAACGGAAGGCCCACTTGGACTAGCGGCACGTTTATATTGTAATCGACACAATTTAAAATACAATACAAGTTATCATACCAAGTTCCCAGAGTTCTTAAAGAAAATATATCACATACCAGAGTTTTTAACTTACGCATACGTGCGTTGGTTTCATAAAGATTCTTATAAAATACTAACAACAACACAAACAATGGTTAACGAACTTAAAGCACATGAATTCGTTGCTCCAATTACTTCGTGGACACGTGGAGTTGATAGAGATAACTTAAAGCCATCTATTGTACATGAAGAATATACAATTAAACCAACAGTACTTTACGCAGGACGAGTAAGCAAAGAGAAAGGACTTGAAGATTTATGCAAGTTACAAGCACACTATAATATTGAGATTGTAGGTGATGGTCCATTTAGAGAATATTTGTATCACACATACAAAGACGTTAAGTTTTTAGGGTATCAGTCTGGTGAAGAACTAGCCAACAGTTATACACGTGCCGATGTGTTTGCCTTTCCAAGTAGAACAGATACGTTTGGCATTGTTATTATTGAAGCGTTAAGTTGCGGTACTCCGGTTGCGGGTTATCCGGTACCAGGACCAATCGATATACTTGAGCAAGGTGTCAATGGTTATATGAATAATGATTTAATGGTGGCGATAGAATTATGCTTGCCACTAGATAGAGCAATAGTACAAAAATCAAGTTTAACTTGGACTTGGTTAAACTGTTGGAATGTGTTTAGAAACAACTTGATTAAAACTAAATAGTAGTATATAATGATATTATAGAAAAGGGTGTGTATGAAGATTGGAATTATCGGATAAATACTTTATGCATAATTCTTCTCAACCTTATACCTATCTTATTGGATGGAGCAAATATAAAAAATATTATTACGGAGTTAGGTACGCTAAAAATTGTTTACCAACTGATTTATGGATTAAATATTTCACCTCATCATTGATTGTTGCATCGACCCGAGTAGAACTCGGCGAGCCGGATATTATACAAGTTCGAAAAATATTTGTAACTAAAGAACAAGCAAGAAACTGGGAAACAAAGGTATTGAAACGAATGAAGGTAGTTGTTAGCGAAATGTTTCTTAATAAGAATGATAGACCTGCGCCACCAATAAGTAATCGACCTATGTCAGAATATAATAAGAAAAAATTATTAGAAGCTAAATTAGGCAAACCTAGATCTGAAGTAACTAAACAAAAAATTAAAGAAGCAAGAGTTAACCAAGATATGAATTGCCGACTGGGGCATATTGTATCAGTAGAAACAAGACAAAAAATTCGTGATGCAAATTTAGGTAAAACAATGTCAGCTGACACAAAAGACAAAATTTCAGCAGGCAACAAAGGAAAACATTTTGATAAACGATCAGTAGAAACAAGACAAAAAATTCGTGATGCAAATTTAGGTAAAACAATGTCAGCTGACACAAAAGACAAAATTTCAGCAGGCAACAAAGGGAAACCAAAACCAATCACACAATGCCCGCATTGTTTAAAATTTGGTGGAGTTTCACAAATGCAACAGTGGCATTTTAATAAATGTAAACTTTTTAAGAAGGAAGTATAATGGCAATTATCGGAATTATCGGGTTTGGGTATGTCGGTGGCGCAGTAGCAAGTAGCTATGCTGAAGAGAAATTATTAATCAACGACCCTATTGTTCATCCAGCATCGTCAGTTAGTTACGCAACAATGATGAAAAAATGTCGTGCAATATTTGTATGTGTGCCAACTCCGGAATCAGAGGATGGCACTTGTAATATAAGCATTATGACATCAGTATTAAATGGATTAAAAGGTTACGATGGTTTAGTAATCTGCAAATGTACTGCTCCTCCCGATATATATAAACAATTAGAACACGACTTAGATCTTAAACTTGTACATGTTCCAGAGTTTTTAACGCAAGCACGTGCAAATGATGATTATATCAACCCACATAAAATAGTAGTTGGCTGTAAGAAAAAATTACGCGAAGAAGTTGCTGATGTGATAATGGCAAGTGCTGTTAACTTTGACAGAGATAATATCGAATACTGTGATATTGCTACTGCAAGTTTCTTTAAGTACTTCGCTAACAATATGCTGGCTATCAAAGTTGTATTGAACAACGAGTTTTCTGTATTAGCAGGTGCGATGGGTGTTAAGTGGGAAGATATTGCTAGCATAGCATCAACCGATTCGAGACTCGGTGACACACATTGGTCAGTACCGGGCCCAGACGGACAAGTTGGCTTTGGTGGTGCTTGCTTTCCAAAAGATACAGAAGCATTTGCAAAACTTGCGAAGCCACATAATGTAAAATTATCTGTGCTTAATGCCGCAATACTGGCTAATAAACTAATGCGTGACGAATAATAAATATAAGATAATTAAGAGAAACTCGATGAACAAGATATTATTCGTACTCAAACGTAAAGACAACTTTAACGCAGTTGTTGACTCGCACGTCGGGGTGTCGACTGGACTTTATAACTCTGCAAGTTTTATGAACAACATGCTTAACGATAGCGGAGTTGAAAGCAAGATGGTTGTTGTTCCAGATAACAACGCCATCGATAGAGAAGTAACAGCATATCGCCCAACACATGTAATCATCGAAGCACTTTGGGTAGTGCCAGAAAAGTTTATTATTCTAAGCAAACTCCACCCGACAGTAACATGGATTATTAGACTACATAGTGAAATGCCATTCTTAGCAGGTGAAGGTATGGCAATGGATTGGATTGGCGAATACGCAAGTTTTAAAAATATTGTTATTGCCGCCAACGCACCACGTATGTTAAGTGAAGTACGTTTCTTCTTGCAATGTAAGAATGGTTGGACAGACGAGAAAACAAACAGCAAAGTAATTTATTTTCCTAATTATTATCCAACAGAGTTTGTACAAAAACCTTATATGGCCGCCGACAAAGAATTTATTGACATTGGCTGCTTTGGTGCAGTCCGTCCGTTAAAGAATCATATGCTACAAGCATTTGCTTCACTTAAATTTGCAAATAAGATAGGTAAGAAATTACGCTTTCATATTAACTCTGGCAGATTAGAAATGAAAGGCGAACCAGTGTTAAACAACTTACGTGGACTGTTTCAACACTTAGCAGAAAAAGGTCATGTAGTTATCAGTCATGGTTGGACACATAGAGATGACTTCTTATTGCTATGTGCGCAGATGGATATTGGTATGCAAGTTAGTTTCTCTGAAACATTTAACATAGTTGGAGCTGACTTTATTAGTCAAGGTGTTCCGCTATTGGGAAGTAGTGAGATTCCGTGGTCGAGTAATACATTTAATAGTGACCCAACAAGTAGTGATGATATATTTCAGAAGTTAATGCTAACACATAACAATCCTGAGAAGAATATTATGCAACATCAGGGATTATTAACTAAGTATGTAAGTGAAACACAAGGTATATGGCAAGACTATTTTAAAGGGTAACAAAATGAGCGTACATCACAAGAAACATCATGTAAAGATACACAAATGGATACACGGGATATTAGAAGTAGTACATCACAATTTTGAATCATTGGAAGAAGCATTAGGATTTGCTGATGAACATTCTGCTAACAAAGAACATTCCGGACATCAAGTTAAAGTGTACAACGAAGATAACGAATTAGTACATACTACTAACTGCTATCACGATACTTACGCATAAATTAGATGTCTTTAATGGTTTTACGTATGTTAAATGGTGGTTTTCGGTGCTACTATAGTTATAAGTACTAGTAACAACACAACGTTGTTTTAGACTTTTATCTAGGAGAATTATTATGTGGACTACACCAGCAGTTACTGAAATGAGATTTGGTATGGAAATTTGTATGTATGTGATGAACAAATAATTATTGTTCTAAGTATAGAAAAGACACTCCGGTGTCTTTTTTAATGGCTAAATAATCATTGACAGTAGAACAATTTAGTGTTATAATAGTACTTTAAATAATAACTTAGGTACATATTATGTCAAAAATAGCTTCAGTTGAGCAATACAATATCGATAACTGCGACGCAGTATTTGATGGTAATCGATTCCAATTAATTTTAGCCGCAGGCGTTCGAGCGCATGAGATTGCAACAGCTCGTGTGACTGCATCACGTAATGCTGGCGCGACCGGAGTTCAAGTAAGGCATGATAATCTTGCTGTAGTTGCGGCACTACTTGAAGTTGACACTGGCAAGTTTGGTAAAGAGTATTTAAACAAAGTAGGCAAGACAGGTAAGTAACAATTTTATCCGGTTAAGGCATAAATACTCTACTAGGGGTGCTTTAACCAATGACTAAAAAAGATAAGATTTATAAATGTTTAAATTGTGATGCTATAATTCCGTTTAAAGGATATACATATACACACAAATACTGTAATAATAAATGTCAAAGTGAGTTAAGAGCAAAAGATGCGCTCGATAAACACAAAGTGGCATTTTTTGAAGGAAGTTGTAAAAGTAGGCCGAGAATTAGGCAGATACTTGCAGAAATTCGCGGATATAAATGTGAATGCTGTGGATTGTCGGAGTGGCAAGGTAATTCGATTGTGTTGCAAGTGGATCATATTAATGGTGATCCATATAATGACAATCCGGATAACTTGAGACTTATTTGTCCTAATTGTCATAGCCAAACCGATACATTTGCTGGAGCCAATAGAGGTAACGGTAGATGGAGTAAAGAAGGACTTGCAAGGTATTACAAGTAATTTAATTTTAATTGGGTCGATAACTCACTCGGCGAGAGTACTGTGCTCATAACGCAGAAGGCAGGGATCATAACCCTGGCGACCCACCAACAAAGCGTCCGTAGCTCATCTGGACTAGAGCATGGGATTTCTACTCCCAGGGTAGCTGGTTCGAATCCAGCCGGGCGCACCACTTTTTATATAAGGAAACACAATGAGAACAAAGTCAGAATTTGATATTGCAATGGAAGAATTTTTAGCCAACGGTGGCGAAGTAAAACAAATAGCACGTGGCGTACAAAGTGAAACAGCAACAACAAACTTCTGGGGCGCACCAAAGAAAAAAGCCGCAGTAGAAGCAGTAAATGAGTTAGGCGCAACAGGTATTGACGTAATAGAAGAATAATAATATCAGTTCAAAAATAAAATATAAATATATTAGTAATAATGGAGGTAACTCGACTTGCACAATCCTGTAGAAAAACCAACTTGGTTATATAAACCTATCGATGATATCCCTGAATTGAATAAAATTCAAAAGGAATGTTTTCGAATCTATTCGGCTGTAAAGAAAGATATATGCAAAGATGTTGGCTGGGCCATTGCTGGAATAGAATTAGATATAATGAAAAAACTTGCACCAAATTATATTAATTTTTTAAAAAAATTAGGGTTATACGAGATTTATGCCGGTACAGCATTTTCTGCTAGTATAGGGATACAAAAATATCCTTGTCCTGTACACGTTGATTGTAAAGACTGGCGCCAATTACCATTTTCACTTAATATACCAGTTGTTGGATGTGAGGATAGTTATACTGTTTTTTATGATGTTGATGAATCATCCGATCCTGCAAACGCATTACCAGATACATGGGATAATAATTATATGAAAATGAATAAAATTGAAGGAGTGGTCGGATATTCCGAAAAAACAGCAAAAGAAATTGGCAGAATGCCTGCTACCCAACCTGCATTTGTAAACATTGGTATTCCTCACCGCCCTGTGACAAATCATACTAATCTAAGATTAGTTATGTTATCGAGATTTACACCTGACATATTTGATTATGTAAATAATGACATATTTAAAACTAAATTATCAGAATAATACCAGTTCAAAAATAAATGATAAATAATTAGATAAAGTGCTTGACAAGAGTATAAATAGAATATATAATAGTTGTATAAGTTAATAAGGAAGTGAGAAAACAAATGTTCAAATCGTTACATCAGTTTAAGATATCAACACTCGTGCAGTTATGCGGCGTGTCTTCTTATTGGTCAGCGATTGAGATGAATACGAGTGATCGCGCACCGAATAGAAAGGGTTTAAGTTAACGTTTATTATTATATATGAATTTTTACTTAAACCTTAGAATTAAAAACTCTAAGGTTTTTTGCTTTTAGCAGTAAGTGTTTTGGAAACGAGGTCCATAACTAAACACTATAAAGATTGTAAGTTGAACGGGCGGAACTAGGGATGAAGCACCTTGTGTGGTGTGAAAAATCTAGCATAATAAAGTACATTAATCGGCAACTAGGTCCCACGCAATGTGGATTATGTCAGAGGCGAGTAATTAGTGTGCTTTATTATACGCATTCACATGAGTGCGGTACACAATTTGTAGTGCATTTTGTCAGGGTATAGCTCAGCCTGGCCAGAGTCCTCGGTTTGGAACCGAGTTGTCGTAAGTTCGAATCTTACTACCCTGACAAAATGCATTACTTAAAAAGAGGTTAACACATACGGTAATTGGTAGTATAATAGCTACTTGAAGTTAAGTAATACGCTCTTTAACAGTTTGGAAGTTTTACAATATCGCATTCATCTAGTGGCCTAAGATACTGCCCTTTCACGGCAGGTACACGGATTCGAATTCCGTATGCGATACACATAGTAAATTTTGTATAAATACAAGTATGACATATTACTACTTGTATCAAATCACTAATTTAGTGAATGCAAAAATTTACGTTGGAGTACATAAAACGAAATCATTAGATGACGGATATATGGGCTCTGGAAAAATTATTCAATGTGCAATTAAAAAACACGGAATTGATAATTTTAAAAAAGACATACTTGAGACTTTTGACACATCAGAAGCTATGTATGCACGTGAGAAAGAAATAGTAACAGATCAGTTTCTGTTACGCGAAGATACCTATAACTTACGTAGAGGCGGAACTGGCGGATTTGATTATATAAACAAGCAACCATGGGTGCATACTACAAACAGGATAATAGGAGATATAAAGAAAAGTAAAACATTAAAAGGTAGACGCCCTTCTGAAAATACGTTAATAGCAGTAAGGTTAATGCATCAAGACGGAAGAGTAAAGTATGATACGTTTACTGGTAAACAGCATACCATCGAAACTAAACAAAAAATGTCAATTGCGAAAAAAGGAAAAGGATGCAATCAGCATAACAGTCAATTCGGTACTATATGGATAACGGATGGTATAAGTAACAAAAAAATAAAGAAAGATGTTACTATTCCAGAAGGATGGAATAGAGGTAGAAGTTAAGACCATATTAAAACATATTTGACCAAGTCGGTGTTCCTTGATGCTAGGATTAGAGCGGACAGCAGTCCGCGAGATGTAGTTGCGATATTACAGCAAGTGTGTTTTAATATAGTAAGTCTATTGGCTCATGGTGTAGTGGTAGCACAACAGGTTTTGATCCTGTTAGTTGTAGTTCGATTCTACATGGGCCTGCCAAGTTTTAATGGAGTGGAAATACCATACTATCAGTCCGTTATGTATAAATACATATATAGGAGAACTGATATGTTTAAGAACAGTAAGAAACAAGGTGACGCTGGATTAGGGCAAGCAATAGCATATTTTACAATGAAAGGATATGATGTTGCGTTGCCACTAACAGATAGCGCAGACTGGGATATGATTGTTGAGATAGATGGTGAACTTAAAAGAGTCCAAGTTAAAACATCTAAACAACTATCTAAAACGGGTATAATGATGTTTAATGCTAATGTAAATGGCGGCAACATGTCATTTAATAAAAAACCTAAACTTATACCAGAACAACAATGGGATTTATTGTTCTTACATCACTTAGTGACAAATAAGCAAGCATTGATTCCTAAAGAAGCACTAACTACAAAAGGTCAAGTGAACTTAGGTAGTAGTCAATGTAAGTATAAAGATTTTATGATTAATGGATGAGCGGCGCAGTTGGAGAGGCGCGGGAGACTGTAAATCTCTTTTCCCTGAATGAGTAGGTTCGAATCTTACCTCATCCACCAATTTAGTTGTGTCGTCGGTTCGAAGCCAACCTGTAATCAAGCGAAATAGCAGTTACAGTAGTTTACTTGGTAAAACAACAACAATTTTTGTAGTAAATTTAATAGGAGCAACACATGAAGCGAGTTAAACTTTAGTGTCGTCTTTAATCCCATTGTACTGTATTAAAGGTAACGGCACGTTAAATCTTTAATACAGTACAATGGGAGTATGGTGAAATTGGTTATCACATGGGACTTTTAATCCTTCGTTCAGAGTTCAAGTCTCTGTGCTCCTACCATAAGAAAGTACATTGCTAACGCCTCTGAGAAGGGTTCCGGTAGTCCTGTATCAATTAATAGCTAAGTCAGCAGATGGGTTCGCTGAATGTAGTGTACTTCCTTATGGTTTCAATGTTGTTTATAGTGTAGCGATAACACCCCATCCTGTGAAGATGGTATCACGAGTTTGAACCTCGTTAGACAACCCAACTTTTAATATGGCTTCCGTCCGTAGAATACTGCTTGCAGTCGGCCCGGAAGTTCTTTGGCCGATTCGTATAATGATCATTACACGGGATTGTCTATCCTGCTATGAGAGTTTGATTCTCTCATCGGTCGCCAAGTTTTAAAATAATAGTTGACAGTGTGTATTAGAACTGTTACACTATGTAGATAGTAACAAATAAGTATTTGGAAGAAAGTCGCAACTTAATGTATTCGTGGGAAGGAGAGTGCGACATCCCGTCCGAAAGAGTAGGTGATGCTACGGTGTAACTCCGTCATTTGAATTACTGTATGATTCTGCACATACTTAACAGGCATGTATTTGCCGCAGAACTTATATCGCGGAGTGGGGAAGTGGCAACCCGGAAGGCTCATAACCTTTAGATCGGCAGTTCGAATCTGTCCTCCGCAACCAGTAATGCCGCCTTAGCTCATTTGGTAGAGCAACGCACTTGTAATGCGTAGGCGCCCAGTTCGAACCCGGGAGGCGGACCAATTTTAATGCGGCTATGATGTAATGGTAACCTAAAACTTTGCCAAAGTTTAATCGCGAGTTCGATTCTCGCTAGCCGCTCCAAATTTTGCTTGACAAAATGTCAAAACGAATGTATAATACACTTAATTAAAAAAAGGAGGCTGACATGTACTACGATGAAGTAAAGTTTGAAGAATTAAAAGGTAAGGTATTAGTTAGTGCAACAGTCTCTGACTATAAAGATGAAATGAAGTTTGTAACAACAGACGGCGAAATATATACTTTGTATCACGCACAAGATTGTTGTGAATCAGTGGAAATTGAATCTATCGTTGGTGACTTAGCTGATTTAGTTGGCGAAGAAATCTTAATGGCAGAAGAAGCACAAAACTTATTTGACTTGATTAAATCTGCAGGAGTCGAAGAAGAAGATGAATACGGTTCACACACTTGGACATTTTACAAACTAGCAACTCGCAAAGGGTACGTTGACATCAGATGGTATGGTTCGAGCAACGGGTACTATTCAGAGGAAGTTTCTTTTAAAAGAGAGAAATAATATGACTTCTAAAAAACCACAGTGGGTTAAAGATAAAGAAGCACTGCAAACTGCGCCCCCAGAGACAATTATTATAATTGGCAAAATGGGCGCAGATGGTGTTATTAACGGTCGGCTACCGAGCGGTGAAATCTATCATCGCAATAAAAGGCAACATAGATAATGGACTTTACAATTGACCCAGAGTACTTAACAAGTGTAACTATTCGCGATGAGTGGAACACGTATACACGTAATGGTCGTGTACCTACAGCAGAAGAACTTATTTTAATTATTCAAGGCAAGGGTGAGTGCTCGACTACTAGTTCAGCCGACCACCCAGAGTTTGCTAAGTTACGTGAGGAACTAGGTTTGCTACGTTATATTCATATACAGCGTAGTTGGTGGAATGGCGATAGTGTATTAAAACCATTCACACTTAACGGAAGAAAGTTTAAGGTAGGAGCACAGTTTAGCAGTGGTAGTGCAATGGGTACACACCTTATTGTACGTGCTAAACACCCAGAATATTATAAGGATGAATATGATGATTAAACCATGGATTGAAAACGTTAGTATGAAAGACGTACAAGTAGGCGAGCACTTTGATGCTGGCACTAACTCTATGCTTATTCAAATCGTTGACCCTATTACTCTTTTTCCAACACCAAAGTTTGCATTTAAAGAAGTGCATCAGTTTAAGTTTTTAGATGCAGAAGATACTGACGTTGCAGAGTACGGCGAAGAGCCATTGATTAGCGATCAGCAAGCAGAAGCAATTTTACAGTTGCTACAACGTGCGCTAGCCGACAATATGAACATTGTTGTACATTGTCACGCTGGTTTATGTCGTAGTGGTGCAGTAGTAGAAATTGGTGTTATGATGGGCTTTAGAGATACTGAAAAGTTTCGCAGTCCTAACCTACGTGTTAAACACAAACTAATGAAATTGCTTGGGCTAACACATAACCCAGATGAGCAACACAACTGGCGTGATGATTATAGACATCACTTAACTAAAAGCAATATGTAAAGGAGTAGTACATGATTAAGTTATCCCCAACGGGTAAGATATCCAAAAATGCTAACAAAGAACTTTGTCTTAACACCGAGTTCAAAGTTAGCATTGATGTACGTAATGTAACGTACGATAACATTGATGAAAAGATTGCTGAGCTTATTGCAGAGGCACACAAAGTCAAACAAGTACTCGAACAAAACATAGTAACATCAAATTAAAAGAATACGCAACCTTAGCTCATCTGGTAGAGCACCTGCTTGAAGCGCAGGGTGTGTTTGGTTCAAGTCCAAGAGGTTGCACCAAACAGTAAATACATAAAAGGGCAGTATATGAAAAAACTGAATTTCGATGAAGTAAGTGAATTTATCAATGCACAAAGTGATGAAACTAAAATCTACATTGGCGGTGATAGCACACGCTTTCGTAAGAATGGTGTATGGCATGCAGAATACACTATGGCAATTGTAGTACACATTGATGGCAAACATGGTTGTAAAATCTTTGGCGAAAGCTCAACTGAAATTGATTACGACCAAAAACGTAATCGCCCAAGTATGCGTCTAATGAATGAAGTGTACAAAATTAGTGAACTATACTTAAAACTACACGAAGTATTAGAAGGGCGTGATGTTGCTGTACACTTAGATATTAACCCAAACGAAGCACACGGTTCAAGCTGTGTTGTGTCACAAGCAATAGGCTACATTCGTGGTACTTGCAACGTTATCCCAATGGTTAAACCTCATGCGTGGGCTGCATCGTATTGTGCGGACCGCTTGAAGGAAGTTATGGCAATGCAGGAAAATCAACGCAAAATAGCCTAAAGTGCTGTGTTATTTGTTGATAAAGTTCTTGACTTTGCACCACTGATTATGCTATAATACATTTTTATATAGTTGTTATTAAACATTTTATTTCTCTTAAAGGATACTTTTATTTATGCTTAGACTCTGTATTGCATCAGATATACATTTGGAGTTTGGTAGCATTGAATTAACCAATACCTCTAATGCTGACGTGCTAATCTTAGCTGGCGATATATGTGTTGCTCGTGACATTGAATTAGCTGGCAAGAATATGTACAGCAATCGTAAACGTGCTGATCGTTATATTGAATTCTTTCAGCAGGTAAGTCGTGCGTTCCCTAAAGTTATTTACGTAGTGGGCAATCACGAGCACTATGATGGTGATGTTAAGTACACAAACGGCATTCTTAAACGTGCATTAGCAGAGTTTGAAAACATTCATATACTTGAAAAAGAAACATTGGAACTTGGTGACGTTACATTTATCGGTGCTACTATGTGGACTGATATGAATGGGGGCGATCCACTTACACTAGCGGGCATTAAAAATGCAATGAATGACTTTAGGTGCATTGATAACAGCAACAACATGGTTCAACGTAAAGTCCCATTATACGATGAAGGTGGTGAATTTAATAGTGTACGTAATGTTATTGGGTTTAAGTTTAAAGAAGAAGCAAGCAAGTTTACACCAACTGATGCTATGGATGATCACAAGCAGGCAATAGATTATATCAATCATGTTGTTACTAATGATACAACTAAGAAATATGTAGTTGTGGGACATCACGCACCAAGTATGCAAAGCTGTGCTGATAGATTTCGTGGCGACAGGATTATGAACGGCGGGTTCTATACAGAGCTCGGTGACTTTATGGCATACCGCCCTCAGATTGCCTGCTGGATTCACGGTCACACTCACGATCCATACGATTATGTCATTGGGGAAACACGTGTTGTATGTAATCCACGTGGTTATATTGGATACGAAGCACAAGCAGTTGATTTTGAGTTAAAATACATAGATGTTGCATAAAAACAACACTTTTATTATTTTTATATCAAAAAACAACAAAAAGATTGACAGGGTTGATAAATACATATACACTATACACTATACAAATACTATAACTTATAGTGTATCAATTATTAATTAAGGAACTAAATCAAATGAGTAAAATTTTATTAGCATTAGTATTAGCAGCATCAGTATTAACAGCATCAGTGGCACAAGCTGATGAATCAACATCGGTATCAGGTACATTTGATGTTAAAGACAAACAACATTCACCATTAAATCATGAAGTATTTGGCTTAAACGTCGGACACAACTTCGGTAACACATGGTCAGTTGAAGGTCGTATGGAAGATGAACGTGTTGTAGGTAACGGCGGGTCACACGAAGGCCTTGTTCAACTTAAAGTAAACAAAGACATTGGTACTTGGTATGGTTTCACTCCATATGCAGGTGTTGCAATTGGTGAGAAATCTAAATCAACAACTAACTTTGCTTACTATGTAGCAGAAGTTGGCGCAAAATATGTAGTAACTCCAAGTTTAACATTAAATGTACAAGAACGTTTACGTACACCATTTAATGAAAACTTTGATAGTCATACTGGTTATAACTACAAAACATGGGAAACACAAATTGGTGCAAAATACGCAATTAACAAAAACAACATTGTTGGGGTTAAGTATGCAGTTGAGCGCGGTGATTCAACATACAATACAACTGGTGGGAGCTATACATACAAGTTCTAATTTGAACTAATAAAAAGGCACTTTGGTGCCTTTTTTGTTGACTTTATTTTCTGTGTGCTATATACTAGTACTATGATTAAAAAATTTGTACTCTCACCGTGGACAGCGTTACTCACGTTAGTCCTTATTATCGCTGTTAAAAATGCAGACTTTACATTTGTCGAAAGCGTAAAACTACGTTACTTTGATACATTAATTACACACGAACCCGTACAAAACTCTGGTGTACATACAGTAAACATTGATGAAGCAACACTAAACAAATATGGGCAATGGCCATTTAGTCGAGACATATATGCAAAACTAATTGAAGATACATTTGCACATGGTGCAGGATTGGTTGTGTTTAATGTTATGATGCCAGAGAAAGATCGCTTTGGTAAAGATGATGTACTTGCTAACACCTTGCGCAATCACGCCGTTATATTACCTAACGCTGGTGATATGCAGAACAAAAACACTCCACGTCATCCAGGCGCAAGTATTATCGGAGTAAGCCCTGTTGGATTGGTAGTTGAATATCCGGGCATTATTGCAAATACAAAAGTATTAGAAGAAGCCGCAAGTGGTGTTGGGCTAGTTAACACATTCCCAGAAGTGGATGGTGTTGTCCGTCGTGCACCTTTAGTTATATTGAGTGGGCAAGACTTATACCCTGCATTAAGTTTAGAAACATTACGTGTTGCGGCCGGCGATCCAAGTTTTCAAATTAAACTAAATGACATGGGTGTTGATAAAATGCGCATACCAGCATTTGGTCCTATTCAAACTGACTCGCTAGGTAGAGTGTGGGTGGATTGGCAACAACGTGCAACATCTCACAGCGCAATGGATATGCCCAACTTTAATAAAGCAATTGTCATCATTGGCACAACAGCACGTGGCATTAGTAATCCCGTTGCAACAAGTAGAGGCGAAGTATTCCCACATGAGTTACAAGCAAGTGTACTTGGCACAATGATTGCTGGTACAAACATACAACGACCCGCATGGGCAGACAGTGCAGAATTGTTTGCGCTAATTGCTATTAGTATTATTATGTTAGTGCTATCACGCTGGGTCTATGTTGGATTAGCAAGTGGTATTATATTACTTGGTGCAGTAATCCCTGTCACAATGTATTTCTATCACGCAGACAAGTTTTTATTAGACGGCACGTTTATATTAGCAGGTGGTGTACTTGTTATGCTACATGCTTATGGCATTAAGTTTGTAAGCGAGTTCTTACAAAAACAACAAATTAAGCGACAGTTCGGTAGTTATGTCAACCCTACTATTGTTGAACGCTTACAGAAAGACCCAAGTCTTATTAAGTTGGGCGGAGAGAAACGTGAGCTTAGTATTGTTATGACAGACCTGCGTGGGTTTACTACATTAGGTGAAAGCTTCGGTGATGATGTAGAAGGGCTTACACAAATTATGAATGACTACATGACAGCGTTAAGTATCCCTGTACTAAAGAATGATGGTACACTGATTAAATTTATTGGCGATGCAAGTTTACACGTACACGGCGCACCGATTGATGATGTGTATCACGCACGTAACGCAGTCAAGACAGCACTTGAAATGATTAAAGCCATCGAAGAATTTAACGTTACACTAGTTGCAAGTGGTCGTCCACCAGTTGGTATGGGTGCAGGTGTTAATACTGGCCCAACGCTTATTGGTAACATTGGTGCTAAGAGCAAGTTTGGTTATGACGTGTTGGGTGACAGTGTAAGCACAGCCGCACGTTTAGAAGGACAGACTAAAGCATATGGTGTATTACTAATTATTGGACCAGAAACTGCTCGCTTGGTTAAAGATGATTTTCATATTGTACATCTCGACAACATTGCGGTTAAAGGTAAGACAGTTGGCTTAGACATCTATACTGTTGGACACACAGTTAATTACATACATGATGAATATTTAAAAGAATACTTCCGCGGTAATTGGAAAGAAGCAATTGGGTGGGCCAAGAAGTTAGTTAATAATGACGACGTTGATATTAAACATTATTACGAACTAATGATTGAACGTATGGAAGGCGGGCTTCCAGCTAATTGGGATGGAACATATCATGCTACTTCGAAATAGTTTAATAGCATTATTATTATTCAGCAGTTCTGTATTTGCTGATGTAACTGCTAAAAGTTATCTTGTTACTGATACGCAAGGACAAGTTATTAATGAGCGTGATGCCGACCAGCCACGACCCATTGCTAGCATTACTAAACTAATGACTGTTATGGTTGTGCTCGATGCTAAACAACCGTTAGACGAAGATATTAAATTAAACTTTAAGTTGGCTAAACAATATCATACACATTTACCACGTAGTATCAAAACGCTAACACGTCACGAACTAATAGATTTAGCAATGGTTAAGAGTGATAACTTCGCCGCTTACACGTTATGTTTAAATTACCCAGGTGGCATAGATAATTGTGTATATGCTATGAACAACAAAGCTGTTACGTTAGGTATGGACCATACCACCTACACAGACCCAACAGGGATAGAAGAAACTAATGTAAGTACAGCACGTGATTTAATTAAATTAATTATCTCAGCTAGGAGTTATTTAGAGATTGTTGGTGCTACTAGATCTAGTGTAGATATTAAAGTTAAGAAACATTGGTGGCAGTTTTGGAATACTAATTTGTTAGTGCGTAATACAGATGATGTTATTGTAAGTAAAACAGGATACATACATCAAAGTGGAGGGTGTGTTGTGATGCTTATGAATACTCAATTTGGACAGCGCATAGTAGCAATACTTGGTAGCAAAAATACACATACCCGTATTCCAGAAGCGCAAACTTTAGCTAATATTTAATCTTTCTTTATTTTCGGTAAGGTATCATCTAACTTAGCGGCTTCGTCAAATTGTGCAGCGGCAGTGCGATCAACTTTAACCTGTTCCATAACACGATCCGATTCAATCATCTTGCCACGTAAATGTAGTACAGTATTAACTTTTTGATTAAGTCTAATCAAGTCATTATCTAACATACGTATGCGGTCAATAAGGGCAATCAATACATTATTTGCATCTGTGATAACTGGCTTAACTTCTTTAGTACACCATTCCCATACCATACGAATAATATATCCCATACCAATTGTCATAATGATAGGAAAACCGTACTTATTAATTAAATCTGCTATTTCGTTCATATTATGCTCCTATTGCATAAAGTAACATCCATCCTATTGCTACTACAACTGCTATAAACAATGCTTCGTATCTATGACCAGCACCACATTCACATTGTGCGCAAGTACAGTGCCGATTACGTTCGCGTACACTCATAATATAACACCAATACATAAACCAATAGCAAAGCCGATTGTTAAAGAAAGTAGCATATCACTATCGTGCCATAATGCTTGTTTTGCTAACCAATTTTGTGTTCTTACATCACCTTCAGGCCAATCACTTTTGAAATTCCACGACATCATATTCCCCTAAATGTTATCTTGCGGCGCTTGCTCGCCAGCTGCCCAACGAGCTAAATTATTACTGTAACGTGTAATACTGTGATTTGAAAAGAAGTTAATATCTTTACGCATAATGCCTTTTACAAATCCTCGTGCTACATCTTTAATTAGCTGAGTATAGGTCAGGGTGCGTAAATTTCCCCAGTGATTCATATAGTACATACCACCGAAGTGATGGAATGGCCATAATGGAACACGTGCAACAATGTCTGCATTGTTTACGAAGCGGAAGTGTAAAACACCTGTTGCAGTAATGCCTTTAATGTATGCGCTATCACCAACACGTGGGCTACCATATGTAAACAATGCTTGCGCACTTGGCAATTCTTCATTACGTTGTAGTTTATATGCGACGATTGTAGCCATTGCTGCACCCAAGCTATGTCCGGCACACCAAATGGTTCGTTTCTTGCTTAATTTGATTAGTTTTGGCTCTAAAGTAGGCCAAATATTGTCTACACTTGACTTAAAACCGTGGTGAACTTTACCGATGCCTGTACTACTTGCGACTGGTCGTGCATCTAAATCTGCACCGATATCTTTAAACTCTGTTGGCTGTGTACCGCGACATACGACAATTGCATCATCTGCGTTAGTTAGCAAATATGCTTGACTGCTATTAACATTAATAAACTCTGACTTAAAGCCGAGCTCTTTAAATTGCACTTCACTATCTTTTGGGTCACTATATGCAATGTCACTTAGTTGTGCAAACAAATGTGCTTGCTCTGGAAACGGGCGCATGTTAATCGGAGTTGTCATTTTGAGTATATCCCTTAATAAATGTTAAAAGTGGGTCGAGCTTAACTAATTGTGTTACACCATCGATGTTTACGAGCTTAAAGTGGTCACCACCCTTCCAACCTAATGCATCAATATTGAGTTCACTATCAAATACTATTCTGTCGGGACTTAAATCCCAGTTATAATCTACGTACTTCATATTACTGTTTTTTAAGTATTTCGCTTAACCGATCTGCAACATTTCGCACATCTTCGCTTAATTGTCCATTGCCAATTGTTTGTTCTATTTTTCTAGCAATGTTATGTAATGTTATAACATCGTCGTCTAATGTTTTATTAATCTCGTCTTGCATCATTTTTCCCATCAGCACGACTAATACGGTCGACGTCTGGCTTTAATCCGAGAGCATTGCTCACGACAGTGTCGATACGTATAACATCGTGATTCATTGTTTTAACTCTATTGTCTAATGCAGTGATAATACCAGCCATACCTTTAATGCTACTTAGTACGCCGCCTAGTAATAATTTGATTGTAAGATAAACAAAGTACCCGCCGGCTAGTGCCATTGCAACGGGAAAGCCCAAATCGCCAATTAATTTGAAAATATCCATACATTCCCCTCGAACTTTGTTATTATTATATTAGTATTTATAGATTTCGGTTGACTTTTGGGTAAACTGGCTGTATAATGCTATACATACACTAACAACAAGGAAGAACAAAATGACTACACAAACTATATTCGACGAAGCGCAACAAGCTGCAATCAAAGCAGAACAAGCATTTCTTGCTACACATGGTGATATGGCTTACTGCGGATTTGCATGGGTAGATGTATTTGTAGAACGTACTAACTCAACAGCGGCTAAAGAATTGTTAGCAGTCGGCTTTAAGAAAAGCTATCGTCCTAAAACATTAAACTTGTGGACTTGTGGTAGCTATCATGGACAAAGTATGGATGTAAAAGAAGCTGGTGCGCAAGCGTTTGCAGAAGTTTTACAAAAACATGGCTTCCGTGCTTATATGGGTTCACGTGCAGACTAGTATGGAAGTTATTAAAGAAATAACTGATTGGAATGTGGACTTTCGTCAACCCAACCATGTGTACTTGATGGATGGGGATAAAGTATTAGCATATCAAAAATGGGGCGAAGGTGAACCCATCTACTTTAAGACTAAACAGAAGCTAGATAAGCGTAGACGCAAGTTTGAAAAAGTTAAGGTTAGCCCATTTAATTCGGTTGACATTTTGGTAAAATGACTGTATAATGCTATACATACACTAACAACACGGAGTAATAAAAAATGAACGCACAACAAATTACAAATAAATTTAGTAAGATGGGTATTTTAGCAGTTGCAGGGTGTTCTTTTGCAGCAGGAACTGGATTTTTCGATGAGAAAGATTCTCCAGAATTATGGGTCAATTTATGTCACAGAAACATTAATTGTTTCAATGAATTACAATTAGTCAACCTAAGCAAAGGTGGTGCTAGCAATGCTGAAGTTTTTGAACAAGCCGTAGAAGCAATTAGTTTATATCCTAATTTAAAATATTTAATTTGTTCTTGGACTTCAATGCCGAGATATAGTTTTAATGTAGGATTTGAATTGTATGACACTAATGCCGGAAACCCGCCCAGAGAACATAAGTTAAATGATAGGGTTATTCCGGCCGATTATATTGCCAATGTGCGTGATAGACTCAGATCATTGATTCATTTACAATATGAAATAGTTAAATTAATAAAATATATTAACATAATTAAACAATTAGCACCTAATGTTAAAATTATCAATGTTAATAGTCTATGTCCGTGGGATAATCAGTTTTTTACGCAACTAACTGATAATTTTTTACCCAGTGACATGACTGAGTTTACAAGAAAAGAAATTTTAAATACCAAAACAAGAGATGATGAAGAAATTTATAAACTATATGCTTTACAGCACAAACAATATACGCAAGTCGGCGGGATAACTGCAAGCTCTTGGGTTAATTTATATAATTCGTTTTTAACTTTACAAACAGATGTTAATTTAGATAATCATCACCCTGGCATTAATAGTAACAAATTGTATTACAATTTAGTAAAAATATATACAGAAACAAATTATTAGCCCCTTTGCAGATTAAGTTCTGTATCCAGAGGAGATGGTGCTCGCGTAATGGCCGCACTTGTAACGTGTAGAGTAGACTACACACTGGATGGCATCAGGTGCAGTGCGCTACACAAAAGAAGTTAAGTAGTTAACTAACAAAGACCTAGCATTTCTCTCGTAGCTTATACGAGTCGGAGTTGGTCGCCCAATCTCCTTTACTCTGTAGCTTTGCGGAGTCAATAAGCAAAAGCAAAAGGCAATAGACAGTCGGAAACGATAGTCCTATATCTAAGTAGTTAGTACTCGGTAAAGATCATCATAGGCTATGGCGTTATCGTTGTAGCCTATTTCCTCGAATAGCGTCTTACAATTATCAAGTAGTTCACGAGTAATGATATGCTTAAACTCACCGTAGAAGTGATGGAAATTGTACTCTACGATTGGCGCTATAGCCTCCATAACGCTTCGCTTCTCTTCTGCACTTAACGCACAGTACCACGCAATCTGCGCAACAACAGCTTCTGTACGTGCATCGTTGTCTGTAATAGTATCATAGCTTTCATCTATAATACCTTCGAATGTTTTAAATCCATATGACTTCAAGTAAGCCAAGTTACCAACCGCCCCAAGTAACATAAATGGTTGTTTCATTACAATTGGCTTAAATATTTTTTCAGTTAACTGTAGTTTGTCATAGTAGAATACAGTTTCTGTAACAACATGCCATAAGCTGTCATTAGTACAACGTGGGATATCTGCACTAGCTGAACCTAACACACGTTCATTGTCTATAATCAATGGAGTGCTAGGTAAGTGTAATTTAATGTGGTCTACGGCTTTGCTTGACAACTTTGTATTAACATCAGCAATCTCTTCTTGCCAGCTTGCTTGTTCTGTAGCTAGCCCAAAGCTCACTTGTCCATGTTCTAATAATAATTCTTCGGCTAATTTGCTCACAAAGTAGCAACGATAGCTACGATCATTTGACACAAGCCTATTGAATGTTATATAATCGTAAGTATAGTCCTTAATTACTTGTTTGTTATAGTTTAGTGCGTAAAACCCGCGATACCAATCAAGTGCGGCAAAACCGTGAAAGAAGTAATACAATAGTCGAGCATCATATTTTATAGCACAAGAATCAACTAGTGCAGATTTCTCACTAGTAACAATAGTTTTCTTTTTATATACATATTGTGGATTAGCCAAATTTTCCATGTGTTCGTCCAACGATATACAACCAGTTAATCCATATGGAAGATTATTTTGTAACATAAGTTGATACATTTCATGCATATCTCTCCCATCAGAATATGTAAATAAATCCATATATTGTTCGACTATTTGCTGCAGGTGCGGTTCCTGATCATAAAAGAAGATTTTTTCTGTGGTGCGGAAACTTGGCGTAAATAATACTATATCATTGATAGTTACCTGATTAGTATTAATTACACCATTTTTACAATAATAGAAATCAAAGTTCTCAACAAAGATAGTAGAATATAAAAATTCGTAAACATGATCAATTTGGAGCATTAAATGTCGTCTCAATTAAAAACAGTAGGTTTCATTGGTATTGGCAAATTATAGGTTTTGTTGGTATCGGTATAAATACTAATATGAACCAACCATACACATATTTAATCGGATGGAGTACCCAGCAAAAATATTATTACGGAGTACGCTATGCCATTGATTGTAATCCCACTGATCTTTGGGCAAAATACTTTACATCTTCGCCTACTGTTAAAGCAATGCGATTAATTTATGGTGAACCAGATGTGCGCCAAATTAGAAAAATATTTACTGACAAACAAGCTGCAAGATTATGGGAAACAAAAGTATTACGCAGAATGAAAGTAATACGTAGAGAAGAATTTTTAAACAAGAATGATGCGCCGGCTCCTCCAATAAACAATAGAATTATGTCGGATTCAACTAAAGAAAAAATAAGTGCGTCTAATAAAAGTAAGCCTAAATCAGAAGAGCACAAACAAAAGATTAGAGAAGCAAGAGCAAAACAAATTAATACAAGAAAAGGGCAGACTCAAACTGAAGAAACAAAACAAAAGATTAGAGAAGCAAGAGCAAAACAAATTACGTCAGATGAAACAAAACAAAAAATGAGTATGCAACAAAAATTAGCAGGTGGGTATGGTCCTAAAAAACACACCGAAGAAACAAAACAAAAAATTAGAAATACATTAATGGAAAAATTTAAAAAGGGTAGTATATGAATAATGTAGGATTTGTAGGGTTAGGGAAATTAGGAATGGCATGTGCAGAAGTGATGGCACAAACATATGACGTCACTGGCTATGATATTTACCCACGTACTGGTGATAAGATAGCAATATCTGATACATTAGAAGGAGCAGTAAAGGGCAAGGATGTTATCTTTGTTGCAGTACAAACACCGCATGATCCGATCTATGATGGCTCGCAACCAATTACACATTTACCAAACAAAGACTTTGATTATACAATTATAAATCAAGTATTAGCAGACATTAATCAATACGTTACGCAAGATCAACTTGTAGTATTAATCAGCACAGTACTACCAGGAACAACACGTAGAGAGCTACGTAAGCATATCACTAACGCACGTTTCATCTATAACCCATACTTAATTGCAATGGGTTCTGTAGCGTGGGATATGGTTAACCCAGACATGATTATTATCGGTACAGAAGATGGTAGCGTAACTGGTGATGCTAAGTTGCTTACAGACTTTTACGCACCACTAATGCAAAACAATCCACATATTGCAATTGGCACATGGGATGAAGCAGAAGCAATTAAAATCTTCTACAATACATTTATTAGTACTAAAGTTGGCTTAGTAAACATGATACAAGACGTTGCTATGAAGTCAGGCAACATTAATGTTGATGTTGTAACTGACGCATTATGCGCTTCTACTATGCGTATCATTAGTACAAAGTATATGACAGCGGGTATGGGTGATGCAGGCCCGTGTCACCCACGTGATAACATTGCGCTACGTTGGTTAGCTGAGAATTTAGACTTGGGCTACGATATTTTTAATACAGTTATATATGCACGTGAGATACAAGCAAAGAATCTTGCTATATATCTTAGTGATTTACAAGAATTAACTGATTTGCCTATCGTTATACACGGAAAAGCGTACAAGCCAGATGTGGATCTATTAGATGGCAGTTATAGCCTCTTAATCGGCAGTTATCTGACTGAAATAGGAGCAAAATACACTTATTCTGATCCTTTAACAGGTGACATTGTTGCTGATGACACAACTGCTATTGTACTACTTGCTCACAATAGAACTATTACCTACGGTTACACCGGCGAACTGCCAGAACAACAATTGTATTACCGACTTGGATTAAGTAGTATTGTAGTTGACCCGTGGCGCAAGTTTAAAACAGACACAAAATCAATTAAGGTTCTGCATTATGGCAACACACGAATTAATTAAGATAGAACCAAATTGGGGCGAAGCGTATACTCGACTAGATTATGTCACAGAACCATTTAACAATTCCGATGATACTACACGTTGGCTAGCACAGGGATATAGTAATAAGTTTACTGGTGCTATGTGTGATATGCGTAAGTCACAACCAATTTGGAATAGTTATATACTAGCACAGTTCGAACAACGTGGTTGGAAAGATGTTTGTACAAGTTATTATAGGATGGATACTGGTACTACGTTACCGGTACACTATGATATATATAAACGATATGTTGAATTGTTTAATTTACAAGGTAAAGAACAAACAATACACCGCGCAATTGTATTTTTAGAAGATTGGCAGAGCGGACATTACTTAGAAATAAACGGCGAACCGATAGTTAAATGGTCAGCCGGTGACACAGTAATATGGCAATATGATGCACCACATATGGCGGCCAATATGGGTTTATTGCCACGATACACGCTTCAAATAACAGGACACATGGATGAAATTAAGCAGTAGCAATGAATGGGGTAAACTTAAAAGTATAGTAGTGGGGTCAGCAACACATGCGAACTGGCCAAGCAACGATTCTGTATTCTCACAAGAACATTTAAAAACATCTTGGCATGAAACACCTGTACCAAGCGGACCAGTGCCACAATGGATTGTCGACGAAGCAAATGAAGATTTAGATAACTTAGCCAGTGTACTTACTAAACTAGGTGTCGAAGTATTCCGCCCAAATGAAATGAACTTTGTTGAACGTGACGGTATGTACAACTATTGCCCACGTGACAGATTATTGATTGCAGACAATTGCGTAATCAACCCTGCTATGATGTATCCATGTCGCGACCAAGAGCTTGAAACATTAGACTTTGTACTTGATAGGGCACAGACTGTTAAGAACATGCCACGCAATCAAGATATGGTTATGGATGCGGCTAATGTATGTAGACTTGGCAGTACGTGGTTGTACTTACTAAGCGACAGTGGCAATCAACTTGCATTAGATTGGTTACGTGATAAGTTACCGAACATCAATATTGAAGCATGCAACTTTTACAATGGTGTACACATTGATAGTACAATTGTTCCGCTACGTCAAGGATTTGTTGTGCTTAATGCAAGTAGAGTAACTCCAGACAACTGCCCACGAGCATTTGATGGTTGGACTAAGTTATGGGTAAATGATGTCGAAGCACAAAGTTTTCATGAATACCCATACGCAAGTAAATGGATCGGATTGAACATGTTAAGTGTTGACCCAAAGACAGTAATTGTTGATCGTGCGCAATATACTCTTATAGAAGACTTAGAGAAGGCGGGATTTACTACTATTCCGCTAGAGCTACGTCACAGCAGGACATTAGGAGGGGGATTTCACTGTGTAACCCTTGATCTAGAAAGAGAATAAGCTACAAATTGCTAAGTAAATGTAACACGGGGAATCAACATGCCGCAGTCTTTCGCGACGTACACACAAACATCACTTAGCGCCTTAAAATTTAATCTTAAAAGTCAAGATGCAATTAATAAGAAACAAGAGATATTACATGGCATCGAACAACATTATAACTCAACCCCCGACAGCGTATTATTTGTTGGCTTTAGCCCATTGATGCTCGGTGTAACATACAAGAACATATTTGTAACTGGTATTAGTGCAGAAACAAAAAATTACCTCGACAGTATTGCGATTAAATACACATATATAGATGCTAAAGATTTAAAAGGTTACACTAAACAGTTTTCGTGGGTTGTGGCCGGCGATGAGTATTTTACATTTGCAGAAACAGAACAAGATCAGCAGGCAAGTGTGGCGTTAATTGCAAGTTTAGCAAATGAATTAATAGTAACAACATTACGTGATTATAAGAATCAAAACTTTCGAGAGCGTGAATTTAGTCAACCTCTTGCTGTATATAGAAACAATGATAGTTTAGTATTTTTAGAATATCACAAGTATGAATATGTAGATAAGAATGCATGGCAGACAACAGTGTTTGAAATGCAAGATAGTAACACACAGTCGCATGGTCCGTTTGCAAGACGTAATATGTTTTTTAAACAGTTAGCAAAGTTTAGTATTGACGCTGGTGCAAAAGAGTTTTATGTACACAAAGATTTAATGTACAAAAGTCTCATACGTAAAAACTATGAGCACGTAATTAGTATTTCAATTTAGAGTTTTTTCGAGTGAGTATATGGATATCAATCAACAGCTACAACCTATCGTCGCAGGTTTAATCGACGGTCTTAAAGTATCAATTGAACAAGAGCTACAGGCTAAAATTACTGATGAGGTAATTAAAAAAATTGCCGCAACAGAACTTGATGCAGTAGTTGATACTTTAGTTAAACAACAAATTGGTACACGCCTAGACACATTTAACTTTGCTGATACAAGTAGAGAACAACTTACCGCACAAATTGCAAAAATCACCGCCGATGTTAACAAGACAGTAGTTGACAAAGCCAACGCACAAATAGTACAAGAAATTAAACGCCAACTTGCCTCCATTGATATTAATTTAATAGTTAATGAAATTGTAAAAACTTCGTTGGCTAGCATAATTAAATTACAAAACTTCCCATCACAAAGCATTGCGCATACTGCAATAAACTTTCAAGGTCTTAAACTAACAGGCGATAGCATTGCCGGCGGCATTATAGAACAATTTGGTAGTACTGGTATCGAGGACAGAGCTAGCTTTGTACAGATGACGTTAATGGATCATGCTGTTGCGTTTGAAGGTCCATTGTTTGCACCCAGCGCAGAGATTAAAGGCGACTTAGTAGTAGATGGCGCACTAACACTTAATGGCACAGTAACAGAAGATTGTGTGGGCTTTACACAGTTAGTTGCCGCCACAAGTGTTGCAGTAACAGCGGGCTTAAACGATACATTGTTTACTGGTTATAGTAACATTATACAAGAACAACTTAAAACATCTGGCATTGATTTAGATCGCATTACGCAAGGTGGTAAGGAAATTGTTAAAGGTGCGCAACTGGGCTATCAGATTGTTGACAGTAATTTACAACGTGTTGGTGTGCTTAAAGACTTACAAACATCGGGTGAAAACTTTTTAAGTGAAACACTTTATGTTACACAACGTAGAGTTGGTGTTAACACGATGGACCCGAGTGCTGTGTTCGCAGTGTGGGACGAAGAAGTCGAACTTATCGTAGCTAAACGTAAAACAGATGTTGCTTATCTTGCAACACCACGCAAACAACAACTTATACTTGGTAGCAACGGAAAAGAAAACATTATACTTGATACTGATGGTAGTGCGCATATAGAGAACTTAGTAGTGGGTCGGGTTGCTATGTCGTCGGCCACAGCAGTCCCAAACTATGCAGGTACAATGGCACAAATTGTCTACAACGAATCGCCGGCACCAGGCAGTCCAATTGGATGGGTATGTATTGGTGGCTCACGCTGGGCTAAGTTTGGGATAATCGAATAATGGGAACTGGATATACAACACCGTGGAATGATTCTTGGCTAGATGGTGAATGGCATTGGGCGTTAGTATTTGTTTGGTGGCCACGCAAAACTGAATATGATAAATGGATTTGGCTTACAACAGCATATCACGGTATGCGAGGAATATCTGGCCCAGGTACTCCGGTTTATTTACACAAATGGATGACACCAGGAGAGTTTACTTGGTTTCAGTTAACACAGTCTTAAGATTCGCGTGAAACTGTCCTAACCAATCTGTCTCTAACATAACTTTACGATTGTGTTCTGTTATTGGTCGTATACTATCCAACACTTGTTGTTGTGGTAAATTAAATAATCTATTCATTTCATTACATACCATTTCGAATCTGATATTATTATCTGCTTCTTCATCATAACGTTCATCTACAATAATATCAAATGTTTTAAATCCCATACTGCGTAAATTGCGTAGATAATGCTGTCCACTAAACACAAGAAATAATCTTTCTGCTAATATAGGTTTAACAATCTTCTCAGTGTAAAAACTATAATGATTGTCAAAATTTGTTTCTGCAACAATGCTGTATGCAGTTTGATTATAGATACTAATTGGTATTATTTGACTTAATGATAATGTACTATTCTGATAGCTCACCGAAGTAACAGTCCATTTAAATTCATCAGACGTTGGCTCAGATTCCCAAATCCATCCATCCGAGTCTTGTTGCTGTATTATTTTGTTTTGCAGATAAGTCATTATAACCCGATTATTTAATTCATTGCGACATATATAATTGTATACATAATCTCTATGTCGTCTGGGCTGACCTAACAGTATATCAAATGTTTTTGGCTTTGATAGGTATGGAGTTAGTTGATTTAATATATTACTTTGTTTGTAAAATTCAGTACTTGTAATAAACCAATCCATCCAATTTTGCGTAGTAATGTCACTAACGACACCACATAAAAAATAAGTTATTTTTGGATTCTGATATTGTGTTATAAAGTCAACTGTGCTTGCATGCAATTCTGACCCTAATATTACAATACAGTCGTGTTGAATTAATGCATCATTGATTGCTTGCTTAAACTCGATAGTAAGTGGAAATGGTATATGAAATATTGCGTGTCTTGTGTCAAGAAGATTGATACAATTCAAATGCCATCGGCAAGGGTCTAAATATTCATCGTCCCTTGCCGCTGTCATTTATTACTTAGTTGCGACTGCTTTTGGTTTAGTAGTTGCTTTCTTCTTACCGTAATATGGTTTACGTTTCTTAGCTGGCGCCGGTGCTACTGCCAATGGTGCTAGCTTAACTCCTGCTACTGTACCTGCACGTTGTTTTACTGGTGCTTTAACTGCTACTTCTTTTACTTCTTCAACTACTACTGCTGCTGGTGCAGAGCCGAATAAATCGGATAGTAGTCCTTTGATATAATTAATCATGTGTTACTCCTTGTACATTATTTATTCATTATATACGCATAGATAAATTTATATTTCGGTTGACATTTTGGTAAAACGACTGTATAATGTTACACATACGCTAACAACACAGAGAAGAAAACGAAATGACTACATTTGTTACTTACAACGTAAAAAGTACACAATCAATTAACTATTTTGATACATTAGCTTCAGCTAAACGTAGTACTACATGTGCAAATAAACGTGCAGGTGCTGGTGTTGTTGCTTATGCTACTTTAGAATATTATAATACTGTTATTGTTACTAAGAAAACAGTACGTAATATTATGTCAGGTGCGCTTGTTGAAATTGATAGCAACACTCCGCGTTGTTGCGATCCGAGTTCAGAATTATACTGGAGCATGTAAATTAAAAGGAGATTTAAAATGAAAATATTAGTAACGATTTTAGGTGCATTCGGTCTTATAGTATTGCTTAGTTTTTTACTAAGCTGGCCCATTATGATGTTATGGAATGGTTGCTTAGTCGGCGCAGTGGATGCGTGAAAATGGAGTTGAGTACGCACTACAAGCATCGGGCAGTAATGGGTATGGATTTACAGTAAAAACAAACGTGGATTGGTTTAGGTTGAAATGGGTATGATTGATAACTGTCGTATTAACTTTTGGTTACGCTGGGTCGCTTGCTGTATTACAATAGCAGGCGCACTCTGCACTAGCTTTCGTATCGACCCACTTAACATTTACTTGTTAAACATCGGCGCTGTAGTGTACTTAACGTGGAGTATACGCATTAAAGAAACAAGTTTAATTACAATCAACGTGGCGCTACTAACGATTTACTTTATTGGATTGTTTGTAAAATGACAAAAGACTGGGTTTCACCTGAAGAGAATAAAGCTAAGAAAGATGCTTATTATTCTAAATTATCAAACGACACTAATCGTTCATTAACTTATTATTGGCAACAAGCTCGCAAGGGAGCAAGAGATCGGAAAATTGATTTTAGCATTACTGCCGATGATATTATTTCTCTCTGGTCAAAACAACGAGGATTTTGTAAGTTAAGCAACATACCAATGACACTTACGCACGGAACATTACGATCACAAAATCCTACAAAAGTAAGTTTTGACCGAATTGATAATTCTAAAGGATATCATGTAGGGAATATTCAATTAGTTACGTGGCAGGTAAATTGTGCGAAAAGTGTTTGGTCAACTGATCAATTAGTTGAACTATGTATATCTATTACTGAGAAAGCATTAATGAATAAATTAAAATAGGTTGACAAAAGTAGTTAAATAGTCTATAATGTTACACATAAACTAACAATAGGAATAAACATGTCTACAGAGAACACAGTCGAAGAACAGGATATGCTGGACGCTTTAAAGGAGTTAGCAGAGGCAAACACAGTTACTTACACTAACGCACCCACTGACTTAGATGAAGCTATCGAGCGTTTATATCGTGTTGAGATACTACTCGAAGATTTAGCACGTGGCGCAGAGCTTGCTGAAATTGTACAAGACCCAAAGTTAACAAATGTGTTTCGACTTGCGGCAGAAGAATACTTAGTCAACAAGTTACAAGAAGTAGAGAAAGAAACTAAAGATTTAAAAATACAAATTAACGACTACAGCAACGTAGGCAAAAAGGAAGAAGCATAATGGTTACTTGGACAAGTTATTCACCCATTGTGTATATTGTTGGATAGCCATTTCTTTTCTGTCAGATATACGGCATATGATCTTTGGTAATGGTTTACGTAGGTTTGCTTTAAAGGCTTCGGATTTGGGCTTACGCAAATTTTCTTTAAACTCTTCGGACCGAATATATACTCCGATAATTCCTTTGTTCCACGGAATACATCCTTGTTCCCACTGACCTTTAAGATTATCCTTATGCTCCTGCGATCTATTTTTGGCAAGATTAGACATCTTTTTCCGAGTTTCAATTGAACGATTTCCTCCATCGCCGCCGTAGCTCATATTATATCCGTTGCCATAATCAACGTGGGTATTATATTTGCGGATAAAGAATTCTTCCATTTCAAGTAAGGTATGTTGCTTGTCGGTGGATTGATATAGCACAGACCAAACAAATGCCTCCCAACCATATTTACGTATAGCGGCATAGAAACGAGAATTCTTTTTAATTGAATTTCTTTTATGATCAGCACAGCGAGTAGGCCAAGAAGAATCAAATCCGATATAGGATTTACCATTTATTGTGTTAGTGGCTTTATAGATTGAATAAATATTCATGCTGACATTCCTTAAAATGTTAGAGTCCTTAGATATTACCAGTATCGTGAGGGACATTTTTGTTGACAACGTATTAAATTTCTGTTATAATACTATTTATATTATTTTACGATGAAAGAGAACTTATATGACAGCTACACAAAGTTATGATGATCATGATTATAGCAATGACAATCTCGAAGAAGCAGAATTCGGACAGCTCCATGCAATTCATAATAACATGAATCATATTGCCGCAGTGCAACGTGAGCTTGCTAAACAAGCATTACAACCAAGTTTAAGTGAATGCGAAGAATGTGGTGAAGATATCCCACTAGCACGTCAGTTAGCAATCCCCGGTGTTAAACTTTGCGTATTTTGTAAAGAACGTGCAGAACGACATTGATCTTTTGAAATAAATCCTGTATACTTAATAAACAATCACAAAAGGAAATACAATGCCGAATTTAGTCCCAATGGTAGTAGAACGTACAAGTCAAGGCGAACGTGCTTATGACATTTATTCACGTCTACTTAAAGATCGTATCGTTATGTTAGATACAGATGTTAACGAGCAGACAGCAAGTTCAATCGTTGCACAGTTGCTATTTTTAGAAAGCGAAAGCCCAGAGAAAGACATTTTGTTCTACATTAACTCACCGGGCGGAAGCGTAACTGCTGGCTTGGCAATTTACGATACAATGCAGTTTATTAAATGCGATGTGTCGACTATTGTACTTGGACAAGCATGTTCAATGGGTTCATTCTTGGCGCAAGCTGGTGCTAAAGGTAAGCGTATTGTATTGCCAGAAGCACGTACAATGATTCATCGAGTTAGCTCCGGCACTCCGGGCACACGTGGTAGCGTACACGTACAAGAATTACAATTCGAAGATGCTAAACGTAGCTTTGACGAATCAATGCGTATTAATCAACGCTTAACTGAATTGTATGTACGTCATAATACTGCGGGAAAAACTTACGAAGACTTATTTGAAACTATGAAGTTTGATACGTTCTTATCAGCAGACGAAGCAGTAGCATATGGTTTGGCAGATGAAGTTATTACAAAACGTTAATGCTTAAAGATACATTTTGCTCAAGTCCATGGTTTCATATTAGGATAGGGCCATCGGGTAAATTTTTACCTTGCCGATGGGGGTCGCATGACGATACTGGTTATAATATTGCAACAACATCTATCGCAGAATTTATGAATTCTGATATCATGCAAGGAATTAGAGCCTCTCTATTAGATGGTGACAAATTACGTATGTGCAGTAGTTGTCATTATGAAGATTCGAACAATAAAGTAAGTGGACGTCAACGCCAACTCTTAAAGAGCGTAATTAGTATTACAAATTTTGATAAGACATTTTGTGCAAGCCCACATTATGAAATATTTGAATATAGTGCCACTAATAATGGTCATACTAATAGTTTGCCAATTGATTTACAAATTGATCTCGGCAATACTTGTAATAGTGGTTGTATTATGTGTACTCCGACTTATAGCAGTAAATTATCTAACGACTATGTTAAACTTAACAAACTAGAACCGACATTATTTAAATCCTTTTCTAAATTTAAGAATTGGGCAGATGATCCAATATTAATGGATAAGTTTGTAGCAGAATTAATTACTATTCCTAACATTAAATACATACATTTCTTGGGTGGTGAAACACTTTACTTAAAAAGTTTTTATGATATTTGTGAAAGATTAATAGAAGCAGGAGTTGCGAAGGATATTAATATCGGAACAACAACTAATTGTACTGTGTATTCAGAAGAATTAGAAAACATTATTAAGAATTTTAAGCATGTTCATTTGGGACTTAGTATTGAATCTCTACATGAAGTTAATGATTATATTCGTTATCCGAGTACGATTGATTCAGTATCATCGAACATTCAGAAATTTTTGGATCTTAGAAAGCAAACTAATTTACATTTAAGTTTGCGTATAACGCCGACTATCTTCAGCATTTATCATTTAGATACATTATTTGAATTTATGATTAATAATTCTATTATTGCAGAAAGTTGTGATATATTATACGAACCGAGTTGGTTACGAATTGAACTATTGCCACCAAATTTAATTGCTATTGCACTTGAAAAACTTAATGCAGTTATAAATAAATATCAATTAACCAATAGTAATCAGGTTATTATTAATCGCAGGCGAGATGATTTGATTGACCCAGTTATTACAAGCATACTTTTTGAATATAAACATTTCCTTGAGAATTACCAAGTACCCAATGATGTGGACGAAGAACGCCACAATTTAGTTAAATTTATTAAAGCATTCGAATCATTGCGCAATAATACAATATTGGATTATCTCCCAGAATATGAAGAATTTTTACGACAGTACGGTTATTAAACCAACCCTAAGATTAGATGTAGTAATTACATTAACTCCTGTCGGTCAGTGTCCATGCATTGTATTAATCAATGATGGAGTAATTTATAACAACAAGTTAACTGAACTAACGGTATTACAGCACAGTCATTCATTAATCGATCCATTAAATATATCAATAAATGTAACCCGTCAACATCCCGATGCAGTAATAGTCGACATTACTGTAGACGGATTTCCTATCATTCCATTATATCAACATTATGCGCAACCGCCGACTGATTACATAGATACCAATGATACTTGGGTATTAACCATTCCGAGTTTTTATCCGTGGTATCATGAAATTACTGGACAAGGTTGGATTGCTTAAAATAAAGGTTGACATCTGGTTGTTTTGGCTGTATAATGCTATACATACACTAACAACACGGAGTAATAAAAAATGAATGCACAACAAATTACAACTGCTTTAGTTCAAGGTACATTTACTAACGAAGAATTACAAAGCGTAATCGAAGCTGTTAAGTATGCTCGCGTTAAGTTAGGTAGAGCAACTAAACGTAGTTTAACTGTAGGTGATAATGTTTCATTTGTTAGCTCACGTAGCGGGCTAACTGTTAAAGGTACAGTGCTTAAAATTGCAATTAAAAATGTACGTGTTAGCACTGCACAAGGCATTTGGAACGTGCCAGCTAATATGTTGGAAGTTGCATAATAACAGTTAACTTGCATTGGAACAATTCAAATGTTACAATGCAGATTTTGGTTGACAGTTTACCAAAATGGTTATATAATAGTATTTAGAAGTTAATTAAACGACAGGAGAACTAAAATGCGATTCGAAGTTAGTTATAAAACTTTAGCACGTGGCTTAAATGAAGGTGGTAGTATTCAGGGCACCGATGGCCCAAGCAACTATGTTGTTGTAGTTGAAGCGGCAAATCAAAATTATGCAGAAAATCAAGTACGCAATATGAACGGTGGTGCAAATCGTTGTATCATTCAATACGCACGTCACATTAGTTAAGGGAAGTAAAAATGGCATACGCAGTAATCACAGTATCGAACGGTATCGAACTTAAAAAAGTACCACTAGGATTTTCTTGGACCACGTTCTTTTTTAGTGGTATCCCGGCATTACTTCGTCAGGATTGGTTACCTGGAATTCTTATCATTGTAGCCAATGTGTTTACGTGGGGCATTGCAGGTATTGTTATGGCATTTATCTATAACAAGATGTATGCAAAGTCACTGTTTGAAAAAGGTTTTACTATTCAGTCTTTACCACTTGGACAAACTGCTGAATCAGTGAAAAGCTATTTAGGTTATATTAAATTCCCAAACGAAGCATAGGAGAACTAGTAATGGCAAAGAAAAATAAAGCAATTGTAAATGGTGTTGACAGTTTTAGTGTTAGCATTTTAGACAATGGTTATACATTGGAGTACACTGGTAACAACAGTGACAATGATTGGGTCACCAATAAAGTTATTGTTGGTGATGTAGATAAACTTTGTGAATTAATCCGCGGCGTGGTTGTACTTCCGCAGGCATAAGGAGAAAGTATGTTTAAGATAGTAGGCGTTTCGACGCATGCAGGACAAACAAAAGTACGTTTTGCAAATGACTTTGTAACACGTGTTAAGACATTAGTTAAAGGTGGACACACTAATGTTAATCTAATTGAAATGGATACATTCTGTTCTAAAGCAGATGCAGTCGCGTATCTTAAGACAACTGACTTAATCAACACTCCGCTATTTGCACAAGCAATTGCCGAAGCAGATGAGAAGTACAATGGTTCTGGCGCACCAGTTTATCGTGTTACCAAACCCGAGTTAAGTTTAGATGCTATTCGTTCACGTATCAATGTGGAGAAAACTGCGTAGTTAACTAAATAGCTATAATGCTGTCCTAAATGCAATCTTAATGACGGCCTTAGGGGAGTCATTATGAAACTTGCTTTAGTAGCATTGCTCGTATCGCTATCAGTTAGCGCAGAAGAAGTACCAAAAGAAATGTACATGCCAAATGATGCTGGTGGCTTTGTTGTATTAACTACAGAGCCCTGTGCATTTGAACAAGTGGCAAAAGAATATGAGTACAGAACTTATGCTACAGAAAGTTCAGATGTAGTAGCACACGAAGGTTGCTGGACTCTGCCAGATGTATCGAATGTGCCAACTAAGTTATTTTCAAAGTCAGAAGGCGCACCGGAAGCACCAACAATACGTGTTATTGTTATAGTTAATACTTGGTGGAAAGAGGGCGGTAAGGCATCATTCTTTCAAACAAACTTTAATAAAGAGAAGAAACGTTATTTAAGTAATGGCACATTTGAACTGACATTGCCACCAATTGTAGTTAAGCCATAAGGAAGTAAAATGAAAAGAAAGAAATTAATAAGAAAAATGTATCTAGCATGTGTGCGTAAGAATACAAAGAAACAAAAGAAACTATGGCTTAAAGCATTAAAGCTAAGTTTGAAACACAAACACACTGAAGTAATTCAGTAAAAGAAATTGTTGTATAACTCTCAAAGTAAGGATTGCAAGACGCGGGGGCAGAACCCGCCATCTCCACCAAAGATATATTAAGCAATATTGGCAAGAAACGCCATAAGTTCGGTAGTATATCTTTGATGGGGATGACTTAGATTCGATTGCGATAGATAGGATAAAGGGCAACACGTGGGGTCACGTTAAATGCAAAAACCGTAAATGCAGAAAAAGCAAATACAACTGGTGCAGTAAAAGTATCTATGGGTCGTGGCTTCCGCTTCGGTTCACGTACTGATGCTGCTGTTTTAGCTTAGTCTAAAACAACCGGGGTAGGACTTACCTGGCAACAGAAACAACCAAAAAGCCCCGCAAGGGGCTTTTTTACGACAACGCAAATAAATACTATTATGGGAAGACCAAAACTAATAGAAACAGAAGAAGAACGCAGACTACGATTACGAGCTGCTTATAACCGATGGATAGCAAAACCTGGTAATAAGGAAAAGAAATATAAATCGGATAAGAAATATTCAGCAGACGCACATAAGCGTTGGCGTCAAGCAAATAAGCATAAGACACGATTAAAAAGTGCCAACGAACGAGCCGCAAGATTACAGAGAATCCCACCGTGGGCAGATAAAGAAGCGGTTAAAGAGTTTTATCTAAGCTGCCCTGCAGGATATCATGTTGATCATATAATTCCGTTGCGTGGTAAAATAGTAAGCGGACTACATATAGTAGAGAATATGCAATATCTTATAGCTGAAGTAAATTTAAGTAAAAGTAACAAATATGTGATATCCGCCTAAGAAACTGCTTCGTCCGGGGTAGCTATACCTTGTTACCAAAACTAGTAGAAAGCTCACTTCGGTGGGCTTTCTTTTTGGTTGACATTTTAGTAAATCGAGCGTATAATAGCTTTATAAGCTAAGAGAACGGCTTATTTTGTAAACAATGTTTACATAATTTTGTACATTATACGGAGAAGTAACAATGAGTAAATCTGAAGATTTAAAAATGCAACCTTTTGATCCTAGTCAAGGACGCAAAGACAAGAAAGTGTCTTTGATTCAAGTTGGACGAATGGTCCAAAAACGAGTCGGCACTATTGCAACAAACCCAAGTTTCCCATACCAAGATATATTAAAGTTTGCATGGGTGCCTGCTGAATTAGTTTATTTTAATTATGAGCGCCAACGTTGGCCTGAGCCAAAACACCAAAAGAAACTACGTGGTAAGTGGAATATTCATTGCGTAACTCCGCTTCAATGCCGTTATAGTCCTAGCGAAAATCGTTACTATGGTGCAGATGGTCAACAACACTCCACTGAGTGGATTGCGCAGTATGGAGAGCAAAGCATGGTTCCTGTATTCTATGTTGAGAGTGAGGACGAAAATGTAGAATCGATTATGTTATTGGCACTTAATAATGATAATGAGCCGATGGCAAAATATTTTATTCACCAACAAGAAGTTATCATGGGTGAGAAAGATGCTGTTGCCCTTGAAAATTGTGTTATCGATGCTGGTTGTACTACCGGCTACAAAAAACGTACAGCAGGAGTTATTACTCACATCAGTGATTTAACCATGGCCCGGGATCAGTTTGGGTTAGGTGCGCTAGGACAAATTTTAAGTAAAATGCGTACATATTGGCCGACTGAAAAAATCGCCACAGCAACTATGCTAGGCTTCCTTAAAGTTCGTGAACTTATGATATCTGCTGAATTATATACAGATGACTTATTTGAAGATGTTGTATATCAAAATTCAAATTTCTTTGAGAGTAGTGATAGACTTCACGGCGACATTAAGGATCAATTTGAATATGAGTACCCAACAAACTACAAGGGTATGGGTGTTCGTGAAAAAATTGCAAGCGGTATCATTGATGCGTATGAATATAAGACTGGTAAAACATTAGTTGCCAAACCATTTAGCATTACGATGCCAGTAATCGATGATGAACTAAAGGCGGCATAATGGCAAAATTATATAATAAATATGACCCCGGCACATATCATAGCCGTACCCTTTATCGTATAGTTTGCAATACCAATGACTTACGTCCTGTTTGGGCATATAAAAATGCCAACAAATGGGGTGTAGAAAACGAACCGTTTTTAAAACTATGCGGCGAAATGTGCTCGTGTTGTGGAAGTACTTTAAACTATGGATTAGGTAAAAACAACATAGAAGATAAACTTGATATTAACACTCCTAGCACCGATCATATTGTGTCGCAGGACGAAGCTAAAAAGTTGGGTTGGTCTAAGGAACAAATACATGACATAAGCAATCTTTGGATTATATGTATGCGATGCAATTTGTTGAAAAATAATTCAACCGCAGAAGATATACATCGTTACAAGGCAATTGTGGAAGTATTAGAACGTACTAAATTAAACAGTATATTAATTGAATAAAAATAAATCCACAGAAACCCATTGACATAAGTAATTATCTGTAATACACTATGTATTTCGTGCCTAACTTAGGGCGGCGTACATAATTCTATTTGCTTAATAAAGGAGTAAGAAATGAAATTCAATCCATTACACGATCGTGTAGTAGTAAAACGTGTCGATGCAGACACACAAACAGCAGGGGGAATTTTTATCCCTGATAATTCACAAGAAAAACCAGATCAAGGTATTGTTATCGCAATTGGCGCAGGCCGACGAACAGAAGCAGGCGTACTTGTACCAATGACAGTTCGAATAAATGACCTTGTGTTGTTTCCACGTCATGCTGGCACAGCGGTTAAAGTAGAGGGCGAAGAAGTATTAGTCCTAGACGAAGAAGAAATTTTTGCAATAATTGAGGGGAACTAGTATGAGTGCTAAAGACGTAAAGTTTGGCGAGATTGCTCGCGGTAAGATGATTGAGGGCGTAAATATTTTAGCGGAAGCTGTAAAAGTAACGCTAGGCCCAAAAGGTCGCAATGTAATTATTCAGCGACAATGGGGCGCACCACACATCACTAAAGATGGCGTAACAGTGGCTAAAGAAATTGAATTAAAAGATGTGTTGCAAAACATGGGCGCACAAATGGTAAAAGAAGTCGCGGCAAAAACTGCGGATGATGCGGGCGACGGGACTACGACTGCTACTGTACTTGCGCAAGCAATTGTACGCGAAGGTGCTAAGTCAGTTGCAGCGGGTATGAACCCGATGGATTTAAAACGTGGCATTGATAAAGCAGTTGCGGCACTTGTAATTGAACTTGCTAATGTATCTGTACCATGTGATACAACAACCAGCATCGAGCAAGTTGGTACAATCTCTGCTAACGCTGATAATGAAATTGGTAAGATTATTGCTACTGCAATGGAACGTGTTGGAAAAGAAGGTGTTATCACTGTAGAAGATGGTAAGTCACTTGCTATGGAACTTGACGTAGTTGAGGGTATGAGCTTTGACAGAGGTTATTTAAGCCCTTATTTTATTACTGAAACTGACAAGCAAGTTGCAATTTTAGAAAATCCATTCATTCTGTTATTCAGCAGAAAAATTAGCTCAATCAAGGATATTCTTCCTGTGCTAGAGCAAGTACGTGGCGCAGGCCGTCCATTGTTTATCATTACTGAAGATTTAGAAGGCGAAGCACTAGCCACTTTAGTTATTAACAAGATGAAAGGTGTGCTTAACGTATGTGCAGTTAAAGCACCGGGCTTTGGTGAACGACGTACAGGTATGATGGGTGACTTAGCAGCACTAACAGGCGGTACTGTAGTTGCCGAAGAACTTGGTCTTAAACTTGAAAACGTTAAGTTAACTGACTTAGGTCAAGCGGCACGTGTCGAAGTAACTCGTGATACAACTATTGTTATTGATGGCGCGGGCACCCGTGAAGCAATTGATGAACGTGTTGCGTTAATTCGTAGTCAAATTGAATTAACTGAAAACCCTTATGATGCAGAGAAGTTGCAAGAACGTGTTGCAAAACTAATCGGCGGAGTTGCGGTTATTAAAGTCGGAGCAGCAACTGAGCCAGAAATGCTTGAGAAAAAAGACCGTGTTGATGATGCGTTACATGCCACCCGTGCTGCGGTTCAAGAGGGAATTGTTGCGGGTGGTGGTGTTGCATTGATTCGTGCTCAACAAGCAGTACTTGGTTTGAAAGGTGACAATCATGATCAAAGCGTAGGTATTGATATTGTGTTACGTGCAATCGAAGCACCATTACGTGCTATTGTAGAAAACGCTGGTGGCGAAGCTAGTGTTGTTGTCAATGCAGTAGCCAGCGGCACTGGCAACTACGGTTACAATGCGGCCAATGAAACATACGGCGATATGATTGCAATGGGGGTAGTAGACCCAACTAAAGTTACACGTGTTGCATTACAAAATGCGGCTGGTGTTGCTGGCCTGTTGCTTACTACAGATTGCGCAATTTATGAATTGCCAGTAGAAGATGCTGAAAAGTAATTAGCAATATGTTATAACTAATAGCACCTTCGGGTGCTATTTTTTTGTCTGGAATAAATACTATATAATTCATTCATTTGGGGAATATGGAACCATGGCAAATAGTAACTTCGTAGTACACAATGGCTTAACAGTTGGGCCACTAACAATATCAGCAGCAACAGGTGATATTACAACAACAGGTAATGTAACATTATCTGGAACAGGTAGTTTAGGCGTTAGTCAAATTGCTAAAAACGATTCGAGCATTACAATTAATGACACTGGTACTGGATCTAATGTTGTTATGAATGTAGATGGCTCACTTGCATCTACTCTTTCGGCCGTTGGATTAAATCTTACAGCATCAACAGCAAGTACTACATATACAGATGGTGCATTGGTAGTAGCAGGTGGTGTTGGTATTGGCGGTAACGTACACATACAGTCTAGTAAAATTCTACACGTAGGACCGGATTTAATCGGTGCGTATAGTAATGTACTTGCACAATTTAATGCCAACGTTAACAGTTATAGTCAAATATTATTGCAAAATATCAGCAATGGTACAAGTGCATCAGCAGACGTTGTAGTTGTGGCAGATACTGGTAGTGACAGTGCAAACTATGTTGATATGGGTATTAACTCGAGCAACTATTCAGATGTAGCATACACCATTGGTACTGGATTAGATGCTTACACATATTCAAATGGTGGTAATTATGCAATTGGTACACAGACATCAGGTAAAGGATTAATATTCCACACTGGTGGTACATTAAGTGCTCAATTACGTGCTAAAATTAATGATACTGGCTTAACGGTTAATACAACAACAGCAACAAGTTCAATCTCATCTGGCGCATTAGTAATTAACGGTGGTTGTGGTATTGCTGGTGATTTACGTCTAGGTGGTAACTTATACGTAACTAATATTATTAGTTCAAGTTCACAAACAATTACAGTTAACGACCCATTATTGTACTTGACTACAAGTGCACCATACCCATATAACTACGACATTGGTTTTTACTCTGCATTTACCGGCGGACCTGCTAACGTTTATGTACATACTGGTTTAGTACGTAATGATGCAGATAGCTCGTGGAGTTTATTTAGTAATGTTGGTGAACCCTCTGGTGGGCAAGTAAGTTTAACAAATGCAATATATGACCCAATTAATCACGGGGCATTAACAATCTTAGGTGCCACAGTGACTGGCACCGGTGGTACTGCAATAGTCAATGGTGGTACAAGTGGTGTTGGTAATATTGGTGCTGCAGCTGGTTTATTTAATACTGTGTATGCATCTAAACTACAAGGTACATTAACAACTGCAGCACAAACTAACGTTACTTCACTTGGTACATTATCTGCAACATTAACAACACAAATTGTTCAACCCGATGGTGATAATACTCGTACATTGGGTGCATCAGGTGTACGTTGGTCAACAATATACGGAGTAACATTTAGTGGTACATCAACTACTGCTAACTATGCCGATTTGGCAGAAAATTATCAAGCAGATGCAGAATACGCACCAGGTACAGTAGTACACTTTGGTGGTGAGTTTGAAGTTACAGCATGTGATACAGATGGTTGTACAAGTGTAGCAGGCGTAGTATCTACTAACCCAGCACATTTGATGAACACTGGTTTAGAAGGTGCTAACGTTGTTGCGGTTGCATTAAACGGTCGTGTGCCATGTCAAGTACAGGGTACTGTACATAAAGGTGACTTAATGGTATCAGCCGGTAGTGGTCGTGCTAGAGCAGAAGCTAATCCGAAAGTTGGATCAGTAATCGGTAAAGCACTGGCAAATTCAGAAGGCGACGCAGTAATTGAAGTAGTAGTTGGCGTTAGATAATTAATTAGTAGTAAAACATAATAGGACCTTCGGGTCCTATTTTCGTATAAATACTTAGAATAATACGAGAATCCAAATGGCATTAACCAGACCAAAATACAGTCAGATATACGATACAGATTACAAACAAAGTGTTCGTGTGGCTACTACAGGCGACGTGGGAACTTTATTAGTAGCCGGCGGTGCGCCCAACACAGTTGATACAGTTACATTAATATTAAATGATCGTGTTTTAGTTAAAGATCAAACTGACTCTGCACAAAATGGTATCTATCGTGTTACTGTAGTAGGAACGGGTGTCAATGGTACATGGATAAGAGATCATGATGCTGATGCTAGCGACAAAGTAACAAGTGGATTAACTACAACAGTAGCGGAAGGTGTAACAAATATTGGCAGAACTTATAAATTAACAACCTCAGATCCTATTACCCTGGGATCAACATTATTAACATTTACTAATCCATTTGCTGCAACTGCGACGGGGTCAGATACGCAAGTATTATTTAATAATGCTACTTTATTAGCAGGTGCAACAAGTTTACATTATTTTACAGGTAATGGTGTAGTACTAGCAAGCGCCGGAGTAGTATCAACATCAACCACAACCGGAACATTACAGGTAACTGGTGGTATTGGAGCGAGTGGTAATATTAATGCTGGTAACATTATTGGTACAACTGCTACCTTTACTAACTATCAAGGTACATTATTAACAGCAAGTCAACCAAACATTACAACATTAGGTGGCGTTACTAGTATCGGTGCTAGCGGAACAACTACACTTACTGGTATATTACAAACTGCGGAACAAACCAATGTTACATCACTTGGTACACTGACAAGTTTGGCAACAGGTGCGATTACTACAACAGGCACACTAGCATTAAATGCGGCCGGTGGATTAACAACAAACCAAACTACATTTTTATTAGCAAATGCAACTGCAACTACGCTTAATATCGGCGGCGCGGCCACTACACTTAACATTGGTGCGGCAACAGGTACATTAAATCTTAATAACGCAACTACAGCGATAGCAGGTATTGCCACTGTCAGCGGCATAGTGTATGCCAACTCGGCGGTTGATAGCACCACGTACACAGATGGTGGATTAGTGGCCAAAGGTGGTGTTGGTGTTGCAGGCAATGTACACATACAATCAACTAAAATTTTACACATCGGTCCAGACTTAATTGGTGCGTATAGTAACGTATTAGCACAGTTCAATGCAAATGTTAACAGCTATACTCAAGTACTATTACAAAACATCAGCAGTGGCACAAGTGCATCATCTGATTATATTTGCGTAGCAGATACTGGCACCGACAGCATAAATTATATCGATCATGGCATTAACTCGAGCAACTATTCAGATGTAGCATACACAATCGGCACTGGATTAGATGGATATTCATACACAAATGGTGGTAACTATGCAATTGGTACACAGACATCAGGTAAAGGATTAATATTCCATACTGGTGGTACATTAAGTGCTAATAAACGTGTGACAATAAACGACACTGGGCTTACTGTTAATACAGCAACAGTAGCAAGTTCAATCTCAACTGGTGCATTAGTAGTTAACGGTGGTGTTGGTGTTGCTGGGCATTTATGGATTGGCGGCAACTTATATGTAACAAACGTTATTAGTTCAAGCACTCAATCAATAAGTTCAAATGCTCCATTGCTATATCTCGTAACGAGTGCACCATATCCATACAACTACGATCTTGGTTTTTACTCGGCATTTACCGGTGGCCCAGCCAATGTTTATGCACATACTGGTATGATTCGTAACGATGCTGACAGTACATGGTATCTGTTTAGTAATGTAGCTGAACCCACTGGCGGACAGGTAAGTTTAACAAATGCAATATATGACCCATTAAGTATGGGTGCATTAACAATTAATGGAACATCTGTTACAGGAACTGGTGGTACAGCAATAATTAATGCTGGTACAAGTGGACAAGGTAATATTGGTACTGCATCTGCTACATTTAATACAGTATATGCTCAAAAATTACAGGGCGTAATACAAACAGCAAGTCATCCACTTATTACAACATTGGGTGGTGTTACAAGTATCGGTGCAAGTGGCACAACAACTATCACAGGTATATTACAAACTGCGGCACAAACAAATATCACATCAGTTGGTACACTATCAGCACTTACAGTAACAGCCGCTATTACAGGTAGCGTAAGTGGTAGTGCAGCAACAGTAACAACAGCCGCTCAACCAAGCATTACTTCTGTCGGTACACTATCGGCACTTACAGTAACAGCGGCCATAGTAGGGTCAGTAACTGGTTCGGCGGCAACAGCTACTGATACAACAAATGCAGTTTATTCAGTAGCGGGCAAAAATGTCAATATTGCTGCTGATACCAACTTACAGACTTGGGCAGATACATTACCAAGATGTGGTCATTATGATATATCTACTACAACTGTTCAAGGTGCTTTGCCGGCCGCTTGGTGGCATATTCAACTACAGAGACATTCAAACGATACTAGTGTCAACCTTTATCATGTTCTTACAGCAACAGGATTAACAACGGGTAGTGGAATTATATATACTAATACTAGAGTCAATGCTTCTTGGGGTGGGTGGGTACAAGTTGTTACAACAACAGCACTAACAGCAATTACATCAGTTGGTACGTTGACTGCACTTACTGTAAGTGGTGCAATTACAGTCAATAGTGGTAGTGCTGTTACTGCTATTATCAATGGTGCTACTACAGGTGTTGGTAATATTGGTAGTTCGACTGTAACATTTAATACTGCGTTCCTTAAAGCAACAACAGCTCAATATGCCGATTTGGCAGAAAAATACACATCAGATAACGACTATGTGCCAGGCACAGTAGTTGTGTTTGGTGGCGATAAAGAAATTACCATTAGTACAGTTAGTCATGATACTGCGGTTGCTGGCGTTATATCTTCCAATCCAGCATATCTAATGAATTCTGAACTTGATGGCTTACCAGTTGCATTACAAGGTCGTGTTCCGTGCTTAGTACAGGGCCCAATTAATAAAGGTGACTTAGTAGTTACAAGCGACACAGCCGGTGTAGCACAAAGATTAGACCGTGCGCAATACTTCCCGGGCTGTGTGATTGGTAAAGCACTTGAAGATATTACAGAAAATAGAATAGTTACTATCGAAGTAGTTGTTGGTAGGGTCTAATTATCGGTTGACAAGATAGCAAATTGGCTGTATAATACACTTATAAATTAACAAATGGGTGTACAAATGATAAACGCTATTTTAGAAGAAGTTGCAAACGAACCAAGTAAGAATGCAAAAATTGCTATCCTTACTCAGCATAAAGACAATAAAGTATTACAAGAAGTTGTTCGTTTAACCTACGACCCAACTGTAAACTTCTTCATTAAGAAAATTCCTACATACAAACAAATTGATACAACAGATATCAGTTTAACAGAAGCAATTAGTCAACTTGGTCAGTTAAGCAGCAGACAAGTTACTGGTACTGCTGGTATTAATCATTTACAAAATATTCTAAGTAACTTACCTGAAGAAAAAGCAAAAGTAATTGCTAAAATTATTGACCGTGACTTACGTGCGGGCTTCGGTGAGTCAACAGCAAACAAAGTATGGAAGAATTTAATTCCAGAGTTTCCATATATGCGTTGCGCACTTCCTAAAGCCGCTAAGTTAGATGAGTTTAGCTGGGTTGATGGTGTGTTTAGTCAGCTTAAAGCAGATGGTATGTTTGCCAACGTAAATCATACAGCAGATGGCGAAGTACAAATTTTAAGTCGCGCTGGTTCATTGTTTCCACAACAACACTTTGCACATTTAGTCACTGATGTACAAGCAACGTTCCCAACTAATACACAATCACATGGTGAATTGTTAATTAAACGTGATGGTGTTGTGCTTCCCAGACAGTTAGGTAACGGTATCTTAAACAAGGTACAAAAAGGTGGCGACATTGGACCAAATGACGAGATTGTTTACTTAGTTTGGGACCAAATTGCCTTAACTTCAGTCGTTTCTAAAGGTACTTACAATGTTCCGTATAAAGCTCGCTTTGCTGAATTAGCAACACAAACATTAACGGCAACTTGTATTACCCTAATCCCAACTGTTATTGTACATAACATGGAAGATGCACTTACACACTATCGTGAAATGCTTGCAGAAGGATTAGAAGGCACAATCATTAAAGATGCACAGGGTATTTGGAAAGATACAACAAGCAAACAACAAGTTAAAATGAAACTCGAAACAATCATTGATCTTATTATCACTGGGTTTAATGCAGGTAAAGGTAAAAATGAAGATACATTTGGTTCTATTGCTTGTCGATCAAGTGATGGCTTACTTGAAGTTAATGTAAGCGGCTTTACTGATTCAGATAGAATCAGTATCTGGGCAAGCAAGGACGAAGTAATTGGCAAGATTATGGCAGTTAAATCTAACAGCATTATGCCACCGAGTGATAGTAATACAAGTTACTCATTATTTTTACCACGTTGCGAAGAAATTAGAGATGATAAACAAATAGCAGATGATTTACAACGTATCATCGATCAATTTGAAAGCGCAATTAAGGATTAATTCTTTTCATGACACCTACGTATTTTATATTCTTGTAGGTGTCAAATTCTTCTTTTGTGACACGTAATGTTAATCCTGTTACCAGATCACGTGCGCTCACCATACGACTATTAGTGCCTGAGACTTTATTCTTACATAGGTCTGATTGAGTTTTACCATACATTCCATTACCTTCTCCTGTACGTTGATCTGAGAATTTAGCACAAACAATATCACTGTGCTTTTTGCCCAACATACCACGGGGATGATTCAGTTGGCGCACTTCTTTAAGATGTTGTTTGGTTTCAATTGAATGTTTCTTTCCTAGCATTCCTCGAGGATGTGGTATAGTTGCCATTTGTGCTTTGCGTATAATAGATATCTTTTTCTTTGTTTCATTGGACATTACATAACCAGAGTTACCTTCGCCACCGTCTGTTAAATTACGTAATATGCCAGTACCATTACTTTTACGCCCATACAGCGCAATAAGTTTCTTTTCAAATAAGTGTGCTTCGTACTCGAAAAGTTTGTGTGCTATTATTTGTATAAGGTCTTTATTCTTCGGAGGAATATGATTCTTACCCTTTGACCACGCACGTTTTCCTTTGCCTTTGCCAATATAATATGGAGTTAAATCTTCTCTGAGGTATGCGTAAACGTAATAAATAGACATGCTGGCATTGTTCCATAATGTTAGAGCTAGTGGATACTTCAATATCGCGACTAGCACTTTTATTTATCTAATCTCCGATTGACTTCTCCACAAATTCATAGTATAATAAGTAATGTTAAAATTAGTAAAACGACTAATAGGATTATTATCAATGACTAAAAACTATAAACTAGCACAGGAAGCAAACAAAGATGTTGTGTATGGTGCGCTACAAGGGCTAATTAAAAACCCTAAACTCTGGCACACTAGTCCAGTTGGGCGCGAGTATTGTAATTTGACAGAATCGGGTCGTGAAGTCATTGTTGATTTAGTGCAGGACTTAATGCGCACTATTGATGTGTTAGAACGCAAGGCATTAGATGAACGTGCAAAAGAAATTACATTTGAAACATTGAAGGCAAAATAATGTTATTAGGATGCATTTACTGAAGCAAACGAAAGGAATCGTATGAAACTAACTAAAGAAGAACTGATCGAAGCATTAAAGAACAATGTGTGTACTGTTACATTCACTAAAGTAAATGGTGAAGTGCGAGTTATGCCGTGTACGCTTAAAGCAGATATGATTGCAAGTGTTAAGTCACTTAAAGAAGTTGTAGTAACTGAGGCTGTAGTAAAGCCCACTATCAGCGTTTGGTGTACTGATGCTGGCTCATGGCGCAGTTTCCGCTTTGACAGTGTTACAAAGGTGGAAATTAATGTCTAAGACATGGACTGCGGTATTAGAAGAAGATTTGGCTACTGGAGAATTACTCCTCCCTCTACCCGACGAGCTAATTGCAAGTTTAGGGTGGAAGGAAGGTGATAATTTAGTTTGGGACGTTAGAGCAGATGGAAGTATTGGATTAACTAAACAGTTGATTGTTGAATAACCCTTTATTCAATAGTTAGTTTGGCCAATTACCAGTTGGCCAAACCGCGTAAGGCCAATCATAACTAGTAGTAATCGTTGGTTCAGTATCCGAAAGTTGTTCTATCGTAACGGTATATGATATATTATATGCTGTTTTCCATTCGGCGAGCTGAGAAATCTCGTCTGTTGTAAGTTTAGTGGCAGTAATAAATGATATTAATGCAGTTTGATCTACAAAAGTAATTTTAAAAGTTTCGACGGTATCGGTGTTAGTATAGACAGCATTTAATGAGTCGGTTATATCCTTAAAGTTGTTATGCAACAAAACTAATGGTGAAAGTCCAGTGATTGATGAATATGGCTTAGTAATCGTAAATGTATGCAGTATTGACATTGTATTCTTCCTATTTTAAATATTTATCATTCTCTTGACTTCTGAGTAAAACTATAGTATAATACACTTGTTTTAAACATTAGAGAAAGCATCATGATAAAACGTGGCTTAATTTACATTGTTATTGCAGGTGCTATATATGTACTATTTATGCAAGATCAACGCATAGATAGGATGGAAGAACAGGTTACTGGCATACATAATGATGTTACTGAAATTAAAGATGCTATATTAGAACGCAGTAGCGTACATGCCAAGTTTACCCCAAAAGAGTTTGAATGTATGGTACGTAACATATATTACGAAGCAGGTGTTGAGAATGATATGGGCAAGTATGCGGTTGCGCAGGTAACATTAAATCGTAAGAAGTCAGGTTACTGGGGAAAGAATATATGCAACGTTGTATATTCAAAAGCACAGTTTAGTTGGACGAAAGTTAAAGAACGTGCTTGGTCCAAACCTAAAGACGCAACTTGGGAACGCAGTAGAGAAATTGCAAGTCAAGTATTAAACAATGGTGTAAGAGTTAAGCCATTGAAGAAAGCTCTTTTTTATCACGCAGATTATGTAAGTCCAACATGGCGTGATAATAAACGTAAAATAATGAAGATTGGCGCACACATCTTCTACACACAGGCAAAAGGATCGACGATTACATTATGAAGAAACTATATATGAGCTATGGCATGAATACAAACTTAGCACAAATGGCTAGACGTTGCCCAACAGCAGTAAGTTTAGGTGCGGCAGTGCTACCATGCTATCGCTTTGAGTTTAAAAACTTTGCAACTGTTGAGTACGACCTCGAGTCTGATGTTGATGGTGTGCTATGGGAAATACAACCTGATGATGAGGCATCACTTGATATACTTGAAGGCTACCCATTCTACTACGATAAGAAGATGGTTGACGTTATCGTAGACGGCATTACTGTACAAGCAATGACATACTTTATGTACCCAGAAGAAGTGTTGGGCATGCCAAGCAAGAGCTACTACAATTTAGTTGCCGATGGCTACGAAGCACACGGTATCAGATTGGATCAATTGAATGATGCTGTTGACCGTGTACACGTCAAATATCGCTTGACAGATGACGCATTTGGCTGTATAATGTAATACATAAACTAGCGCAACGGAGAAATAAGATGCGTAACTTTTTAGAAAACTTAATTATTGCGATTATATTTGCAGTTCCTACAGCATACGTACTACGCGATTACTTAGCAGGATATTAGGAGAAATAAGATGGCTGTATTTGTATTGTTAGGACAAATTGATTACGAAGGACAAGGACTATTGGGAGTGTATTCAACTCGCGAAGGTGCTGTGTCGGCTAAAGATTTATACGTTGCTAACGGTGGTACATTTGATTCGTACGTTGTAGAGAAACGTGAGCTTGATGTAATTGCGTTGCCAGACTATGAGATTACTGAGTATGCTGATATTGTGGAGTATATCTAATGGACTTTACAAAATTTGTTGGCATGAGTGCTGTTGATGTTTTTAATCTATTACCAGCTTACGTGCCAACCGAGAAAGAATACTTAGTTAAAAACTTCACTGTTGAATCATTGACAGAACGTGCTATCTTAGATCAGCAAGCACACATTCATTTCGAATAAGGGAATTACAATGGCAACTATATATAAAGAAATTGAAGTTGATATTAGTTTAGATGACTTCAGCGACGATGAAATTGCAGATGAATATGAAGAACGTGAATTGGGTGATTCGTTATCTTCGGATCGTTCATCACGTCTATTAGTCACAGTGCTCGACATCTACAATGCTAAGACATTAGGTAAAAATTACGAAGCGTTACTTGATCAATTAATTTTTGATGCTATTGGGAGAATTGTTTAATGGCAACTAAAAAAGAGAAAGATGTATTAATGCAAACATTAAAGTTTACTCCGCGAACGTACACTATATCGCTTGGTGGGTTTGGTGGGGAAATTGTAGCTGGACGTGTTGACCGTAAGATTTACGATTACTTCCAAGAGAACGATATCGACATCGAAGAATACGCAGGTGACTGGGATAATGAACTAGCAGTGCCAGAAGATATGATGCCGTTCGAACCAGGTAGCTGGCATGACTGCGATAACGCCGCACACGAATCTGGAGTTGAGCTGGAGGCAGGATGTGAGGTAACTGTCAATGATGAGAATGGTAATGAAGTATGGGTACACAATCTTGATATTGATGAATTAATTAAAGACGGATGTAATGTTGCTGATGCATGGAGTTTTAATTCAGAATCTGAAGATGTTGGTACTTGCATTTACGTTGGACAAAGTACAGAGAAAGGTACATTCTTTGATGGCGAGATTAAACTTACTGCACCATTCGACCCAACGAAACTAACGTTTGAATACAATGTTATCGAAGGCTGGCAACTGTGCGGTGGATTAACATATGATGGTGATGACATCGATAATGACTCAGGTGGCGACACGTGGGGTAAAGGTATGTATCATACATTGACTTGTATTGGTGAAGATGAAGACGACGAAACTATTGATGGATTCGACAAACAACTTAGTAAGTTACACAAACAAATGGACAAGTTAAGTGAAGATGAAGACGACGAATCTAACGCAACGGAACAGGGAGGTTAGTATGATTAGTTACGTAATATTAGCACTAGCAGTAATGGTAGCGATTGGTTGGGGTTTGGTTTATATGGTGGTTGGACCGAATGGTTGTAGCGACACTGGCTGTACGGGCAATTGTAATCAAGGTCGCAACTGTGATTGCAAGGACGAAACTAGTGGCGACTAATAATGTTACGCTTAACGGCGCTGGATCTAGTGGGCAGGTATTAGTTGGTGGCGCTGGTGCAAGTGGTACTAATACGTTTGGCTCTGGTGCAATACCATCAAATATTACTGTATCCGGCATTGGCGCAAGTGGTACTAATACGTTTGGCTCTGGTGCAATACCATCAAATATTACTGTATCCGGCATTGGCGCAGGTGGCGGCGGTTTAAGTATGGCAAATACAGCATGGGTAAATTCGACTGCGGCAAAAGTATCAATGTCTGGGCAACTAACGTTAGAAGGGTTTGAACCAGACATTGTGATTGGTGGGAAAAGTATGGTTACGTGGATGCAGAAAGTAGAGCAACGTCTTAGCATACTCGAACCTAAAGCAGAGCTACTTGCTAAGTATGAAGCATTACAGCAAGCATATGAGCACTACAAGACGTTAGAAAATTTATTATATGGCACAGAGAACGATGTACAAGATTGATATCTACAGTGATGTTGCCCGTACCGCAAAATGTATTGACTGGTGTCATGCGAACTTAAATAACAATGAGTGGGATTTACAATTGTTATCAATGAGCCCACTGCATTACAAGTTTGAATTTAATGACCCGCAGATACATTTAATGGCAGTATTAGCACACTAGGAGTTGTATGGAAACACAAATACCAGCAGAAGGAATTATGTTACATAAGAGTTGGGGTGATATGAAAATGTATACTGTCTCCTGCGAATGTGGTTGCGATGACGGACAACAGGAAGTTAGCATCGAAGCAGATGACTGCGGTATTGCTGTACACATTTATACTACACAAAAGACTAATTGGTGGACTATGAATCGTTGGCAACATATCTGGACATTGCTAACTAAGGGTTATATTAAAACTCAATCGACTACACTGTTAACAAAACAGCAAGCATTTAATTATGCAGAAACATTAAAGTCAGCAATTAAAGACGTTGAAGAATTTAGGAAAATAAAATGAACTGGGAAGAAGCATACTTTGAAACACTAGCTAAACTGCAACAAGAAATCGTAAAAAACATAAAACTTAAAGATGAAATTGCTCGTCTACGATGGGAAGCAAATATTCAAGATTAGATTGACATCTACTTCATTTGAATGTATAATATTTGTATTGAACTGGAGCAATATATGACTGATGACTTAAACGAATTGAATACTAAATTACCAAAAAAAGAGCCCACAATTGAAGAGAAAATTGAGTATATGCGAGAGGCATTGGCTGCGGCAGAGCGGGCACATGCCACTATGCTAAAAGCACACGCTCGGATCGAAAAGGAACGCAATGCTAATAAATGAGATCTATAATGAACGAGATACTTAAAGCACTTGCTAAAGAACATTTTTGTTCAACTGAATTTAATGACGGAACTGTACATGAGTGTTACGAGTTTAGCGAAGTTGAATTAGTAAAGTTTGCTGAGTTGATTGTGACTGAATGTGGCGTAGCGTTGAGTCCTATGTTGCGTGATATGGTCAGTAGAGGCCAGGCTTTTGATTTGATTAAGAAACATTTCGGAGTTGAAGAATGAACGAGAAGATTAAAGCATTAGCCGACGAATGTGGGTTAACTATTGATAGTAATAGCCCAGAAGCAACTTGGAAAGAAATTGAATTTTTTGCTGAGCAAATAGTACAAGATTGCGTAAATACACTGTATAACAATGGGTATGATGACGCCGCAATTCAATTAACGGAGCATTTCAAGCAATGATGAAACATGATTTACTGTTGGCAGTACAGGAATTATTAGAAAGACATTGGGACGTATTTGAAGTAGCAACTAAACTTAAAGTTGATCCCGCAATCATAATGGCAATAATCGAAACACTGAAAGGTACTATGTAATGAGATCACACTATTGGACAATTGGAAAGTTTGCGGACTGGCTTCGTGGTACTAAATGTATCCCAAGTGGTACAGGTGAAGAATGGAATACGTGGACCAGGTTAGCAAAAACTACACATCCATTTCGCTACTGGCTAGTCGAAACAGCATTGCACAAAGCACAGGATGTTTTTTGCTATGTGCCAGACAAGATTAATGATGTACGCTACTATCTAAACAACCGCTATACAACTAAGACACATGCGCTTACAAGCACACTTAAACGTGGGCAATGGCATGAGTTTAGTACACGTTTACTACATTGCTCATTTGATAGCTTTGTAGACTTTATTGAAATTGAAACAGCATGGAGTCATCTATGTTGGGCAAATAAAGAAGAACGTGCAAAATACAATCTGCCATGGTGGAGAGAACAATGGTACACTCGCTGGTTTATGGAGTGGCGCTGTGCCGAAGCCGCTATTGCACACCTACAGTGGGAAATGACTCTTCAATATGACGATGCTTATATTCCTGTGGACCATCCAGACTTTGGACAACCAACTCATCAAGCAATTGCCGCTAAAGAGAAATGGGCATTGTACTACTGGTGGAAACATGTTCGCCCACGTCGTGTAGATGAAAGTGAAGCAAGTGGTTGGAGTGCGCTATGTGAACGGCGTCGACTAAAACAAGTGGCAGAGAATGGTGGCGATGATGATTTTTGGTCATTGATGTCAGACGATAAAACTGACGAAGACAAGGCAGAAACACGTCGCGTTCTTGATGCTAGTACTGCACTTGAAAAGCAATACTCAGATGAAGATACAGAAATGCTTACACGTTTAATTAAGATAAGAGAAAATTTATGGACTTAGCTATGTCAATACTACACGGAATGTGGACAGCATATCTCGTGTTTTGTTTTATATTCACAACATTCTTTATGGTTAAGTTCTTCACTGGTATTAAGCCAGCACTAGATGAAGCACGTCGAGATAAAGTAATTAATGATGTACTTAAATCAGTTAAGCTAGTTAGCGTTGAAGTTGTTGCTGACCGCGTCATGATGTATGATGCTATAAATCATGCATTTATCTGCCAGGCCGCAACAGAAGAAGAACTGTGGGCACTTGCTAAAGACCTATTCCCAAGCAAAGAATTGCTACTTAAATAACGGTTGACAACTACTCTGAATGATTGTATAATGTACACATAAATAGTTAATAAGGAGTTAGTTATGAAGTTAAACGAAATTAAAAAAACAAATGATGAAGCATTGATGGAGTCAATTGTTGCTGAAAATGATACAGGTTACAGCAATAATGATTTGTTTAACATTGTAAAAACTGCACAACTTCCAGATTCTGCGTGGACTACTTATACAGCAGATGAAATGATTGCACGTACTAAGCAACTTTGTGGAATTGTTTAATGGAGCAGGTGCAATTTAGAGAATGTTCTCTTCATGTAGAATCATTGATTAAACACAGACAAGTAGTTCAAAAACTATTAGATTTTTTTGAATTTAAAAGAAACAATCCCCTTGCACCATTCGGTGCGTCAGATAGAAAATTTGCGTCAAGTGGTTTATATAATACAACTATTCCAAATTTACGACATGCGCATCTTTCGACTGATATTAGTATAGTTTATAAAGTACACAGCAAAAATCCAATGCTAATTGATCTATATGGTTTATTTTCGCATGAAGAACTCGGTACTGGAAATCCATCTAAAGCAAACACACAAAAAGCAATGGCTAAACGCTTCTCACAGCAATCATTTAACCAATAAAATATCTCTTGACAAACGACTAATTTTACTGTATAATACTTGTATTGACAATTAAGAAAGGTACTGAGTATGGGCGTTCCGGTTTATATGGATATAGAAGATGCGTATAGAGTTGTTACTGGTTACGGTAACATACAAGGTATACATGGCTTATTTGCAATACTTCAAGATATGGAAGGTTGTTGGGACGACTTGGATAGACACGAGCGCACTGCGTACAACATGATTAAGCGAGACTTAATTGCAACTACAGGTACTGGCTTATGATAGTTGGCTTCGAGCATGTCGGTGAGGAACATAAGTGTAACATTTGTTCATGCGACTTTACAGAAGATGAAGGAGGCACACTTGGTTACTTTGGTATGTTACCTGTAGCGTTTTGTCCATTCTGCTTTAGCTCAATGTGTGATATGGTTGGGCAATTTACTTGTGATGACGAGTTAGTGGAAGAATGACGTTAACTAAAGAACAACAACAGGTATGGGATAGATTAGCAATCCCAGATCCAAATAATTTTTTCCAACAGCATAGACTTAAGAATGGCAAGATGTGGTTGACTAAAGAGTGTGTCGGAGTTGCTATAGTTGATATGTCTACATCGCATATTCAAAACTGTATTTGGTTGTTAGAGAAAAATAATCAAACAAACACAAAAGCATATCGTGGGCTAACAGCAGAATTAGAAAAGAGAAGTTAATGTCAATGCACATGGAAAAAGCGTATCTTACTACAACAGGTAAGAAGAAAGGTAAGGCAAAGTTTCGCACTGTTATACACGCACAAAGGGCACGTATGGAAGAAGAATCTTGGAAAGAGTTACAGAAGCGTTGGGGCATTGAAGCCGATGAAAAGAAGAAGCAACGTGGATTAAAAGCGCCAGTTGCACAACCTAAGCCTGCACCATATAGACGTGACACTGGTCCGCGAATTGCTTCGTTAGAAACAACAGGCAATGGGCAATGTGTTCGACCACCAGATAAAGTGTACACAGGTACAGCAATGATTGGCATTGGACAGTTGCATAAGAGTAACGCTATTCCTGTGTTTAGTAAAGAAGATGCTGTTGATATTAGTAAGATGCGGAGAGGATAATGGGCTACGTAATACTTCCTAGTCAGAGAAATGCAACAAGAATCGGTGACACTGATTATTACCGAGTGGAGCAATACATTAATGAATTGTTTTATACAGTTAAAATATTCACTTGGCATCAGTTAACTTGTGAATATCGATTGACAAAAGACTAATTTCACTGTATAATACTTGTATTAACAATTACTTTAGAGAATCAAAAATGATATTAACTGACGAACAACTACGCGATACCGACGAATTTCGTAATATATATGCCCACATTACAGAAACTAACTGGACTGGTTATGATGATGTTTGCCGTCGAGCATTACAGCAAGCTAGAGATAATCTTCTATTACGTGATACTAATGAATTTCGTAATGTTTATGCCCGCATTACAGAAACTAATTGGACTGGTTATGATGATGTTTGTCGCCGCTCATTAAATGAAGTTAGGGCAGGTTTATCTGAACTTGATATGATTATATTAGAACAAAAGGCCAACAAATGATAGAATATGTACTATGTTATGCGTGGAGTTTTACAATGGGTGCCGCAGTTGGCGGAGCAATCGTTTGGTATTTAATATCTACCTCAATAGCTAAAAATTAGTTAAATAGTATTACATTAAGGAAATAACGGTTGGCAAAAGAAGAAGTATTAAAGTTTAGTGGAGTGGTTGAGGAAGTTCTCGGCAATTCACTATTTAGAGTTAAATTAGAAAACAATCACATGGTGACTGCGTATATCGGTGGACGATTGCGTAAGTTTACTATTAAGATCATTCAAGGCGATAAAGTCGATATTGAAATGAGCCCATACGATTTAAATAAAGCAAGGATAGTATACAGACGATGATTACATTACAACCAACAGCTATTGCAAAACTTAAAGAACTATTTGCAGAAGAAGATAACCCAAACTTAAAACTACGTGTATTTGTACAAGGTGGCGGATGTTCGGGCTTTCAATATGGCTTTACATTCGACGAAGAAGTTAACGAAGATGACTTTGATTTAGAGTTTGATGGTGTACGTTTACTAGTAGACAGCATGAGTTCAAGTTACTTGCAAGGTGCTGAAATTGAATATTTAGAAAGTTTAAATGGCAGCTCATTCAGCATTAAAAATCCACAGGCGGTTACTCAATGTGGGTGCGGAAGTTCCTTTAGCGTCTAAATATACCTACTTAATTTAGCGTATGGATTGCTAAATATATGTAAGGAGATTACATATCATGTATCTATACGATAGTGTTAAGGAAAATACACACGAAGCTACTCGATGGGGTAAGCTAGTAACAATCAAAAGCAAACAAACTCTACATCATTTTAAATGTAACCATTGCAATGTTGAATTCACTAAAGCAAAAAATGGCAAACGAGGGCAATCTGATGTACATTTTTGTACTACTTGTTTTACTCCTGAACTTGCACAAAAAGAAACAATCAAATGTCGAGATAAAAAAGCTGAGATTAGAGGAGAGAAGTTTGATAGAGGGTATAAAGAAATATTCGTAGGCAAAGATTATCCATATCGATCCACTAAGTGGGTGAGAGAACATATTGTTAATATGGAAACTCATATAGGTAATAAAATTCCAACCGGTATGGTAGTCCACCATATAGATGGTTCCAAAACAAACAATGAAATTGACAATTTATTATTGTGTTCGGTTAGTGATCACAATAATTGCCATGCCAAAATAGAACGATTGGTATTTGAATTATATAAACAAGGCTTAGTTGGATTTGATTCTAACAATTTAGAATATTATTTTAAAGGTTAACTAAGTTTTAACTAACAAGCCCGCACTTAGCGGGTTTTTTATTGACTGTATGTTCAAAGCAATAATAGTTTTAACATAAATACTTAATAAAAGTATATTAGAGCGAAACTATGACCATAACCACATCACAATTTATTGCAGTTAACGTAGGTGTCACAGCCAACGACGGTACAGGGGATGACTTACGCACAGCATTTACTAAAGTCAATGATAACTTTGCTAATATTAGCGATGTTGGGTATAGTGCGGCAAATATTAGCGTAACAGGTGATGTAGTGGCTGTAGGAAACATAACTGCTGCTAATGTAACTGCTACTAATGTAATTGCAACTAACTTATACGGACTTATACAAACACCAACACAATCACAAATTACTTCACTTGGTACGTTAACTGGATTAACATCAAGTGGTATTATACACGTAACAAATACAACACAATCAACAAATTTTAATAATGGTGCAGTAATAATCGACGGCGGCCTTGGCGTTGCTGGAGATATACGTATCAATGGTAATTTATATGTTCAGAATGTAGCTTCGGTTAATACAACAACATTGGTATCAACAAGTCCATTGGTGTTCTTTGATACAATTCCTGCATATCCATACAATTTTGATATCGGTTTTTATGGTAATTTTACCGGTGGCGTTGGCAATGTAAATCAATATACTGGTTTTGTGCGCAACGATGCCGACGGTAAATGGAATTTATTTAGTAATGTGGCATTGCCAGCGGCCAATCAGGTATCATTTACTAATGCAAAATACGATACATTAGTATTAGGTAATATTGTACTTAATACTCCAACTCCGACTGCAATTACAAATGGCGGAACAACTGCAACAGGTAATATTGGAGCAATTGGTGCAACATTTAACTACGGTTACTTTACAAACTTAACTGGCACATTACAAACAACTGCACAAAATACTATTGCATCAGCAAGCGCATTAGCAACAGTCGGCACAATTACTACTGGTACTTGGTCGGGCTCATTTGGTACAGTAAGTGGCGCTAACTTAACAAGTTTAACGGCAGCAAATTTAACAGGTACTATTCCAAGTACAGTAATGGGCAATAGTACTGTATATATCGGTACAACAGCGGTTGCGTTAAATCGTACTAGTAACGTGCAAGCATTAACTGGTGTAAGTATTGATGGAGCAGCAGGGTCGGTTGCAGCAAGTGCTATTACAGGTACAGCATTGCCAACAGCATTAGTAACGTCAAGTTTAACCTCAGTGGGCACATTAACTGGTTTAGCGTCAAGCGGAGTTATTAGAACAACGGGTATTGTATATGCAAATGCCGCAGTAGCAAGTACATCATCTGTTACCGGCGGATTAGTAGTAGCTGGTGGGGTAGGAGTTAGTGGTAATATCAACACAGCTGGTATTATAACAGCACCAACATTTATTGGTAACATCACAGGTAATGTAATTGGTAATGTGAGTGGGTCGGCATTAACAGTAACTCAAGCGGCACAATCAGCAATTACATCAGTGGGTACATTATCTGGATTAACTGTTACTGGTGCCATCACAGTTAATAGTAGTAATGCAGTTACCGCTATTATAAATGGTGGAACAACTGGTGTAGGTAATATCGGAAGTGCAACTGTTGGATTTAATACTATATTTGCTAAAGCAACTTCGGCGGTATACGCCGACTTGGCAGAAAACTATTTAAGTGACAGCAATTACGAAGCGGGCACAGTGGTTGTGTTTGGCGGCGATAAAGAAATTACTACTACACAATTATTTGCTGATACTGCGGTTGCTGGTGTTATTTCAACTAACCCAGCATATTTAATGAACAACGAATTAGTAGGACAACCAGTAGCGTTACGTGGTCGTGTTCCTGTAAAAGTACAAGGATTTACTAGAAAAGGTGACTTATTGGTAACGGGTAATATTCCCGGAACAGCAATAAGCGTGGGACGTGATGTTAAATACGGTCAGGCTGTATTTGCTAAAGCACTCGAAAACAAAACTACTAAAGAAGTTGGCATTATCGAAGCAGTAATTATTTAAGGTATATTATGGCATTACCAAAGTGGATTACCCCCGCAGGACAATTAGGCATAGTACCAGAACTTGAGTACTATGAATATGTGCTGGATGCGTATGATGCATCTGGTGGTGCATTGGTTTACAGTAAGATTTCTGGACAACTTCCGTTAGGTATACAATTAATACCAACCGGTAAACTACAAGGTATTCCAGTAAGTGAACTAGGTGGCGATCAAAATGTTACTTATACATTTACTATCAGAGTAAAGAATTCTGTAACAGGTGGATTGTCTGACAGAACATTTATTATTACAGTATCTAATGTTGCTCCTCCGATTATTATTCCACGTAACGTTGATCTTGGTTTATACTTTGATGGCACTGTAATTAATATACAGTTAGTCGCTGTCGAAGCAACACCGGGTGCAACATTAACATGGCGATTAAAGAATGGCGACTTACCAAGTGGGATATCAATATCTACTACCGGTTTGTTATATGGTTATATTAACCCAATTGTGCATCCAGGGCCAAGTAGTGAACCGGGATGGGATCAAACGCCATGGAATGAATTAGGATGGGATTTTTCAATAAATTCAATTAGTAAAACGTTTGACTTTACAATAGAAGTGTTTGATGGCGTAAATTACGATGCAACTCCATATACATTATTAGTTGTACCGCAAGATGCACTCGAATCCGATTCAACAGGATTTACAGCAGATACAACAATATCATCGGGTCACGCACTTACCATTGATACAGGTGCACGACACGATCCAATTATATTAACTACCCAGGCAGATTTAATGCCAGAAAGACAAGGCAGTTACTTTGCGTTTCAAATTCTTGCAGTTGATTTAAATGGCGATGTATTGCGCTATGTAATACCAACTGCTGCATCTGGTGCATTTGATGAACAGGTTACTCCGTCGATCAATCCATATATTACATCAACATTGGTAGGTGGCAATTTATATGTAGGTGTTAATTCAACTATCGATAACAGTCGAGCAGCATTGCTACCAAGCGATACTATTAAAGTATTAAGTTTAACTACGCCAGATGAATTAAACTGGTATGATGCAACTGTAACTAATTTTATATCAATGAAGTTAACGGGCACTAAGATAATTACAGGCGTTGCTGGCAATTTTATTACACAGGCAATTGGACTAGCAAATGCAACTGTGTCTAGTGTTAGTACTACGACAGGTAGTATTACAACAACAGGTAGTGTAGTTGCTGGTAGCTTATCATTGCATGGTAATACTAATGTAGGTACACTTGCAGTATCGGACCAATTAATTACTGCAAACGTGGGACAATTTATTACACAGTTTGGCAGTACTGCGAATGCTACTGTGCGAGCAAATGTTGTAAGCTCATCTACTGTGCCAATCACATTAACTGCTGGTGCATTTACTAATGGTAGCGGTAATGTAAAAGTCAATGGTACTTTTATTAACGCATACCCTATCTCATCTGCATATGATGATAGATTAATTACTGCCAACGTCGGCGATATCATAACACAAACAATCACTGGCGCAACTGCACGAATTACTGCAAATGTAGTAAATGTAGTTAGTGTCCCTGTTGTTTATACAGGCGGAATATTTACATTTGATAGTGGTAATATACAAATTAATGCAACAAGTATTGCAGTGTATCCAACTGCGTTCACTGGAACAACAATACCAGTTGGAGTTACTGCTAATGTCGGTGATATCATAACACAAACAAGCACAGGCGCAACCGCAACCGCAACAGCTAATGTTGTAACTGCATCTGTTATTCCCGTAACATTTACATCAGGCATATTTTCAACAGTATCCGGTAATATTACAGTTGGCGCAACAAGTTTTGCTGCGCACCCAAGTCAGATTAATGCGCAAGCGACTGTTAGTGCAGTATATAACAACACAAATAGATTTGTGTTTAACTCAACTGATGTAAATGCAATTATATATATTAATGCTGTAAGTACTGCCGCAACACCAACTTCAGTTGTTAGTGTCGGAGTTACGTTAGGTTTAAAATCTGCCGAAGGTACTATCGGATATGATGAATCTAAATTTGATCAAACTGCATTGGAAATTGCAAATGGTATAACACTAGATTTAAATTCCGGATGGATGACAGGTCATTTACCATCACAAACAATCAATGAAGTTAATTACGATTTTGAAGTTGTTGTATATAAGAGAGATTACCCTGCTTATACATCAAGTCAACTATACACATTAACCGTACTGGGCGATTTAAATAATCGAATTGACTGGATAACTCCAAGTGATTTAGGTACTATCGAAAATGGTAAAGTAAGCGATATATTTATAAATGCAGTTTCTACTATAGGTAAAACTTTAAATTATACATTAACTTCTGGAGCCGCTCAACGCTTGCCACAGGGATTAATGATTACGTCTACTGGATTATTATCTGGCAGAGTTAGTTTCGAATTGTTTAGTTTAGATCGTGGCACTACTATAATTGATAGTAATGTACTAGGTGCAGCAACTACAACCTTTGATAATACATATACATTTAATGTTACTGCTAGCGATATTGCGCAGACTGTTAGTGCTGACCGCACATTTACTATTAGAGTAGTCGAACGTAATGTTACTCCATACGAAGATTTGTATCTTAAAGCATTACCAACAAGAGAACAACGTGCGCAATTTAGTGCAATTGTGAATAACACTGATATATTCCCACTAGATTTAATATACAGAAATGAAGATCCATTCTTTGGGCTTGCAACTGATATTAAATCATTATTCTTACCAGGATTAACTCCGAGTTTACTAGCAGATTATGCCGCCGCAGTAACAACTAACCATTATGATAAAAGAATTATAATGGGAGATGTAAAAACTGCGCAGGTATTAGACAGTAATTTTAATATTAAATATGAGGTTGTATATCTGGAAGTATTGGATGATAACACAAATGCTTACGGCCAAGGGCCAGCTAACGTTCAGCATCCACAAATTACTACACCATACTATGATGCTGATGGCAATACATATACAACTGCATATCCAAATGCATTTAGTAATATGCAAGATGTTATGATTTCTGCTATTGGATTTGCTAATAAAGGTGCATTACCGGACTGGATGACTAGCAGACAAGTTAACGGCAACATACTTGGATTTACTCGTGCTGTTGTACTTGCCTATACAGTGCCGGGTGCAAGTAGTTTAATTGCTTATCGATATGCACAACAAAACTTTAATATGAATGAAATTGACTTTACAGTTGATCGTTATGAACTTGATAATAGTTACACTGCAAATTATGATGTTACTGCAAAAGCATTTATTACCAGTAGAGAAACAACATTTGATCGCTACCCAGGTTTGGCTGGTGTATTTGCTCCAGTCGGAACAGTTGATTATGCAGTAAATATATCATTCGAAAGTATTAATAATCGTGCCGTATCGTCGATTATTGAACTCGGTGGATTAGATGGCATTAATCACTTTAAAGATGGTGAAACATTAGTATTTGCTCAGCAAGAATTTAATCAAGGGCAGAACGATATTGGTGATTACAATCAAGGCTGGAATGATGTTATTTCTATATGGGATGGATCAGAATGGGATTATGATAACGGAACAGTTCCAACAACAGATGATTTAGGTTGGGACGCATCAATTTATGTACCGGGCTATAATGAACATAACTTTAACCCACTTGTTGCAAATGAGCGTATTGGCGTTTGGCAAATTAATATCGATTCTGCAGGTATAGTTACACTAACATTCATACAAGCAATTGAAATATACAATAAACTATATGTAAGAAATGGTTATACACATGGTGGTACTAATATTTACTTTGATCCCATTGTTAAATCAGGCAATTTAATTCCTAGTTATAGTATTATACCAGAACAAGTTAAAACAATATCAACAGAATTCGACGGAAATGGTACACGCTTCTATAGCAATCGAGATAGTTATACCGTACCTGAATCTAGAGATAAATATATAAAATTTAGTAAACTCGGAGTATTTAATTAAATGTCATCAATTAACCCAAACAACATTAACGGTAGCTATCCAATTGCAGGTCAGGACAATGATTCGCAGGGATTTCGTGATAATTTCACTAATGTTAAAAACAATCTAACCTTTGCCAAGACAGAGATAGAAGATTTACAAAACAATGCTATTTTAAAAACTGGACTAGCAGGTACTACACTAAACAACGAAATGAATAATGCGCAACTTAAAGGCGCACAATTATTAAAAACTGTTGAAACATTTAAAGACTTAGGCGCACTAAGCACAGCTTCTATTAGTTGGGCAGATGGCCACTATCAAAAACTAACTACAAGTGGTGCAACTACAATCAGTGCAATTACAGATTGGCCAACTAGTGGATTATATGCTAAGTTAAGACTTGAAATTGCTGTGGTTACACCAGCAACTGATACCTTAACATTACCGAGTGCAGTTTCAGTTGGCTTATCAATTGTACAGGGTGCAGTTGGACAAACAATTACATTCTTACAAGCTGGCTCATATGTGTTTGAATTTACAAGTTATGATGCAGGTACAACAATTACTATTACTGATTTATCACGTAATTCCGATAGCGTAGTTAATGACTTTACAATTTCGGGCAATTTAACAGTTGGCGGTGCTATTCAAACTGCTGGATATCAATATAGTGTTGGAACAACTGGCTTTAATGATACTGTTAACTCGGGTATTTCTCAAGTAATATACGACCCAGCTGGCACATTAGCTAATGGTACAATTACTTTACCGATTGGTAACGTTGACGCAAGAACAGTTACTATTTCAAGTACAGCAACTATTACAGCATTTCAAGTTAAACCAAGCATTGGTACAACATTGGCGCCAAGCGGTAATATTACATTAGCAGCAGGTACAGGTGTTTCATACTTCTATCACGCTGTAGAGTCTAAATGGTATAAAATAGGTTAATTTCAACCAAACCCATTGACTCCTGTCAAGTATTAGTGTATTATTAATACTTACAGGAGTTTTCTATGCAACCCACTTTCCCACATCCGTTTACAGAAGTACAGAAATTTTTAGAAGCATTTGACCAAACAGTCGACTGCGATAATGACCACCAACGTGTATTATATGCAAAATTAATTTCAGAAGAGTTTGCTGAATTCTTACAGGCATATTTTGAAAAAGATAATATCGAACAACTCGATGCAGTATGCGATTTAGTTTGGGTATTAACTGGATATGCAATGTCACGTGGATGGGATATTTACGGTGCATTCGACGAAGTTGCTCGTTCAAACATGAGCAAACTTGACCCAGATACAGGCAAACCAATTAAACGCGAAGATGGCAAAGTATTAAAAGGTCGCGACTATTTTCCGCCTGACTTACATAAGTACCTAAACAAATAATGGCATTAGGAGAATAAGATGCATCCACTAACACAAGACTTATCTACATTAACAGATGAAGAATTGCACACTAAGCGATCTGAATTAAGTAATCGTATGGTGTTTGCATATCGCATGGGTCATGCTGAAATGATCGGGCAGATACAATTAGTAATGGGCGATTATGAAGCAGAAGTACAACGTCGTAATTATAAAATGCTAGAAGATTTAGAAAAGAATAGCAAAACATTTAAGAACAAAATCGATATCAGCTAATGAAGTACGATGCTTACGGACAAGGGTATACAGACAGTAGCGAACTGTGTAATCTGTTGTACACCAATCCAGAAGTTGATATCTCGGCAATTAAAGTAATTGACCCTGCTGAATATAATACAAGCATTGCAACGATGTTTGCGTCAATGCCATCGCTTAAACAGTATACAGAAGCAATTGGTAGTTTAGCGGAGTTTGATGTTAGTCAACAAGCAAACTGGCACATGCCCGATGAATATAAGCAATTAGATATTGCAGAGTATATTTTGAGTTTATGTAAAGAAGATTATGAGTTACAACGTGTGGCACAAGAGTTATTATTGTATCAAGAGCGTGATTTGTTTAACTTGTTGCGTTACTTAAAATATCTCGTTGATACATTGCGCAAGAATAAAGTAGTATGGGGAGTTGGCCGTGGTAGTAGTGTCGCATCATATGTTCTTTACCTTTTAAGTGTGCATCGCATCAATTCTATCTACTACGATTTAGATATTAAGGAATTTTTAAAATAACACATAAGTTGATAAATAATTATACTGGAGAACAATATGTTTATAATCAACAAATATACTAAATGGTATAATGCAATTATCTACAAGGCTTTGCGTGATTTAAATAGAGGGGGATATACAGAAAAACATCACATCATTCCCAAATCACTTAGTGGCGATAATTCAACAGATAATTTAGTAAAACTTACAGCCCGAGAACATTTTATATGTCATTGGTTACTAACTAAAATGACAACAGGTGAAAATAAAGCTAAAATGGTTTGTGCGTTAAATAGAATGCGGTGTATAAATGGACAGCAACAAAGATATCAGACTAAAATTACTAGTCGAGTCTTTGAACATATTAGAGAGTCGTTATCTAATAGAATGCGCGAATTAAATACAAATCGTGTCAGAGCTCCTATAACCGAACAAGCTCGAAAAAATATGTCAAATGCGCAAAAGAGAAGAATAGTATCTGAAAATGCACGAAAAAATATGTCGTTAGCACAAGTTGGGAAAAAAAAGAGTCAAGAGACAAAAGAAAAAATAGCCAAGTCAAAATTAGGTAAAATATTCACCGACGAACATAAAGAAAATATGTCAAACGCACAAAAAGGAAGAATAATGTCAACCGAACATAAAGAAAAATTGTCATTATCAAAAATAGGAAAAAAGAGAAAACCGTTTTCAGAAGAAACTAAGAAAAAAATGTCAGAATCAAGATTGCTTGCTATGGCACAGAAAAGTAAATAAGTACACATATAATAGGAGAAAGACAATGGCAACATACAGAACAGCAATGGGCAAGGCAATTGATATTGATACAATTCGTGTTGCAAACGAAAATGTAATTGCAGTTGGTAACATGCGTACAAACGGACGTGGTGACGAATTAGGATCGGGTGGGCAAGTAGTAAAAACTCGTGCTCAACTAATGCAAGAATATCACAAATTAAATACACCAGTTGCAGCACACGATGATGTTGTGGCAACATCAATTGATACTCCAGCTAGACCAGTAACTAAACTTGCACAACCAACAGCTGATGACACACCGGTTGCTACATCAGCACCAACACCGGACTATGTTAAACCGCGTGGTAGTTTTGCAGGCGCAGTTGCTACCGAAACTGAAGTTAAACAAGAGTTGTTAAATCCACTACCGGGTGTTACTCCTGGTGTTAAACGAATTTAAGGAATAATATGGCTGCATTTGAAGCACACAAAGTAGAAAACATTAGGGCATTGCAAGACCATGTGCTAGTAACTGATATGAACTTTGATCAGAAGATTAGCTACGGTGGTATCATTATACAAAACACAGACGGCAAGTTAGAAGGCATACATGCACGTTGGGGTCGAGTATATGCAGTTGGTACTAAGCAAACCGATGTTAAAGTTGGGCAATATGTTTTAGTTAAACATGGTCGCTGGACACGTGGTATTGACATTGAAGATACAGCAGGCGAACATACGCTACGTAGAATTGATCACAAAGACATTTTGTTAGTTAGCGATGAACCAAGAACAGATGAAATTATGGCAAGGGGATCAACATAATGACACAACAATTACCAGACGCAAGAAAACATCAAATTATTAGTTTTGCCAAAAGTGCATTTCGGCTCTTGGCAGGCGGCTTCTTATGTGCTAATATATTAGTAAGTGCTGGGGTATTGTTTATCGTAGCAGAGCTATTAGGCATCTTAGAAGAATTAGTATAATCAACAGAAAGGATTTAAATGTCAGTCAAGCAACTTTGGGTAGAGAAATTTCGCCCAGCAGATATCGAGGGATATGTATTCCGTGATGAAACACAACGTGAACAAGTTAAGCAATGGATTAAGGAAGGTGCAATACCTCACTTACTATTCAGTGGTTCGGCTGGCATTGGTAAAACAACATTGGCAAAGATTCTTATCACAGCGTTAAACATTGATGAGTATGATATTTTACAAATCAATGCGTCACGTGATAATGGTGTGGACTTTATTAGAACACGCATCGAAGGCTTTGTGAGTACAATGCCATTTGGTAAGTTTAAAATTGTCCTGTTAGATGAAGCTGATTACTTATCACCGGGTGCGCAGGCAGTGTTGCGTGGACTTATGGAAACATACAGCGATACAGCACGTTTTATTATGACCTGTAACTACCCACACAAAATTATCCCAGCGTTACATTCACGTTGTCAGGGTTTTCATATTGAGAAAGTTGACCATACCGAGTTCACAGCACGTGCGGCAACTGTGTTGGTAACAGAAGGTGTGGATTTTGATTTGGATACCCTTGATACCTATGTTAAATCATCGTATCCAGACTTGCGTAAGTGTTTAAACTTATTACAAATGAATAGTACAGATAATATACTTAAAGCACCAAGCGAAACAGGTACAGGTACAAGTGATTACAAACTTGCAATGATTGATTTGTTTAAGAATGGCAAGATTCGCGAAGCACGTAAACTGTTATGCGAACAAGCCCGCCCAGAAGAAATGGATGAAATTATCTCTTGGGCATATAACAATCTGGAAATGTGGAGCAAAACTGATGAAGGGCAAGACGAAGCAATTTTAATTATTCGTAAAGCCGCAGTTAACGCACCGCTTGTTGCAGACCACGAGATCAACTTAGCGGCAATGATGATTGAACTAGCACAGGTGACACAATAATGGCAGATTTAAGCATTTACTTAATTGCAAAGTACACAGGGCAACCTAAAGATCCTAAGCAGACTCATAAAGCGGGTTATATGAAAGATCCTGCTAATATTGAATATGAAGAGCAAGTGTACATCACCCGCGGACTGAAGGATAAAGAACTCAAAAACCAAGTGATTTTGAACCTAACCGAAGCCAAAATCATCAAAAACACCTTCAAAAATGCCAATACTTTTGAGGAGCTATTCGTACACTATTATGACGGATATGCGGAATATATTGATGAAGCAGTCTCTTCTTTAAACGGTTAATTAACACTTGACAATCCTTATTAACTAGTGTATAATAGCTTTATAGTTAATAAGGAAGTAAGATGAAAAGAATACTAGACTGGTTTGCAAACTTGTTTGATACAAGATCAGAATCAACTAAACAACAAGACCTACGCGACTCAGCTCAAATTAAAGAACTTAGTAAAACATATCACGTTACAGTCGAAGGACGTGGTAAAGTATCTATTATTAAGAAAGGTAAAAATGAGTTATAACAACTTCCATCCCTTACATGATTTGTAAAGTCCAGCTGTAAGTTTCCATATCTCTGCATTGTGATATTTTTTAGTAAATGTGTCGGGATAATGTTTTATCAATGCTTGAATAGTACCTGTAAAGTTGCCGTGCTCATCATGCACAAAATTATATGTTTTTTCAACTCGATTCAGTCGAGCAATGCTTATATTTTTTTTATGCTCGAGTGAGAATGGACCTTTCTTAAATGAGTCAGGATTGTTTATTTTTCGTTGCTTTTGTGAGATTGACATTTGCAATCTCATTTCAGTAGTCCATATCCGCGAACTATTTGATTTTTTAATTTGATCTTTTTGATAATCTGAAATTGGATGCATAATTTTACCGCGTCGCTTACTAGCACCTTGTTCAATGGAACTGCTAGATTGAGTTTTACCATACATAGGATTGCCTTTGCCTTTGTTCCGTATACTTAAATTGATTTTTAATTTATCGGCTACTTCTTTACCATATAAATCTTCATAAGACTTACCTATACGGGCAGCAGATAATTTTTTCTTTGTTTCAGTAGATACAATATGATGTTCGCCGCCTTTGGACATATTAGTTAGTATACCGCCATCATTAATTCTACCATAAAATGCAATTAATTCTAATTCTTTTTTAATTGATTCTTCTTTATTAGTTGTTGTAACTACCACACTTATCAACGGAGTTAATCCTGTTGCTAATATTTCATTAATCATTTTAGTCTTACTAATATTAATTATTTTCTTTTCATTTATGTGTTCGTATAATCTCTTATTAGTTGCTCTAGAGGTCCACCCAACATAAAAACAAATTTTAGTTACAGGGTGAATTAATTCATATACAGAATAGGTTGACATATTGTTCCTTTGATGTTATTATTAATGTATGACTACAAATAATATTTATGCAGGAAGGCGCTTGGTGTTGTCAGATGTGGATGGCGTACTTTTGGATTGGGAGTATGCATTTCACGTATGGATGCAAGAGCGTGGATATGTGCTTAAAGAAGATGCAAAACTTACATACTACATTCACTTAATGTATAATGATCTTGAGCATGACGAAAGTAAGAAGTTAGTGCGCTTGTTTAACGAAAGTGCGGCTATGGGCTTTGTACCCGCATTGCGTGATGCTGTGTACTATGTTAAACGTTTACATGAAGAATATGGATACGTGTTTCACTGTATCACAAGCATAAGCAAAGATGTTAATGCGCAGAAGTTACGTGCAATGAATCTTCATAAATTGTTTGGTGTGAATACATTTGAAGAGATTGTTTGCTTAGATACTGGTGCAGATAAGAATGAAGCACTTGAGAAGTACAGAGACAGTGAGTTGTATTGGATTGAAGATAAACCCGAGAATGCAGACTTAGGTCATGCAATTGGGTTGAAATCAATACTATTCGAACATGGACACAACATGCATCATGAGTGCCCATATCCTGTAGTTAAAAATTGGAAAGAAATCTTCGAGTTAATTACCCGTTTGGATTAGCTTCGTTCCACATTTCTTCAGCAATAATAAATTCACGAACGAATCCACTACGTACAATATCATCGTGTCCAAAGTAAACACTGCGGAACGATGGTATCATTGCAGCAATTTTCACAAACTTAGCAAAGCCACTGAAGTCACTTCTTTTACGATGTAAATCGTTTTGTGCAATATCACCGCAGTAGATAAGTTTAGAGTGTTGTCCGACACGTGTTGCTACTGTAGATAATTCTTCGTAGTTTGCATTTTGAAATTCATCAAAGATAACAATACTATTATCCCATGTTACACCACGAATGTTACCTGTAGTGTGAAATTCCACAATGCCTGCTTCTTTTAAGAATTTGTATTGATTTGTTTTCTTAAATAAATCGTTAAACAACTGCGTATATGGCAGTTCATAAATTGCATTCTTTTCCTCTTGTGTGCCTGGAACAAAACCTTGTTCTCTAGCTTGTACTGCACTACGTACAATAATTATTTTCTCATATCCGTTTACTTTGTCTAGTACATCACACAATGAAAGATACAATGCAATAAAACTTTTACCCGAACCTGCAGACCCAGCAAGTATCATGGAGTAGTCATCACTCCACATATCAAAGACTTTTTCTTGGTTTATTGTTTTTGGGCTAACATTCACTAAATCAAGACTTGAAAACTTCTTTTGATTATAGGCTGTTGGGATTGGTATTGGATTGTTATCGATAAATCTTACAAATTCACGTGCTTTTACTGAACCGCTTCTACGTTTTGTCATATGTCACCATTGTTAGTTAATTAGTTATTAGTCGAACTGTGTGGTAAATGTTGCGCCACTGTTAATTAAAGGTTGGTTGTATAATTATGTTTTGCTAATACAGAGTAGTGCAGTTTAATTGAGACTGTCCGAATATGTCTTCTTGTAGTTGTCAGTGTTATTATATCGCGTTGTCGTCTGAGTGTACAATTTATTAAACGTATGGCTTATGCTGTATTACTTTATCTCCTATGTTAAATTTATTTAACCATAGAAAAAAGATTGAAAGTACACAGTTATATCTGAGATTTAATTACTAAATACTGAGCTACACACTCCACTCGGCATAAATTCTATTACCAGTATCCCATTGCGCAACAACTAACTTGTATCCAAAGCGATCAGCAAACTCTATATGCTTCTCTATTGTCCATGGATAGAAGTCAATATCTTTGCATTGTTCATTGTTGTGGTCTGCCACGCCGGGATTACAGCGCCAGTATATTCTACTCTTGGGTTTGAGATTTTTGATTACACATTCGATTTGATTTAGTATGTTTTCTTCTGAGCCAAAGTTAATACTACCTAAACAAAATGCTACATCAAACTTATCATCTGATATAAAGCCCTCTATGCTTAGTCTGTAGTCTGCCATTGCGTTTGCTGGGTCAATACCGACAAGATTTGGAATACGTGTACTAAATTCGTTAAAGCCGCAACCAACGTCGAGTACAGTTTCGCCTGAGTTAATTTTGTTTACTAATGCCCATCCTGAGAATTTGTATTGATTTATATTACTTTGCCATGTAGTGCTAAAATAATTATTGAGTGCTGTTTGTTTCATATAATTACTTATATGAAGAATATTTGTATAATATATAATGCTGGCAGTTATGGTACTTTTATTAACTGGTGCTTAAATTATTTCAGCGATTTAACTTTTGATGAGTCACTACCATTTACTGAAATTGGAAATTCGCATAATTTTGTCACTCCTACGTTAATGAATTTTCAAGGTTGTGTAAATTTTGTCGAATCAAATAGTACTGCATCGATTGTTAGATTTCATCCAAAAACACAAATTGACGAGAATATAATAGATAATCTAGTATATATTAATGTGCATTTTAAAAAAATTATATATTTAATTCCCACTGTTGATACTATAGCATGGAATATAAATAATAAGTTTGAAAAAATATGGACAGAAGGATGGTTACTACACAACGAGCCATCCTATTCAAATAATCTGACTTGCTGGGAGGGAAATAATCTAGATCAAATGCAACTATGGGAAAAGAGAGAATTTTTATCTCTGTATATTTACCCGCAGCATCTGTCAGAATGTAGAATATCACACTATCCACAAATACAACAAGAATTTACTAAGTTTCAATTTGTCACAATTGATTCACTAAGGGATAATTTTAAAGAATCTATACTATCAATGTTAGAATATTGTAACTTACTGCCTGTTCGTATTGACAAGTTTGATTATGTCTATAGAGAATGGATAAAATTACAATATCATAGTAATAAAGATCAACTAATCGATACAATAATCAAGTCCGTTTTAAATAATAATTATTATGATTGGTCAGATAGTAAGTTAACATTAATTGACGAAGCACTAATACAATATTATCTCAGAGAGAATAAAATAGAAATTAAATGTTATAACTTAAATATATTTCCAACAAATGCAACAGAATTAAAGGAATATTTATATAGTGCCTAGTTACATATTCTTTACCGGAGTACCCGGATCACGATGGAGTGGCATTGCGCAAGTGTTAGAGTCAATGCCCACCATGAATACAAGTGACCGCACTCCTGCACGTACATACAGCCATCACAGCTACACAGGGCATGTTGGCGCATACTTTGGTCGCGGTATGGAACTTGAAGCTACGTTAGATGCAGCGCACATAAACAGTGCATGGACAACAGAGGGTGATACTAAGTTAGTTAAAAGTCACGATTGGGCATACAAGTTACAAGAAATCAAAGATACATTCCCAGATGCGTGGATTATGCTAGTCTATCGCCCAGACATGACAAGTTATGCTTGGTGGCACGAAGCTGGGGGATTTCAAATTAAGTATCCGTGTTATGATGCGTACAAAAACAGCCCAACTATGTTAGGAGAAATAATAGCACAGAATACCGCCATACTCGAGTTCGGAATGATAAATAACTGTAAGTGGGAGTACTTTACGTCCAAGTGGATTAAAGAAAACTTCGATACTGACCTTGATGTAACTAACGTCTGGCCAGATATATTAGTTACATTAATTAAATTATAACGTTATTAAAAGGATATTAAAATGAACTCAAAACAATTTGTTGCTAAAATGGCACAAGACAATGAAGCACTATTTCAAGCAAGCGAAATGCAAGTTGAAGCATATTTCAACAGCAAACCAACACAAGAACAATTAGTAACACATTTCGTTGGTCGTATGGTTAACGAAAGAATGAACATGGTAGCTATTGCTGGTAAAGTTGCAGCTATGCCTGCAGATGCAACAGCAGAATATTGTGCGCTAATCAGCAAACAAGCATTAGATGAAGCTAATCACTTCCGTATGGTGCGTGATGTTATTGAACACATGACAGGTGAGAAATTAGACGTTGCGGCTGCAATTGCTAACGAAGAAGCTAATCCAACTGCTAAAGGTGCGGCGCTATTAGCAACATACGAAGCTGAAAGCGATCCACTAGCGTTAGCTGCATATCAGTTCATTGCAGAAGGCCGTGCGGAACGTGTATGGAACAAAATGGCTGATTGTATTCAAGACGAATTTATCTCAACAACATACGCTAAAATTGCTAAAGATGAAGGCTTCCATGCTAACATTGGTGCACGTTCATTAGAACTATTAGCAACAGACGAAGCTACACAGGCACGTATTGAGCAAATTGCTCGTACAATGCGTATGGACTTGTTTGCTGTTAGTTGCATGAACACAACAGCATTACCAGAAGCTGCAAAATTAATTGCTGACGCTTACGGCGCATAATTAGTTATATAAGTTTCGCAAAAGGGACTTTGGTCCCTTTTTTTACCTCTAGGATTTCAATGAAAGATTATACAGTTATCATTAAATGGTGTTCAGCAACAATGATTTTATGTGCTATGCCATTGCATATATTAGGCATTACGCCATGGAATAGCATACTACAAATTATCGGTGCTTGCGGTTGGGTATATGTAGGTTTTAAATGGAATGAGAAATCTCTTATTACTAATTTCTTGCCGCAGATTTTTATGATTATTGCTGGATTAATGTACTTCGCATACTTCAAATGATTATAGCAATTTCGCAAACACAAACTAATATCAATGATACAATTTATGATTGTCTAGATCCTAGATGGTACAATTTCTTAGACAATCATAAATTGATTCCTATTCCGAATATTATAGATGTACATTTTAATGCAGATATGCTAATATTAACTGGTGGAGAAGATACTCCGGAACGACTAGTAACAGAAACAGCTCTTTTTAATATAGCATTGACAAAAAATATACCTATCCTTGGTATATGCAGAGGTGCATTTATTTTAAACAGTTATTACAATGGCATTAATAGAACAATCACAGGACATAGTAAAACGGAACATGTAATAGAGATGGAAGAAGAAACATTTATTGTTAATAGCTTCCACAGTACATCCATTTACCTAGTAGGCGAGGATATCGAAATTATTGCAACAGCCGACGAATGTGTTGAAGCATATAAACATAAACAATTACCAATTTGGGGACTTTCGTGGCACCCGGAACGAATGGAAGAACCTGTGTTACCAAAAGAGTTAAAGGAGTTATTACTTGTCTAAAATGTTGATTTTAACTGGGCCTCAAGGTGCCGGAAATCATCTCTGGAGTAAAATATTCAGCTTGCATCCAGAAGTATACGGATGGAAAAGTCTATTAGACAATTACTGGGAAGCACATAGATTTGCAGAACCATTTTGCGAGCATTGGCGTGACCACAGTAAGTTAGCAGACTTTGATTGGGCGCAAAGCAAATATTTCTTTACAAGTATCAGTTGTCCATTAGGTATACAAGATAAGAAATGGATGCCTGATGTTGCTGGATTTGTACAGGCAATAGAGCAACAAGGAGTAGAAGTGCAGATTGTTGTGTGTGGGCGTGATCAAACTATATTAACCAATCAGCAAACACGTATTAGAGATGAGCACACGTTTCCATTGTTTATGCAACAGCTACCTAAATTTAACAAACCAACATTCCTAAGTTATGAATTGTTATATTTGTATAAAGAACAATACTTACACAGTTTATCTCTCAATATACCTATTGCGTGGAATGATCCAACTGTACATACTATTTTAGAAAACGATAGTAATGCAAAATATATACACTATGTTGACGATTATATTTTAGATAACTGTAATAAGACGGGTATTCCGCTTAGTGAACTACCAAAATGAAGAAACTATTAATTATTACAGGCCCACAAGGCTCGGGCAATCATTTGTTTAGTCGTGTGTTAAGCACACACCCACAAGTTGGCGGCTGGAAAGAATTGTTAAAACAATATTGGGTACCTAGTGACGAAGAACCTTTTGCTAAGTTTTGGGTTAACCCAGACGAACTAACAGCAACACACTTTGAAGGCTATAACTATTGGCTTGCCAATGTAAGCTGCCCATTCTTTTATGACGGAGTGCGTCATGTACCAAAAATACTCGAAGTAGCAGAGCAAGCACGTGCGTTAGATATTGATGTACAGATTGCTATTATTGTACGTGATCAAAATATTAACGCAGAACAGCAACAACGTGTACGCAATGAAGTAACATTACCTATCGCACAAAATTACTATTATAATGTGTTACTAAACAGCGATTTTCCTATTCATTTCCTCGATAATGAAGCACTTTTCTTACATAAAGAGCACTATTTGAAGTGGATAAGCAAACTCTTAGATTTTCCAGTGGACTATGCTAATCCTGAGATATTTAAGTTCATAACAGATGACCCAAACGCCAAATATGTTAAGTATGTCGACAAGTATTGGCTAGATGAGCAGGTGTGGCACGGTGTGCAATCAAAGCAAGCTCGCAGAATTGAATAAATAACATAAAGAACCTAAACTTATGACCAAAGCAATCTCAGACGTTATACAAAACACAAAAGAAATATTCATGACTGACAGCAGTTTGAATACTTTACTTGACTTTGAACGAGTATTAGACGAACTCGATCTATACGTGTTTAAACATTGGAAAGAAGGAGAGTTAGTACAAGGTCCACAATACGAAAAATATTTTGTAACTTGTACATTTATGTGGCCCGCTAAACGTATGCCAGATCCACGTGGCGGAGAGCGTTTATTAAGTTATGACTGTGAAGTTTACTATAGTAAAGATATGCTATCATATCCAGTTAAAGTTAAAGACCCAGATGATTTTGAAGCTGGTACTAAAATGCCTAAATTGAAAAAAGTTCCAGTGTGGCTTGTTAAAATTGTTATGCCTAAAAAACTAATGCAAGAAATACAACAAGGTAGTTTGGAATTAGAAAGCGAAACATTAGACCTCGAAGATGTAAATCAAGCATATGAAGAAGGTGATGACGCTGCAGAGAATATTCAAGACGATACAACAGGTGAAGAACAAAATGTACAATAATCAGCTTAACGAAAACTTAGAAGGTGGCGATTTAAAACGTCTTGTTCACGATGAATTACACATTGATGAATATAAAAGTAAAATGGGCGATGATGCAGATGTCTGCGTTATTAGCTTTAAAGTATCAGGCAAAGAACCAGCAACAGACTTAGTTAGCTTTATTGAAAAGGGCTATGACTGGGTACTCGATGCTGATGTTAGCTCAGGTGAGAAAGAGGGTGGCGATTACTTAGTGTTTGTTGAAATCGATCGCACTCCAAATATGCCACAACAAATTTATGATATGATATCAGACCTTGTAAACTTAACAGAACAAGATATTTCTGATTGGCGTGTGCTTTATTTTAAATCAAACAAAGAGCATGACTTAACTGTCGAAGCATTAAGTCAAATTATGCCACTGACTCCAGCAAAATATCGTGCTAAGTACGAAAAAGATGCTGCAGAAGATGATGCACATGATAAAGAGTTAGATCAACTTAAAACAGCGGCTGGCGTTGATGTAACTACAACAGCACCAGTAAATGATTTTACAGAAAGTTTAAGACGGGCGGCGGGAATAAAATAACAACGGGATTTTCAATTATGCAAATTACAGCAGATCAAATCAAGGTACTATATCCACAGAACAAATATCCAGACGATTTAGCAGAAGTGCTAAACGGAGCATTTGACAAATATCAAATTAATACAGTAAATCGAGCTGCAGGATTTTTAGCTCAATGTGGGCACGAAAGTAACGGCTTTACTGTATTAAAAGAAAACTTGAATTATAAAGCAGAAGGCTTAAACAAGATTTTTCACAAATACTTTCCAACTGTAGAAAGTGCGCAACCATATGCTCACAACCCAGAAGCAATTGCTAATCGCATATATGCTGGACGTATGGGCAATGGTAATGAACAATCAGGAGATGGTTATAAATTTCGTGGTCGTGGCGCTATTCAGCTTACTGGGCGTGATAGTTATACACAGTTTGCACAAAGCATGGGTGTAGACTTAGATACTTGTATCGGCGATATGGAAACATTAGATGGTGCGTTGGAATCAGCTATGTGGTTTTGGAATACACACGGACTAAATGATATATGCGATCGTGATAACATTGTTGCTATGACTAAACGTGTAAATGGCGGTACTATCGGGTTAGAAGAGCGTATTGCAAATTATAAAAAAGCCAAAGCGTTGCTATCATAATGTGGATACTACATTTCCTGCCCGACAGTTTAATACAGTTAGTTGTGATAGCAACTATGTGTACTGGTGCGGGCTTATACATATTAGGTTTATTCATTAACTTTGTGCCACCAGCACTTCCGTACAGAGAACCCATTCGCATTGTTGGCTCTGCATTATTAATAGCAGGCATATACTTTTATGGTGGTTACTCTGCTGAAATGCAGTGGCGTGGGCGAGTAGCTGAATTGCAGGCAAAAGTAGCAGTGGCAGAGGCGCAAAGTAAAGAAGCTAACGATGCAATAACAACTAAAGTAGTTGAAAAAATCAAAGTCGTACATGATATCAAAGTTATAACCAAAGAAGTAATACATTCAATTGCTTCTCAAATCGATGCTGAATGTAGAATTACTCCAGAAGTAATTACTATATTAAATGCATCAGCACATAATGTAGTACCTACAATAGACTTAACTATTCCAAAGGAGGAAGTAAAATGAAACGTTTACTAATTCTAATTCCTTTTCTATTTTTAATAGGTTGTGATGATGTGCCAGTCACAACAACATGGCCCGAGGTTCCAGCAGAGCTTAAAACTGCTTGTCCTGGATTACAAGATGTTAAGGAAGGTACAGTTAAATTAAGTGAAGTACTTGATATTGTTGTTGAAAACTATAGTCAATATCATACATGTCAGATTAAAGTTGATGCCTGGATTGAATGGTATAATGCTCAGAAAAAAATACAAGAGGGATTAAAATGAAAAAACTATTACTAATAGCGGTATTGACATCATTAAATGGGTGTGCATTAATTAGTGCATACAATATGGCACATTTTGATAATAATGAATATGCACTAGTCAATAATGTTCGTACTACTGCTAATATCGGATTAACTAAATGCGGTACAGCAGACGAAATTGCGATAGTAGATAGCTTGTACTATACAACAGAAGAATTAAAGAACTACTCAGCTGGTATTGGGAACAATGAGTTAACTGTAAAAATGACAACAAGTTTAGCTGTCATAGTAGCTGGGTTAGAAACTAGGTATCACGGTGATGAACCAGTTAGTCCAGCATATTGTAAAATTAAATTAGAAAGTATTGAAAAAGATGCAAAAGCAATTCAAACAGCGATAGGAGCTAAACCAAGATGAACGATTTATTACAAGCATTAGCAGGTGTAGATCAACCTGATGTTGCAAACTTTACACAACAAGCAGTGCAACTTAAAAATTTATTAGAATCTAATTCACTTAATAGTGACGAGTACCAAGAACTTATGAGTGATTTAAGTCAAACAGCGCAAATTGCATCTGCAGCAGTTGATTTGCAAGTACAAGCTGCAATTAATCAAGTACTCAATGGATTGGTTGCTATCGCTGGAGCAGTATAACCATCATGGCAAGAACTACTAGAAGAAAAACAAAAAAAGTAGTCATTGACCAAACTGGAGCAGTAGATGAAGAACATTGGATGAACAGTAAATGGCGTCCGATGATGGGTTGGATGTACATGGCGATATGTTTATTTGATTTTATGATTGCTCCTATTTTATGGTCGTTAATACAGGCATATTTTCACGGTGGTATTGCTACTCAATGGCAACCATTGACATTGCAAGGTGCTGGATTATTCCATCTTGCTATGGGTGCAGTAATTGGCATTAGCGCATATGGTCGTACACAAGAAAAACTAAATGGCGCAGAAGGTGGTGGACTAGGTAGTGCGCCTGCTCCTAATTATGGCAGTTTTGGACCCAACGCCGGCACAACGTATGTTCCGCCAAATCAAATGAATAATAACAATGGCATGGGCAATAATGGTATGAACGGCATGGGCAATAATGGTATGAACAGTAGCGGGTTTGGTGGAAGCACTGGCAGTTCGAATGGTTTTGGCAGTAGTGCTGGTGGATTTAATAGCCCACTACCAGCAAGTACTGGCTTTGGTGGTGGCTTTGGAAGTACCACACCTCCTCCTGCAAGTGGATTTGGTAGTGGGTTCAATAGTCCGACACCTGCAAGCACTGGATTTAGTAGTCCGTCATCTGTGTCGACTCCGGCAGTTAATAGTACATTACCGCCAGCAGCAATTACTCCTGCTATGGCAGCTGCAAATGTCAATCCGGTAGATCCAAGTACAGTACCATTGGCAGATCCAACTGTAGACCCTAATAAACCACTACGTCGTGCAAAATAATTAGTCACATTAAATAATCATTAAATAAAAGGAGAGCTTGACAGTTTTCCTTTTTTCACATATAATAACTACTATGACAGATGCATATAAAACATTAGGCGTTGCTCGTGACGCAACAGAAGACGAGATTAAGAAAGCATATCGAGGCATGGCAAGTAAACATCACCCAGACAAGGGTGGCGATACTGCTAAGTTTCAAGAGGTGCAATCAGCTTACGAAACGTTAACTGACCCAAACAAACGTCACGTACATGATAATCCACAACAATACAATCGTGGCCCACATGGTGGCGATAATAATTTCCATGAATTTAGCTTTAATACAGGTGGCAACCCACATGATATTTTCAGTCAATTCTTTAGTCAACGTGGCGGGAATCCATTTCAACAACAAGCTCAACCCAGACGTAATAAAGATCTACGCATAAACATCACAATTACATTAGCAGAAACACTAACGGGGCAGAAGAAAACAGTTAGCGTAACAACTACTAAGCAAGATAAGTTTAATGTTGATGTCAATATCCCACAAGGTGTTGCGAATGGTACAACAATTAAGTACACACAGCTTGGGGATAACTTCTTTGAGTCATTGACACGCGGCGATTTGTATGTTATAATTAATGTTATAGAGGATAGCAGATTTGAGATACACGGTATCAATTTAGTTGCTAACTTAGAAATTACTTCAATAGAAGCAATGACAGGTACAGAAAAAGAAGTACAAGGAATTGATGGTAACACGTTTTTAATTAAGATTCCAGTGGGATGTCAGTTTGGTACTAAGTTTGGTTTACAAGGTAAAGGCTTGTATCAAATGAATACGCAACACAGAGGTGATTTAATTGTTAATACCGTAATTAAAACTCCAGTATTAACAGAAGCACAGATAGAAATACTTAAAACAATTTAATAAGTGAGGCACACATGGCAATTAATTCCAATCCTGAGATCGAAGAAATCATTGCGTCAGCTACAGAGTTAGCACGTGACTACAGGCATGAATACGTAACATTAGAGCATTTGTTGATTGCATTAATTGAGTTTAGATCATTTAAAAAGTTACTAACTGAATACGGTGTTGATACTGCTCCGTTGCTAACAGACTTGTACGAGTATACCGCACAGCAACATCACATTGTTGACTTAACAGACACAGAGAAAGAAATTGTTCCACAACGTACACACAGCTTAGAACGTGTGTTTAATCGTGCATTTACGCAGGTATTGTTTACAGCACGTGAGCAAATGGAGCCGGTTGATTTGTTCCTAAGCATCAGCCAAGAAACTAATAGTCACGCCGCTTACTTTATGCTTAAATGGGGTATTGTTCGTAAAGACTTAGTTAAGTATTACGCTGAAAAATACATCGACAAAGGTGCTAAAGCGAAAGATCCAAAAATTAAGCAAGATTATGCAGATGCAATTTTAGAAGAGTATTGCACAAACTTAAATGCAGTTGCTACTGATGGTAAGATTGATCCGGTTATTGGTCGCGAGTTCGAATTAGAAGAGATTGCGCAAGTACTTGCACGTCGACATAAATCAAACGTATTGATGATTGGTGATCCGGGTGTAGGTAAAACTGCTATTGCAGAAGGACTTGCATACAAAATCGTTAACGGTGATGTACCAGCTTACTTGAAACCATACACAGTCTACAACTTAGAGATTGGTAGTTTACTTGCAGGTAGTAAATATCGCGGCGAGTTTGAAGAAAAACTTAAAGATGTATTGGGTGCGCTTAATGAAAAGGGTAATGCAATTCTATTCATTGATGAAGCACATCAAATGCAAGGTGCTGGCGCAGGTAGTTCAAGCAGTGTAGACTTTGCTAATATGCTTAAACCAGCATTAGCCAAAGGTGGCATTAAAGTTATTGCAAGTACTACATACGAAGAATACACACAATCGTTTGAAAAAGATCGTGCATTAATGCGTCGTTTCTATAAACTAAACATTGATGAGCCAAGCCCAGAAGTAGCTAAAGATATTTTACTTGGACTTAAAGGACACTTTGAACAATTTCATAATGGTGTAATTTTAGATGAAGCAATTGAACTTGCTGTTGATTTAAGTGTACGTTATCAAACAGACAAACGTTTACCTGATAAAGCCATTGACTTGATTGATATGAGTTGTGCTCGTCTTAAAATTAACAATCCAACTTGGGTTGTTGGTGCAGACGACATTATCGAAACACTTGCTAAAGCAACTAAGATTCCAAAAGAGAACTTTGATAGCAAACATGCATCGACTTCATTGCCAAGTTTAGAAAGCAATATTAAAGATAAACTATACGGACAAGATAGTGCTGTTGACGCAGTACTTGAGAAGATTTATGTTGCTAAGGCTGGTTTAAAAGCACACAACAAACCAATTGGTAACTTCTTATTCTTAGGCCCAACCGGTACAGGTAAAACAGAGTTAGCTAAATTGCTTAGTGAAAACTTAGGTATGAAATTAATCCGCTTTGATATGAGTGAATACCAAGAGAAGCATGCAATGGCTAAACTTATTGGTGCTCCTCCGGGCTATGTTGGGTACGAAGATGGTAACTTAGGCGGCGGCTTGTTAATCAGTGAAGTCGAACGTAACCCACATTCAATTATCTTATTAGATGAAATTGAAAAAGCTCACCCAGACATTAGTAACTTGTTGTTGCAAATTATGGACGAAGGCACAATTACTGGTAGTAACGGTAAGAAAGCGGATTGTCGCAATGCTATGCTAGTGCTAACAAGTAACTTAGGTTCAGCAGACAACGAGCAAAACAACATTGGCTTTGGGCGCGAGTTGCAAAAGTCAGGCGAAGATGATAGTGCTGTTAAAAAGTTCTTCAAACCAGAGTTTCGCAATCGTTTAGATGCAGTGGTTAAGTTTAACGGACTAGATAAGATTAGCATGAAGAAGATTGTTGTTAAATTCTTAAACGAGCTTAATGAATTACTAGCAGAGAAATCAATTAAACTACGTTCATCTGAAGCATTAGTCGATCACTTAGTCGAAGTTGGATTTGACAGAGCAATGGGCGCACGTCCTTTAGCACGTAAGATTAGCGAGCTAATTAAAGTGCCATTAAGTAAAAAAATACTGTTTGAAAACATTAGTGTCGGTAGTACAATTACGGCAGACTATAGCAACGAAGCAGTTGAGTTTATTGTTGTAGAACCAATTGATGAAATTGCATTATTGGAAAACAAAACAGTTGACGATAATGGCTTTATTATAGTAGAATAATTTATGTGCATATTTGCCGTGATAAATAATTATATACAGTTATTATGAGGATATATCATGGCAAAGTTACACGAAGAAGTAGTGATTATTAAAGTTAGTACGTTACTTAAAGATGATGCAGCTGCTTCAACTATCTTATCAGCTGACATATTAGCTAGTTTAGAAGCAGTAGTACAAGAACTTGCTGGTGCAGGCGCACTAGTAGAAATTACAGTAGCATAATTCAATTTAAAAAGAGAGATTTTCAATGGCAACTAAACCTAATTCAAAACGTATCAAACCTAATCAGCCAGCAATGGTTAATGCCGCACTTCCGCAAGCACAACAAGCACAACCAGACTTTAGTAAGTATCATATTCACTTTGCAATCCCATGTTACGGTGGTATGGTAAACGAGCCAACTATGACTAGTTTCTTACGTTTTGTGCTTATGGCGCAACGTGCAGGACTACAATGGTCGCTTGATACTATGGTTAATGAGTCACTTGTAACACGTGCTCGTAACAACTTAGTTGCTAAGATGATGACTAATGAAAAAGCAACACATTTTATGTTTATTGACTCTGACATTAGATTCCAGCCAGAGTCGATCTTTCAAATGATCCTATGCGAAAAAGACATCATTGGTGGTTTGTATCCTAAAAAAGCATTACCAATTAGCTATGTAATTAATGTACAACCCGGTACTACAATTGAAAATGATATTTTTAAAGTAGACACAATGGGCACTGGCTTTATGATGTTTAAGAAAACAGTTGTTGAGAAGATGATTGAACATTACGGCCCAACTACAAAATATGTAGATGATGTTGGTCTAGGTAAACAATACGAACCATATATGTACTCATTGTTTGATTGTGAAATTGATGAGAAAGGTCACTATCTGTCAGAAGATTGGTTGTTCTGCAGACGCTGGCAGAAACTTGGTGGCGAGATTTATGCGCATAGTAAAGTGCTATTGAATCATTGTGGTCACTATGAGTTTGCAGGTGATTTAAGTGTATTGACTGGCGGTAAACCAACAATGCCAGATATTACGCCAGATCAAATAGCTGCAAAAGCTACAGCAGAACCAGTGCAACACCAACCGGTATAAATTATGGAACACGAATCACTAGAATTTGCGGTTACAGTTAGTGGAACATATTGGGATAGAAAACCACAGTTTTCTATCTGGTTAGATGACCATGTTATTATCCAAACTTCAATTTCTAGTGAGTCGCAACAACCCCACAAGTTTACCCGCACAATAGATGAAGGTGAGCATACTCTCAAAATTCGTTTAGAAAACAAAACATCTAGTGATACACAAATAGTTAATGGTGAAGTAACTAACGATATGATACTTAACATTGATGATATCACAATTGATGATATATCGCTCGGGCAGTTGTTGTGGGACGCAGAATACAAATTAGATAAACCACAACAGTATAATGGCAAAGAGATAACTGAGTTAGATAATTGTGTCAATCTCGGGTGGAATGGCACGTATGTACTTAAATTCACAAGTCCTTTTTACATTTGGCTGCTCGAGAAACTTTAAAAAACTTTAAACTAAATATAGTAATAGCTACAGGATTACTAATGTTTTTATCACAACTTTTTGAATCAACAATTAAACATGCATCATTTTGCTTTGGTCGCATGAACCCACCTACTCTCGGGCACGGGCAATTAATTGACACAGTAGCGCAAGCTGCACAAGGTGGAGATTACTTTGTGTTTGCAAGTGGTACACAAGATAAGAAAAAGAATCCGTTAGATTACGCTACAAAAATTAAATTCCTCAGAGCTTTGTTTCCCGAACAAGCAAGTCACATTGTAAACGACCCAACACTAAAAACTATCATGCAAGTTGCTGAGTGGTTGTATGCACAGGGTTATAGATCAGTTACGTTTGTAGCTGGTAGCGATAGACTTGATAGCTTTAAACAATTATTAACTAGTTACAATGGTGTCGAAGGTAAAGATGTTTACTACAAATTTGATGCTATTAACTTTGTAAGCAGTGGCGAACGTGACCCAGATGCTGATGGTATTGCTGGTATTAGTGCTAGTGGCGCACGTGAAGCGGCTGTTAATAGTGATATCAATGCATTTGCGCAAGCAACAGGCGCCGGTAAACTAACACAACCATTGTATGATGCAGTACGTAAGGGTATGTTGTTAGAAGGCTTACATGAAAGTTTTCCGGAAGTCTACAGCAACATTGTTGATGCTGCTATTAATGCCAGACGAAAAGGTAAGAAAGTAGTTAAGTCAGCGGGCGGTTACTATAAAGTTACTGACAAGACTGATTTGGCGACCGAAATAGTTCCTAACGAAGAATACTTATTAAAACAAAGAACTATTATTGCTCGTGTTAAAACAATTGATTTTGAAATTATTAAAAATTTCGAAAGACCATTTGGACAAGAACGAGTAGAATTAGCACATAGTCTACCTATCGATCCAAAAACTAACAGGTTTATAAATGTTGACGACTGGGTCAATGGATTAGATAAGCTACGTCAAAAATATTTTGCCAAAGAATACGACGATCTTGAGACAGAAAAACGTAAACTTAGAACTGAACTTAAGATTCTAAGAAAAACTGAGAAAGCATATACAGAATTAGCAGAGTGCAGTGGCTACATTCCAAAGAATAAGAAAGAAGCAAAAGATCCACGCTGGAGTAATTCTCTTACTGTAGATATTAAACCAGGTGCGATTAACAAAAATCTCAAAGCATTGCGCTTAATTTAATATGAATGCAGTAAATCTTACAGTTGAAGTACACTGTTTAAAGCCAAGCTGGGTCAATCACGAAAACAACAAATATCGCATATATGTCAATGATGATTTATTAACCGAACGCACATGGATATGGGAATTAAATACCTTAATCAATGAAAATATCTGGGTCATTATTCCCGCAAATAGTACTAATACTGTTAGACTCGAACAAATTCTACAAGATAAATCAGTAGCTCAATTCGCACTTCGTAATTTACAAGTTGCCGATGCGCCATTTACCTCAGAACAAATCAATGATCTAACCATAAGTTTTACATTGTAATAAATACATATATGAAAATAAATGACATTATTCAACGACCAGACTTAACCGAAGATGCAACAGGCGGCGGTACAAGTGCCGGCGCAATTGCTACAATCCCAGGTGTTGGTACAGGTGCTAAAGTGGGCGCACTGTTCGGTGGCACTTATAAACAACCTAAAACTAAAAAGAGAAAAACGAAATGATGCGTAAACTATTAGAAGCTATGACTAAATTTGCTAACCCTGAACAAAAACCGGGTGAGCAGTGGAAGGGTACAGATAAGGGTACTCCGGGCAATAAATTAGTAGGTAGCGCAGATGAAAGTGTGCTTAAAGATTTAAGCAAAGGTCAAACTCCAAAAACTAAAGAAGAAGAATTAGCTGAAGCATTTGCTAACTTTAACGAAGATGACTTAGGTGTAGAAGAAAAACGCCCACATCGCACTGGTTCACGTGCAGATAGAGTTGGCGAACGTGGACATAAAGAACAACCTCGTTACACAACAGTTAAAGACAATGTAGACGAAGCAACTGCTGCAGAACTTAAAGTAGGAGATCACGTTACAGCAAATACAAGTAAAGGTGAAAAGTGGAATGAATCTGCTGATATGTTTAAAGCTGGACAACGTGCTATTAAGAATATAAAATCTACAGAGCAACAACGTAAAGCAGAAGCAAACAAAATGGCGCAAGCGCAATCACAGATTGATGTAGATAAAGAAAACGAGCGTGATAGATTTAGTCAAGAAGAATTATACCCATCAGATGACTCACATGATTTAGATGAAGGTGCTGCTGACGTTTACTCAATAACATCAGAAAGAAATGGTAGAGAGCGTAGTAAGTCTGGTACGTTAGCTGAACTTATTGAATACTATGGCTACACATTAGAAACTGGTAAATCATACGAACATGAACGTGGTAACAGCAAAATCAATCTTAACCCGAAAAATATTGAATCATTGGTGCAAAATTTAAACAATGCTAAAAGCAATGCAGCGGCTAATGGACAAAGTAACGAACGCTTTTACGTAGATAATGGTAACATGGCAGAAGGTAAACACTTTAAAACAGCTTACGGTTGGGCAGGTGGACGTAATGAAAAGACTGGTAAAATGTACAAACATCCAGATCAAATCAAAGCAGACCGAGAAGCAAACAAAATGGCACAAGCTCAAGCACAAATTGATGCAGACAGAGAAAAAGAACGTGACAGATTTAGTCAAGAAGAACTATATCCATCAGATGACTCACACGATTTAGATGAAGCAGCTTATGATCCAACTATGGGATATTCTGGCAGCAAATGGAATTATACTCCATCTAAAATTGAGCGACAAAAAGAAAAAAGAGTGCCGCTACGAACATTCCAAGAATTGTGTGATATGTTAGGTATAAGCCGACACGCCATGGCAAATATTGCAAAAAAAGTATCCGACTTTCCGAAACCAATCCCGGGTATTGGCGGTAAAAAAACATATTATGATCCACAAAAATTTATACAGTGGGCTAAACAAAACGATATAAAAAAATATCTACCTAATCAATCTAACGCAGAAGTAGCGGAAGGATGGGGTGCTGATACACAGAAAGCTGAATCAAGTCGCAGTACTGCGGCATGGGATACGCTACGTGCTAAGTACGCCAATGATCCGGCAATTATCAAAAGATTAAACTATCTTGAGCGTATGAACTGGACAGCAGCCGCAGCAGAAAAGAAAGCTAACGCTGGTGAAATTAAAGGTGTTGCTGAAAGCAAAGCAGATACAACAGGTTCGTGGGTTGTACATAGTGGTAGCAAAGTAAAGAAATTTAAAACACGCGATGGTGCTAAAGCCTATGCTGAAAAGAATGGCGGTAAAGTAGCATCAAGCGAATTCTATGCAGACAAAGTACAAAAAGATATTAACGAAGATGTATCTTCAACAGATCCATTAGAAGGTGCGTTACTTAATGCTATCCAAGAGTTAGTTAGTCAAGGTCATAAAGATGTAGACCCGATGGTGTTAACTAATATGGTGGTTGCGGCTACAAGTCAGCCATTCTTACTTAAAGACTTAGTTGATGCTAATAACAACAGTTTAGCAATACAGCATTATATTGATAGTATTAGCCCAAGCAAAGTTAAGTTCTCAACTGATACATTAACAGTTAAGAATGAAGATCCAAGTAAAGACAAAGCTAAATCACAAGCTGGTGTAAGCAGTATGGCCAGCAGAGCTGCAAATCGTAGCAGACTTGGTGAAGGTACAGAAGGTTTGCCAGCTAAAGCAATTGATATGATTAAGAAAATTGCAATGTCAACAGCAACACCAGAACATAAAAAAGCCGCAATTGATGCTATTGTTGCTAAGTTCAGTAGTGTGACAGAAATGCGCCCAGATGCTGTTCCTAGTGATAGCACTGCAAGTCCATTGACTTATGCAGAGGTAACTGAAGGTATCGAAACTCCTTTACAAAATAAAGAAGATTATACTGCTAAACGTAAAGCACTACAAGATATACAATTAGATCCAGATACCAACAAAGATCCACAACTTGCAGCTGAATTAGCACGTAGATTGGGTAGTTTGAATCAACAGTACACAGACTTGCAAAGCAAATTGCGTGAATTTAAAGAATCACGTGGGCATAAAGCTATTGCTACTAAGTTAGGTAATATAGATCGTATGCAGAATGTGCAAATTCCTACACCAGCAGAACGTAGAGAACAATTACGTATTGCTAAAGCTAAGGAAGAAGTTGGTAAAAAGCAAGTTAAAGAATTTGCGGCTCCAGGTGCTAATCCTGCTCCAGTAACAAATGCTACTCAACCAGTTGTTGATCCAGCCGCAGCGCAAAAGGTGGCAACTGCAACAAGTACAATTAAAAGTGCAACTGGTTCTACTGTAGCGGCACCTGTATTAGCTACAGCACTCGATGCTGCAAGTCAAGGACAAGCAAATCCGGCGCAAGTAAAAGCAATTGCACCGATTGCTAATGTAGTTGATGCTGCAACTAAAGATCCTAAACTAGCTGGACAGTTTAAGACACTGGCGACGCAAGCACAACAATCACTAAAAGCACAACAAAAACCGCAATAAGTAAATTAATCGTCAATTTCCTCAGGTGCTGCAATTGCTGTACCATCTGAGGATAATTCGTGATCTACTTTCTTCAAATATACTTTAACTGCTGATAGCTTAGTAAACATACGGGCAACACGTTTCTTGTTAAGATATACGCAAAACTTACCAGACAAATCTTTCTTAACTTCGGCAAGTGTATCACGCTTATACCCAATGTTTGCTGTATATACTGGTTCAATGTCTGCAATTGTATCAAAGCCAAGTAATATACTATCACCTTTGTTGCCCACTTTAACTAACTTTGTATCAAAGTAACCACTATTATTTGCCTGTCGCATAATCATTGCCGCGAGCTTAACATTGTTCTCGGCTACTTGAATTGTGCCATCCGTATCAATCCAATAATCTTCACCCTCGTATGGTCCGTCGATTGGATCACCAATAATGTTACTTAGTTGCTCGGATATAGTTTGCGTCATAGTTGTTCTCAGTTGTTGTAATATAAAGCTATTATACTACCATTTGTGTCAAAAGTCAAGTCTTTTCGTAAGTTTTACTTAGAATTAAATTAGCATAAATATCTTATATGAGTCAGTCTGAGAGAAACTATGCGAATACAAGATTTTAATCCAGTAATTAAAGAAGATAACGAAATGTCCGATGTTGTTACAGCACACGGGCTAGTGGGCAAATCATTGCATAATCCTACTGCACGTCAAGAATACTTTGATTATATGACACACTTGCGCAACAAGCATGGTAAAGAATATAGCACACGTGTACATCAAAAAGCAACGGCACTTGCTAAACCAGTAGAAGAAACAATTGTAAAAGTGGGCAGTCAATATGAACTTAAATCACACACTGGTAAGAACTTGGGCAAGTACCCAACTCGAGCTGGTGCTGAGAAACGTGAACAACAGGTTAATTATTTTAAGCACGTTAAAGAAGATGCGTGGACTGGTGATAATCCAGCATGGAACAATGGCACAGATCAATGGCATAGTGCAGATGATGGATCTGGCGGTGGAGTTAGTGGTGGTGCGCCAGCAGCTCCATTAACTGGGGCATTACCAATTGAAGAAGATTTTAATCCACAAGATGTTGTTAGTGTTGATGTTCCACTATTAATACGTTTACTTGAATATGCTCGTGAAGATGCAAAAACAGACATGGATTTACATAATGTAACAGAACGTTTAATTGCCTTAAGTCAAGAAGGCAATACACTAACAATGCAAGATTATGACACAATTTGCAACACCAAGGAAACTGATTAATGGCATCATTACTGTATACATATATTATTAATACATCAGGACCGCGAGCATTTACTATGCCCGATGGTTTTAAAGATACCGCAGTACTTCATTTATGGGGTGCAGGCGGTGGAGCAGGTTCAAATGCCGTAGGCGGTGGCGGTGGTTATTCCAGAACAACAGTAACAATACAAAAAGGTGACATAGTCGAACTTGGAGTCGGCTTACCAGGTAGTCCAGCAACTGGAAACACTCCCGGCACAGGTGGCGGCAGTTCAATCGGTCTACGTTATAGTGGAGGTCCTGGAGGTCCCGGTAGTACAATATCTGGCGATGATAATATCGGCGGAGCAGGTGGTGGTGGTGGCGGCGCAACTGTTGTTATGGTTAATGGCATTGCGGTCGGAGTTGCCGGCGGCGGAGGCGGTGGGGGCGGTGGAAGTGGTTACCAAACAGGTGCGGCTGGATTGGCCGGTGGAGTATACACTGCATTAACATTAAACACACAAGGCGGTGCTGGCGCTGCTGCGTATGCAGCTGGAGGCGGTGGTGGTGGTGGCTATTTTGGCGGCGCAGCTGGTGCAGGCAAAGGTGACGATGTTGGTGGTGGCAATGGCGGGTCTGGCGGTGAAAATTACGGCACAATTGCTATTATAGGGTCGGGAACAATTAGTGGTGGCGTAGGACAAACTTACGCACCAACAGCAAACTTTGGACACGCTGGTTACGGCGGTTATGCAGTAATTGAGTTTACCCGTAAATTCCAAATATACACAAAAGATTCAGGTACATGGCATCAAATATTAAATGCGTGGGTTAAAACACCTGCACATCAAATTCCAGCCACAATAGTACATCAACCAGAAACAGTATCATTTACTACTAATTCAACTTTTACAGTACCGGCCGGAGTAACTGCACTTACTGTAACTGCTATCGGTGGTGGAGGTGGTGGTGGAGGTGCAGATGGTAATGCAAGTGGCGGATATTACTATGATGAAGCCGGTGTATTAAAAGGTGGCTACCCGGGTGAGAAAGTGTCAGGTACTATCGCAGTCGCCCCTGGCCAAATATATACAATAACTCCGGGTAATGGTGGTGAAGGTGGACAAGGTAGAGCTAGTAGTGCAGTCGGTGGTGCAGCAGGTACTGGTTATTTTCCGGGTGGTAGAGGCGGATATGCTGGTGCATCAGGATCATCGGGAGCAGGTGGTGGCGGTGGCGCAGCAACAGTAATATTACTTGCTGGCAATCCGTTATTAGTAGCCGGTGGTGGCGGAGGCGCTGGTGGATCAGGCAATGGTGCCTATGGTGTTGCTACAATCGGTACATATACATCTGGAACAACTGGTGCACAAGGACAAGACAAATCAGGCGATGGTGGTGGAGGCGGTGGCGGAGGTGGCGGTCACACACAAGGCGGTTCTGGTGGACCAACACGTGGTGGCGACAGTGGCGGATATTCAGGTCAAACTGGTAAATCATTAGCACCATCAGGAACAACAGTAGGTGTTGGAACTAACGGTGGTTTATATGCAAGTGGCAACGGTGGACGTGGATCTGTCACTGTAACATACACATTACCAACTGAATATATTACTATTGCAGACGGTGGCTGGAAAGAAATTGAACAAGTATATGAAAAATATAACGGTGTATGGAATCCAGTATTAAGCATAGAAACAGTAAATGATAAACGTGGTGCACGTTATACTACACCTGGTACGTATGTATGGGTATGCCCTAGTGACATTGTTAGAGTTAAAGCAATGGTATACGGTGCTGGTGGTTCAGGTACTGGGGGTGCTGGTGGAGCAGGTGGATTTACAACTGATTATACAACAGTAACTCCAGGTGCGCATTATGCAGTGGTAGTCGGTGCTGGTGCAGAACCAACAGGCTCGGCAGCTGGTCAAGATAGTAGTTTTAATGTAACAGTAGTTGCCCATGGTGGAGCACACGGCGCGGCACAATCAGCTGGAACAGATGCTGGTGGTGCAGGTGGTATATCAGCAGGTGGAGATATAAATCTAACTGGGGTGGCTGGTACAGCAGGAAACGCTCTTTATTCATACTACTACTATTGGTGGGGTGGCTGGAATAGCTACTACGGTTGGGGAGGTTATAACTATTATAACTACAATGGTATCGGTAATTACGCCAACGGGTATTATGGCTATAATTATAACTACGGTTATAACAACTATGGTTGGGGCGGATGGTATGGCTGGGGATGGCCGTACTCTTATCAATCTGGTTATAACTATGGTACGCCAGGAGTTGGTTATGATGGAATCGGTGGTGGGGCAGTTACTACTACAGGCGCACCGGGTGCAGTACTTATTGTGTACTAGATTGTACACACTATAAATAAAACAAAAGGAGTAATTCAATGAAAAGATTTCTAATAGCAATAGCATTAATCGCAGTAAGTTTTAACAGTTATGCATGGAATCAACGTGCGCCAGGTACAATACAACAATGTCAACAACATATTCCATATGGTGCCGAATCATCAGCAATGCCATTACAACCAATATGCCGTCAAGCATATCTAGTTGAATACGATGTTGCAAATAAGATTCCAAACAATGTAAGTTGGACACTACAACCACAAAATGCACTTGGTTGTGTTGCTCGTTCAAATGCATTTGCAGCAGATCAAAGTGTTCCGAATGGTGCATCACCTGCAGAGTATGCAGGTACAAACTACGATAAAGGACATATGGCTCCAGATGGTGATCAATCGTGGGACCAACAAGTTGAATTTGAATCATTCTTAATGACTAACATGAATCCACAAGCAGGTTCGTTAAATCGTGGTATTTGGAAACTATTAGAAACATCATTTCGTGGCTGGGCATATCAATTAAACACACCATTTACAGCATACGCAGGTGCGTTATACAATGCACAAGATAAAACAATTGGTAAAGGCATACGGGTAAGTCATGCATATTATAAAATTGTAATCAATGATAAAACTGGTGAAGTAGCAGGTTGGTTATTTCCACATGTTGCACCATATCCAAATCTTGGCAACGACTTAACTAAATTCCGCACACCAATTGCACAAATCGAACAACAAGCTGGTGTTAAGTTTGCATTTCCAGCAAATGCTAAAGAACTTGCTCCGGGACAAGAGTGGAAAGTTGACTTTGGTGCACTAACAAACCAAAAACGTAAGTTATGTGGTGCTAACGCAACAACTGATTAATAGTTGACATAACATCAACGAAGTGCTACACTTAATAAAGTAGCACTTCATTTTAAAGGATTCTTCAATGGTAGACACAACAACTGCACCACCAACAACAGATACACGCCCGTGGGGATTTCATGCAATCATGGATTGTGCTAACTGCAATTCAGCAAAAATTACAGATTTATCTAATATTTCTGCATGGTTAGTAGATGTATTACAAAAAACTAACTTAACATCAGTAGGTACTGCAACAGTGGTTGCTACAGATGCTGGTTATACCGCAGTGCAAATACTTACAACTGGCACAATTACAGCACAGTTTGTAGACACACACAATCAAGTTTATATCGATGTGTTTAGTAATACCGAATATAACCCAGTCGAACTTGAAACTTCAATCAAAACATTTTTTGATGTTATTGATACAGACATCAAAAAGATATTAATTCCTCGTAACGCCACAGTATAAACTCATTGTAGTATTTTAAATAAATACTTAATATGAGAATAATTGACCTATTAACCGAAGCCGTGAGCAGTGTAGTATACCACTACACTAATCTCGATGCCGCCGCAAAGATACTTACAACAGGGCAGTTTGCACTTAGCTCGACTCTTGGAAGTATAGAAGAAAAGTTTGCTCCGAAAGGTCTGCCATACTTTCTAAGTACAACACGTACAAGACGCGGAGGATATCACTCTAACGCAATCGGTGATGGTGCCGCAATGTTTAACTTAGATGGCAACTATTACAATCAGCGTTACAAAGGTGGCCCAATTGATTATTGGGGCGACAGACATAATGACTATGGTCGTACCGCAGAAGCCGAGGATAGAATATTTAGTAAAGAACCAACAATGCCTGCTGGTGGCATTACATCAGTACATATATTTGTTAAGCCATTACCGGTTGCAGCAGTACCGGGTTCATCAGTTGACATACGTGCCCGTGAATCGATATCTAGTTATGCCGCACGTGCTCGTACTGCATTGTTAGCTGCTAAGAAAGCCGGCATACCTGCATACTTGTACGAAGATAGACTAGGTTGGGTAAATCAAGACCCTACTGCACGTATAGCAATCACTGGTTCACGTGATACATTACGTGGACAAATTCCAATGTACAATCCAAGTCACCCACCAAGACAGTATATGGCTAAGTGGTTAGAGTTAATGTACAAAGATAGCACTAAAGCACTTAGCACACAAAACTTTGGCGATTTACATTCGTTAATATACAATGATCCATATTGGCTTAAAGAGATGGTTACAAGTTTATCATCCGATTTAAGTAATGCTCGCAAACCATCAGCTGGGGCAGATAGAGAAGTTGCTGTTAAAATTATTTCGTATATGAATCGACATGGCTTACATACAGTAACAGACTTTATTATGGCATTGCGTAAAAAGTGGACGATAATTAAAAACAAAGAGCAAGAAGCAAAGTATGATGCTGAACAAGCCGACTACGCAAAGTTTCAAGCAAAAGAAAAAGCAGCACAGCCAGAGTTAGCAGAGTCAACCAATCCTAAGTCAGCATCACCTGATGAAATTTTTGATTATATAGAAAGCATACACACTGGTCCGGGTTTACACGATACTAACGATGATGAACTAAGTACAGAAGAATGGGTACATCAGTTTGATTCATTTGAATTACAACCAGTCAACTTATCAACACTTGCGTTAAAAGCAGGTTCAAACAAACAAGCAAAAATAGATCAATACGCACAAAGTCAAGAAGAGTTCCCACCAATTGTAATAGACGGTTCAAGTGATTGGATTATTGATGGGTATCATCGTGCTAATGCAGCCGCACAACGTGGCGACACAACAATAATGGCATACGTAGGAGTAGGAAGATGAAAATAACAGAAGGTGGAAATGTATTTAAGTTAGCTGACGGTTCTCCTGCAACACAACGAATAAACAAAGCCGATGTATTGCCTACTGTACAATGGTTAGAACAACTAACTGGACTTAATTTAGTCGATAATATGCTTGGGTCTACTGGATACAAAGAAACAAGTGGTGATTTGGATCTTGCTGTTGACGGAAGTAAAATTAGTAAAGATGTACTTGTACAACAATTATTAAAGAAAGGCATCGAGCCAACTGATATTAAAAAGACTGGCGATAGTGTACATTTAAAAACTCCAATCAATGGCGAAGGAAAGTTCGGATTTGTACAGACCGACTTTATGATAGGAGATCCAAACTTCCAACGTTTTAGCATGACAGGTAGCCCAGAAGGTAGTCCATTCAAAGGTATGCATCGTCATGTATTACTTGCTAGTATTGCCAAAGCACAAGGCATGAAATGGTCATACAAAAATGGCCTAATGGATAGAGCAACTAACGAAGTTATTTCAAAAGATCCATCTGAAATAGCACACAAATTATTTAATGGTAGTGCGGCTGATTTAGCATCAGTTGAAACTATACTTGCTAAGATTAAAAATCGTCCCGACTACAATGCACTAGTAGCAGACGCAAAAGAAACACTAGGTAAAGAAAATGTACAATTGCCAGAAACACAACAAGCAACAGTAAGCGAAGGTTCGGCAGCATGGTTTAAAAACTGGAAGGCAGTGCTGTGAGAGCAAGAGAGTTTATTATAGAAGGAAAGTTTAATTGGAATGAGTATGCAAGTATTCCAATTAAAGATCGGATTACTATAATCGAATCATTGTTAACAAATAAAAATCTACTAGAATCTAATGATATTGAGTATGCAGATTTTTTTCAAGAATTGATCAATTCATCAATTCACGCAGTCAACGGAAATTCGTATATAGTATGTGTAATAGCATTAGTAAGTAATACCGTTATCTTAGTAGAACCACCTGTAACCGGCGAGCTCGTTGACACCCTAAACGATGAATATAAAATCAAAACAAGTACTGGTATTAAAGATTTTCCAGACAATTATCACTGGAGGGAGATGTTAGCTCATACTTTCTTTTTTAATAATCGGGATGAATATAATAAATTTAGAACAGTAATAAAATTAAGATTTAATAAAGATTTACCGGATACAGGTATAAAATAATTATGAGAGCGATCGAATTCATTATCGAGGATTATAAAACTGCAAAAGTAGCTTTTGTCAATCAGGGTATAAATCCAGATGACGTAACACAAGCGTTAACTGATTATAAATCATTAGTAACTAGAAATCAATTTAAAGATCAAGAAAAGAATATTGATTGGTGGGTAAAAAATAAACCGTGGGCAGAATTTAAGCAGGCTGTTGAAAAGCAAATTATTACTCCATCTACTACGCAAATTAAACGAGCAACACTAAGCGGTAATGCAATCGATTTATCCAATGAGTTAGGCTTACAAGGCAAATGGCAAATTGTTGTCCCACTTGATATTGATGCTAGTTGTCATTATGGTAAAAACACAGATTGGTGTACTGCTAAACGCACACCGTTGTATGGTTCGTATATTGCAAAAGGCACTATTTTAATATATTGCCAATATCTAAAAACTAATAAAAAATGGGCAATTAGTGTAATTGGTAATAGAGCACAAGCATACACAGCAAATGATTATCCAATGGAAGATGGGCAATTTGATAAAGCAACTGGTCTTAATATTGATACTATTGTATCTGCTGCAAAGAAACATTTAGGTGAGATTTTATCCGCCAGAGACAAATTAATAAAAATTGACCCGTGGGTTGCATATCCGTATGTGAGAGATATACTTAAACAACGTAGTCCAGAATTAGAAAAAGTAGTTATGCAAGATCCAATGGCAGCGGCAAGATATGCTCGTGATGTTATTAACGGTGAATGGCCCGAAGCTGAACAACTAATTAGTTCTGATCCAACCGCTGCTGCATTTTATAATAAGAATACAGGACGTAGCGAATGAGAGCAAGAGAATTTATCTTAGAGGGTGGATGGGCAAGTACTTTAACACAAGGTACACACATTACACCTGCGTTAGTTGATGTTGTAGTACAATCAATGCCTGCGTTACAACAAGCACTAAATGCCTTCTTAAAAACTAAAGACCTGGCACCTGTTAAGATTGGCACACCTGTTGGTAGTACAACATACTACAAGAGAGATCTTGCGCAAAATCCAACTCGTGAGTACGGCGATATTGATGTTAACTTCTTTGTGCCTCGTTTACCCAATATGTCAGACAATGCAAATGAACAAACATACAGTGCCGCAATTAAAGAGTTTTGCGATAGTAATCCAAACTATTCAACTAACAACGGTACGAATGTTATAATTAGAGTGGGCGATCAATATGTACAAGTTGACTTTGTTACTTCGTACTATGAAAATGAACAGTGGAGTCGTGCATTAGGTCCAGAATACAATGTCAAGGGTGTACTAAGCGCAAGTTTATATTCATCATTGGCAGAAGCATTAAATCTTAGTTTTGGCGGACGTGGTGTACAAGTTAAATTACAAAATGGCGTTCCGGTTAGTTTTAGACAAACTAAAGATACAGAGCTTAAAACCGTAACAAACAATCCCGACACTTGGGCAATTGATATTGCTAAGTTTCTTGGCGCAAAAACTATTAGTCCACGTTTAGCCAAATATCCGGGCATGGGCGACGAAATAAAGACACTAAACACTATTAACAGTATTGTTGGCATTGCCGAAAGTTTAAACAAACCTGAGTTAATAGAACAGGTGAAAGCAATCTACATAAGTAAAATAAGCAAGGCAGTTAATAGTAGTAAGTTTGACAAGGCGGCTACTCCAGAAGCAATTAAAAAAGCCGAAGATACTAAAGCATTATTGACTAGAGAAGCACAACGTATATTAGGACAGTTCGATGCGATTTAAAGAGATATTAAACGAAGTTACAGTGTGTTGGGATGGGATATCAATATCATCAATGAGCGATAAACTGAAATTTTTTGAACAATATTGCTCAAAAAAGTCATATCTTAGAGAATCAATTGATACATCCGATGTAGAAATATTTGAATCATTATCACATTATGCCACATCTCCTGTTGTAAATAATTGGTATATCGGTGCGTTATTAATGTTATTAGAGAATAATAATGTTATTCCATTCAATGACGCACAAATTTTAAAATACACAGGCACAAGTACAGGAGCAGACGGTATTATCATTATACATTTTCTTAAAGAAGATGGTACCAAAGGAACATGGCCGGATTCGGTCCTCTCAGAGAAAAGTTATTATAAATCATTTCTATTCGATTCAACCGCACAGTATGATATATTTAGATCAGCAGTAGCATTAAGATATAGTAAACCATTGCCAAAAATTGAGTCGGACAAATTAGGAAAGCAAGATGCGATTTAAAGAGATATTAAGAGAGTATAGTAGAGAGAAAACTGCTAACGTGTTTGGCAAGAAACTTATTGCGGCACTACTAGCAGAAAAGGGATTGAACTATGGTGGAGCGGGGTTTCATCAAATCTTATCTGACATTAGATTTAGAATACAACAAAAGTTAAAGATTGGCTCACCGCTTGATGCCGAACAAGAAGACTTAACTGCTAAACAAATACTACACGCCATCGAACAAGGCGATCCAACACCAAATAAAGAGTATGTACAGTGGCTGGCAAAATGCTATGCAAATGAAGGCGTAAAGCTGGAAGATATCGTCAGTAAAGGGGCAGATTGGCTCAAAACTTACGCTCAATTGAAGGTTAAACGTCTACTACCACCAAATGTCACAAACATAATGAATTTGAAGTTTGCACAGTTGCCAGACGTTGTATTCGACGAAGAGCTTGTTAGCAAACTACAAGCGGCGGAAGATAAGACAGCAGACAAAGGTAAGGCAACTACAGTATTTGAGAATGGCGCAGTACGTATTATTGTACCACAAGATGAAACTTCAGCTTGCTACTATGGACAAGGTACACGTTGGTGTACTGCGGCACGTGCAAACAATATGTATGATAACTATGCTCGTGATGGCGACTTATATATAATGTTGCCAAAACAACCTAAGTATGATGGCGAGAAGTATCAATTGCATTTTGCTAGTGGACAGTTCATGGACGAGGGTGATAGTCCAGTGAGTGATATGATTGCGTTATTAACTGGTCGCTTTGGCGATGATGTCATGACGTTTTTCTTTAATAAAGAGCCAATGATTAAACAATGGATTGTAGTTACTCCAGCAGAAATATTACAACCATTAATAGATCAAATTGCTGACATCGCTAGCGACTACATAAACGATAAAATAAGTGATTGGGAAATGGAAGATGACTATTACTACAACGAGCTACGTGAAAAGGGCTATGTTGACGAAGATGGTGATGTTGACTGGACCAGAGTTGAAAAAGATGGCATGTCTTGGTTAGAAACTAATGATGAGGCGCAGGAATGGCTTAGTAGAGCACAAGATGCTGTTAGACCAAGTATTGATAGATTACGCGATGCGGCACAAGAGTGGGCTGAAGACAATGGTGAGGAATGTACGCTACATCAGTTAGATAGTTTAGTGGCCAGTATTGTTATAGAAGAATTTACATCACGTCGTGGCAATACTGAAGATGGTGGGCTATCTGAGTGGATGGAAAAACATATTCAAATACGTGCATCAACTCCATCACAACAAGCTGCGGGCGAGCCGCAGTGGAAAGCTGAATATACTAAAGGGCAATAATGAAATTATCAGACGTACATCGTAAAACAAACAGAGTTGACTGTACATTTGACGGCAGTTGGACAGCACCATCTACGATTGTAGTTAAAGCAGTGCTTAAACAAGAACACAAAGATTGGACTAACGAGTGGGAAAAAGAAGTTATGCGTGGAGAAGCATTATTAAATGTTTCATCACATACACTTTATGTTAGTCGCATCGACGCTCGACCATCGGGACAAGGCTTCGGTGGTGAAATGCTTAAATGTATTATTGAACATGCACGTGCGCATAAGATTCCCCGTATTGAAACATACGTTGAAAACAACAATGCTGATTCACGTAACTTATTTAGAAAAGCGGGCTTTGAAGAAATGCCCGGAACAGATGGCGGAAGATGGCGTCTGGACTTAACAACTAACGAAGCACGTATACCTAAAGATGTTGTAAAGAATAATGTTGCTTATCACAATGAACTTAATCCAGCGGCATGGGATGGTGATCATTTAAATCCAGAAGTAAAAGATCGTTTACTAGAAATTGCTGAACGTTTTGTTAGTTATTTAGAAATCCCAGACTTTAAAGTATTAGACATTGTACTAACTGGTAGTATGTCTAACTATAACTGGACTAAGTTTAGTGACTTTGACCTACACGTAATTACAAATTATAGTGATTTAAAATGCGATAACATTGTAGCAGAGTTTTATCACGCTAAGAAAAAGATATGGAATGATGATCACGATATTACTATCTATGGTTATGATACTGAGTTGTATGTTGAAGATTCTAAAAACCCACCAGTTAGTGAAGGTGTGTATAGTATACTAAATGACGAATGGGTTAAGACTCCTACATATAGTCCGCCAAGTATTAACAACAATGCTGTTAATGCCAAGGTTAGAGATTTAATTAATCAAATCGATACTGCTATTAGTACAGCAGATGACCCAGCAGACATTAAACGTATATCAGACAAACTTGCTAAAATGCGCAGAGCAGGCTTAGATGAAGCCGGTGAGTTTAGTACAGAGAACTTGGCGTTTAAAATATTACGTAACATGAAATACATTGATAGATTACACAAAGCATATCATCAGCAACAAGATGATGAACTTAGTTTGAAATAAAATTATCACCTTAGGACCGGTAATTCGTTACCGCAGGTGGGGCGGCTACTGCCCTGGGGAAACAATTCGCTACTGCGTACCCTAAAAGTAGCAACTTGATTTCTGTAATAAATACACTATAATAAGAGAATCCTGATGCGCTTTAAAGAAATCAAAAAACTATTTGAAACTACACAACTTGATGAAGTTTCAATGAGTCCAACTAACTTACAAAAATTCCTTAATAGTCCAGAAGCTATTGGTATGTTAATTGGTATCGAGTTTGAAATGGCTGTGCCTAATGTAGACGGTAGCGATGATGAAGATTCGAACTACGAGCCAGATTATAGTTACAATGAAAGCTGTACTGACATTAGCGAGATTGTAAACTTCTTTCAGCATGGTGACTTTGCTAGCATGGGCCGAAGTGATGCAAATCGTGTACGTGATGATTTGTTTGAAGAATATATGAATTGGTCGTATGATGCCGCAGAAGATTATGTAAACGATCACGATGATGACTTAACCAGTAACATCCGTAGTCGCTTATTTGACAATGAAGTTGATCGTGATGATACCGCAGAAGAAGCACACACACGCTGGGTAGAGGAAAATCCAGACGGCGACACAGCATCAGAAGAAGCCAGCGAAGAAATACGTAATCTAACATTGCAAATGATGGAAGATAAATTAGATGCTATGATGGAAGATATTGAAAGTAGTGAATATCAAAATGCGTACGATGAAGCAAAACAAGAAATGGAATATGACTTTCGTAATAGTGGCGACGGAGACATGGAAGCATGGCTAAGTGATATAGGCGTCAACGATATGCAAGATGCTGCTGGACAATGGGGACTTGATTGGCCGCACATGGAAGACACTAACTATAACAATGGTGGTGCTTCTATAGAAACTGTAGCAGACGAGTTTGCCGAATGGATGGGATTAAGTAATGTAAACAGTTCAAGTAAATATCACGGTGCTAGAAGAGATGGCAAATCTTGGTGTATTGAACCGGATGGCAGTATCGATCACGATGAAAACGAAGCTGGGTTAGAGTTTATTAGTCCACCACTACCATTGAAAGATGGCTTAGAGCAAATGACTAAAATCATTGCGTGGGCAAATGATAAAGGTTGTAGAACTAATAGTTCAACTGGTCTACACATGAACATTAGTGTGCCTGATTATAATTTCGACCATTTAGACTTTGTTAAACTTGCATTGTTTATGGGCGATGAACATATATTAGAACAGTTTGGCCGTACTTACAATAATTTTTGTAAGAGTGCGTTAAAAATTGTTAAAGAAAAAATTGATAAAGAAGGTGTTGCTGGGCCATTACTACAAGCAATGCGTGACCATTTGAACGTTGCCGCAAGTAAAGCAGTACACAATGGTACAACACAAAAGTATACAAGTATCAACACACAAACTGGTTATGTGGAATTTCGCGGCCCGGGTGGTGATTATTTAAATCAAGACATTACGCAACTAATTTCAACAGCATTACGTTTAGCACAAAGTTTACGTATAGCTACAGATCCGTTAGCACATAAACAAGAGTATGCTAAAAAATTATACAAACTTGTAGTACCAACCGATAAAGATACAGACGATGATAACAGTGTTGCTATGTTTACTCGTTATGCAATGGGTCAGATTAAGAAAGATGACTTGTTAAACAGTTTACGTCAGGCGCAATCAACTCGTAAAGCTAAAAAATTCCCACATGGTCCGAAACGTGAATGGACAGTTGTACGTAAGAGCAATCCAGGATACAAAGTATCATTCAACGCATCATCTGCAGCAGAAGCATTACAGTTAGCTAAGAATCAAATTGGTGGTTGGCAAGGTGTAGCAGATGAACACTTTAAAGTAACAGCAGATGCTAGTGGTGATTCTGCATACAATAAAGCAAGAGAGGAACATTATCTATCTACAATGAATCCGGTGTGGCAGAAGTTTATTCGTGATATCGCAACTATAGATACTGATAGATTGAAAAAACGAAAAGCTGAATTTGAAACGAAATCTGAAAGTACACCGTTAGAAGAGTGGGAAAAAATAGCACTTACTAAAATCAATAATGAATTAGCAACACGTAAAGACGATGTTGCAGCTACTGGTGCAATAGATGATTTAGAAGAATTACCACAACAACATCGCGAGTATGCGCAAGATATACAAAATAAATCAGAAGATACATTAAACCGTATTAAAGCCGAGATAGAAGCTGGCGACTTTAGAAATGCGTTAACAAACATACAAGCATCAATTTTCCTCGGCGTTGTTGTAAATGAACTTGCTCGTCGTGCTGGATTAACTGCTGATATGGCTGACTTAGATGGCTTTGTTAATACGCTTGGACAAACAAGCACGTGGCAGTTGTATAATCCTGCAACAGACGAAGTATTAGCTACATACACTGGATTAACACAAGGGCAAGCAATAGACAGACGTTCAGCAATGCGTTCGAATCAAGGCAATGAAAATATTGAAATGCGCAACTTAGGTAGTGCAGAACAATCAACAGCGCAAGCCAATGCTACTCCCTCAACACTATGGGATAACTGGATACGTACACTTCCAACTAGAAATACAGACTCTATTAATAGCTTTAGAGATCAAATACGTGGCGGTGAGCACAATAATACATTGCCATCAGAACATGAAAGAGATGTTGTTATTATTGCTATTGATGATGAACTACGTAGCAGAATGGCACGAGGCGAAGGTTCGGGCACAAGAACTTATACAATATACGATGGTACAGGCAGAATTGTAAATACTATTCGCTCAACATCAGTGGCAAGGGCATTAGATGACTTTGGTGAGAATAATGATATCGATACAACTCATTACACCGCTCGCGAACTTGGAGTTACATATAATAATTATGGCGATGCGCAAGCGGCTGCGGATACACAAAATTCAGCACAACGTCTGGGACCGGGTCAATCAACATACAGTGTTGAACATATTCCAACCGGACAAGTTACTAGTCAGATAGGCAACGATGCTGCAGATGCTATACAACGTGTTGCTAGACTAACTGGCAGCACTCCTAATAATTTTAGAATTGCACAAGCAGCACCAGCCAACAACTTAAAACGATATAGAGTGGGCAATCATACATACGGTCGTGAAATTATACATGCAGCAAATCGTGAAGAAGCTATTCGTTTGTTTGCTTTCAACAATAACATATCAGTTGATGACGTTACTTCGGGACCGAGCTTTGTAGCAGATTTAGTAGATGACGAACAGTCACAAGATGCAGCCGCACAGTTAGCAACTCAAGTAGCAGAATCACTCAACCGTATGCGTAAACTAGCAGGGCTGAAGTAATGAACATATTTGAAATGTTCGACGAGCCAAAGCAACTAACGCTGATTGATGCGTTACGTGACTTTTTACCTATCGCTATTGCATACTTAGAGTTAGATCACATTCCTAAAATTAAGTTAGTTAAATCATTAGACGATACAACATTTGGGCATTTCAATAGCGAAGAACAAGTAATATATGCTGTAGTTGCTAATCGTAACCCAGTTGATATTTTACGTACTATTGCACACGAAATGACACACTACAAGCAAGGACAGGAACATCAACTTACTAACGACTCTGGTGAAACAGGTAGCACAGTTGAAGACGAAGCAAACGCAGAAGGTGGTGTTATTATGCGTGAGTTCAATGAGCAATTCCCACAATACTTACAATCTAGTTCAGTACAGTTAGCAGAAAGTGTTAAGTATGAAATTAAAAGTACAAAAGAAAATGGGCAACTTGAATTCTTCGGTACTACTGTAGACTTTCGCGGGTCAGCAATGAATAGAGCAATTAACGCATTAGATAGAACTAGCCGTCCAGTACAAGTATCTACTATAGAATACAGCAGTGAAAAGAAACGTTTTGTACCTATTAAAACAGTAATTATTAATCCGGGCGAGAATGTTAAGACTAAAATACTAAGTCTAGATGACTAACTCATGAGAGCAACTGAATTTATAATCGAAACAAAAGTCGGCACGTTACATATCAACGGGTTAATTATTGATGTTGATGATCATTCATTTGAACGTACAGCAGGGCGCAGAGTAAATACTGCAATGATTGACAGAGTTGTGCGCAGACTAGTTAACATACAAGATCAAATAATCAAAATAGAAGCTGGTCAGAAGTTTTGGGTTTATAGTCAGGCATTTGATATAGGACTTGGCTTAAGAAAACAATCAGATTCAAATCGTATATTACTAAAAACTGTAGTAGGTGATCGCCCATGGGATAGTGATATTCCAGTCTTAGAACTATAACATGACTAACTGGGAAACTTACGTTAAAGAATCCTATTCGCTAATCAAAGAAGCAGAGCAAGCACTATCAATTACATTAGAACATAATGTCGAAGCATATCTTGTGCATTTGTTTGCACACTTTATGGATAAACCCAACATCAACACAGAACCCGTTTGCATTAAATTAATGGCAAGTGCTAATCTACCTATTGCGCAACGTAAAGTATTACTCAAAGATGTAGGTGATGAGTGCTTGTTAATTAACGCAATGGAATGGAACAAACGTCGTTGGCCAAGCAATAACTACTATGCAGAGATGGGGCAGATGGCTTACATGAATCGTGCGTTTGTAGTAAGACCTATTGAAGATATCTACGATGATTTGTCAATGGAATTTACAACAGTTACCCAAGTTCTACGCAAGTGTAGAATATCTTAGCCATACCGCTTGACTCCGATAAGTAATTCGTATATAATATATTTTTAACTAAAGGAATGACATCATGGCATTAATGTTTTCAGCTGAGCAAAAGGCAAAACTTATTCAAATCGTTAACGAAGGCGTACAAGTACTACAAGAAGTAGAAGATTTAAGTGCTGGCCTTAGTGACACAATTAAAGCAGTGGCAGAAGAATTAGAAATCAAACCGGGCTTACTTAAAAAAGCAATTAAGATTGCACAAAAATCTAAATTTGGTGAAACAAATGAAGATCACGAAACTGTTACTGACATTTTAGAAACTGTTGGTCGTACACTATAATGAAAGCAAATTGGCACAAAACTGTTAAGTTTATTCAGGACGATTGGTATAGCCACCCTGGCAGATTGTGTATAGAAACAGTTAATTGGGTACTGAATATTGTAATTGCTTCGGCGGTTTCATTTACAGTGCCTGATACTAATTGGTTGATAGTATATCCGTTATTTTTTACTGCGTTAGGCATTAGTATATATTCTGCTATTAGTCGAGGCAGTTTCGGCATACTAATAACAAGTATAACTATATTGTTAATCGATATAGTAGGATATATACGAATAATAATGTTATAATAAAGAATCGTACACTTTACGTACAAGTACAAGGTTAACCGGCCATAAGCGGTAAAAGGAGTTTCAAATTTCATACGTCGACGCATTATTCGATAGAGCAAAAGATCGCATCTATGTCGTAGAAAGAAAAGAAGGCATACGTGAGTATGTCGAGTATCCAGCAAATTATGTTATGTACACAGATGATCCAAAAGGCAAGTATCGCACAGTATATGACACACCTGTAAGTCGTTTTAGCACTCGCATTGGTAAGGAATTCCATAAAGAAACGCGAGTCAATTCAAATAAGAAGATATGGGAAAGCGATATCAATCCTGTATTCCGTTGTTTATCAGACAACTATCTCGGAGCAACATCCCCTAAGTTACAAACTGCGTTTTGGGATATTGAAACAGACTTTGACCCAGCACGTGGATATGCGCCAACTAGCGACCCGTTTAATCCTATTACTGCTATTTCAGTATACTTGGATTGGCTAGACAAGATGGTTACACTTGTTATTCCACCTAAGAGCTATTCATGGGAAACTGCACAAGAGATTTGTGACCAGTATGAGAACTGCTTTTTGTTTGAGCGTGAAGCAGATATGCTGGATACGTTTCTTAATTTAATCGATGATGCAGACGTATTAAGTGGATGGAACAGTGAGGGTTATGATATTCCATACACAGTTGGACGTATTGTACGTGTATTAAGCAAAGATGACACACGACGTCTTTGTCTATGGGGTCAGTATCCAAAACAGCGTGAATTTGAACGTTTTGGTGCCACAAGTGTCACCTTTGACCTCATTGGACGTGTCCATTTAGACTACATGCAGTTATACCGCAAATACACATACGAAGAACGACATAGCTATGCGTTAGATGCAATTGGCGAGTATGAGTTAGATGAGCGTAAAGTTGCATACGAAGGTACATTAGATCAATTGTATAACAAAGACTTTCCAAAGTTTATTGATTACAACAGACAAGATACTATGTTGCTGGCTAAGTTAGATAAGAAGTTACGCTTCTTAGATTTAGCTAACGAACTTGCGCATGATAATACTGTATTGCTGCAAACAACAATGGGCGCGGTAGCAGTTACCGAGCAAGCTATCATTAACGAAGCACATCAACAAGGTCTGATTGTTCCAAATCGCAAGGGCAGAGATGACATGGGCGATACGCAAGCGGCTGGTGCGTATGTCGCAACTCCAAAAGCAGGCATGCATGATTGGATTGGGTCAGTCGATATTAACTCACTGTATCCAAGTGCAATTCGTGCGCTTAACATGGGACCAGAATCAATCATTGGACAGATTCGTCCAATTATGACAGACCATTATATTACTGAGAAAATGGCAGACAAAATAGTTAATGGCAAAAAATCTAAAGGCTCAAGTTTTGCAGATGCGTGGGACGGACTATTTGCTACATTAGAATACACCGCAGTCATGGAAGGTAAGACAGGTATTGAGCTTACTATCGATTGGGAAAGCTCAGGCGAGAGTACTGTACACACTGCGGCAGAAGTATGGACCTTAATCTTTGATAGTAATCAACCGTGGATACTTAGTGCAAACGGTACTATCTTTAGTTTTGAGAAAGAAGCAGTTATCCCAGGTTTGCTAAAACGTTGGTATGCTGAACGTAAAGAACTACAGGCTAAAATGCGTTCATGTACAGATCCGGAAGAGATTGCATTTTGGGATAAGCGTCAGTTAGTTAAGAAGATTAACTTGAACAGTTTGTATGGTGCCTTACTTAATCCGGGCTGTCGTTTCTTTGATAAGCGTATCGGACAGAGTACTACCTTAACAGGCAGAACTATTGCTAAACATATGGATGCGTATATTAACGAATGTATTACTGGCACGTACGATCACGTTGGTGATGCAATTATTTACGGTGATACCGACTCATGTTACTTTAGTGCATGGCCATTAATTAAAGATGAAGTCGAATCCGGTAAGATGGAATGGAGTCCCGAGATTGCAATTCAATTGTATGATGGTATCTCAGACCAAGTTAACGAAAGTTTTCCAGCAATGATGGAACGTGCATTTCACGTGCCACGCAATATGGGTAATGTAATTAAAGGTGGGCGTGAACTTGTTGCAAGTAAAGGACTATTCATTAAGAAGAAACGTTATGCTGTATTAATTACAGACTTAGATGGTAAACGTTTAGATACACACGGCAAGCCCGGCAAAGTTAAAGCAATGGGCTTAGACTTAAAACGTTCAGATACTCCGAAGATTGTACAAGACTTCTTAAGTGACATCTTACTCGATGTGCTAACAGGTGTAGATAAGACAGATATTATTGATAAGGTGCGTGAGTTTAAAATTGCATTCCAAGATAGACCTGCATGGGAGAAAGGTACGCCGAAACGTGTAAACAATCTTACTAACTACACAGCGGCTGAAGTTAGAGAAGGTAGAGCTAATATGCCCGGGCATGTACGTGCGGCAATGAACTGGAATAACTTAAAGCGTATGCATGGTGATAACTATTCAATTAACATTGTTGATGGTATGAAAACTATTGTGTGTAAACTTAAAGATAATCCAATCGGGTTTACTAGTGTGGGCTATCCAACAGATGGGACACATATTCCGCAATGGTTTAAAGATTTGCCGTTTGATAATGACTTAATGGAGTCAACAATTGTTAATCAGAAAGTAGAGAACTTATTAGGTGTGCTTAACTGGGATATTGCCGGAAGCACAGACATTAAGACTACATTTGATGCATTGTTTAGTTTTGACTAATGGGTAAATTAGCAGACTTAGTTAAGTATAGAAACGAGTTAACCAGTGCAGTCAACTCGTTAAATCTGCAGAAAGCAATCACTAAGAAAATTACGTTATTAGACCAAGTACAAGGAAATAATGCCGTAGCGTATAATGTCGATCATATTACTAACAATTATAAACAACTAATACTAGATAACGATAGTAATATCAATCAGCTAAATGAATTAATAGAATTAGTTAATTTGGATATTACTATCCTAGCAACAACATTATTTGCGAATAGAGAATTATTAGCATATACTGGCCGAATCGACTTGCCGTTTGAGTCGGATCTCAGACTACTTGTTAAAACTAAAATTAAACAATATTGTGATTGGCATTATCCAGGTTTACAAATTAATTCCGACAAAAAAGAATGGGTCGATTGTATGGTAACTTCTGATCCGCTGTATCTCGCTAATTCGAATGAGGCTACGGCAGTTAGAGAATTAACGGATATAATTAGTGAATATCCAGATCAATATCAAAATCGGTTACGATTATATCCAATCGATGGTCGAGATTTTTCTATACTACCACAAGAACAGTTTAGTGTTATAGTGTGTTGGAACTTCTTAGATTATATTGAACTCAAAGGTATTACAGAATATATGCAACAAATGTTTAAATTGCTACGAGCAGGCGGTGTGTTTATGTTTAGCTATAACAACTGCGATATAGTTGAATCTGCTAGATTAGCAGAAGAGAATGGTATGAGTTGGGTAAGCTCACGTGCAATCAAACAACTATGCAATGATATTGGGTTCGAAGTTATTACATTTGAGGATCACGAAACTGGCGATGCGTACATTACACAGATTAGTTGGGCAGAAATACGCAAACCGGGCGTGTTAACAACAGTAAAGGCGCATCAAGTCGCTGGAAAAATACTTGAAAAATAATTACCATATGACTTGCATTTTCTAAATACATCATATACACTATACATTACATTACTTTATTAGGAGAACTACATGCGTGATCAATTATTAGACATCGTTAAAAATACTTACGGACTGGGTATTATCGATTTAGTTAAAGTAACAGGAACAGATTCAGAAACAACAATCGAAGCAATTGCAGAAGATCGTAGTGTTATAGTGCAGGCAAAAGTAAACAATCCAGTACCGGAGTTCATCGGTACATTTGGTATGCCAAACTTAGGTAAACTAAGTACAATTCTCGGTATTCCAGAGTACAAGGAAGATGCTAAGATTAGCTTAACTAAACAAGATCGTAATGGCGAATCAGTTCCGTCGGGCTTACATTTTGAAAACAAATCAGGTGACTTTAAAAATGATTATCGTTTTATGACATCTGAAATTGTTAACGACAAACTTAAAACAGTTAAGTTCAAAGGTGTTAAATGGAATGTTGAATTTCAACCAACAGTTGCTAACATTCAACGTTTGAAATTCCAAGCAAGTGCAAACAGTGACGAAACTACGTTCACTGCTAAAACAGAAGGTACTGACTTAAAACTATTCTTCGGTGATCATAGTTCACATGCTGGTAACTTTGTGTTTCAAGCAGATGTTGTTGGTACGTTAACTAAAGGTTGGTCATGGCCAGTAGCGGCAGTTATTAGTATCCTTAGTTTGCCAGGTGATAAAACATTCCGTATTAGTGACGAGGGTGCGGCACAAATTACTGTTGATAGCGGTATGGCAACTTATAACTACATTTTACCTGCACAAAGCAAATAAATGATCAAGTCAATCCAATCATTGTCGCCACATGTAACTGTTGACCATTATAGTCCACCATATGTTGGTGGTAATTCTCAGTCAGCTGGGCAGATGCGGTTTAATACTAATACGCAACAAGTAGACGTATACGATGGCAATAGTTGGATTAGCATGAGTCAAAATGTTAATGTTAGAATGAGTTACACTGCCGAAGAAGCTATTCGGTGGGCTACTATTAAGATGCAGGAAGAGAACGAACTTAAAGCTAAAATGGAAAAATACCCAACGTTAAAATCAGCTTATGAACAATATAAGCTAGTTGAGGCGTTGGTTTATGAGGATGATAAAGTTGGAACGTGATAATTTAACAGCAAAACAACTCGGAGAAAACAATACATCGGGGTTGAGTCAGTGGAGTGTCTTTTTACCAGCACTGTCTGGCTTTTATGCAACGTATGTGGGAAAGCAACGCTTCCCTGATCCAGTAAAAGGATTGTATGTTGATGCAACTCGTATGCCGCCAGACTTTGAAAATGGTATGGAAGGGCTCAACTGGCTTAATCCAGAACAAGCATACTTTCCGTATCATTGGTCATTATATTCTGCAGGTCATGCTGAATTAGATGTTAACAAGTTTAGTCCAAAAGAAGATATGGTTCGTAACAGAGATCGTAGTAAATCGTTTATTCTCGGTGACAGTGGTGGGTTCCAGATTGGTAAAGGTGTATGGGAAGGTGATTGGAAGAATCCTAACTGTCCTAAAGCACAAAAGAAACGTGAGCTAGTGTTAACTTGGATGGATGCATATATGGATTATGGTATGTGTTTGGATATTCCAGCGTGGGTTGCTCGTAGTCCAAACGGTGCTAAAGCTACAGGTATTAGCACATACGAAGAAGCTGTACAAGGCACATACATTAATAATGATTGGTTTATTAATAATCGTACAGGTGCTTGTAAGTTTCTAAACGTATTGCAGGGCGAAAACCATACAGATGCAGACGATTGGTATGATCGTATGAAGAAGTATTGCGACCCTGTACAATATCCAGGCCGCCATTTTAATGGATGGGCAATGGGCGGGCAAAATATGTGTGATGTACATTTAGTACTTCGCAGACTTGTTGCATTACGCTTTGATGGCTTGTTAGAAAAAGGTTTGCATGATTGGATGCACTTTTTGGGTACAAGTAAACTAGAGTGGGCAGTGCTATTAACTGACATTCAACGTGCTGTCCGTAAATATCACAACCCTAACTTTACAATATCATTTGATTGTGCTAGTCCGTTCTTAGCAAGTGCTAACGGACAGATTTATACTCAAACAGAAGTTGAAGATGGTAAGAAATGGGTATATCGTATGGTACCAAGTGTAGACAATAAGAAATATGCACTAGATACACGTAGATTCCGTGATGCAGTATTACAAGATGGTAAATTTAAAACGTTTACTGAAAGCCCAATTAGCGCACGTATTCAAATTAATGATGTGTGTGTATATCACGATGGTGTGCGTAAAACTAAAGCAGAATTAAACGGTGAAGAGTTTGATGTAACTAATCAAAATCATTATAGCACACCGCCAGCACTTAATAAGATTAATAAGGTTGGCAAAACATCATGGGATAGCTTTGCGTATGCTATTCAAATGGGTCATAATGTTTGGAGTCATCTTACTTCTGTACAAGAAGCAAACAGACAATATGATAAAGGTATTCGTCCTGCAATGATGTCAGCAATTACAGCAGATAAGAAATCACATAGAGCATATGATTTAATCTATTTTAGAGACATTGTTGATGCTATATTTGCAATCGACAATAGAGCCGATGCAGAAGCACTAATCGAACACTATAATCAATATTGGATGGCTATTCCTGGTTCGCGTGGCGCAATTGGTAAGAAAACAATGAATGCCAGTACTACGTTTAATAGCTTGTTTGATGAAGTTGCAGTACCAGAAACAGAAGAAGAGCATCACATAGATGACAGTGGATTTGACGAAACTAATCTTAATAACTTAGAAGCAGGTTTGGAGGAATAACATGGATAAAGGCAAACTCGAAAGTCATATCGAACGCTTAGTACAGCACCACGCAGATCTCGAACTGCAAATTAAAGAAGGGCGTAGTAACTATGTTGGCGATGCTAAACTTAGCAAAGTTAAGCAAGAAAGATTAATTGTTAAGCGTCAAATTGAAGAATCTAAAACAAAATTAAAGGCACTATAATGAAAAGTTTAGTTATTGGTATGGGTATTGGTAATTTGTATCATGAAGTACTTACAAATTTAGGATATGAAATCGTAACCGTAGATCAAGATGCAACAAAAAATGCAGACTTTACCAGTGTTGCACTTGCACTAGCATCACATGAATATTTTGACACAGTGCATATCTGCACACCAAACTTTACACACGAAGCTATCGCGAGAGAAGTTGCTACCCATGCTAAACTTGTATTCATCGAAAAGCCAGGAGTTAAAACTTCGGCAATTTGGCAACAGCTAGTCAAAGACTTTCCATATACACGTTTTATGATGGTTAAGAACAATCAATGGCGTGAAAATATTGCAGAGTTACAAGCACTTGCGCAACGTAGTGTTAAAGTGGAACTTAATTGGATTAATCGTAATCGTGTTCCTGGTCCAGGTACTTGGTTTACTACTAAAGAGTTAGCATATGGCGGTGTTAGCCGTGATTTGATGACACACTTGTTAAGTCTTTATATAGCACTTAGCGAAGATTATACTAAGCCAGCATTAACTCATTATAACGTAGCACAACGTTATACATTGGCAGAAGTGTCTGATACAGAATACGGTACGGTTAAGGCAGATGGTATATATGACGTAGATGATTTATGTGAATTTATATTTGAATCTCCCGAGCGTAAGTGGCGTTTAGTAGCAGACTGGCGCAATTTAACTGACGATGACCGCGGTATTAACTTTCATATGGCAGACGGTAAAGTCGAACGTTTTGAATTAGGATTGTGCCCAGCAGAAGCATACCAAGCAATGATTAAAGATGCTGTTGAAAACATTGACAACGATGCTTGGTTTAGTGTACAATTAGACTATGACTTATGGATTCATGGAAAGGTAGAATAGCTTGAGAGTTAAATTATTATGCACAGATGGCCTAGGCACATTCCAAGAAATTGCGTGGGATAAGCCAGCAATTAACAACAACGAAATTGAAGTTAAAGCAGTAATGACGGGTGTTTGTCGTAGTGACATCGATATGATGAATGGCGAGTTTGGCCCATTGCCTATTCATATGCACGGACACGAAGGATTAGGCATTGTAACTAAAGTGGGTGCTAACATAACTGATGTAGAAGTAGGCAATTATGTTGCTACCCGTGGTGAACCTGCTTATGCGGATTATTACAATGTACGCAAAGACGAATATGTCGGGGTACCCACATCAGAACCTAAATACATATTAGAACCTGTTGCTTGTGGTATCAACGTAGTAAATCAAAATTTACGTGATGTTGCCGAACGTGCTGGCGAAGGTCGACGCTTGTTGATATTAGGCAGTGGCTTCCTTGCGTGGGTTGCGTATAATACATTGTTGATTAACCATTTAGAATTCGATATTACAGTGATTGGTCGTAGTAATCAAGACTTATGGCAAGGTAAGCTATCTCATGAAATTACTGGTGTTTATGATGTTATTATTGACTTAACTGAACGCACTGATTACTTACAGGGCGATTGTGTTGCAAATAATGGCTTAATCATTATTGGTACAGACAAGCACATTAATCAAACGTTCGGACAGTTAATTTGGAAAGCAGTTACTATTAGTTTTCCAAGTCCACGTACACCACGCTTTTATGAAGCAATGGTAATGGCACGTGACTGGGTCGCTAGTGGTCAATTAAATGTTGACAAATTCTGGACAAAGTCGTATAATCGTAATACAGAGTGGCAATCTGCATTTGCAGATGGCCAAAACAGACCAGTAGGCTACAGCAGAGGATATATTAAGTGGGATTAAACACAGAAGAAAGACAGGAGGTAGTTTACTTTACAGGATTTGAAGTAGAGCATACTATTTGCTATGGTATGAAAACTTTGTTTGTTGTAGGTACTCCGCCAGTGGCAGAAATTATAGAAAAAGCTGAAACAAACGAATGTAAGCATATTTACTTTGGCACAAGTCAAAGTTTCAATCCTACAGCAATGACACAGGAAGAATATAAACCATGGGATGATGTCATTATTGAATGTTTAAAGAATGACTATTGGGTTAGCTTAGACTTTGGTGTTGAACATATCGAAGGTGTTATCGAAAGTGGCTATTCAGAATACGCTAGATTTGTTCCTATGATTAGTGTTAAATTGCCGTATATCAGCTTACTTAATTATAATGCAACACTTAAACTTGATGACATTACTTGGGGCAAAACAAACCCTGGTGTATGGACACATCATTTACAAACGCTAATGGGTAAAGATAAATTTACCCATTGGGATCAATATACACAAGATACTTCAATCGATCTATAAAGGATTGCAAAATGAATAAAAGTTTCTTTTTATATTTACATAATGATTTAAGCGGAAACCCGGCTTGGAAAAAGGTGGGAATAGGAATGACTCCGTATTCCGTTGTGAGATCTAGACAAAAATTTTGTTCTGACAGATTTGGATTAACTCATTTATTTTTCGGTGATCCTAGCCATATTGCTTTTTTAGAAAAAGAATTTAAAGATAAATTTTTTCATAATTCGGGTACATACATTAATAAAATAAGTGCGCAAACAGAATTATTTAATATGGCAGAAGAAGATATTTTGTTAGCAATTAACAATATCATTAAAATTAATGAATTACATATAAAGAAATTAGATTTAGCAGTACCGTATTCTGCTGCAAATAGTGGCGAATGTCCGTACAATATACCTTCAGAAGCCGAGTCTCATAATCATTTACGAGATTTGATTATCGAAGAATGGGATACTATAGTAGTAAGAGGTAAAACATCAAAGGCATCTATTAGATTTTCAAAATTATTCGAGGAAGTAGAATGATACAAGCAGAACGTGAAAAGATAGAACGTATTAAGTCTAATGGAATACGTACAACTTATATTAAAGTTAGAACTGAATTTGAGGGATTTCATTACTACCCTAACGCAGGTACTATTGATTCGCGTATCAAATTTCTTGAGAATGAACATCGACATATATTCAAAGTTGAAGTGAAAATATCAGTTACGCACCTCGACCGTGAGTTAGAATTTTTCTTAGTTAAATGGGCGTTACAAGAATTTATTAAAGCAGGTAATCAAAATCACAAATCGTGTGAGATGATTGCTGTTAACATTTTAGAAAATCATTTAATACCATTGTATGGTAATAGATCGTATACTGTAATAGTGTCCGAGGATGGGGAATCAGATGGTATCATTGAATTTGATCCACAGATTTGATTAATGCATCTAGAGTAATAGAACATTGTGTGCGTTTAGACCTATTGTCTAATTTCGGAAGTAATTCTAAATTAACATAATGACCTATAATCTCCGGAGAAATATTTTGTTTAAATCCTTCTGTAATGCTAAATTTGTGATCTAATTCAAATTTTGTACCTCTTTCTAAATTTTGAGGATTAATTTTATTTTGATGATGCGTCCAACTCTTATAAGTATGATTAAGGACTTGTTCTCTATATAATTCCCATTCACTTTTTTGTTCTTTAGGAATAGCAATGCCATTTTTAATTTTTGTATTAGTTGCTTCTGAATAACATACAGGATCTCGACCATTGGCTTTAGCAGATTGTTTTTGTTTAGTTTCGATGCTATGAGTTTTTCCGTACATTGGATTATTAACTCCGCTGTGCCCGCCACGAAACCTAACTGCTTTAGAGATAGTACTTCCTTTATTCGCAAGCCAGTCGCTATCAGTATGGAGTTGTTTAAGAACAGCATTGCCTTTCTCGCTCATCTGTTTCATATGAGCTTTCCGTTGTTCAGGAGTAGTATTTTTATCCCGAGATGCTTGCGCTTTTTTAATAAATCCCGGGCATTGGGTAATTTTTTCAACACATCTCATTTTTTTGGAGTTATAACTTATGTAAAAGGCTTGACATTCACACAAATAACATGTATTATTAACATTAACAGTAGTAAGTTTAGGCATAGTTCTATCTCTCTATTGTTATTATTTATCAGTCTGTCACTATTTAAGGAGATTTTTCCGTGGCAAATCCAGTTTGGCTTAAGAAGTACCTAGTAATGAAACCAGATGTAAGACAAATTTTTAACGATTTAGATGCATGGTGCAACTATTGTCGCTTCCATATGATTAAGTATGATGAAGCAGACTTGTACACGTCACAAGCGTACAAGGAATGGCAAGAGAAGCGCAAACGCCGTGAGCAATGGCGTCAGCAACAAGGGCATCCAGGTTACCAAGGACGTAAATAGTATGACCGTTTACATCGTTGATTTAGAGGCGGTGGACAGTAGGTACACGGGTCAATGGAAAACTCATGTGCCTACTTTGCTTGAAGAACATGGTCATGAAGTATATGTGATTAATGGTCCTCACGATATTCCGGCTGCAACAACTCCTGGTGCATTCCTTAACTTTGGTGGTACTAACATTTACAAGGCCGCACAGGTTGAGAAAATGGCTAGACTATTTACTGAAGGACAAATTCATAAAGGTGATCACTTCATCTTTACAGATGCATGGCATCCTGGCATTATCAACTTGAAGTATATGAGTGAGCTATTACAGATTCCTGTAACTATTCACGCACTATGGCATGCTGGCAGTTACGACCCGCAAGACTTTTTAGGTCGTTTGATTGGTAATAAATCGTGGGTAAGACATGCAGAGAAAAGTTTCTTTGCGGCAATTGATCATAACTACTTTGCAACAGACTTTCATATTGATATGTTCTGTGCTAACTTACTTAATGATGGCTTATGTGAAAATCCGTGGGCGGCTGAAGATCGAGCAGATATGATTGCTGAAGGTAAGATTGTGCGTAGCGGTTGGCCTATGGAATATATGCCAACAGTACTTGCGCCATTTAAGAATTTAGAGAAACGTGACTTAATTCTGTTTCCGCATCGTATAGCACCAGAGAAGCAAGTAGAAATCTTTAAGAATCTTGCAAAAACATTACCGCAATATGAATGGATTGTCTGTCAGGAAGAACAACTCACTAAAGATGAGTATCATACATTGTTAGGTGAAGCTAAGTTAGTGTTTAGCGCAAACTTACAAGAAACACTTGGTATTAGTATGTATGAAGGTGCGTTAGTAAGTGCTATACCGATGGTGCCCGATAGACTCAGCTATCGTGAAATGTTCGATGATACGTGGAGGTATCCAAGCAAGTGGACTGAATCGTTTGAAAGTTACTTACATCATAAAGAATGTGTGTGTAATTTGATTAATGAATATATGAATAATTACAGTGAATATGCTCCGTTAATTCCACAGCAAGCACACAATTTGCATACTAATTTCTTCTCAGCAACTGAAATAATAAAGAATGTCATTTAATGCAATAGCAAAGTTTGAACAGGCTTTAGGTGAACTTACAGGCGCACCTTTTGTTGTTATGACAGATTGTTGCACACATGCACTAGAACTGTGTCTACGTTACGAGAAGGTAAAACGATGTCGTTTTAGTGCATTTACCTACCTTTCTGTGCCAATGACCATGCATAAACTGAACATTTCGTATGGTTTAACAGCCGATAATGAATGGGTCGGAGAATATCCTATACTTGGTACACGGATATGGGATAGTGCAAGATTGTTGCGTATGGGTATGTATCGTGCGGGACAAATGCAGTGCTTGAGCTTTGGATATAGCAAACCGTTAGACATTGGGCGTGGTGGTGCAATACTCCTAGACGATGAAGTTGCGTATAACAAACTTATACAGCAACGCAGTGATGGCCGAGACCTGCGTATTGCTCCGTGGCAAGATCAAAAAGTATTTGAAGTGGGTTATCATTATAGACCAACTATAGAAGAAGCAGTAAGAGCATTAGAAAAATTACTAACCATCAATCAAGAACCTAAATACATTAAGTATCCAGACTTACGTGAAATTATTATCAAATAACTTGACGTGACCTAAATAATAGTGTTATACTAATTTATCAATCGCCAATATCCACTGGCTTAACATAGGAGCAGTACATGTCAGACATAAAATATTCAGTAAGTCAATCAGTTCGCGAAAACTTAAAAGCACACAATAAACGTTTTTGGGCAGGTGACAACATCTCAGAATTCATCAGTGAATCTACTAAAGAAATGCTTATAGACGAAGCCACCGTAGCGTTTGAAGGTGTATTAGATGCATTGCTAATTGATCGCGAGAATGATCCAAACAGTAAAGGTACAGCACGTAGACTTGCTAAGATGTACTACACAGAGATTATGGCTGGACGTTACGAATTAGCACCAGATGCAACAGCGTTTCCAAATGATTCAGAAGATCGTTACGAAGGTATGCTAGTTGTACGTAGCGAACTTAAAAGCATGTGCAGTCATCATCACCAACCAGTTTCCGGAGTCGCATACATTGGTATTATTGCTGCGCACAAACTAATCGGACTTAGTAAGTATACACGTATTGCACAATGGTGCGCCACCCGTGGTACATTACAAGAAGAACTATGTAATGATATCTCAAAAGAAATTATGAATGCAACAGCAAGTGAGAATGTAGCAGTTTATATCCAAGCGACACACGGTTGCTGTGAGAATCGCGGCATTATGGCACATAGTTCATTGACTCAAACTACAGTACTCAAAGGTGCGTTTAATACTGATCCTGGTACTAAGCAAGAATTCTTTGATAATGTAAAACTACAACAGCAGTTTGCTCCAAGATAAGGAATAAGTATGTTTAAGAGATGGTTAATACGTTTAGCAGATAAATGGCGCATAAATGACTGGGAAGATACTGTGCCAGAACCCAAACAAGTCTGGGGCGGTGGGCGTAAACAGCGTAAGCAGACACTTAGTAGTGGGATGAATAGTTCAACACTAACATCTAAGTCACATCACCGGGTATCACACAACTACGACGACGATGGAGTAATTACATTTAAAGTGTATAGTGCAAATGGTGGCAAGATAGTTGAGGCATCACGTTACGATAACAATCGAGACAACGAAGTTATTAAACTGTATATTATTGAAGAAAATGCAGACTTTACAGAATCGTTGGCTAAAATTGTTACAATGGAGTATTTACGATGAATAAGATTGAAAAAGTATATTATGGTGATGTACACGTTAGAGATATGATTAGCGATATCTCTATGAAAATGCATCGTGACAATTGGAAACCCGATTACATTGTTGGGTTAACACGTGGCGGATTGATTCCAGCAGTGTATCTAAGTCACTATCTTGATGTTCCAATGGAAACATTAAAAGTAAGTTTGCGTGATAATGCAGATACCGAAAGTAACTTATGGATGGCAGAAGATGCGTTTAATGGTAAAAACATTCTTATCGTAGACGACATTAATGACACCGGTGCTACGTTAGATTGGATTATCAATGATTGGCAAAGCAGTTGCTTACCAGATGACCCACATTGGGAACATGTGTGGGGAGATAATGTTAGAATAGCGGTATTAGTTGATAATTTAAGTAGTAACTTTAGTTGTCAAGTAGACTATTGTGCTGTTGAGATTAACAAAGCAGAAAAAGATGTATGGATTGTTTACCCATGGGAAAGATAGATGTCTGCAGCATATAAAATAAGATTAATTAATAAAACAGGTGCTATCCGTTATCCTCTTTCACTACTATGGGCCACAGCAAAAACATATTACGAAGAAAATAGCAAACATGCCGACTTATGGGATTGGGGCGAAGCCGATTACGATTATTCAGACATCGACGCACTGATTAATCGATTGATAGATGAACAGCCAACTATTGTTGGATTTAGTGTGTACCTTTGGAATGAATCTGTTGTTTTACTTATGTCGGAAAAATTAAAAGATGCAATGCCCAATCTCATTATTGTATATGGTGGGCCACAGCAAGATATAAAATTCAATGGTGATTATTTCAAAGATCGTCCTTATACTGATTTGATTGTTCCTAGTGATGCATACGGCGAAGGATCTATATATGATATATTAGAAAACATCGTTAATAATAATGGTATACTAGATGCACCGTTAGTTCCGTATTCGTATTGGCCAAACCAATCTCGCGAAGTACAGTTCAACAGTTTGTCTCCGAAGAAAAGAGATTTTAAATGGCCAAAAAATGCACTCAGGGCACAAGAGAAACATATAATTCCGTTAATTAAAAAAGCCAAAGATGCAAACATAGGCAATATTTGGATACAGATGGAAACCAGTCGAGGATGTCCATATAAATGTAGTTTTTGTGACTGGGGTGGCGGAACATTTACTAAAACAGTTAAGAAAGATTTTGGTTTTGTCATGGATGAAATAACATGGGCAGGCGAAAACCAAATTGATGGGTTATTCTTTTGTGATGCAAATTTTGGTCTTTTTTCTATAGATATAGAATATATTAAACATTGCATAAAAATGAAAGAAAAATACGGGTATCCTAAGTTTGTAAATATACAACCTACTAAGACTAAAATTGACAATTTATATCAAGTATACTTACTATTATCAAATGCAGATATGCTAGCGTATTATAGTATCTCAATTCAAGACCTGAATGACGATGTTAAAAAGAATGTAGATCGAATTGACTTTAGTTTCGAAGATCAGGTACAGATGTTTAGAAAATTACAAACAAATGCAGACAGATATTTGCCAGTTTGGATCGAAACTATTATGGGTTTGCCGGGATCTTCAATCAATACCATAAAAGAAAGTATACATCGTATTAATTTAGAAAAATTACCATTTCCGATTGGCTATGTATGGGCTCTGCTGCCTGCGGCGCCCGCATATGATCCCGAATACAGAAAACAATATAAAATAAAAACAATCAAAGGTAAAACATCAGCCGGTATGGGCAGCGGAACACCGTTGAGGGAGAAACCAAATAGGACTATGGACCCTGGTGTTAATAAAACAGTAGCCGATACTGCTGATACAATGACAGAATATGTAGTAGAAACTATGTCGTATAATTCCAACGACTGGGTCAACATGAATATGCTGTCAATATTTACTGCATCTACTCAATCATCTGAAATTTTAGATCTAGTATCACATTATATGTGGCAAGAACATAAAGTTAACTACGGTGATCTTTTTCATGAAATAATGAATACAGTACTTTATGACGAGCGAGTAGATTATGAATTTAGAAAGGAAATGTCTAATTTAAAACTAGCATACGATACTTGGTTAACTGATAGTAAAAGTGATGTCTTTTGTGATTTTAAAGATGAATTTGCATTTACTATTTCTCCAGTTATCTATTATATTTTTATTATTCTTATTAATACTGATAAGTTTTTTGACGGAGTAATACTTGCTATTAGTAAATTTGTCGAAGTAGATGATCGTATCTTAGATCTATGTCATTTTTCAAAAAATAGATTATTGGATATCACTTATCGTCCAGGAAGAATTTTTAGTACACAATACGATTGGCCTAAATATAATAAAGAAGGTATATTAGATCATACACCAAAAACTTATCAAATTACTGATACAGAAGTATTTACTGGGAAGGTGTGGTTTCCAATTGATTGGGAATTATATGAAGGTACCCTTAATTATTATTCACATTATATCTACAGAGTATGTTATGATATGCGATCCAAAAAAACTTCAGTCAATATGAATGAACTTGACTTAACAGTTTAATTATAGTATAATTAATTATCAATAAGAAAGAGATACAATTATGAAATTAAAAGTTAGTGAGATATTTTATTCAGCGCAAGGTGAAGGACGCTTTATTGGCGTTCCGTCGTTATTTCTGCGTACATTTGGCTGTAACTTTACCTGCGGTGGCTTTGGTATGCCACGCGGCACAGTTAGTGCAGAGCGCAATGTAATTAAAGTCGAACAATACAAGTCGTACAATGACCTACCACTTGTTAATACAGGGTGCGATAGTTACGCAAGCTGGGATCCGAAATTTAAAAGTTTAAGTCCGTTATTATCTATAGACGAAACAGTTAAGCAAATGCTTGATGTTATTCCCAATAACAATTGGCAACAAACAAATGGTAATAACGTGCATTTAGTTATTACAGGCGGTGAGCCGTTATTAGGATGGCAACGTGCGTTTCCTAAGTTGTTAGATCATGCTGATATGGCAAACTTACAGAATCTTACGTTTGAAACAAACGGCACACAGGCGTTACATGCAGACTTTGCTAGATATTTACAAGTATGGTCTGCTACACGTGGAGAAGTTACATTTAGTGTAAGCCCTAAACTATCAGCAAGTGGGGAAACTTGGGAAGATGCTATTAAACCCGAGATTGTAAACAGTTACGAGTTTGCTGGTACAACGTATCTCAAGTTTGTTATCGAAACACCAAATGACTTCGATGAAGTTGATCGCGCTGTAGTTGCATATAGAACAGCAGGCTTTACTGGTATGGTTTATGTTATGCCTGTTGGTGGTGTTGTTAGCGTATATGATGGTAACAAGTTCCATATTGCAGACGAAGCAATGAAACGCGGTTATTATTACAGTCCACGACTTCATATCGAACTTTGGGGCAATTCTTGGGGAAAATGATGTTTAAACGATTTATAGCATGGGTTAAAGAATGGCACGAGACGTTAAGTGATCCAACAAATTGGGATGATAGCAACGATCCTTGCCCGTATAAATGTAATTGTGATAAGGACAACAAATAATGTGGAAAAAAATTAAAGCAACACTAGGTTTAAACAAAGCAGAGCTAGCAGAAGCCGAAGCCAAAGCGATGGCCGCGAGCGAAGCACGAACTAAACGTGCAGAAGCAAAAGCCGAAGCTAAAGCAGAGAAAGCCAAAGTTAAAGTGCTATCGGCTAAAGACGAAGCAACTGCAAACGGTCAGCCGTGGGTAGAAGTACTTGGCATTGAAGTAGACGAAGCTGATCCAGGACAAGGTGCGTTTGAACTTGACTGGAATGATGTGTTTATCACTAAATTGGTACGTGCAGGCTTCCAAGGTAAAACAGATCAAGACTTAGTCGACAACTGGTTTAAAGCAGTATGTCGCAATGTAGTAACAGAAACATACGAACAAGATCAAGCCGACCCAGAAAAACGTGCAGAATCACGTAGACGTGACTTAGGTAACGGCAGAACAGAAGTATCTTGACATTTAACTGGCGTTGTTTATTAGGAAATTCTTATATTGTTCGTGTGTTCCAGCAAATCTTAAAATCATTTGATAGTTAAGTTTATGCTCCGTGCACCAAAGTTTTAATTTAGAAGTAATGATAGTATTTCCACTGATAGTATCAACTATATTCCATGTTTGACTGTTTGATCTACTTATGTTCTGTTTGTGAGTATTAGTTTTAGGCTTTGATACGGCTTCAATCACTGTTTGTGGGCGCGGTTTTCCTTTTTTGGACTCTGAAATTCGTTTACGTCCTTGCCAAGTAATTCCAGTGTCTCCGCCGGTTTCTCCGTTCTCTAACATTAGATTAGCCCACTCAGATGATTCTACAATTTTATTCTTTTCCGAAAAGTTTATAGCAAATTCTGTTAATTCTTTTTTGTTGTTAAATAGTTTGCACCAAATAGTTTCTATATTATATCCGTGCTTTTTTAAGTGATTATTCCAATACACACCTGATCCGGTATATTTATATGGGTCTTGTTTTGTTTTACCAAAGTACTTTAATCCTGTTGCGGTATGTTGTTTAATATACAACCAAGTTGGGGTATAAATAGTCATGCTGACATAGTTCCTTTATGTTAGAGTAGTTGGATGTTGTCGCATCGCGAACTACACTTCTATTTATCCAAAATACTAGTTGACTTAACCATAGTAATGTGCTATTATATACTATAATTAAGTGTTAAGGAAGTAATAAATCATGCGTTATTTAATCGTAGATGCAGCAAACACATTCTTCAGAGCCAGACATAGTGCGCACAGACAAAGTGACACGTGGGATAAGCTGGGCTTTGCCATTCATGTTACCTTAGCTAGTATTAACAAAGCGTGGCGGGATCAAAAAGCTGACCATGTTATTATTTGTTTAGAAGGGCGTAGCTGGCGTAAAACTTTCTACACTCCTTACAAAGCGAATCGTGCTGTTGCCCGTGCCGCTAAGACAGAAGCAGAGCAAGAAGAAGAACAAATGTTTTGGGACGCTTTTGACGCTATGAAAACATTCCTAAGCGAAAAGACTAACTGCACAGTATTACAACATGGCGAGTTAGAAGCAGATGACTTAGTTGCTGGCTGGATACAAACACACCCAAATGACCATCACACTATTGTTTCTAGTGACACAGACTTCTATCAGTTACTAAGTGAAAATGTTAATCAGTATAATGGTATTAGTGATGAATTACATACTCTTACTGGTATTTTAGATAAACGTGGTAAACTTGTTATAGATAAGAAAACTAAATTACCTAAAGTTATTCCAGATCCTAAGTATATTCTATTTGAAAAATGTGTACGCGGTGATCCAACTGACAACATCTTTAGTGCATATCCTGGTGTGCGGTCTAAGGGTACTAAGAACAAAGTTGGGTTAGAAGAAGCATATGGAGATAAAGATAAACAAGGATATGCGTGGAATAACTTAATGCTACAACGCTGGACTGATCATAACGGTGTAGAACATAGAGTATTAGATGATTATAATCGCAATGTTACCCTAGTTGATTTAAATGCACAGCCTGCACAGTACAGAGTATTCATAGAAGAAACTATTAAGTCCAATGCAGTTGCATTAAATCGTCCAATGATTGGTGCACAGTTTCTTAAGTTCTGTGGCAAATATGATCTTGTTAAACTTAGCGATAATGCAAGTGCAATGGCGCAATGGATGGGCGCAGGTTATCCACCAGAAGCAGTTACAATGTATCACTTAATTAATACGTAGAATGAGCCAAGATACAGATTTTTCAGGATTCGGTGGATGGACGTGGATAGCATTAGCGGCACTCGATGGGTATTTTTTTCATTTTACGTATACTATAATGATAGTAAAGTTAGCATGGGCACTTCTGTCTATAGGGTGGATGTTTTTTAGTTGGTTTTGGTTTTAATGAAAGAAAATAAATGATAGAAAAGTCACAAAAGTTTTTAGCGTTAGACTTAGAATTAAACCAACCGAGTGGTAAGATCATTCAGGTTGGTATTGCCATTGGCAGTGCAAATGATAAGTTTGAAAATTACATTGTTAAGAAGTGGTATATCGATCCAAAAGAACCAATTAGTGACTTTATTATTGGCTTAACTGGCATTACCGACCACGATATTAGATTAAATTGCGTAAGTCACGAAACAGTTGCACGTGAGCTTAGTGAGCTAATTAAACAACATAACACTTGGATTAACCCAATTACTTGGGGTGGTGGAGATAGTAGAGAACTATTAGATGAGTTCTGCAAAAACTATGCCGACTTCCCACACTTTGGCCGTCGTTGGATCGATACAAAGACTTGGTATACGTTTATGATGTTTGCACGTGGCAAGAATCCAAGCGGTGGACTTGCAAGTGCTATGGGTGCGTTTAAAATGCATTTTAAGGGCACTGCACACAGAGCAGATATCGACGCAGTTAATACACTTGCATTATTCTTCAAGCTAATTGATCGTCAACGCAAGATGGAATATCTACTATCTGCCGCACATGATATTAAATCTTAGTGCGGCCCAATACAAAACCGTCAGCGGGACATTCTTTAGAAAATTTTTGAATGTCCCCATTAGTCCACCATCGCTTTTCTTTGTTTACGGCAGCACCTAATGCGGCACCCACATTGTTGAATTTTAATCTACCTCGTATATACGAACTATCTGGAGCAGTCGGAGTAAAACATTGTTCCACGCCGTTGTTCCACCATTTATTATTCTTACGCTGTATACCCATTTCTATTTTTTGTTCTTCTGTGAACTTTTGTAAACCTTTATGTGCTCGTCCTATTTTTAATTTAGTAGCATCTGTCATCGGTAGACGCTGTAGATGTGCTGCCACTAACTTTGCTCGCTTACTGTCGGTGATTTTAACATTCGGTGCTCCGTCACCTCCATCTGTTAAATTAAGCAATATACCAGTGCCCAAATCCTTACGTCCATACCACGCAATTATTCTACGCTCAATAGCAAACGCACCGATTTCAGTTAAATTAGTTTCAAGTATTGTGATATTCGATTTATCAGCAGGCACAGCAACACCTCGGGGGCCGTTACGATGCTGTTGATATGCTCTATTGTTCTTACCTTTGCCTATATAGTAAGGAGTGCCTGCTTTGGCTGTAGTGGAATCTTTATCTCGCAGGTATGCGTAGACGTAATAAATAGTATTGCTGAACATATAACCCTCCCAGGTTGTTTAGAGTAGTTGGATATTTCCGTATCGCGAACTACACTATTATTTATCAAAAATACTTGCTCTTCTTCTTTTTTTCGTATATACTAACAGTTAAATCAACTAATAAAGGACATCAAATATGTTATGGACAATAGACAAAGAATTTCACTTCGAAATGGGGCATCGGGTATGGGCACAGAAATTAGATCGCCCAGATTTAAGTATTGAAACAGACTGCCAGTGCCGCCACCTCCACGGTCATTCCTATTCTATTAAGGTATTCCTAGGAGCAGATACCTTAGACCAAAGTGCTATGGTTACAGACTTTAAGAACTTAAACTTTATGAAAGAGTTTGTGGATAATGTATTAGATCATAAGTTTATGATTGATATTAATGATCCAAACTTTGAAATTATTACAAGTGTTAGCCCAAAGTTTACTGATAATATTGGAGAGTTTAAGAACTTTATAAACTTAGGTGAAGTATTTGGCGTAGGTATTCCTGGTTTAGTAGACGCAGATAGACAATTACATATGAACAGCTTCGTATTAGTAGACTTTGTTCCTACAAGCGAAAACATCTGTAAGTATTTGAAACTGTATGCTCAAGAGCGTATTGGCGATTTTGCCACAGTAACAGCCGTTGAACTTTGGGAAACTAAAAAATCACATTGTAGATACGAGGATTAAAATGTCAGCATTAAATGTTAGAGTAGATCGTATTGACTGGTGGGAAACTCCCAAGTCACGTAGTACTTTTATTAGGGGTTAATATGAACACAACTGCCTTTATCTTACTAGCATTATTTGGCGTTAAGCACTTTATTGCCGACTTCTTAATGCAATCTGAATACATGCTACGTGAGAAGGGTACATATGGTGCTGATGGTGGTATTCATCATGCAGCGGTACATGCGGCATTTACTTTCTTAATTCTTGTGTTCTTTGCGCATAGTGCTAACGATATTATTATGCTTGCACTAGCAGATGGTGTTATACATTATCACATCGACTGGGTTAAGCAAAAACTAAATAAAGGCCTCAGCCCTGCTGATCGCATGTTTTGGGTATGGATGGGCGCAGATCAAGGGTTACATTACTTAACATATATTGGAATTATCTATGCAGTTGCTTAAACAAAAAACAAAAGAATGCCCACTTACAGCTACTTGCCCTGAAGTGGCTACTTGCGGAGGACCAGTTATGACATTACTAGCAAGATCAGTGGTTAAGAATAAGTGCTGGATTGTTGAACAAGATGGTACTAAGATTGCAACTATTCATGCAAACGAACAAGGTGTAACTTTAGTACAGAATACTACCCGTGAACAGTTTCCTAATCTTAAAACACTTAGTGATAGATATAATATCATTATTGACAAATCCAAGCCAGCTAAAGTAGCAAAAGAAACGCATAACGTTCATGGATATCCTTGCGATAATAAACCACAGAATGAACTATGGGATTTGCATCATAAACTACCAGTGTTTACCAAAGGTAGTAAAAGCAAAAGTTTCTTCTGTGCTGGATATTATATTGTACAGTTTAACAACGGATGGGTTAAAAGTTATTGTCCTAAGTTTATTACACTTAATAGATATCCGTATCAAGGACCATTTAAAACAGTCGAAGAACGAAATGCACAGTTAAAAATAGCAAACGGAGGTTACGATGGAGAATCAACTAAGTCTACACTTAAAGGCATTTAACAATCGGGTTAAAGTAATGAATCAAACTAACAGCAAGGACTTAACATTATCTGCGCTGGATGCACGTAATCTACATAATGATTTGTTTGAATTGCTTACACAGATTGCGGCGCTGACTGCAATTAAAGAAGCAGAAGAAAGTACAGTAGTAAACGTAGAGATGGATGGTGGTGGATTTTAGTATAAAGTATGTAGTTAATTGGCATAAATAACTGTAAGTAGGAATTATTAATGTCACGCCCAAAACCAACAGTTCTATTAGAGCATGTAAACAAAACAAACTATAAAAGCGACCAGATACTAGATTCAGAAGGTATCTGGGCTGTATTCTTTGATGCACAACCAATCAATCTAAAAACACAAAACATACTTGTGGCATATCCTGGACCAAAGTATAAGAAAGTTTCATTTAGTAACAAAGGACATGCAATCAACCTTGCTAAGAAACTCAATGCACTGTTTAAGTCAGATAAGTTTTCAGTTGTGCTATTAACCGGTGGAACCCAAATCTACCCGTAATTTACAATTGTTACCATGCCATCTAGTATACATAGCAATAGCACAATCTCTCCCACAATACTCGCATATCTTCCTAGGATGTACTATTCCTAATTTTGCTCGACGCATCTTTTCTTTAGTGTCAGTCGATCGCTGTATATTAGCAGATAGCATAGTTTCAGAAGTTTTCTTTTTTGTAGACATCGACGGGGTTCTAGTTTTGCCAAACTCTGATAATCTTTTTCTAGTTTCTAGCGAATGAGTTTTGCCAAGCATAGGGCCTATTCTTCCTTTAAGTTTTTGTTTTTGCTCATCGGTTAATTTTGTTCCTTTTTTCTGTAAAGACATTTTGGCCCGAGTCTCGTCGGAATGTTTCTTACCATAAAAGTGATTTCCGTGTCCGATCATTTTATTTTTCAGATACTTACTACGTTCTTGTTTTATAATCGTATAAATTCTAGAATTTATACATCTACCATTATGATCATTTGCTAATCTTAAGGCAGCATTTACCATTTTTGCTTTATTTTCGCCTGTTAACATTTTAGTTAGTAATAAGTGACATACAAAATGTTCGCGTGGCATTAGTTTAACAATATTATCTTTCTTATTTGTGCCGCCTAAACTTTTAGGAAGAATATGATGTTTTTCTATATAAATCGATGATTCGAGTTCTCTTATTTGTGCCGCTTCTATAATATTAAAATAATATCGAGTATATTTATTGTGTAAATACATTATGTTTAATCAACCTTTAATTAGTAATACATACTTATTTATACAAAATAATCATGGCACTCATTAAGTCACGTGCCGAATCTCCGCAGTCAATTTGGCAAGATAAGTTTTATCAAATAATCCCATACGCAGTAAATCCAAGTATGTGGTGGTATAATCCAACTAATCACAATAGTCTACGTCTTACGCAAAATGCGTATCTCACAATGCGTAAGCACATTAGATTTTATAAATTCAAATTATTACACGAAATACGACCCAAGACCTTTGTACAGTTAGAACGCTACTTTGCAGAGCCTTACTATGTACAAAATCGTTCCACTATCCATATTGTCAGTGACCGTGATGCTATGATGTTAGGGTTACATGCCAACGATTTACAACAATATTTAGATAACCAAAGTCTGTAAAGTTTTGTAGGAATTTGTAACAAGCATTGACTTTTTGGTATATTTCATGTATAGTTACTATAAATACTGCTTTATACAGTATACAACGGGGTAGGAAATTATGAAGAATATTTTATTAGTAGCATTGATTGCAAGTATCGGTATTTCATCTTTTGCTAATGCTGAAGGACGTGAAGGTGGACGAGGCGGTTATTATCGCGGTGGTTATTATCGCGGGGGCAGTGGTATGGAATGGATCGCTCCATTGGCAATTGGTGGATTGATTGGTTATGAACTTAATCGTCAACCAACTGTAACTGCACAGCGACCACCTATAATTTATCAACAAGCACCAGCAATAGTGAATGTTCAACCTAACCAACCAATCTATCAATACCAGAACATTTATGACACGAATTGTGCTTGTTATCATCAAGTTTTAGTTCAAATCAATTAATAAAATGATTGGTTGACTTTTCCTTGTTTTGACTGTATAATGTTACACATACACTAACAACAAGGAAGAAATAAATGGCTTATATTAGCGCACAAGATGTAAAAGCAATACGCGACGAACTTAAAGTAACTTTTCCTAACTTCAAGTTTGGTGTACGTAAAGGTTATAGTGGCAGTTCAGTTGATGTTACTATTAAGCAGGGTCCAGTTGACTTTGCTGAAGTATTTAAAGGTGAACGTAATGCTTATGCACAAATTAATGAATTTCATTTGTACTTTTACGGTAAGCACGAAGCGTTCTTTGAACAAGTATTAAACATTATCAAGACTGCTCCAGCTAATGCAGGTGGACGTGCTTGGTTTGATAAAAGCGATGCGCAAACAGATTATTTCTCAATTGCGTATTACATTCATTTAAACGTGGGCGAATGGAATGCTCCATACGCTTGCACCAAGGAGTTTGCATAATGTCATCAGCTTATTTCGTAAATTATCACAAGAGTCGTATTTCTATTTTGTCAGATGACGATTTAGAAGTTGCATTTGAAACATATAAAACATTACAGGCACGTTCAGTTAACGATGAGATTGTTACTGAATTGCTTGCCCAAGAATTAGACAACAGAGAAAAGGAATTAGTATAATGAATACAAGAATACAACGGTTGGTACTTGCAGTCTTATTAATCATCGGTTACGTAGCAATTGGTTACTGTGGTGAGGTTGGTAAGGTGATTAATGGTCTACTTGGTAACTTTGCAGTAGGTTGGTTGGTTATGGACATTGCAAAAGCAATCATTAAAGATTAAACAGTACTTGACAAGAACATAGTTTGGTAGTATAATATGTTTTGTTACGTTAAGTTAATAATTAATTAGGAGTTACAAATGGCAACAATTACTGAAAATAGAACTGTTACTGCAACAGAAGCAAAGGCGGCAATTTTACGTTGCTTTACAAAACAACGCCCACTATTTTTATGGGGTCCCCCAGGCATTGGTAAGAGTGAATTAGTAGAAGGCATTACTAAAGATATGGGCGGGTTGATGATTGACTTGCGCTTGGCGCAGATGGACCCGACGGATATACGTGGTATTCCTTACTTTAATAAAGACTTGGGTGTGATGGATTGGGCTCCCCCAATTGACTTGCCCGATGAAGCAACAGCGGCGCAATATCCGATTGTTGTATTGTTTTTAGATGAGATGAACAGTGCGGCGCCAAGTGTGCAAGCAGTTGCGTATCAACTTATTTTAAACAGACGTGTTGGTAAGTATAAACTTCCCGACAACGTTGTAATGGTTGCGGCAGGTAACAGAGAAGGTGACAAGGGTGTTAGCTACAGAATGCCTGCTCCTTTAGCAAACAGATTTGTGCATTTGGAAATGCGTGTTGACTTTCAAAGCTGGTTACAATGGGCTACTGAAAATCGCATTCACAAAGATGTGATTGGTTACTGTTCTTTTGCTAAACAAGATTTGTACGACTTTGATCCGAAAAGTTCAAGTCGTAGTTTTGCAACACCTCGTAGCTGGACTTTTGTTAGCGAGTTGTTAGACGATGGCATTGCTGATAGTACAACTACTGATATGGTAGCTGGTACAATTGGTGAAGGTACTGCTGTTAAGTTTATGGCGCATAGAAAGATTGCAGGACAAATGCCGTTGCCAGAAGACATTTTAAGCGGTAAGATTACAGAGCTTAAGATTAAAGAAATTAGTGCAATGTATTCTTTAACTATTAGTATGTGTTACGAGTTGAAAGATGCGTATGCTAAGTTTGGCAAAGAAGATAATGCTAAATGGCACACTATGGCAGATTACTTCTTTAAGTTTATGATGGAGAACTTTACTACTGAAGTAACGGTAATGGGGGCCAGGGTCGCACTTACGACATACAACCTTCCGTTTATTCCTAACAAGTTGAAAAACTTTGATGAGTTTCACAAAAAGTTTGGTCGTTACGTGGTTGCAGCTGTAGCATAGTAGCATAAAGATAATAGGGGCTTAGGTCCCTATTATTTTGGCTCACGTTTCTTATATGGTCCAACAATTTTACCCTTACGATGCGACACACGACCTTTTAATGTAGCGGAACGTTTAGCATTAGATTCAGCTGTTTGTGCTTTACCAGTAAGTGCGTCACTAATCTTTTTACATGTTTCATCGGAACGATTATTGTGTATTGCCACCATCTTTAACTTCTGTTCATCCGACATTGGCTTGCCTTTATTGTGTGCTTCTCTCCCAACTAATTTAGCCGAGGCCGTTGCCATACTTGCATTAGTATCTTTAGTTAATCCTTTATTCCAAGATGGATAATTGCGAGGTTGGTTTAATCCTTTATTCCACGGAGCAACACCGGCGGTGCTAAACTTACCATCACCATTGTGTTGATTGTAGCTTAAAGGGTCGTTTTTAGCGTCTACAAGCGTTAGTAATGCGGTCTCTAATGCTAACATATCAACAGCGTGGCCAATGCACAGCACAGTTCGAATCCAGTTGGTTTGGTTGGATTCAACCAACGGTTTGACTATACGACTACTACAAATATAACCATCTGCGGGGTTACATCCGTGCTTAGTGCGAGATCCGATATACCAACGTCCGGTCGATAATTCTGTCCACTTATAAACATAAGCATAGGTAGGTGAGGTTAAATACATTGCTGACATAGTCCTTTATGTTAGAGTAGTCGGATAGTGAGATATCGTGGACTACACTTCTATTTATCATTTCTCCAATTGACTTCCCCAAACTTCTATGTTATAATATGCTTTACAATAATACGGTAACGATATGGCAGAATTTAAAATTAAGAAGACGGATAGTCGATACAATGGACATAGACACTTTAAGTACATTATTGATTATGGCGGCAAGTATGGTGATAGCCTAACCTTCCAACTACATCGAAATTGGTGGTGGGAAGGGTTTGGTTCAAGTTGTGAGATTGAGGCTTGGAAACGATTATATGAACGTAACGCTGTTGCACTTGCACTCGATGATACTATTATTGCTAAGACGTGGGCATGGAACACAGAGTTTGGTAACAGAAAGATTTATGTTAAAGACGACGACACACTTAGTTTCTTTGTACTTAAATTTTCTGCGTAGTAATATAACACGTAAATATTAATTTAGGAACAATATGATATTACTTGTCGGTACTGCTAATGAATATTTAGTTAATATTGCTAAATCATATTCGGCCGATGCAGTATTAATTACCGAGGATAACTGGAACAAGCTGTCGCGTCTACCACTCGTCGGTTACACAGGTATAGAAGAGTTTAATGATAAATTATTATTATTAAATGTATTACTTTCGGCAACTGAGATAATATATTACTCAAATAACACATTAACTAAATTTGATTTAAGTTTCCCTACCGAAAGTTCACGTGGATGGTTAGAAAATATCTTATTAACTGTTAATCAACATATTCCTGTTACTAATTTAAAATCACAATTGTTAGGCACAGAAAAAGTTAAGTCTGATAGTAGAATGTTTTTAGAATTAGCAGATTGTAGACAAACAGAAAAGCCACAATTATGGGGAGTCGGCTGTAGCTTTACATACGGAACAGGAGTAGAATCACACCAACGATATATCAATTTAATCGAATCAGCAATACATAAACCTATAAGTTGCCTTGCGGCACCCGGCGGATCAATTTCGTGGGCTGCAGATCAAATTTTGAGATCCGATATCAGAAAAAATGATATTGTAATATGGGGAGTAACAACTAAAGAAAGATTGACATGGTGTTATCGAGATACTATATATAATATTACAGTAAATGCATACACTAAGTATAAATGGTTAGAAAAACTTGTACCTCAAAAAATAATAGTCAATGAAGAAAATGCATTATATCAATCATTGATACATATACATCAGGTTATAAATTTTTGTGATAAGATTGGTGCAAAATTATTATTAGTTGGATTATTGACTAACTCAACAGACTTGTTATATTTGCATAATCTTCCAAATTTTTATCAATACTACAATAAAAATAGCAATGATTACATCGATCTCGGGCACGATAACGAACACCCAGGATCATTGCAACATCAACTGTATGCAGATGCTATTATCGAACAGTTGCAAAAACGCAACTGGATTTAAATTCTCCGCTTGACAACGACAGAAAATGGTAGTATAATAGTCTTTATAGTAAACGATTAGGAGCAGGCAATGGCAACAGCAACTACAACAGCAGAAAAGAAAAAAACAGTTACAGTAACTGATGCACGTATTGATGGTATAGTACGTGAAAAACTTATTACGGCACGTATTGCGCTGTTACTTAAAGCGCCGTTTTTCGGTAACTTAGCGACACGTTTAAAACTTGTTAATGCTGATGAGTGGCTAGGTACTGCGGCTACAGACGGGCGTAACTTTTATTACAATAGTGAATTTGTAAACAGACTGCCGCAAAAGCAATTGGAGTTTTTGGTTGGGCATGAAGTGTTACACGTAGTTTACGATCACATGGGACGTAGACAAGATAGAGATGGGCAGTTGTATAACATTGCGGCAGATTACTGTGTTAACGCTGACTTAATTGATAGCAAGATTGGTGAGAAAATTACAGTTGTGCCTGTGTTGTATGATAGAAAATATGCGGGTATGAGTAGTGAGCAAGTGTACGATTTGCTGTTTGAAAACGCAGACAAAATTGATATGGCTGAACTAATGAAACAAGTGCTTGATGAGCATTTGGATGAAGATGGTGACGGCGATGATGAAGGTGAGGGCGGCGAAGGAAACAAAGAAGGTAAAGGTGGTAGCGGTCCGGACAAAATGACTAAGGAAGAACGCAAAGCATTGCGTGATGAAGTACGCGAAGCTATTTTAAATGCGGCAGAAGCGGCAGGTGCAGGTGGCGTTCCGGCTGGTGTTAAACGTTTGATTAAAGACTTAACAAACCCACAATTAAACTGGCGTGAGTTGATTAGACAACAAGTGCAAAGTTTAGTTAAAAGTGACTTTACTTGGGCACGTCCAAATCGCAAGGGTCAACACATGGATGCAATTTTGCCGGGCAATAGCTTTGCAGAAACAATTGACGTTAGCGTTAGTATTGATGCGTCGGGTAGTATGAGTAGCGAAATGTTACATGATATCTTAAGTGAAGTTAAAGGTATTATGGAAGCGTTTGATGACTTTAAACTTGATGTATGGACATTTGATACTAAAGTATACGGTTACGAAAAGTACACTCCAGATAACATTGATGATATCGATGATTATGAATTACAAGGTGGTGGCGGTACAGACTTTGAATGTAATTGGGACTTTATGCGTGAAAATGAACTTACGCCAAAATTGTTTATTATGTTTACAGATGGTTACCCGAATGGTGGTTGGGGCGATGCAGACTTTGTAGATACATTGTTTGTTATACATGGCACTACAAGTATCGAAGCTCCGTTCGGAATGACTGCTTATTATGATTTGTCTAAAGGAACTGACTAATGGCAATATACGAAAGTTTTACACATACTCCGGCTGAGTATGCAGGTGCGCTAACCAATCAAACTCATGCCACACTTGATTGGTTAGTGAATAACAAGTATATCACCTCAGAACAATGGAATAAGTTAACTGGTACACTTGTAGTTACTGCGATTCAAAATAATAAAACTTGGGGCACAAAGCTATTGGAACGCTTCTTTAAAGAGGCTGAAACTAACACTTATGTATTTCCGCTTGCACAGTTAGATGAGTATGTTGCTCCGACTAAAGCCAAACCAACCAAACCAAAGTTAGAGATTGTATAATGATTAGACTATTTGAATTTTTATGGCATGGTTGTTGGCATCGCTGGGAAGAAACAAAACAATATAAAGTTGTAGACAATGATGGCATTGATATTGGATTTGCAATGATTCAACAATGTACAAAGTGTGGGTATGCTAAACGTACTGATTTATATTAGTTGACTTTTAGTTAAAGTTCATGTATAATAGCTATATTGAAATTAGGAAAGCTGTATATGACAATTAACGCTTACATTTTTGCATGGGACAATACGGGCATTGACAGCATTATCCCAATTACGCAATATGAGCAACATGACCGCGATAACACAATGCGCATACTAAACGATGAGCCAGTTGTACGTAATCCGTTGAATAGTATTGTGCAAGGGGTAATGCTTCGCGCTCGTTACAATGCACAACGTTGTTACGAGATTTACAGCGTAGATTGTTCAGTTGAGATGGACGAGGCTTGGTGGAGAGAACAGTGGGACAATGATCCGCAAGGGTGCGCTGATTTAGTGCGCGAACGTGGGAACAAACTGTACAGCGACCGTGCTAATAAAAGTAAACAAGTAATTAGTTAAGGAAACGTAATGAATGAGAAAATTGCTAAACTGATTAAAGAATCTAACTTAGAAGAATGTATCGATGATGCATACCTGATGCGTGATGATTGGCAACCCTTTATCGAATACTTTGCTGAGTTGATTGTTAAAGAATCCATTAAAGTTATGATAGAAAATGATTATCACGGTGAATGGTTAGGCAAAAAGATTAAACAACATTTTGGAATTGAATAATGGCAACGAATTGGAATAAGTTACAGCAAATTAAACGTGTAGAAATTACTGCAAATAAGATGGGCTTTGAGTTTGCTCCTGGGCGAGATACATGGTCAGATCAAGGCGGCGAATTAATTTATCTTGTGCCGCTCGATGATAAATTTCCACATTACAGTCGCGGGGCTGAAATTTTTTGTGGCACTATTGAAGACATTGATCTTTGGCTTAAAGGTATTGAGTGGGCACGTACTTACGATATGATGCTTAGAATTAGCAGTGATAAGAAACGTGACGAACGTGAGCAAGTCGAACGTAATCGCCAACTTATGAAAATGGTCAAGACAGGTAAGAAAGTTGATGGTTCTTATGTTAGTATTGATAATACGTATTTTGGTCTTGATAATGCGTATGATGGTGAAGACGGCGGTGTTGATTATGATGCAATCCCATTTTAGGAGAATGATATGAATTTAAAAGATTTTATGACGGTAATTGATTACAAAATCACAGAGGGCAGTGTGTATCAGTGGTCATGCTTCGGCGATAACGCTTACTCATTGGATAGCTGGAATGGCGAGCAAGAAGGGCATACTGTTACAGCATTGTTTGACACAAAGGATCAAACAATATATCAAATGATGGCATATGATTACATTGCGAATCGTGCGTATCGCTGGATGAACCCAGAGTTTGTTGATGCGTACAAAGCAGAATGTGCGAGTAGAAATAGCAACGATGAAGCATGGGAAGGTGTTGAGTATACTGACTTAGAAGTTGAAGAAGACTTTTTAGAAAAAGCACGTGGTATTGTTACAGGGGCAGAGTACGATACACGTATTCAAATTCCGTTAGACTTTGACAAAGAAACAACATTTCAACTTATGCAACTTGCGCACGAAGCAGACTTAACGCTTAATAAGTATGTTGAGAAAATTCTACGTGATATGTTAGGAGTATAAAATGAATCCAGATAAAAATGAATGGGGTGTATGGAAGATTATGTACAAGCATAGCCTGACTCCGAGCTTTATCGAAATGAAGAAAGATGCTGTCGAAGAACAGCTAAAGACTAGTAACTATGTCGAAGCTAATGCTGAACTTAGTCGTATTATGAAGTTGAAATGATACAAGAATATAGTTGGGACATGCACCCAACAGATCCAATGATTATATTGTTTAAGCATAACGGCAATATTGTGCAACGTGTATTTCTTGGTGAAGCAATGGAACTGGCAGGTAAAACTGCTGTAATGAAACATGTCAATATATGTAATAATACGCCATGGCACATTACGTGGAATGATGAAATGTGGACTGCACTAAAGGAACAACATGCTTAAACACAATGAACCTAATCCTTTAAACATACACGGGCTACGACAAGTTAATCATTGTCCGCCACACTTCACTACGGTGTATTTTGACCTTAGTGTAACTGAAAAAGACTTAACTGATTGGCTTTACGAAAACTTAGAAGGACGTTTCTATAGCGGACAGGTCGACGTTAAGCAAGAGTCAGGTAAGTATGCACGACAACAATGTATTGCGTTTGAACAGTCCTCCGAAGCGAGCTATTTCGCGCTCTTCTTACCGCAGATCAACAAGGGTGAATATTTAGAGTTTTAGAAAATATTTCCACCTAATCTCCTCATGGTAAATAACTGTGTCCCAAGGAGAACTTTTTAATGGCTAATACAGAAACAACCGTAGTAGAAGAACCAACGACTGCTGAACAAGCAGCACCAGAACAAACCCCACCAAGTTTAGCGTTACAAGATTTAATTCTTGTTGCACAAATCATTCAACTTACATCAGCTCGCGGTGCTTTTAAAGCCGAAGAGTTGCAGAACGTTGGTGTACTTTATAACAAATTAATTGCATTTTTAGACAGCGTTGGTGCAATTACTAAGCAAGAAGAAACTGCTGCTCCGGAGAAACAAGATGATTAATGAATTTAAACCAACTTGGCTTTATATTAAACAACATAAAGTCTCTGGTTTAAAATATTTCGGAAAAACAACTCGCGATCCCATTAAATATAATGGGTCCGGTGTATACTGGAAAAGACATTTAATCACACACGGAAGTGAAATAACCACATTGTGGAGCCAATTATTTAATAATAAAGAATCACTAATCGAATATGCACTTAACTTTTCACAAGAAAATAACATTGTCGATTCGACTGAATGGGCTAATCTTATTATCGAAAATGGATTAGATGGCGGCAATTTTCCAGGAGTTGGAAAAGGAAGAGTAATGTCCGAAGAAACAAAACAAAAATTAAGATTGGCTAATTTAGGAAAAAAGCAATCCAAAGAATCTGGTATTGCAAAATCCATTGCATTAACTGGTAAATCATTAACCGAGCAACATAAAGCAAAGTTACGTAAAGAAAAACCATTGCGAACTGAATTGCATTCGATTGCAATATCAACTGCTAGAAAAGGTAAGCCATGGTCAGATGCAAGGCGCAGTTCGCAAGAAAGAAGAGATGTAGATAAAAGTAACTCAAATAATTTAAAGGAAAATATAGTATGATAAAACATGTCGGCAGACACAATAACAAGAGAGTTGTTATTGCATATAAGCAAGTTCCAGATGAAGATCATATGTGTTTGGTAATTTACAGTGAATCATTACCAATGCGTATTCATGATGAAGTAATGAAAGTATTAGAAAGCGAAGTTGGTCAGCAGGCAAATGATTTTGCTGATGCACTATTCCGTCATACTATGGCAGATGGTGTTAATTGCTTAAATGCAATTCATCGTGGTGGTTTATTATCTAAGGTACCAACTAACCAAGTTATCGTAACACCAACTTCAGCTAGTTCAGTACGCTTAGATGAGTTAAACACAATCCTTAACGAAATGGCTAAAGGTAAAGAAGCAACTGAAAAATTAGCCAATGTTGATGCAGGTCAACGTTTCGAAGGCAGAGATTTGGGCGAGCCAGCAAAAGCGGCAAGTGTAAATACAACTTCAGCTAGTGTTAATACAGATGGTGTACTATCTGACGCAGACATTGCTAATCAACGTACAGCTCAAGCTAACAAGTTACGTGCAGATGCACAAGGCTTACTAGCAGAAGCAACACGTTTAGATAACGAAGCAAACGCACTTGCACCTAAGGTAACTAAGGCAAAAGTAACTAAGGCAAAAGCAACTACTACAGCAACAACTACACCTGCGAAGAAAACAAATGCCAGAAAACCTGCCACCAAAAAAGCCGCGGCGTAAGCCGACTCCCGGTAAGAAACTTAATTTAAATATTAAGAAGCGTTGGCAAGATATTGTTAGAGGTGTTGATAAAAAGGAAGTACCAGTAGATGTGTTACAACGTATTGTTGTTAAGCTAATCGATGGTACTGACCTTAGTATTGATATTAAGCAATTACTTGCAGACGGACAGCACCCTGATGACATTGAGGATTTACTCAATTCTAAGTTTGCTGACCTCGACGAGTTTATCGAAACAGTAGACTTCTTTATTGATATCGATAAAGTAGTTAACACAGTTCAGCCTGAGACAGACAAGGTACTTAAAAACCTATGATTATATCAATACTTGCCAGCACCAATACAGGCGGTATTGGGAATAGGGGTACCTTACCTTGGCCCAAACATTCCGAAGATATGAAGTGGTTTAAAGACCACACAGAGAATCAAATTGTTGTTATGGGTCGCAATACTTGGGATGATCCTAAAATGCCAAAGCCACTACCTAATCGCATTAATTGTGTTGTTAGTAGTAAGCACGTAGCAACTAAGTATCAACATCAAGTACGTTGGATTCCTAGTAACCCCATAGAGAATATACTACAGTTACAGAAAGATAACCCAACTAAAGATGTTTATATCATCGGTGGTAAACAGTTATACGAAGCAACAGAAAGCATTGTTGAGAAAATTTATCTTACACGTATCAAAGGTGCATGGTTTACAGACACACGTATTCAGTTAGATAGTATGCTTGCATGCTTTCAAATTAAATCTGTCAGACCCGGTGAGAACTGTACGTACGAAACGTGGGATAGATCCTTCTTTTTCAATTGACCTTTTGAACTAATTATGTTATAATAGTATTATGAAAACCTATCTCGATTCACTCAAATTTGTACTAGACAATGGTACAGTAAGACCAGACCGCACATCAACAGGTACTATCGGTGTGTTTGGTATGCAACAACGTTATGACCTGTCACAGTCCTTTCCTGCTATTACTACTAAAAAACTAGCATGGAAGGCTGTTGTCTCTGAACTACTTTGGTTTATCGAAGGCTCCGGTGATGAGCGCAGGCTTGCAGAAATATTGCACAGCACACGTGACGAAAGTAAACGTACAATCTGGACAGACAATGCATCATCTCCGTACTGGATACTTAAATCTAAATTTGCAGGTGATTTAGGTCGAGTGTATGGTGTACAGTGGCGACATTGGCAAACACCAGACGGAAAGGAAGTAGATCAACTAGCAGAACTTATCCACAATATCAAAACAGACCCACACGGACGACGTCATATATTAACTGCATGGAATCCCGGAGAATTAAACTCTATGGCCCTGCCACCGTGTCACTGTTTTGCACAGTTTTATGTCAGTGCCGACAATAAGTTGTCGTGTCAATTATACCAGCGATCATGCGATATGTTTTTGGGAAATCCCTTTAACATAGCATCCTACAGCCTGCTAACGCATATGATTGCGCAAGTGTGCGGACTTGGGGTAGGCGAATTCGTTCACGTTCTCGGTGATGCACACGTATATTTGAATCATGTCGATCAGGTAAATGAACAACTGCAACGTGAACCTTTACCTGCACCTCAACTTATTATTAACACTGATGTAACTGATATCAATAACTTTACTATGAAGGACTTTGCACTCAATGGCTATGAATCACTCGCAAGCATTAAAGCACCGATGGCAATCTAAAGTAGCCGACACTCATCGGGTGCGGTTTTTTACAAAAATGATGGATATGAATGACGTTGTTAACTTGCACAACAATGAGATATTTTGGAAGGTTGCAGAAGAATTTAAACTAACTCCGCAAGCACAATGGGTCGAGGATAATGACATTAAACTTGCATTTATGGAAGATGAAATATATTATGCATGGGGCAAGATGTGTCTTATATACGGCGATATAACAGAACGACAATATGTAGATTATAGCTTACGTTTCTTTCAACATCAGACGGACTGGAAGTGAACGTTACTCAAGCAGAAGCATTAATTATAGAATCATGTATTCAATCTATCAATGAGCATGATAGACTATTAGGCATTATTTCTGGCATGAAAGGCAATGCTAAGTTTGAAAAGGCTAAAGCAATTATCAAAGCACAACGTAAACATTTTATTATGATAAAGAGTATATTCGAATCATGAGAATAATTGCTCATCAGTTTGGACTCGGTGATGTCGAAGACCCAGAAGTATATGCAGCACAGCCAATATATGAATGGGAGCAAACTGAACAAGGTCGTTGGCTACATGAACATAGTTACAAACAGATGGAATGGAAGATTGCAATCAATTATGATACTTATGGTTACAAAGTAATAATATCAGCTTGGTTAGCAGAGAAAGACTTAACATACTATACGTTAAAGTGGAGTAGTAAATGATAGCAAAAGATAAATTAACAGTATTTGTTGGAGACATCGATGATGAGTTAGCAACATCTGCTAAATTACACGATTCAGCAGCATACTTGGTAGATTTTGCTAATTATAACAAACAGCATACCGGTACTTGTTATACTAGTATAGCCGACTTGCCGGGACTTGTGGAATTTTCTGCTATATTAAGACAAGCATCTACTATAATATATGTGCAACCAGAAAAATGGAATAATAATGAAACTAACAAATATTCATCGAAATATTGGACTGAATATTATTTAAATGTTTTTTCGTTAGATAAAACTAAAGAAGTAATTAATTTTTCCGAATCTATTAAATATCAACCAACAAATTTATCGATTATGCTAAATCTATTAGATAGCAGAAAAGATGAGCTATCTCAAATATTATGGGTAGCTGGATGTTCTGTCACATACGGAGTTGGTGTAACTACAGAACAACGATACGGAAATTTACTAGCAAAACAATTAAATTTGCCGCTACGTACATTGGGGCGAGAATCATCATCAATTTCATATGCAGCTGATCAAATATTGCGGTCCGATATTAAGCAAGGGGACACAGTAGTATGGGGAATAACCAATCAACTAAGAATAACATATTATGATCCAGCTAATCTAGAGTTAACACATATTACTACTAGTAACTATATTAAAGATCGTGCGCTCGATAAAATAATTAAATTAGATTTCTTAGATAATCCTACCTTAATTTATTCAGCCGTAATAGCCATATACCAGGTAATTAATTTCTGTCAGAAAATTGGAGCAAAATTACTACTTGCTGGATTATTAGTTGAACCCAAGTTAGCAGCATATTTTATAAATTTACCGGAATATATACATTTGTATAATTTTTACGGAGTAACATCATCTACATTATTCTTAGACACTGGGTCAGATAATATACATCCTGGTCCATTAACTCATCAATGGTATGCTGATAAAATATTAAACAAATTAAAGGAATTAGAATGAGAATATTAATTACAGGTGGTGCAGGGTTTATTGGTCATAATGTAACTCGCATATTGGAAGAACAAGGACATACGTGCTTTGTTGTTGATAGCTTTACTAACTACGGATTCATCCCACAACAAGAGATTAAATTTCTTAGTAAGGCGCGACTACAGCGTTTTAACTCGCAAGTTATAACTGCTGATATACGTGACACCACACGTATGTATAATTTGTTTAAAGAATTACAACCAGATACTGTTATTCATCTTGCTAGTTTCCCTCGACAAAAAGTAGTAAGTGATGATCCGATTGCTGGGTCGGAAGTTATGACTACTGGATTGATTAACTTACTGGAATGTTCAAAGCATAGTGGCGTTAAAAAGTTTGTGTACATTAGTAGCAGTATGGTCTACGGTGAATTTACTGAAGGATTGTTTGATGGCATTAACGAATATGTTGATTGCAAACCAATCGGACAGTATGGCATTATGAAGTATATGGGTGAGAAACTTGTAGCCGATTATACTCGTCGTGGTTGCTTTGCGCATACTATCATTCGCCCAAGTGCTGTATACGGACCTTGGGATGTCGAGGACAGAGTTGTTAGTAAGTTTATGCTTGCGGCAATGCGTGATGAAGTATTAAAAGTTAAAGGTGCTAACGAAGTGCTAGACTTTACATACGTTGAAGATACTGCAATGGGCATTGCTCAAGCCGCTGTAAGTGATAATGCAAACAATAAAATATACAATATCACACGTTCATCAGAAGCAGAATATACATTACTCGATGCCGCTAAACTTGCTATTAGTATTACAGGCAAAGGTAGCATCGATGTACAAGATAAAGACATTGCGTTTCCGTCGCGTGGTAGATTAAGTATTACAAGTGCAGTCATGGACTTTGGTTACAATCCTAAGGTCAATGTCGAGGATGGCTTTGCTCGTTATCATGAGTGGTTTAGTACAACTCCGTTTTGGATTAAAAAATTAAAATGATTCCGTTCTTTGGCATAGATAGACAATACAAAAATCTTCGCGAGGAGATACTTGATATTACTAATATTGTATATACGAGCGGGCAAGTTCTCGACGGCACATATACTAAAACGTTTGAGCAGACTATTGCTAAAATGACAGAGCGTAAGTATGCCATCGCTGTTAATAGTTGCACACAGGCGCTTATCTTTGCATTAAGAGCTATTGATCACTATTCATTATTTCGTAAAAACAAAGTACTAATCCCAGCGCAAAGTTTTGCCGCTACAGTCAATGTTGTTATTGAGGCGGGCTTTGAGCCTGTGTTCTGCGACGTTGATGCTGTTACTGGATTAATTAATCTCGATTCAATTCCAGTTGAGCCCGATGATATTGCGGCGGTTATGTACGTTAACTTGTTTGGTAATATTATCGACTACGATAAGTTACAGACTTATGTTACATTCTTTAATCAACATAAGATACCTGTAATCGAAGATGCTGCGCAATCGTTCGGTGCTTACTATCGTGGCGTTCCGAGTGGCAAGTTAGGTGACATTAGTTGTTTAAGTTTTGACCCAACAAAAAATCTTCCCAACTATGGAAGTGGCGGTATGATATTGTTAGATGACCCAGAGATTGCAATGTTATGCTACAACTGGAGAGATAACGGAAAGATATCCGAACATAGTCTGTCTGGTACTAACAGCAAGATGAGTGAAGTTGATTGTGCGCAGATGTTAATTAAGTTAAAGTACTTTGATGAGTGGCAACAACGTCGTAAGAACATTGCAGAATACTATACAGAAGAATTAGATGGTCCGATTAAGTTAATCCCAATCGATAGTAAAGTAGAACATGCTTGGCATAAGTTTGTTATACACTATCCAGAGCGATCACGTCTATTCTCAGACTTGCAATCAATGAATATTGAAACTAAGATACATTATGTTGCACCATTACATCTAATGTCGCTAATTGGTGGGTATGAGGTATTGACTGGTGCTGAAGAATTTAGTAAGACTTGTTTAAGTTTGCCAATCTATCCTGAGATGACTGACGCAGAAGTTGAAGCAGTTGTTGATGCTATTAAAGAGTGTACTTGGTAGCGTAATACTGTTTTAGCCAATCCCATTCAAACGTAAGCATTAGTTTATCAGCATTACCATCAACTTCATCGTAAAATACAATTGCATCTTCTGCGCCTTTAATGCTCCATTCTGCATTTGCGCCCACTGCTTCATGTAACCATTCATCGAGTCTGTAATCACTTTCGATATTACCAGTCTTACGCACATCATCACGTAGTTTAATACACTCTCTAAACGCAGTGCGCCATGTTAGTTCTGGTGTAGTGTTATAATGCGCTATAGCACTTACTACAGGTACTACAGCGTGTGCTTTGCTTAATGTAAAGTCAAGTCCACTGTCGTTTGTATCAAGTACTAATTGTTTGTTGTATGCAATCACACCCATGTGCCCATACTCTAATCCGTTTACTGGATTCTTACTGTGGAATATGTAATGCTTGGGCTCTTGTAAATAATCGGGTTGCCATTCCCAGTTAAAGTCAGGAACAACTTCTAACTTAGCAAACACCGCAAAGAACCACGGCGTTGTACTAAGTTCAGCAGCCGCTTTATATGCTTCGACTCGCCCATTAACATTTTGTACACGTTTAATTCGAGTAAAGGTGCGAGCCGGATGAGTTTTGCCAAATATTGAAGTTACTAAGTGCCGATACCACTTTTCTGCGTCCGGTTCGCCGTTGCTGATATAGATAATATCAAGCAATTCTGGCTTCAAATAGTCTAATTTCTGCTTCGAAACGTGTGGATAATCGTAGATTTGAGTTACTAAATGCCCCATAATATCGCGGGGTGCTAACGATACGTTATTGCTTGCATTGAATGAGTAAAACACACGGTCTTTCCATAGTGGTGCGTCAAATTTAGTACGTGCATTAACCCAAACGTATGGAGTATCGAAGTTATATGCTTTAAGTTCAGCAGTTATGTTCTCACTTGCACATTCTACCATGGCCCATGGTAGACGCATAACTCCATCTACATGCCAGTTAATATCCTTATACCATTCCAACATCTCAACATCTTTTTGTTTGTTAAATTCAGCAACGTTAACAAGAAATGTATCACCAAACTCTTGTGTGCCGCTTGCCCAACAGTGTAGTTGATATGCTTCCCATGGTGCTGGCCGGTAATCAAAGTCAAAGTCATAGTAACTACAGCAACTACTAATTACCCAAGCGTATTGTGTTCTACAACGTGTAATACAGCGTTTTAACGTGTCTAAATGATTGTTGTAGTAACGTACAACTTTTGCGTGAGGATATAGTGTACATAGGTTCTGCACGTTTTCATCGTGCCCGCCCATATCCATAATGAATACATCAAACACTAACTTTCTCTACTGTTAATCCGCACTCTACTAGAAACGCAAGCCCTATTGTATCGCGATATGATTCAGCATAGTACACTTCTGTAATGCCAGCTTGATAAATTGTTTTTGCACAAGTCAAGCAAGGGCAATGAGTAACAAAGATTGCGGCTCCTTTGCCGCCGCCATTTAGTTTTGCAAGTTTTGCCACTGCGTTCGACTCTGCGTGAAGCACAGTTGATTTTGTTTTCAATCTGTATCTGAGTTGGTCTGCGGCAACAAATGGCCACTGTGACTCTATTTCATCTGAGTCAAGCCAACCACCAGCATCTTGTGCCATGTATTCCGGTTCTTCGCATACGTTATCCCATCCGCTGGGTTGACCGTTGTATCCAATAGAGATAATTGCATCATCTTTAACAATAATTGCGCCAACTTGTAAGCGTACAGCACTTGAACATTCAGCATAATTGTATGCTGTTTTCATGTGCGCCAATTTCATTTTATGTTTCATTTATATCCTTAGCAATCATATCTGCCCAACGTTCAGCATCTTGTTCTGTTACACGTATATCGTATGACTCTGGTGGTTCAAATAGTCGGTTTGTATCTTCAAATCGCCCTTCATTAATTGTGTCAACCCATATAACATAGTCGGCATCAAATATATCACGTATCTCTTGAGTAGGTGCAACAAAGTCGCATATACTATGTTGCCACCCATCGAACGCATCCATTGCTGCAAGTTGACTCATTCTACTTGCTTGTCGCAGTCTACCTTCTATGCTAAAGTCCATATCGTTAAATTGTTTTCTTATCTCATCTGCATTGTGCCAAGTTGCATTTAATCTTTTTTGCAATGCTTCTGCTAGTGTTGTTTTACCTGCACCCGGCAAGCCCATTATTAGTATGTTCATGATAACACTTTAACTCCGTATAGTTCTTCAAATCGATCTGCATCAGCACGATCATTTACCATTGGTTCACCACGTACATTTAAACTTGTATTAAGCAACATCGGGCAACCTGTCCAAGTGTACCATAAGCATAATAGTTCACGTATGCCACTACCATCTCGCGGCACTGTCTGTACACGACTTGTACCATCAACATGTATTATAGCAGGAAATTCATTGGGACGCAAGCACTTTGCAGTTGTTTGCATATACGGGCTAGATTTAAATCCGTTAGGCATTTCAAAATACTCATCAGCAAACTCCTCCAGTATTATAGGAGCGAATGGGCGAAACTGTTGTCTACGTTTAATTAAGTTTACAGCATCTTTAATGTCAGTGCCACGTGGGTCAGCTAATAAACTTCTATTACCTAATGCTCTAGGACCAAACTCTGCACGTCCACTAGCAACACCAACAATCTTATTTGCCATTAACTCGGATACAACATCGGTGCAAGGATAAGGGCCAGGAATATCATGCCCAAGAAAAGCATTAGTCCAATTAAGTTTCCCACCATGCGCTAATGCTGCCGCTCCAAGGCTGCTACCAGCATCACCAGGATTAGGCATAATCCAAATGTTATCAAAGTATTCTCCTAAATCTCTATTAGCACTACAGTTAAGCGCAACACCGCCAGAGTATACTAAATTACTGTTAGGTGCGAGCATACTTGCTTTATACATTATATTATGTATTAGTTCTTCAGTAAGTGTTTGTGCTGCATTAGCAATCTCAAAGTCATTCCATTTAACTTTCATATCATTAGCGGGCAGCCCAATATGTAGATTGTGTTTTAATGTTAGATTAAACTCATTGTTAACTAGCCAATGAGAAAGTTGATCGCTTAATCGGTGTGTTTTTTTCTTTGCCCAGCCAGCCATGCCCATTAATATGTATTCTTCATCCAGTGGACGTAAACCAACTTCTTTAGTAAATGCACTATACATCAAGCCGATACTATGCGGATATTTTTGTCCCCATACCTTATTATATTGTGCCCGACCGTTTTTGTAATATGCACTCCATATGCTTATTGTATCCCATTCACCAATTGCATCAATTACAACCACAGTTGCATCATCAAATGTACTTGTTTGAAAGCCTGCAGCCGCATGTGATAGATGATGATTGTATGTACTAATTGGGAGATGATATATCGGAGAGTTGGGTACCATCTTTTTAAGCATACCACGTACAGTCCACGGCGTTTTTAATTCACTGTATTGTCCAGCATAAAGCTGACGTGTCTTCTTAACCCACGGTCTTTCATAGTATGCAATTTGATCGGGCGAGCCGTATGTTAATGCATCTGCTATTAGCGCACTGTTTAAGTTTGCGTCATGTTTAATCAGGCTATAGCGTTCAGCATGACCTGCAAAGACAATATCATCGCCTTTGATTAATGTTACTGCTGCGTCATGAAACCCAGCACTAATTCCTAATATGTTGTGCATTTTGATAAATAAATTTAAAGGTGATTAACATGATATTTATTGAAAACAAATATACTAAAATTTATTATAGCATAATTGATTCTGCAAAGTCAAGAACTTTATCGCAGGAAACATACACAGAAAAACATCACACAATTCCCAAATCACTTGGGGGCGACAATTCAACAGAAAACTTAGCGTCCTTGACTGCAAGAGAGCATTTTATATGCCATTGGTTGCTAACTAAAATGACTTCGGGCACATCAAAGCGTTCAATGGTTTTTGCACTAAGAATGTTAAAGGCTATGTCCACTAAGCACCAAAGATATGAAAGTTGTGTTACTGCCAAAGTGTATGAATCTATTAGAAAAGAGCACTCTGTATACCTTAGTAATATGCTTAAAGGGAGAATTGTTAGCGACGAAACTAGACACAAAATGTCTATTGCGGCAAAGAAAAAGACGCAAAATTCTTTTAAAGGGCATTCTCACAGTGAAGAAACAAAGGCTGCAATTGGGGATGCTAATAGGGGCAAACAAAGAACTGCCGAACAAAAAGAAAAAATGTCGGCAGCACTTAGAGACATGTCAGTGAATCGTAGAGAAAAATTATCAGTTTATAAAAAGAATCATCCATTAACTGAGGATTCACTGAACAAAATTCGTAAATTATATGTCGTTACATTTCCAAACTGTACTACTGAGCAGACTAATAATTTAGCAGAATTTTGTAAAAACCACAAACTAAGTTTACCAGCAATGCGTGATCAGGTTGCTAAAGGTAAACAAGAACATCACAATGGATACTGTGTTAAATCCATCCCAAAGACCTAATATGTTCATAAATTTTATCCGCTACTATTGCATGCCCTTCTTCTAAAAAATGACCGCCCGATCCCTGGGGTGTGCCGTATGTCCATTCAGCCATAGTTCCGATTGGCCACCCTATAAAGTTCGCTGAATCAATTTGGTCTCGAATCGGTGCAAACTCGTCCGACCAACGCAGCATAATATTGTTGCCATATGCATCGAGCATAAGCAATTTCTTGCCTTGTTGTCGCACATAAGATTGTAATAAAATTATATTTGTCAGATATTGCTTATACAAATATTTGTCATTGTAATGTATTGTAATGTATTTTAATAATTCTGTTCGGTATGCAAGGTCTTTAGTAAATGTTAGTCCACGATATCCGGGCCATGTATCAAATATTCCATGCTCATCAGCAAATTCAATACGTGCAAAATGACTCCATGCAACAATTATTAAATCATAATCTGCTGCCTGTTCAACTATTGTCCGTACCATACTAGTATTTCCCACACCGGGTTTCCCTAAATTAGTTAACTCACATGATAATTTAGTTTGTAATACATACGGCCATGCTTGCTTAACATCCGTTAGTTCGTCACCATATGTAAAGCTATCACCAACTGTTAATACTCTCACTTGTAAATAAATGGATCGCGCTTACGTAACTCTTTTAATTTCTTACGATAGCGTAATTCCATCTTGACACGATTAATTATGTTTAGTAACCAATTCATTGAACTTCTCCGTTATTAATGTTGCTGCGATTTTGTGTGCATCGTCGAGTGGATGTAGTTGTACTCCAACTTTATACTTATTTTCAACTGCCCATCGATGGAAGCCAATTGGTGCACGAGTTTCATTTTCCTGCATACTGGCGGCAAACCAAAACCAGTTTTCCCAATTAATTTGATTATATAAGTTATCTAGACCAGCATCTCGGCGCCGGATATAGTTTTCGTGTTGGTAGAAATGATTATCAGCAGTCATAAACATATATGGTATCTTGTTTATTATACAATACTGCTGTAGAAAGACTATTTCTTTGAGTATAGAGTAAATTTCATAGTATTCACTATCACCAGCATGTTTAAAATAACTTTCACTAAATTCTTTAGCGTTAGTATGCCAACTGTTTATACTAATCCACTCATCGTTAATTCTAAATTCAGCACGTTGTGGGTAAGTCCATTCAACTAACAAAAACTTATCATCCTCTATTTTACTTAACGCATCAATTGCCATTCTACTAATTGCATTATTGGCATTGCCAGGGTGTGCCGTGCAAACATACTCCATATTAGATTGTTGTGCTAACAATGCCGGAAAAGTTTGTTTGCTATAGACGGCCCGGCAGTCTGCAAGCTCACTACCCCATATATAACTATCCCCTGCAGCTACTAAAATCATAAAATTCAGGCGATCTGATCAATTTGTTGATCAGCATAATCACTGTCTGACCAATCATATTCATATGTAACTGATGCATCCTTGGTTCTTATACTGTACACATTTAGATGTTCGCCTAACTGCAACCAAATATTTTTATACTTGTCGTTGCCAAAACTTTTAATTAAATCAACTTGCCCAACTTGCGGATGACCGATGGTTAATGTCTTATCATCCGGATCAAATCCATTATTCGATAACCATTGTTTAAAATCTTGCAAGGTTTTTATTTGCCATTGATATTTTCCTGGATTGTTTGACCATTCGATATCAAAATCGCCGGCGGCTTCAGTTTGTGAACGTAATGTAGTGGTAGTCAATTCATCGATTCTATGGTTAAGGGGATTAGCAACTTCGTCACGAAATACTTCAAAATGATGTTTGCCAACTGCTTTGTTAACTCCAGCATATACACCGCCTAGCGGACGATTTAAACTTTCAATACCGAACAGTTCGAAATCATTTTCATCTAATACAAATCTCGGTGCACTTAACCAACACATTAATTGACTGGGTCTACGCCACTCTGGGGCATGAACAGCTTTACGCATGCTCAATATAAGAGATTCATATTCATGACATAATAAGTTTAATTGTCGAATATGCCATCGAACTCGGCTGTCTGCTCGGTTATAAAATTCAGACATGCGGCCGCTAACTCCTTGTAAATCTTCAAAATATCTATGCAGATGATTCATCTTATCATGTACTACACCACCAATTTCTTCAGTACCGTTGATTACTCCAGGAGATATAGTATTTTCCACAGTAAAATGATCGTTAATCTGATATCCAAGATTTGCTTGATTAATTGCCGCGATTGATAGATTAATTTGATTAGTTATATATTCTGCATTTCTGTCAGATTCAATAAATCCGTGAAAGCAATAATTTTTCTCAAGATGATAGTTTTGTTTGATTAATGTATTAAGCGCCGATAGCCATTTACGACTAAGAGAGTTATCATATACATCAATGTATATAGTAAGTATGTCGTTAGTTTTGTTATTTTTTAGATCAATTTCAATTTGATCAAGCAATGTTTTTATACCACTCATATACTGCTGGTCTCTCTTTTAATATGTCTGCTAGTGTAAGCGTATCATTACGTATACTTTCTAATTGTAACACACGTTGCTTACCTTTGTCAAGCTCTTTCTTATATGTATCAGGCCATTGCTCGTCAAACGTTGGTCGTGATTTTAACTGTACAAGTACATCTTGCATAGCGCCGGAAGTCTGTGGAATTAGTTCGTCTAACCATGGATGTAGTAAGTCGCGTGGTAGAGCAAGGGGACTAAGGATAATGTCGGGGCTAAAGCTGAAAACAACTTTAGCCAAGATGTCTACATTTTCTTCTGAAGCAAGGTTGGTAATGTTGATGATTTCGAACATACCGGGCAATGTGAGAGTGAAGTCGATTCGCATTTGTCGACGATGAGTAGCTGTTTTAATTCCTTCACGGAAGTTTTCAAGCCATTGATTATAATCAAGTCCTGTTCTAATATATTCTCCAATTGCTCCCGTTCCATCAAGGCTGGCACAGATTTGCCAGTCGCGTAACCCAGATAAAATATCGCTGAAGAGATTGATACCACGATAGTTGACGCGGCTAAGATTAGTATTGTACCTTGCGTAAGCATGCTTGCCATCTCCTAAATCAATAATGCGTTTCATATAACGCCAATGTTGTTCGTACATTAGTGGTTCACCACCAACCCAATATACTTCTTCAACTTGATGATTCTCGACTGCTTGAGCAAACTCCTGTTCTATTTGACTATCTTGAAATGCTGTGATCTCTTGTTTTACTTCTGGTTTCATCCAATTATTCTTTGGGTTGTTCCAATTAATCATATTATGTTGTCGTTGTTCAGTTTCCCAAGCACTCGATAACATATCTCCGCACATGCGACACTTAAAATTACATAAGTTACTAAATCTATAGTCCCAACTTACAGGGCGCATAGTTGTGTAACCTGTTGTATCTGTTGTCTCTTGTACTTGTAAATACTTATTACCAAACATAGAATCAAAATAACTACGGTAAACTGATGTGTTCAATAGCTTGTCATTACACACTTCGCATTCAGGAAGTGTTTCCCCTGCCATCATACGCCGACGTACTGACTTCATATGCTCACTGTTCCAGTGTTCATCTAAGGTAATTGGAATGTATTTGCCTGTGCCAGCTCGAGTATCGATATACTGTTCAAAGTTTTGCGCAGGCTCGCGACTAGCACAGCATATACGTCTTTCAGTTTGTGGTGAAAGATATGTGTGACACCATGCGGCAAGGCAAAGTGTACTAGGCTTCAACATAACCCATTGCTAATGCAATTTCCTTATGTGTTGTTAGCATCGATTCTTTTCTAAATTCATCAGTCTGTTGCATTTTACGTAAGAATTCTGTGCCATCACTGCCGTTGCCATTTTCGATAAACTTAATGATACGCATAATTTCTGCTTTGTGTTTACTGCTAAACTCATGTGTGCGCAATCTATTAATAACAAGTTCTTTTGCGGCTGGTGTCATTCTAGCAATACACATGTGCCACGGGTCGTGTAACATATTAAAGTAAACATTATCAAATGTTTGTTGCGCAATCCAATCACATATCTCGGGTAAGTAATAAACGTTTTGTATGTTTATTGTTGTACATAAATGTATAGTTAATTTCTTACTTCTTAGTTCAATAAACTTAGCTATGTTTGCTTGTACTTCGTCCCACTTAGCAAGATAGCGTTCATATTCAAAACGTGCGCCCATATTGTCTATACTAAATGCAATCTCAACGTGCTTAAATTCTTTCCACACATCGGCAAAATCTGGGAAGACAGTGCCGTTTGTATTGTAATGTATTTCAATATCTTTACTATAACCATGCTCTACTGCATAACGCAATAGTTCAAAGTGTTCTTTAATTAAGAATGGCTCACCTCCCGTAAATTCAAAGTATTTAATGTTTGGTAGCAGTGCTCGTAAGTTATCCCAAAATTGTGGATTCTCACGCGGCCATGCGCCTTGCTTAAGAAATGTATATGCTAAATGGTCTTTCTTTTTAACTTCTGGTAAGTATGCCATTTCTTCTTGTGCCCACGGACTGCTACTCCAGCTACCGCATATACGACATTTAAGATTACAAATATTGCCGAGCTTTAAGTCAATGAACCAAAGTTGATCAGGGTTAGTATTACTAAAGTCAACTTTATCATAGTATTCTTTAAGACGTATGCGACTGTTAATGCGCTTGCTTACTCTGCCTGCCGCCTCTTCGTCCCAACATCTTTTGCATGTTGCCGGTTGCTTACCAAGTAAAAACTCTTGACGCAGGTCTTGCATATATCCACTTTGATATATTTGTGTAAGTGTGTGTTTGTTTAAATCGTACTTGACACCAGCTGCATCTGTTATCTCATCTATAGCAAGACAACAAGGTCGACTTGTACCAATTGGACTAGTTTCAATACTAATCCAAGGTAGCATGCATATTTTACTTGACAACATATGATTTTAAATCTATAAACTCAGGGAATACCTGTCGGAATCTTTCGTTACGATAAATGTCCATTTGTTCGTTTACTCGAAAAAATTCACTCAATAATTCACTCTTATCATCGGCATCCATAAAGTGCAATAAACTCTGATATCCATTGGTGGCACGTTTTAAATAATCAGAAGGTGCTAACCATTGTATATGTTCTTCTATTTTTTCCCTAGCCCGATCTTTATATACCTTAGGCAATACATCAATACGGTCGCGTTCGGATCCTTGTAGAATATTAATGTTCCAATCTTGTGGTTTAATAAATCCACGCTCAACCCAATCTCTATGGAAATCTGTGATGTGTAATATATTATAGATACTAACAGTAGGACTTATATAAAAGTCTACATTAGGACATTTTTCAATCATGCGGCGGCGATTATTTTCAATGTCTGCCCACTTAGTACCTTTGCGTATATATTCGCCTCGTTCACCCATACCATCTAAACTAGCACCTACACTAACACTATCAAATAACTGCCAATAATCTAATACATCTTCATTTTTAAGATTAAGTCTGCTAAAGTTTGTGTTGTATACTAATTTAACATCAAAGCGTTCTTGACGCACTAACTCTTTTAATACTTTATAATGTTCTTCCATGATAAGCGGTTCGCCACCGGCAAAGTAAATCTGATCAAGATACGGAATGTGTTGTAGCATTTGCACCCACATGTCGTTTTCTGTACGACCTGCAAACATAATTTGTGGGTGATTACGTGGACCAAACAGTTTAGTTTCTTCTGTGTACCAACTACTGCTAAACAAACTTCCACACGTTCTGCAACTAAAGTTACATAGATTACTAAAGCGTACATCATAGTAACGTAGTTTAAAGTCCTCTACTGTGCCGTTTGCTAGTGTGTTATCAACTAATGCAATGTGTTGCCCAAAGTTTTTATTTGAACTGTTGCGCATACTCATAAAGCCACTTGCTTCTTGCTCGTAGCACTTAGTACATTCTTTACACGATTTTTCTGTAAGCATGTTTGTACGCATAGTTTTATATGCATCATCATTCCATACTTCTTCCATTGTGTTTTGTTTGAAGTTACCAATTGGGTAATCCATTTCGCCGAGACAACAAGGATATGCTCGTCCGTCTGGGAAGCCATGCATGTGTATCCACGGGATTATGCAAAATGTATCACTATCAACTAATCTCGCAAGTTGATCTTTACGTAAATCATCTTCGCTTATATAAACTGGCTTACGTGTATGATAGTTATGATTCTTATAATATTCTGTTTCTTTTGTCAAAGTGTGTTATACCAGTTAGTTAATTGTGTAAACGTGTATTTAAAGTCTTTACCTCGGCGTTGGTCGTATTGCTGATAAAAATTCTTAAAGTCTTGTAATAAGTTGTTGTCAACTGTTGTATCTTGTTGTAAGTAATCAATCAAACGTTTAATATGTTCAAGTTCATGCTCGTGTAATGCACTATTCTTACTATTGTTAACTAAAAATTCACTAAGCTCTTTACTATATATTGCACGTAGCTCAGCTGGTAGTATCATCGGACTTTGAAAACTAGGGAAGCGCAGTATGTTTAATGTAAATGACAATGCTTCGCGGCCATACTTCTCTTTAAGCTTCATCATGTTGTATAAAAATTCACTAAGGCTCGGCAAGCATAATGCGTTGATAGTACACATGACATGTATGCTACGCACTTTTTTACTGTTAAGTAAGAATATTAAATTGCCAACCCATTGTTTCCATTCTAGTCCATCACGTATATACTCTGCATGTGTGCCCATTGACTCATTGCTAGTGTAGATATCAAGTTCAATACCCTGTGTGCTATCGAGCAAGCGTTCAAGTATATCACGCTTAAAGCCAAGATTACTATTAATAGCAAGACGTGTAGTACTCGCGCCTTTGTGTGCTTTAAACCAATCGATTAAGCGCCACGTGTTATCTGACATTAGTGGTTCGCCGCCTGTAATGCGTAGCTCTTTTAATGTTTTATGTAGGTCTGTTTCCCACCATTTGAAGAATGCTTCCACATACGGATTAACTTCATTGAGTTTAAATAATTGACTGCTACTATGCTCGTGAGTAAAATGATTTCTGCCGTCTGAAACCAAATTGGTGTATGCCCCGTTCTGATGTATGTCTCTAACCCAACTAGTGCTAAAAGCAGGGTTGCAGTAAGAACAAGCAAACTGGCAAGTTCTGTCAAAGGCAATTTCCAAAGTTTGTAAGTTAACATCTTCGTTTGCAGGTAAATTGTATGCATCATCTAAGTCCTTATCGTTATAAATTACAGTCTTATATACACGGTCACTAACTGCATCTGTGCTCATGTCTTCTATCTTCCAGCAGTAATCACAGCCCGCAGGTCGTTCTCCTGCTTGCATTTGTCTACGCTGTTCTTTCTTTTGCGGAGTATTATGTATTGCGCTTGGATTTGTTTTAATTGCTTCTATATCAATTGCATGAGGCAATGGGTGATGACAACTTGTAGTTTGTCCACTTCCTAACCATATAGTAGCGTTGTACCATTTTGCCGCGCAGAAGCTAGCGGACTTAATGTCAATCACTCTACGCTTATATGCTAAATCTGTTTCGTTATTAATTTTCGGCATGGTATTTACACTCCTGCCAAAAATCTTTCATTTGTGGGAATGTGTTCAAAAAGTTTAATCCTCTACGTTTATCGTATTCATTAAAAAATCTATAGAAGTCTGCACGTTGCGTTTTTAAATAGGTCGCATCTAAGTCAGCTCCTTGTTTCATCCAATCAAGATTACGTTCCATACGTTGTATCTCATAGTCTTTAAAGCCCTCAAAGTTATCAGCACGTTCGTCTGCTTGGTTTGTTCGCATAAATGTAACAACATCTTCTAATATGCGAACATAACTTGCTGGCAGTATTTGTAAACTTTGATATGTTGGGCTACGTAACAGTGGCGTGTCAAACCATACACGTTGATACGTTGAGCTAAACTTTTTACGCATATTTAGAATTGATTCTAACAAGCGTTGCAGGCCAAGTATGTTTAAATTGTTCATTGTAATAATAAATGTTAAACTATTGCGATATGGAATATCCGTTAGGTATCGTTGAACATACGACCCACATCTATTCCAGTCTAATCCATCCCGTATATATTCAGCATGATCGGCAATGCCCGTATCTAAACTAACATACTGCATAAAGTGTTCAATGCGCTCGCCTTCGCATAGTTGTTTAACTTTATCTAGATACTTATTAAACAACGCGGGTTCAACACTAAAGTTACTTGTAACATCAACGTGCAAATCACTTTTCGGCAAAGCAAGTATGTAATCAAACACACGATGCGTATTCTTATCCATAAGCGGTTCGCCACCAGTCATTCTAAAGTGTTTTAGTTTAGGATATAGCTCAGGCCACCAGGCCCAGAATGCATCAACATAGGGGTTAGCTTCACGTACTGGGATTGGCTTACGTCGACCTTGAAAGTGCTCAGGTGCATTGTGCGGAGTACTTGTTGGGTATGCACCCCAACGATCAATATCTTTGCCCCACTCTGTTGAATACTGTGGACTGCAATATGAACAAGCTAAGTTACAGCCATGACTGAAGTTTACTTCAACATAACTTGGCACAACATCTTGGTCCCATGGTGCATTTACTATCGCTTCATAGTGTTCAGCCGCCCATGGTTCACCAGAACGATAGTGTCTGTCGCTTAGTTGCTTGTTATCTTCTGCACTCCAACAGTAACTACATTCTGCTGGGCGTGTTTGCTCTAGCATAAGTTTACGTTGCTGTTTCTTGTAGTCAGTATTGTGTAGCGCACCTGGATTGAATAACAATGGCGCACTATCAATCTCGTGCAACGGAGGGTGATAACAACTGTTAGTCATGCCAGTTGTTAAATGCAAACTTACTTGTTGCCACTTAGCCAAGCAGAGTGCAGGTCCTAACTTGTCCTTCATTTCTTCTGCAGCTGACATAAAATTGCTACTCACGTGTCATTATGCCTGTGTTCTTAAATACGCTTTTGTAATGATGCTTAAAGAATCTGCTTTGGTCTGCATTTAATTGTGGTGCAGGTAGACCCAATCGTAAATTTAACGAAAGCGACATTTCCCCGCATTCCTCGACTAAGTTGTACACTTTATGTTGATGCCATATTCTGTTTAGTGCATCAAAGTCTTGCACTTCTCTATAATCCCAATCTGTAATCATTGTCATGTATGTACCAAGTTTAGCACCATACATTGCCCAGTCGCCATTCTCTACATCCATACCTACATTGTGCCATATGCTTAAATGATCATAGTTGCGATTGTGTACCCGTTTCTCAAACTCTTGCAGGCTTGGCTTAGTACCTCGAGCTAAACACATTTTAACACCTTCCCTAAAGCCTGCTCGCCACGCTTGATACGGAGTTGCGTTTGGATATGTTGTGCTGTAACAATCGTTCATACTCCAATAGCGTGGATCAAAACAAAACTCAACAGCGGTATCATCGTCACCGTTACTTGCTTCGTGAGTACGCATATTGTTGACAAAGTCTTTAGTCCAACAACTCATGCCGCCATTGCCGTACATTAGTCCGTTTATTTCGTTACGTGCTTTCCAGCGAAATACCACGTCACTGTTTGTGTTATCAAGTTGTAATTGTAAATTGAAAAATGCAGGATCGGGTATATTATCGCCATCGATAAGAATGAATCTATCTGTATCCGATATCGCTGCGGCGGCTTTGTGCGCAGCGTCACTACCTTTGACTCCATCTACACGTTTGGCCCACGGTACCATATTTTGTATCTTAATCCAATTTTGCTCTTTGTTTGGCTCATCGTATGTTAGCATCACACAATCTAAATCTGCAATATCAATTAGTGGCATAGTATTCAATCTCGTTATAAGTATCAGTTGGTTCTAATATTAATCCTGCGTGTTTCTTTACTACAGCATAACCCTCAGAGCTACTGATTAATTGTACATGATAACCGGGATTGTTGTCAATCTTTTTTAGTTTACCATCTTTAATTGTGTAGCAGAAGTAGTTGTCATATTCATCTTTGCTAACAACAATATACGTTGTATCGGATGGGTGATTTATCATTGTACACATCGTAATATGCCCATCTTCATAGTGTATTCTGTATTCTTTGACTTCTTCCACAGTGGGTTGCAACATTGCAAATGCTTCAGCTAATGTATCATTTGAGTTCATCTTCATATTCCTTAACTAAAGCATCTGTTATCCAACTCTTTTCATGATAGTGAATGGGATGATATTGATTTGTATTTGCTATACGTATCATCGGTAAATCTGTTTCGCACATTACTAATTCGGGCCATGGCGTACTTGTCCACTTGTTAATAGCAGGTTTCATATGTACAAAGTTAATAAAATCTGCGCTGGGCAATGTACAATTTTCTATGCCCAAGATCTTTGCCGCTAGTGCATACACTACATCAGTAGTCGGATTATTATCGCGACAGTTAAGTAATACCTTATCGCGAATGTGCGCCCAGTTTCTAAATAGTTGTTCTGCTAGTGTAAAAAATTGGGTTGCTTCGCGTGTGTATCTAAAATACATTAGTCCATTGTAGGTGTCGGGCAATTCATTATCGTCAAACAACTTTCTGTATTCACGTGATCGACTTAACTCTTGTTTATAATCTCTATAGCCAGTGCTTAATACAATGTTCTTTAATCTAAAAGCGGTCCACCAGTGTGCAATACTTCTAGTGAATACAATATCACTTTCAAGTTTAATTGTTTCTTTGAATGGTGTGAGATAAAATGCTTGCCATTCGTTACTTAACTTCCAAGCTTCGTCTACGGCTAAGTCATTCTCAATTGTAATTACATAATCAAACACTCGACGATGCTGTTCGGTTACTCGCGCTAGTGTATTCTTATCAACTGCAACTGCGTATAAGCTATTGGGCATTGTAAGTTTAATGCTCATTGCCTGCACGTAAGCAAGACGCAAATAATCGACATCTGCGGTGTTTTGCGCAATTGTCATAAAGCCTTGCTGTGCTTGATGGGGTGTTATTCGCATAAGGTATCTACCAATTTATCAAAGTCGGCACTTAATAAGTAATCTTTATCCATTATGTGTACGTTTTGCAGGGCAATGACATGTGCTATATTTTCTTCACGTATAATCATCTTTTCACCTGTTATTTCGATGTTTTTGACTAGTTTATCTATGGTTAGCATAGTAAAAGGGATACTTTGTGATAGGTCAGTAGTGTAACCACTAATAATATTGTTAGCAATTGCAAATGCGTAATCATTGCGAAAGTTGCGTTCTCTAATGTGATACAACTTTTGATAATAAGCATAGTTACGTTCAATTCTGCCTACTAAGTCAAACAATGCTTTCGTTTTATCAGTGCGCTTAAATGTTATAGCAGTTGCCCACACATAATCTAAACTCATTTGCCCCATGTTGCCCGACATTGACATTGTAGGACTTTGATTGTGATGCATTAACTTGTAATCAATTGTAGTGTCAAGTATGTTTAATAAACTCGTATCAAATTGTAAATAATCGCTATCAAGTAATATAGTTTCATCATACGGACTAAGTTCATACGCACGATATCTACCACCGTTCTTCCATTGTGTTCCACCTGCGTGACCTGTTCTAAAGTTTTTAGCAGATGTAACGCCAGTATCTGTTATAATAGTAGTTGGTAGATTTAATGTGTGCTCAATCAGTCGTGCGGCTTGCTCAGCGATTTTAATGTAATCAACTGTATCTGTGTTAACAGCAAATAATATTACGCCCTTAGACTTTTCTTGCACGTTTAAGTTCTTCGTGTTGTATATGCCACAAGTTCATTGCCTGCTGATAGTGTTGTGTGCATATATCTAAAAATTCCGATCGTTGCACAAAGATTGGGTTCTCGTACGTATCTTCTAAGTATAGCGCAACACTGGGCCATGTTGAGAGAAACGCAATAAGCTCTGGTGTTACCTTAAAGAGCCCATTGTTATATGGTACGTGCAGATCTGTTTGCACTTTCTCTTTAAGTATACGTTTGTTTGTTTGATAATCCGTTGCTTGTTTAATTTGAGCAACTAGTTGATTGATTTCTGTTGTCATAATAGTAATTAGCCATAAAAATAGGTAAGTGTTTATTCTTACCTATAGTGTACTACATTTATACGAGTATGTCAACTATTATGCAACTACCGGAGTGCCCCATTGAGATACCAAATATGTTGTTTCTGGGTAAACAATATCAACTCGATGATTAAGTGTTACACTTAACACTGCGTTAAGAGCATGAGTTGGTGCGTTTAAATATAAGTTAAAAGAAACTACTGCACCTTTATCACCATGCGCCGATACATTTTGCGCACTTGATAGCATTTGAATTTGTGCGTAATCCGTAGTATATGCGGCAGTTGTACTTGTAACTTGTATAAGAGACACTGCGCCCGTTGTAAGTCCTTGATACCCAATTGTAGTCGAATTAGTATTAAGCGTACCCCCTGTGCCAGTACGTCCGCCATTTGATGCGTTACGGAATGCGGTCATACCACCGACATTAGTTACTAGTAATGTAGATACATCGACGCTACGTGCAGTAGCATTATTAGTCGATGATATTATAACAAGATTCAATTGCCCGCCTGCATTAAAAAAGTAACGTGCAGCATCACCACTGGCAAATGTTACTGTTCTAGTGGCAAATACTGCGGCATACGCCACACCTGTTGCTGCCGAAATTACTGGGGAAAATGTAGCACCAGTAGTAGTTGCGCCTTGTGCAGTAAATGTTGAACTGTTGGTGTTAATTGTTGTAACTGCGGTATTTAATGCGGCGCTATATGTAGCGGTTGCGCCAGATGTAAGGGTTGGTACGGAGATAGCAGCGGCAGCCCCACTCTGATGTTGTACACATACATTAAGTGCTGTTAATAATCCGCTCCATTGTGTTGCTGTTACAATGCCTGCAGCCGATATAGTATTGAGATTAGTAACTACTTGCCCATAGCCAACTGCTCCGGAACCAACACCGAGTACGTAGGCAATATTAACTGGCGAGGTAGTATAAGTGCCCTGTGTACCACCCCATGCTAATGCATTAAAATCGGCTGCTTGAATTGTTCCAGTTGATGCGTATGACATTTTCTATTAATTCCTTTACTGCAATATAATAATTACTTATCTTCAATGCATTGCATTCATAAAAATAGGTAAGTGTTTATTCTTACCTATAGTGTACTACATTTATATTAGTATGTCAACTATTATGTAATTGACACTGTACCCCATGAGTTAGTTGTTAAGTAGGTTGATTCTGGATAAACAACATCAATCTGGAAGTTTAACGTAGCATTAATTGTGTCGTCCCATGCATGATCGGCAACTACATAGCCCAATCTAAAAGCAACACCATATCCAGCTGCACCGTTAGTAGTGTCGGGATTGAAGCCATAAACTTGTAAATATGAATAATTGGCAGTATATGCCGCAGTAGTGTCAGTTACTTGTACTAGTGTATTTGCCACGCCTTGTACATTATTTCTATATCCATATGCTGTATTATTTGTATTCTGTGTAAGGCCAGTACCGCTGCGCCCAGCATTTGTTGTTTGACGAAATTGTGTTATTCCGCCGACTGCATTAATTACACGTACAAAACTTTGGCTTGACAAAGATCCATTAAGATCAGTTGCAGAAACGCGAACATTTAAATAGCCGCCTGCATTAAAGAAGTAACGTGCAGCTTGTGCACCTGATGAAAAAGTCGCAAAGTGATCAGTATATGAGTTTACCCCTGTTGTACTACCGGCACCTATGTTTGTAGTTGCAAGCGAACCAGTAGTTGTAGCACCTTGCGCTGTATATAATGCAGAATTTGTGTTAATTGTTGTTACAGCCGTTGCCACTGTACTAAAGTAAGTAATTTTATTACCAGCAGTAATAGTCGGGCTCACTGTTAATTGTGCGCCTGCGCCACTTTGATGACCCAACGCAGCATTTAATGTTGTTAACAACCCGCTCCACTGTACCGCAGTAACAGTACCTGCTGCTGCAACTGTGTTAATGGCAGTAACAGACTGGCCGTAGCCCACTGCGCCAGAACCAACTCCCATAACATAAGCAATGTTAGTTGGGCTTGCTGTGTAAGTACCTTGTGTACCACCCCATGCTAAGTTATTATAATCCGTTGCTTGTATTAAGCCAGCTGATGCGTATGACATATTTGTTATCCTTAACTATTTAATTTAACTATTGCTTCAACAGTGCCTTCGCCCATTGATGTTTTATTTTCTAACGCACGACCAATAACATTAAATGCTGTCATTTCGCTACGTGTTGCAGCTCGAGCTAAACCACGACCTGCACTTACTAACCTATCACCCTTTTTAACAGTACCAATTACACGAACTGGCACACGACCATTGACTGCAACTGGTGGGTGAGTAACATCGTTACCTGCTCCACCGTTCATTAAGAAGCCTGCTTTCATACTTATCACTCCAAACACTGCCTCGCTTAAATCCTGAACCACGGCAGTGATTTCTTTAAGTCCGCCAAGTTCAACAACTGTTCCTGGTGTATATGATGCGTCTGATTCAAAGCGTTCCGCTAAGTCAGCGTATAATGAAGTAGTCGATGTACCAATTAAGTTACCGTAGAATGTAGAAGCAATTGCGTTAACTGCATATACGTTAGCAAATTTAGTACCAGTTGCACCAATGTTAATTGTATTTGGGCTGTTTGGTAAGATTGTGTTTGATGCAATAGTAATACCTTGATTTAATGTATAACCAGTTACTGTTAAGTTACCAGTAACACTTGCTGTACCTTGTGTAATAAAATTACCCGGTAATGTAACTGCTGAAGTAGTACCGTTAATACCAATTGCTTTAGTACTAACCCCACCCATCTTAACCCATAAGTTCAAGTCGCCGTTATTGAAACTGTTAGTTAAACTAACTGCTCCGCCAGTAGAAACAATAGTTAAATCACTACTTACTACCAATCCACCATTTACTGAAAGTTGATAGTTAGTACTTGTATTTTGATCATTACGTAAGTACGAACCGCCAGTAACACCATTGACTGTTAGTGCGTTACTTGCATCGCCTGTAAATTGTGCGCCAGTAAGTGTACTTGAACTAATTAAGTTCATACCAGGTTTAACTGTTGTAAATCCTGCAATTGATGTTTGTGGAGTAAATGTACTATCTTTACTTAGAATAGCAATTACGCTATTTGAAATATAAAATTTAACAACAACGTGACTAATTGAACTACTATCTAAAATAGTTTCAACTACTGCACCACTTGTTCCCGATGTTGCAGTGTATGATGGGCCAATTGTTACCCACGCACTACCGCTCCATACTTTAAGTTGAGCATTATTAGTGTCCCACCATAAGTCACCAGTCACTGGGCTAGTCGGCGAACTGCTAGAAGCAGCAGAACTACTAATTGGTTTCCATCCTGCAGAACCACCAGCATAAACTTTCAATACATTATTAGTACTATCGTACCAAAGTTGACCAGTTAATGCAGCACTTGGTGCAGTTGTATTAGAAAAGTTTTCAAGCAACTTAATATAGTTTTCATTTAAGAAAATACCATAACCTGCATAGTTTTTACCGATTAAAGTTAAACTAGTTGTTGTGGAATTGACTGTTCCGTCTGCTATAGTTGCGAGTGTAACACCTGCTGTTGTAGTTATTGTATATGACATTATTATTACCTATTATATGTTATTTATCTGCATTAAGCCGTACGTTGAAACCAAAAGTCGCCATCATGTGAACCGCTATCGTTAACACCTGCTTGCGGAGCATCGACACTAACAATCTTAGCACTACCACCCCACCATTGTCCTGCTGTTCCTACATATTCAGTTGTTGCTACCGCAGCATTGCCTGCACTTGTATAATCTTGTGATTGTGTCACTGCTACTGCGCCATTTCTTAAATTTAAACCGCTTGCACTTGCAGTTGCAACACTAGTGCCATCAATTACTAAATTGGCACTACCTGTATCTACATCAAGTATTTCCAAATAGCTGTTGCCTTGGTATATTTTATTCTTTAAGAATCCAGAGTTATTAACTACGTATTCTGTTGTTGCTACTGTAGTATTAACTGTGCCAGCAAGTTGTGTTGGTGCTGTTAAATCGCCTGAGTAAGAACCAGTGCCAATAACATTCAATGCACCAGTTACTGTCGCACCGGCACCTAGTAATAAGCCGCCCGATAGCGTCGCACTTAAAAGCGAAGCAGTACCAGTTGCGCCATCAATACCAAATGCCAATGTATTAACTCCACCTACTGCCGCATAAAAGTTAATATCGCCATTTGTAATATTATTTTTAACACTAACATCGCCTGCTGTGGTTGTTGTAATTTGTAAGTTACTAGTAAGTCCGACAGTAATGCCACCGTTATTAACAATAGCAAGTGTACCTGTACTACTATTGTTAATATCTGTACGTAAGTAGTTAGTTGCAATAACGCCACCTAAGTAACTAGCATTGTTAGCAGTACCCCAAAACGTTTCGCCTGAATGTATGTTATAGCCTGTTTGAATAGTTGCGTAGCCAGCAATCGGAGTAAGTGGAGTAAATTCACTGTCTTGACTGATAATGCCAGAACGTGTTCCACCTACGTACATTGAGACAACATCATGCATAGCTGTCGTTGTATCTTCAATTCGTTCCCAAATTGCGCCTGCCTTGCCATATACTTTGCTCCATGTTGGACCAACTAATTGCCAACCAGCAAGTGCATATGGTGTAGTACCATCGTATACGTACAATTGATTAGCATAAGTATCCCACCAAATGTCGCCAGCAATTGTAGTTACTGGGGCACCAAGTGTACTGCTATTTTGTGCAGTTGCACTACTGATGATTTTAAAATATGTGCCGGTATATACTTTCAATAAACTATCGGCTGTATCCCACCATAATTGTCCGCTCAGTGGATTACTTGGGGAAATGTCATACGCAAAGTTTTCAGTTAGTTTAACTAAGTCATCAGTCATTATCTGACCGTAGTTACTATAGTTACGACCAACTAATGTTAAACTAGTATGCGACGTATCCACTGTACCATCTAAAATAGTACCAAGTGTTGTTCCGTTTGTTTTTCTTATTATATACGACATTGTCTTTTCCTAGTTATACTGTAGTGCTTAAATTAGTCAGTGTTTGTATGCGCACTGTGTAATCAATTTGTATTAGTCTGTTTAGCGATTTTTGCACTGGGCTAAAAATCACGTGTGTTAGTAGTTTACCGAGTCCTTCGCCTGATGCATTAAATCCTTTTAAACCCAATTCGTCAAATACAAATTGTCCGTTTAAGTCTTGACTGTTATCAAACACTGCTTGCCCATTTGGTTCGCCATAGTCTAATAGACAGCTTATAATAATATCACTATAAATTTGTCCCGGTACGTGGGTAATTGAAATTTTATTTCTTAGTGGGTCGCCGTTTGCAGCATTAGTATCATCTACAATTTTGTAGTATTGCGGACTATATAAATCAGCATTTTGTACGTTTGTGTTTGTTGGCAAGTATGTAATAACACCAGTTGGATCAACTGTAGTTCCGCCATTACCAAAATGCATCTCAGTAATAAAATTATTACCTTTGTTGCCTAAACTTGTAGCAATTGCTTCACTCATATTTTCATAATGAATGGCATTGCGTTTGTTTACAAACACTTCTTTAGTCTCAGGGTCAAATATTTTAATATGCCCTTGCACACTGATTCCGCCGCGTTCATCGGGTTGTTTAGCTGGCTGTGGTTTAATTATTGATTCTTGCATTTTTTTATCCATATACTTATTTATTTCATTCCTTTACGACTACTAACAGTTATAGTATTTACCGTATATTTAAGGTGCAATTAATGTAGCTGTACTATTTTTTAAGAATAATACTTGCGGTGTTATTGCTCCATTAAATCCAGTTCCGTCTGTTGCTGTTGTTGCACCATGATTTTGCCATACATTTGCAGTAATTAGCGTTACATTTGCAGCAATAGTTACTGTACCCGCAGTGCCAACTAATCCAGCTTTTGTCATACTTAATGGATATACATTTCCTGTACTTGTTCCATTAATTATCAACGCAGATCCAACCGTTGGGTTAGTAGTTATAGTTACTGGGTATACTCTGCTATCAACTCCGTTAATTGCAATGTTTCCAGCGCCAGTTACTAATTTAGCCATACTATTATAGCTTACTGCTATAGTATTAATAGTTGCACTATCACGGGTTACATATAAGTTAGCGCCAGTTAATCCCTGGGTTACGATATCACCAGTTACCACAGTAACATTGCCACTTAATTTTACATCATTTTCTAAATATCTAAATGGGTTCGTAGAATTTGATGTAACTAATACTATATTAGTTGATGTGTTGACACTAGATATTGTTGCGCTTGCACCTAATATTGATTGTGTAATAACATCACCGATATTAGCAGTAATTCTGCTTGATAAATCAAGATAATATGACACAGTATCAGTGACCGAATATGTTGTAGTGCCTAATGTCATTGTACTGTTAGCAGTTGCATTCGGAACAAGTTGTGACGTACTTGCATCAACTACACGCAATCCACTTACATGCATTAATGGAGTACTTGTTCCTTGTGTACCGCGACGTATTTGCCCTAATGTATTCGCAATTAAATTAATTGTGTAATATGTTATTCGTTCACCATTGATAAACACTACGCCCGGAGTTGCACCAGCAAGATTAGGCACAGACAATAGACTTGCATTAGTTACAATAATAGTTGTATCACCAATATGCAAATTAGCCGCAAGTGTTGTCGAATGTGCAGTCGCAATACGTAAATAACTTTCTTCACGCATCATGTTACTAAACATTCTGTATCCGATTACATCAACATTGCCATTGATTTTAGTATATACTTGCATATCTAATGTATCAAATACAATGCCCGGGACTAATTCTTCTGGAGCATGACTTGAATATGTATCAACATACGCACCACCAACAACATCAATATCTTCTGCACGTGTGCCAAGAGCTAAATCGGTGTAATTGCTTTGTATCAATGAATCAACTGTTGCGTCAGATAACATCGGCAAGCCATCTGCAGCATATTGAATGTTGTCAAACATACCATTATCAAATGGTGTTGCACCACTAAAGCCCGGAGCTTGTTCAAAACCAAGTCCTTGTACTTGTACACCCGGATAATCAATACCACGCAATAATTGTTTTAAATCTCTTGCTGGCATAGTTGCACCTGGTTCGTAGTAGCCAGTGATACGATCATTTGCATTAGTAAAGTTCGATGCATTATAAACAGTATAATCATTCGAAATAAACGTAGAACCAGTTGTTATATTTGCATTAACTGTAAACGCTTGACGTTTTGCTCCGGCCAATGTACCGATATGAGTTATGATATCACCAGCAGTGTAAGATGTGTTTGCTGCCCATTCTTTAACTGAACTAGTGTAACTAATTCTATCAAATTTCAGTGTTGTATCAAAGCTTCTAACTTGATTATTTTTAAGTACAGCATACGCAGTTGCTGGTGTTGTATTACTACCATTAAGAACTACTGTTGGCGTTGTATAATATCCACTACCATTTTTAATCATATCAATTCTAATCACTGCACCGGTATCATAGTTAATAATTGCACGTGCTGTTGCACCAGTACCAACACCAACGATAGTAACAATTGGTTCAGCAGTATAACCACTACCTGCATTTTCAACTAAAATACTCTCAACACGATGATTTCTATTTGCATACCATTGATCGTATGGTGCAGTTTGCCATAGTGCTTCATCTTTGGCAACTTGCTCACCACTCGGACTACGGAATACTTTCATATCTGTATCATAATATGCTGGTAAATCAAAGTCAGTTACGCTACCAGCAAATTCATCTGTACTATTATAGCTAATTAAATATTCACGCAATTTAGTTGCGTACGGTTTAACTTCTGTAATATAGTCTTGATAATAAGTTTGATTATCCTTAATATAGTTAGGGTATTGTACTAATGAACGCAATTGATGTATTACACTAATGAAACTAGTTTTAAATATCCAATCAACATATTTTTGTTCATTGAATAGATAGTTAACCATTACAAAGAATAGTTTATTAAATTCGGCAGCTAGCTCGCCGATGAATATATCTTCTCTGAGTGCAGTAAGAATCGAACGTATTTCAATATTTGGGTTTTGGTCGAATCTCTTAGACGAAAATCCTTGATTGCCAAATCCTAATTCATTATCAGCAAAATTGCCAATTGATGTATCTAGTTGCACAGTTCCGTTTTGTATTCCAACAACACTAAAACTAAGATTACTGTTTACAACAATTAAACTCCAGCCATGACTCCCGCCATTGCTTACTCTGACAAGTATTTCGTTGCCCGGAGCAACTGATAATTTTAATGCATCAACTAGTGTAGGTACAACATATGTAATTTGATCAGCGATGCTATATCCCGCTGCATACCAATCAACATAATGCCAGTATAAATTAGTTTTGTAACTTTGTACTCTACTAATTTCCCATGTTTTGCTCATTGATAATTCGTACACTACCCATAAATTATCTTGTGTAGTATCTTGATCTACTAATACTTTATAACCTGTAGCCAATGTTACTGTATCGATATATGCTAGCTCTGCATCTGTTGCAATTTTTTGGTCGTATTCACCAAGTTTAGCACTAGGTTGTGGCTCTGATGAATTTAACATAGTTAAATCATATTCACGTGCAATAGGCTTAGTTATTAATACACTGTTAACATAATCCACTAAATTAGTTAATGCAGGCATTCTGTCAGAGAATACTGATTGACGTGGTCTAGTCCCTAGTCCAAATCTATCAGCTAAACTAAGTGTTGGGTCTGGCACCACTGCACCCATTATATCAACTCCAGCCAAACTATCAATTAATTTATTGATAATTTTAGGAGATATTATACTATCTGCATTGCCTTTTTGTACCAATTCATATTCACTATGAATAATATTAGTATTCTTAATTGTATTGTAGTCAAGATGCAATATAGTATTTTGCGAAGATAGATACGGACTCACATTGTATACCGCAAGTGCATTGTCCTGTATAATCGCTGCGTATGGTATGCCTTGATTTTTAGGATTAGCAATTATATCTTGTACAGCAACAATAGGTAATTTTCTAGTAGAATTATTAGGATCTACTGTTGTTTTATTTTTAACCCAATAGTAGTACTTGATACTAATAATATTAGTAACTGGATCTACAAAAACAAGTTCAACATACGCACTATTATCTGCATATTTTGGTATGCCATCTGCACCACTAGCAACATACGCACTTGGTAATACAGTGCTTTCTACCCACTCCAATACTTCAACAGTTGAGCCCGGGAATAAACGACCCCAGTTAATACTGCGATATGTTAATGTATCTTGCTCATAATCAATATAGCTAAGTTGTGTTAAATCCCACCACACGTTACCAAGTTGATTACTACTCCAATATATGCTGTTGTTTAAACTTACTGCACTATTAGTACCGCGATTATATACTGCTGGGTCAAATCCAGTTTTGTATGATATTTCTTGATCTGCACGTCCAAGTATTTTACCTTTTGCTGGATCGATAAATTCCAATGAAGATAAAATAGTATTTGATAAATTGCTGTATACGTATATTCTGTTAATAGCTTCTACATCTACGGTTGGTTGTTGATATCTAATTAAATTCCATCCACGTGTATGTAATGGGTTTTCAAATAGATATACAGACCCTGCATCAGTAAGTATAGTATCGTCACTTGGTGCACTTGCTATTATATAACCACCAACAACATCAATTGCACTACCAAATTTGTCGCCTATGTTTAAATCACCGGTATTAAGTTGTTGACAGAATGCATAACGACCCGGATGAGTAAACGCATCGCGTGGGTCATCGTATAATTCATAAATGTATACGCTACCACTACCAACAATACTATCAAATAAACTAGTAGAATTATTATCAAATGTTGTTGCATCAGTATCTATAATTGTATATGTACGTGTTGTACCGCGTTCACTTGATATTACAAGCATATATGCATTTGATGCTAATATTACTTTGCTGCCAAAGTATTCGCCTGGGGTATGATATGGGTTAACAATAATCTGCATCTCAGCAAATATTTTCATGCCTGCAGCAGCGTAAACACCAGTTGCTCCAGATGGTTGTCCAGATAAAATACGCAATCTATTTTTAGCAACTGTCTTATCACTTAATAATAGTAAGTAGCCATTTTCATTTGCAGCAGTTACACCAAGCAAGTTAGCAGCGTTGATATCATATACTAACGAATCCAATGATGACATTAATACCGGCGCCAATGTAATTGGGTCTATATGATCGACATGCAATGGTTGTACTTCGATAGAGAAGTTATCTAAACGAATTGTATTGCCCGGAGTAAACACTGGGTTGTGTACGTAACCAATATTTGTACCGTATAATCTTCCTCTATTATGGAATTTAAATACTGCTCCGGTATTGTACGCTGTTCCACTATTATAATACGGAGCACCCACATAAATTGCACAATTATTAGAACAGATAGTTAGTGCTGTACCAAATTGTGCTTGCGCAACTGGTGCATCACCAGTTAATACTTCAAGTAAATTAAATTGATTTACTTCAACAAATATTATTTGCCCAACTGCTGGCGGAGTAATGAATCGAATTGTATTTGTTCCAACCACAAAATAATCAGTTGTTTCAATATTATCGATTGTTACTCTATGTACTGGCCCGATATTACTATCAGTGATATAATCCGAAGTACCAGTACTATTAAATGCTTCAATTACTCTATCGTAAACATAAACAGCACCTGCATTAGTTAATCCGTTACTTGAATCAAGCGGAGCACCAACGCCAAGTTGCGCACCGTCCCAGCTTGCATCTAACGCACTACCAAAGTTACTACTAGCATTACCTGTTAATGTAGTTACTCGTGTGTAGTATGGTTGTTGAACAATAGAAATATCATTTTGTACAATATTTGCCGCAAATGTAACCACGTTGCCCAACACGGTGTAATCGATGTTTGGGATATATGTTTTATTAGACGTTGTAATTAACAATGAGTTTGCATCATCGGCAACGTCCGGTGTGAATACTGTGTTAAGTGTGTTAGTTATAGATAACGAGCTCGATGCTAGTGCATATTTTGTTGAATCAATTCCATCAACTAAAATAGTAGCAGTAATATTACCAACAATAATGTTTGTTAAGCTGCTAACTTTAAGTGCGGCCCAATTAGTAACAGATTCTAATAGTACCACACTAGCATCCGACGATGTTTGCGTAATAATCGCACCAGCATTGGCAGTAATGTTACCACTTAGTGTTAGTATGGTTTGATCGTTAACTGATATAATTGTTTGTTGTTTAGAAACAAATTTATTCAAGCCGTAAACATAAACTTTATTATTACCCGGTGCGCCGATATATAACCATGTTCCGTGCTCGTCAAACGCAATACTTGAACCAAATCTGTCGCCTGATACTATGTTGCCTACAATGACCTGCGCTCTATTAAAGCTAGTTGTTGCTACTGGGTTGCTATAAACATAAACATAACCAGTATTACTATTTCCACCCGGTGCACCAACTGCTAATAAATTAGTTGCAAAATCTATACTATGTCCGTACTCTCGTGTGTTTGCCGCATCCGGAGATATAGTAAATTGTTGGGTGAATTCGCCAGTGTGTCCTTTGGCAAATGTACTTACTGTTCCTGTTGATGCAGATAGCGGCGTACCTGTAGCTGCAATTAACCCATCTGCGCTCATTCTTACACTAGTTCCGAATCCATCATTTGCAGTATATTCAGTTTGACCTTTAATTAAACTTTGTTTAATATTCCATGGGTGTGTCTTTTCATATACTTTCCATGTGTTAGTCGGAGTCTCCGCAGGTTGCCCCTGACCGATAGTTGTAGCGGCATCGTCGTCGATCCATATCTTTTCACCTACATGCCATCCGTGTGGTGGAAGATAATTACGTGAATCTTCCATATACGTAAAGCGTAAGCTATCAAGTGAAAACAATAATCCGTTACCAGAGATTGTATCTAATTTTGATGTGTTGCCTGTGTACTTAACTAATATATTGTTAAGATCGACTACTGTATCGACTTGATAGAAGCCATCAAATGCAGCATTAAAGTTGCGAGTCATAAACACATCACCAACAACAAATGCATGCGGTAATGCTGTTGTAAATGTTATATAGCCACCAAGCGAGTTAGAAACTAATATAGTTTGATTATTGGTTTCAGTTATTCTGTATATATTCCATTGTTGTGCAAAGTCTCTTGCGCACCAGATAGTATACCCACTGCCCATTGTACTTAATCTATCATCTAAGTTTACAAAATTAGCAAGGTCGAATATAGTAGTATTAACATCGTCGATGTTTACATATCCTGCTCCGGGAATGTCATTGCTGTAATCACTATTATCATTTCTGTTTAATGCAATCTTGCCATTAAATTGCTCAGTTGATTTATACAATTGCGACTTATTAAATATTGTAACTCCGTTGCCGTCAATACTGTCTGCACCAGCGACAAATTGTGCTGTGGCAGGGTTAACACCAAATGCTTTTTCATCAAGTGCAATTTCTAAATACGGATTAGTGTCTAATGCACCATACTCGCCTACGCGAATTGCCCACTCTTCGTAAAATGTAATTGCACTGTTTAAATTATTAAATTCTGCACTAGTTAATTGATTAATTGCATTTGCAGAACCTTTTTGCTTAATAAAGCCTTTATATAATTCAATTTGTGTTGTATCACTTAGTCCGAGATCTGCTAAGTATTGGCGCGGTTTAAAGCCAATTAAACCATGACTGTATTTGATTTGATCTGCATCTTTAAAGTTTGTATACGAATCATAGTACGCTTGAGATTTAGTTGCAATCGTAGCAAAGTTTGGCAACAAGCCTTTTTTAAGTTCACTTGCAGCAATTGTTTTCCAATATGCAAATACAAATTCAATCGATGCTACAACATTCTGTAACGCAACATAATATTGATTTTTATATTGTACTAAGTCGCCTTTTAAGTAATCTTTACTACCGACCCACGCCGGCACATTACCAGAATTATACATAAAGCCCGGTGCACTTAAACTACCATCCCAGTCTGCTGTTTTTTGTCCAATTAGTTTTAATCTAAATTGTCTATTACCTAGCTCTGGTTTGTAGATAATGTCGTTAAACACTGTTGTATTATCAAATACTAATACGTGTTCGTATTGTACTAAGTTTAGTTCAGCATAACCAACAACTGCATCGTTAGTTAGTGTTAGTTTAAATGCGGTTGGGCTACGTAATACATTATAATTTACGTTCTTAACTAAGTTAAAGTTTTGATCTAATACTTTTGAACCGTATTGTGTATCTGTGATACCGTCTGTAATTGCACCAATGGTAATAGCATTTAATACATTAGCAACTGGGCTCAATACAATAATACTACCTGTTGCCCAACCTTGTTGTGCCCAGAATAAAAATTCTTTAGCTGATAGTTTAAAGTTACGTAGTTCATTTAATGTTTCGTCCGTGTCATTAAATGTAAAGCCTTGTGCAACTAAATGTCTTTCGTAGCTAATTAAGAAATCAGCTATTTGTTGTAGACTATTAAATTCATAACCATATGATACTGTTAGTTTTAAGTTTTGATAATCCTTGAATACAGTTACTGATTGATCTAATACAGTAATTTTGTATCCATTTGAATTAACAACACTAGGAATAATAGTGAAGTACGGGTTGGCTAAGTTATATCCACGTACACTATAGCCATTACTAGTTTTTTCAATAATAACACTACTATATACTATTTTTTGTACAGGCGTCGATTTATACAAATGTACATTATAGTTTTCATTTGGAATAATAATGCTGTCATTTGTGCTTGTTGGTGAGCTTTGTTCTGCTAATACTTGCAGATATTTTTGATCACTGAACCCAGCCATTTTATATGCAAGATTAACTTGATAATTTTTCAGTAGCGGAGTAATAACAGTAGACGGATTAATGCCTTGACTAACTAAGTAATCTGCAATCCAATTTATATAGCCCGCTGTTCTAACTAATGTACCAGATGATGCGTCGCCATTAAACGTCAATGACGTTTGCTTAATATGATCATTTGTGTCAGTTAGATATTGATTTAATACATAATTTCTTGTATAGCGTGAGTTATCCATTAACAAGCCAAAGTATCTGGCTGGTTTGGCTAAGGCAAGGGCTTGCTGTGCCGCAAATGCATAGTCACTACTATTACGCCATGCTGTTTCAACCGGCCCAAAATTCCCCATTGCCCATGCTGTTGCGGCACGAGATGAAGTAAAGTTTGCTGTCATAATTGCAGCAGGGCTTAATAAAAAGCCATTTACATCTACAGGAATAACAGTAGACAAACCAGGACGTGCAAAGTTAGTATCTACACCCACACGTATTCCGCTTCGGACCATTCCTGCTTCTAAGTCATCCCATAGTAATTTATTTCCACCAGTATATGGCGCAGGGCCGTATTCAGCTTCCCACCATAACGGCATCGCAGTAAAGCCTAGCATTTCCCACGGTGATGTATGCGGGCGAATTGTATCGTAATAATATTCATAACATGCCTTCCAACTGCCCGGCAATGCTTCGCCATCTAGTCTATCAACGAAACGACTATAGTTCCATGTAAACGGATCATTGCTTTGGAATGTATCGTTTACTGTATAATCAATTTTGTTATTGCCAATCCATATAAGAAAGCTCTTAGATATTAATTGATTCGCTTCAGCAAGTGAGTAATAACTATTTCTAAATTTGCCCGGAACAATTTCAAAGATATCTTGGTAACTACCGACATCCGGTAATTTAATATTGTTGTATATACGTTTTTCTAATTCCAGTAAGAAACTATCTCTATAATCTTCAAACGCTGGTGTTATACTACCATCATGTCCACGTATAACATTAATCGGTGTGCGATAGGTATCATCTAAAAAGATTTCTGGGATATAGCGTGGGAACAATCCTAGTTTAGTAGGAGTTTCTGGAATATAACATCCGTTTGTGTCTTGATATTCCACAAATTTAACAACGTCGCCTACTAGCAAAATAACTGCGTCAGTGAATGTTATCCCTGGACGAGTGGTATCAAAGGTATAATCATTGATGGCTATTAATTGCACATCATTTAAGTAAACAAGTACAGCTAAGTTACTTAATATATATGTGTCAAATACATTAGTGATTTCATATGATCGAACTAACGGATCAAATATTGAATAGGTAACTGTGTTTTGCAATGTGCCAAACGGAACCATGTCACTATAATACCATGGAAATGATTTATTTTTAATTTTGTTAATTTCAGTTATAATTAAATCAACACTTGCTATCGGGTCAGTTGGTTGTATGCCAGTTAATGTCGCACTTAATTCTAAGAATTTATTTTTAAATCTTGCGTATTCTTGTTGTGCATAACGTGTTGCATCAATAAAGTTTGTGCTATCATTTAATAGAAATAATGCGGCATTAGATACAGGAGCGGCATGTTGTAGTATGTTTCCACCTTGCGCTGTAATCTCAATATCTCGAAGATTACTTTGTCCTAGTATATCACCCGCCACTTCTGTACTGTTTTGACTTAGTGCAACTAAGTGATTTCTAATTTGCCCAAGTGTCAATGATGTTAAGTCAATATTTTGTGCATTTAAATCTAAGTTAGTAGGGACTTGATATTGACCCAATTTACTTACTTCGTAACTGTATACTAAAATATCAATTTTATCACTAAGTGCAGGCGCAGTTACTAATGTCAATGCTCCGTTACTAATAGACCATTGTGTTGTTTTTAAATATGTATTATTTTTATAAACTTTAACGTGTGGAATAGTTGTTTCTGGTGCAATAGCAACATCAATCTTAAATGGACTGTTAATACCATCATAGATGTAAGTGATTAATTGATATTGAGTAGTTGGCTCAACTACGGTTGCCCAGTTATTGCGTGGCGCAAGTGTATATCTGTCTACTATTTTTTGTACAAAACCCGTTGCAACTGCTGGAGTATGTGTTACTTGATCGACTACGTAATTATACGTATCGGCATCAAAATAGTTAGAAAATTCAATGTCGCCTTGCGCTTGAAATGTTCTGTATTTTAATGGGAATTTAAGTACTGTATCTACTACTGTACTTGTACTTGTTCTGTTATACCCAAATAGTTTAGTACCGGCAAAAGTACTACGTGGGTAAGTTGCAAAACTAGTACCCGCTAAGTCAAGTACATCAAACAACGGGTCTTGCTGTAATGCTATTTTTTGTTGACTTTCTAACCACTGTGCGCCATCGTACCACCATTGTGTTCCTTTGTAGGCACCTTCAGTTACAACTACAGTATCATAAATTTCAATAGCACTATCGGCGGCTAAGTTTAAATTTACATATATAGGACCAGACGGAGTACCATTGATATCAACCGCTGTTTGTACTAAACTAAGCACGTAAATTTTATTGCGTACTAGTGGGTCTATATCATTGGCAAATATTACTCTCATACCATCAACTAGAGTAACACCAAATGCAACTGTTAACACTTGTCCTTCTAATTCATTAAATGCATCGCGTGTTGTTGTATCAAGTATAGTAATTGGTGTTTTGCCAATTCTGCCTGCATTAAATAATTGTATGTCTGCTTCGAACTGTACAATCGGACGTTGAGCACGATGAGTTTGATCATATGTAACTTGTACATTATTATAGTCAGCAGTTGCATTAATTACGTCACGGTGAAACCAACGATTGTTACGTGACCATGCATTTAAATCTTTACTTGCACGATTGATTGTAATATAGTTAGCATTAGGAATATTTCCCGGTAATCCAGTAGGATAGTTTAACGCTAGTTCATCATTGTACAGCTCAGGAGTAACTAATAAAGTTACATCAACTAAGCGTATGCCAGATGGTGCGCCAACTCCTTCAACATAATATTCTTTATTTTGATATGTTGTTGGAGTAACATCAGTGCCAAACTTTACTTTTAATCCACTTGTAAAGATTATGCCATTAGGACTAGTATACGTGGTTTTTCCTAAAATGTCAACCTCAATATCAATGTCCCATCCTGCAATATCAACAAGTTTAATTGTTCCATAAATTGCAGGGTTAACGCCATCTTGAAAGTATAATGTATTTTGTATACTTGATATTACAGGAACGACATGCAAGAAGTCATCGTAGTCCTTAAAGAATTCTTTATTAGCATTCATAAGACCCGACTTGATGTATACTTTTTCATTAAGCAATACATCTTGTACATGCACCAATCGTATTAGTGGATCAAATGCAGCCGCATCAGTAAATTGTACACGCCACACACCAAAGCGTTGTGCATCTGGGATTATTGTTCCGGCATCGTACCCAGGTATAACTAAACTAGTATTTGGATCGATAACTTCAGGCATTGTCCATGCTGCTTCGCCTGCGTTTGTTAATAACTCTTGATTAACAAAAATCATTGTCTTACCATCAAGTTGACCTGTAAGACCAGCATACTGTGGATATAGTGCAATAAATTGACTTAGATATTGATTTTGTATTTCTGAGTATGCGATCGGAAGCGCATATTCTACATTAGCAACTACATTCATTAATACATATCTATCTTGTGCATTTGCTTGTGGTACATTAAATGTAACTGTGCCTGCTTCTGCCCCATTGTTAACAACACCAAATACATCGCGTGTACTGATTGTTGGGGTTGCATTCACTAAACCATCTACTCCCGGTTCAGTTTGTATCCAAAAGCCTGCGCCCATTTGATCTACATTAAATGTGTAGCTTCCGCCACGTGCAAGTGTTAGTGTGTTTTTTACTAATCCGCCTGTTGTAAAATCATAACGTGAAGTATTCCCATTACGAACAACGTCAAATGTTCGTGTTAACTCAACTCCACCAGTATTAACATCTACTGGGTCCGGGCCATTAGCAAGCCAATAGTATTGACTAAAGTTAACAAATTTATCAAATGATATTAGTGGAGCAAAACTATAGTATTCGCCGTCAAACATTCTGTTATGATTGCTGGCTAAACCACTATAGTAATCAATTTTATTTAATACATCAATATAGCTAGCAAAGAATGTAATTTCATTTTGTTCATCACGTACAACAATGCTTGGCTCAAGTTGATACTTTTGTCTTTCGGCTGAGCTCTCGATAACATAGCTATCTTTACTCTTATATGTAGGAGCAAACGTTCTTCCGATATAACCATATATGTTTCTTAAATTAGGTTCAGTTACTAACTGATCTAACGTAGCAGACAAAAACTTATTGTTAGTGTCTGTTTGAAATATGGTAGGAAGAAAATTGGAGGTCTTTTTTGTCGCCATGTTGTTATAATCTCAAGTGTTATATGTATTTAAGCCAGAACAGTTTGGTTGATTTGTGCCGCGGTAATTGCAGTAATTATTTGCACATTATCAACAGTTGCTGCACTAACAATAATTTCATTGTATTCTGCATTAATTTGTAGCAAGCTACCAAATGTACTAGTTGCACTAAATGGTACAATAGTTATACTTGCAATGTTTGGGGCAAGTACACTATGCAAATATGCACTTAATTCACTGAAGTAAAACGTTTCGCCAAAGTCCCAGTTTGCAACATCAAAGTAACTATTAATAGCAGCAATTACACTGGTTTTAATATCATTATCACTAATAACAATACTTGGATTTTTAACTACTTTAAATGTTGCTTGCAATGCTATCGGGGCTTTTGCTCCGAAGATTGGTTTAAACTTAGCAGGGTTGTAAATAATTGTATCTGTTAAACTCTTATAATTTTCCAGTGTTCCGAACTCTATACCCAATGATTCTACGCTCGGAGCAGTCGGCTCGACTATTGTATTAGTCGAATCTTGAATCCATGCTGTGTAATCAGTTGAGTATTGTTTTGTTAACAAGTATAAGTCAATAATATTATTTGGGCTAGGATCAATACGACGATAGTTTGGACTGTTGTGTCTATACTGGAAGTAAATGTCTTGTCTACCAGTCTTAGCGGTATAATCAGTAACTAGATTTAACACGTATGCTGAACCAGTTACAGTTAACTGATAGAATGCATTATCAGGAGCAATATAAAATAATTGCCCAGATGCATATAATGTTGCAGATATTTGTGCATCTCGCAATGTTAAATAAGTGGCATTAACAAGCGCATTACTAACTGGAGTTTGTGTTACAAAATTATCATATCCATAAGTAGCTTGAAAATATACATATTTGTTTGTTGTATCAATCGATGGATTAACAATTAACTCAAATAGTTCTGGGTTATCCGGAATGCCATTACTATCAGCATCAGGAAATGTTATTAAAATTTTATTTGGATTTTCGTATCCATCAACTTCGATGATATTTTTATATATGTACCATGTATAATCCAATGCAAGCGGATTAGCATCATCTGGATTAGCATTTACTTTTAATACCTTAACTTGATCGTGTACAGTAAGTCCAGTCTTTGGATCGAATACTTTAACTGTATTGTCAAAGTAAAAATTAGTTTCTTTTACACTTTCAAATATATAGTTTAATCCTTGATAGTAAACTGTATATGTTTGTCCTACTGTTTGGAATCGAATTAACCAGCTTGCATCTAATCCTTGACCGCTAGTATCGCCTGTGTATGCTAGACTAAAATTCCCAGTATTTAAATCACCAGGTAAAATTAATACCCAACTTGTAGTATTAATGTCATAACGTAGTCCAAAATCTTCATATGCTTGTATATAGCCTACCATAGAATCTACTAGAGTAATCGGAAAATCAACGTTGAACACTGCATAAACTGTAGTGGCAATTGCACCTTCTGGAACAATTTCATTTAATACAAGTGGGCCACTTCCGTTAGACAAGTTACCTGTGCCGCCATTTGTGCCATCACCAACTAATTGTTGAACAGCCGCATAGATATAATATTTGTCGCCAGACTTGCTCGGTGTTCCAACCCGAATAATATTTCTCGCGTCGAAATAATTGCCTAGTCCTGCACTAAATTTAATAATAGCACTTTGCTTAATATATTTGTTATTGTTTTCTACTGCACCATCTACTTGTAATATTGACCCTGCTTGATTATATAAGTAACCAGTAGATCCGTTTGCTATAGTAGTCGAATAATGCCAGTATGCATCACTAATAGTAATCGCAGGATATTGACTATAGAAAAACTGTAGTGTTTCTTGTGCAGCCGCAACTGGTTTAACTTGATTATAAATTGCTTTGTAAATATCATTTTTTGTGTTATAATCAAACGAGAACGTATTAACGAATGGGTCGCGATATAACATACCATCTTCTGCAAAGATGTTAGTACTTGAATATTTTCCAGTTGTATCAATAACATCTAAGTAACGACTGATACCGCTTGATGTACGATTAACTGCTTTAACTTTAAGCACATTACTAAACAACGTATAAGGAAGAATATTGTAATCTTCGCCTGTAACCATACGATCTTGTGTGTAATATTGTTGTGGTGCTTTTTGACGTATTTCCTCAAGTGTTTCACGTGAGCTAGCATTAGCAACTGTATAATGTAAACTAGCACGAACCGTTAAAGTTTCAACTCTACCAGAACGACTTGTATAGTTAATAGGCATAATAACACCCTGCATTTCATTTGGTGTAATTTTATAGTCTGCGCCGTTACTTACTCTATAATATAATCTGTAATTACCTTGTGGAATGTTAGCAAAACTGCCATCACCAAATGTTAAATCAACTTGGTCATTTGCGCGAGTATTAACTTGATACACAGTCTTGCTAGTACTCTTATTATAGATAACATTTGTGTTACCGACTGATGGAACTTGTGTCCATAATGTGTGTGGTAATCCTTGTCCGTCTAAACTATATAGCCATAGATCAGTATTATTAACATTATCTACATTAACACTATACACACGATTTGGAGTGCTTTCTTGGAAAGTAAAGTCGAGTGTCTTTAATTCGCCTTGTTTAAAGTATGTGAAGAAGCCTGTGTTTGCACTTGAATTTCCTAAATTATCATTTTTGTATAACAAATTAAATGGCTGATTTGGGCGAGGAGCGATTTCATATATATAAGTTTTACCTGCACTAGTAGGGCTAGTCATTTCAAACTTAGAAGTTGTTCCTTCTATACTGGCTGCAAAACTATAGGTTGCAATAATACTCGAAACTAAATTAACTTGATATTCATCATTTGTAATTCCATTAATAATTTGACTATTGCTTGGTTTCCCAATCATTTGATTTGATATTAATCCTGCATTAATTACCGCAGTGAATTGTTCCTGCCAGTTATCGTTGCCACTGTCTGCCCATGAAATTACCAAGCCTGCTAAATTAATGCCGTTGCTATCGTAAACAGTTTCGGTTGTACTTACACTATTAATTTTTAAAAAGCCGCTTGATGGAATATTACGTTTAGGGTTATAGCTAATTAGTTTAGCAAGTTTAAGAATACTATCACGACGTTGTGCAGTATCCATAAAGTTTTCACGTGCGTTTAAATCGCCACGGAAAGCAAGCGATTGGCCTAAGAATGCAACTAAGTCAATTAATGCAATGAACTCACTTGATTCAATAAAGTCGTTAAAATCTTCTGGGTAGTATAAGCGTAAATAATCAATCATTGACTTACGAAGTGTTTCGTAGTCATAGCTCTGAAAGTCCGCATTACGGAAGGTTTGATACAGTTTAGTCCAGTCTTCTGCAACTAGTAAACCTGTTTGTCGTGTAGTAATAGCCATACTATTTCCCTGTTATAATGTATTTATTTAAGGAAAAAGTGCGCAGTTTATTAGCGGGCAGTAAGTGTTCTACTTTGATTATCGAATCGAAGATTCATTAAATTAGTTTGATTCGTTTGTAAATATCGTAATTCAAGTTCAATTTGTATACCTGTTTCAAACTCTGTAATTACAATATTATCAATAGCAACCCGTGGATCGTAACTAGCAATTGCTTTTACATCTGCTGCAATGGCACTTCTAAGCGATTCAGTAAATGGATCGTATAATACATTCCAGATAATAGTGCCAAAATTTGGATTCATCAATTTCTCGCCCTTGCGAATTTGAAAGTGATTCATTAAGTCTTGTTTAACTAGCTCAAAGTCAGTTAGACGAAACTTTTTGTCGCGTCCAACAGTTGAGAAACCTTTATAGAATATAGCCATAATAATATTTATCCTGCTCTAAGTGCTGCTACTTTTGGTGCCATAACTGCAACGGCATATTTTCCTTTTTGGAAGTAACTTTCGCCGGATGTGCCATTATTAATATCTGAACCAACTCCTGTACGTGCAAATGTATTTGCTCCACCGGCGCCTAACATATGAGCTGCCATTAGTAATCCACCAATTTCTTCATTTGATGTAGAAGTTGTAATTGCTTTTTTAGATACTAATATGTTATAGTTAGATTTAGTAAAGTTAAAAATTGCCTGCTCTTGTATTGCTGGAGTATTAAGAAACTTATCTCGACTTAGCCCGCCTAGCCACATTGCATCATTGCCCAAACTTGCAGTGCCTTTACAGTTACTACTAACAAAGCCAGCAGTTTGTAATGCAGCATAGCCCATCTGATACTTGCCTAAGAATCCGCATTGATTAATTGCCATATACCCTGCTTGTCCATTTTGTAAGCGTGGAGAATATGACTGTGGTACTTTACAATCTACACTCATCGGAGTTGCACCACTACTTTCACTTTTGGCAATTTGCGCTAGCAAAGCAATTACTTCATCTTTGCTTAACGGTCCTATCACACCAAGTCCATCAGCATTAATTAATTGATCTCTAACATTCGTATCAGTTAGTGTACCCGACACTCCTTTTAACTTTTTATACGCCGGAGTAAAACTAGTATCTGGTGTGCCCGGTGGAGTTGATACCGGTGCTGTTTCTTCAGTAGCCCTACCTCCACGATTAAATGGTTCGTGAGTCGGTGCTACAGATACAATGGTTGACAATTTTTCAGATTGAGTGTATAATCCAGTACTACTAAGCGCCACATCAGTTAAACTATTTGGAGTTATTGGTGTCGGTGCAGTAACAGGTGCACCAGCAACTGAATTTTGAAGTATTGTTCCGTTTAGTACTAGTTTACCACTTGCATTTATCGATACCGTTGCTGCATCAATATTATATGCACCACCCGATTTAAATTCTATTCCACTTGCGCCTACACTTAGTTTGCCAGTCGATAGTAGATTAATACCCGCCGCATTAATTTGTAATTTATTGCCTGCGTTTATGTTAATATTATTAGTTGCATTAAGATTGATATTAGTATCTGAATGAATATTAACAGTACCCTCACTTCTTACATTAAATCCAGCTTTTGAATATATATGCACTTGCCCATCATTTGATAACTCGATCCAACTTGTTCCGTCACTGTGTGCAATATATAAAGTGTTTTGTATATCGTTCATCATTATCTGATGCCCAGTCGCAGTACGTAATCTAATTAACTGATCTTCGCCTGTTACACTTCCGTCATCCATGACAAATGTGTGACCTCCTCGACGAGTTGTGTATCTATAATCATCTTCAGTAAGCGTACCTGCATTTACTTTAGCTAGAAATGCTGCAGGATTATCGGCAGGATCATCATACGGGCGACCTGGGGTACTAATACCAAATACAGTACTTGGACTTTCGCGTTGACTACTACTAGAAATTGTGCCGCGAGCAGTATCTCTATCTAGTCCTTGCTTTTTTAATATATCATATTGTGGTTCGTGAATTGGTTTAGGATTACTAAAAAAGTTTGACTTTTGAGCAATAATAGGATCATTTTCATTAAATTCAACTACCGGAGCATTTGTTCCAGGTTGATATGATTGTTTAGTTGCATCATTTGCTCCAGATAAATCAACATTGACGCTACTTGCCAATCCTGGTAACATAGTTCTGCTTATATGTGAGTTAACACACGCAATAAAGTATCCACGCAATGGGTCGCCGCCAATAAACATTACAATAACTTCTATACCAACATCAGGCGGAACCATCCACATACCATATGTATGTGGTACATTTCTAAATTTGTTGTCAGTATTAGGTAATTTATTTGCTGTTTTTGCAATATCTGTTGTACCCATAAATGGGCTTGCATAACTTACAGTACGCCAATTTTGCGGTTCATCAGGATTACCACCAAAGTCCGGAATCCAAACTTGAAGCCTACCGCAGCGGGTTGGGTCAAGATTATTTTTTACAACCCCTATATACGGATGTGGGTCAACTCTGGTTGCAGCAGCTTCTTCTTTACGCAACTGTTTACTAACTTTATTACCGACTCTATGATCTAACATTATTTACTTCCTTATTTTATTATGCCGCTCTTGAATATGCATCTAACGCATTAACATAAGTAGTCTGCGCGGCTTTGTTGGCTGTGTCTAATGAATTAAAATTTGACTGCGCAGCGGGTAACTGGGCTTGCATTGCTGGCAGATCAGCTTGAAGTTGTGCCAAGTTTGTTGTTGCAGTTGCTTGGAGTCCTGCATTGATATTAGGATTAGTCAATTGAGTTTGATATCTTGCAATCCTCGACTGCGTATATTCAATATTACTTTGTAGTGTATTAAGTGAGTCTAACGCAGTATTTGCCGCTGCTTGTGCAGTATTTCTATCAGCAAGGGCCTGATCTGACAGGGCTTTTAGTGATAGTTTAGCATCACTCGGTGGAACCGGACTCGGCATGGCTATTGGTTCAGTAGTAGATGTAATTGCAGTTTCGGGTGCAGTAGAATCAACTTTAGCTAGTGCCTTTTCTTCTGCGGTTTGTGTCGGTGCTTCTTTGTCTACAGTCGGATTACTACCAGGTGCTTTATCGTCACCTGTTGTTTTAGCTGGCTGTGCAGTTGGCGGCGCATTAGTAGTATCAACAGGTGCAACAGCTCCTGCGACTTCAGTTCGCTCAACACTAACTGGTTTAGGTTTATTCACATAATCGTACATCGTTTGTCGTGGTAAGCGTACTATGTTTAAGGTTTGTGTGAATTGTCCACCAGAAAATACACTATCGACAGTCAATACTTTATACATACCCGTAAATACACTTTGCTGATATTTTGATTCAAACTTCATTAACCCAGTTTCTTCGTCTATGTCTGACGGGGTTCTAAATGTTATTTGTATATATACTTCGCCAGAATCCATTTCTAAGCTACCATTTGCAATAAGTCTTGAGTCAGGACCGGTATTGTCAACTTGTTCGGATGTTACTTCCATGTTAGGTGCACGAAATACATCATCTTGTTTAATATATTGCGGATCGCCTATAATTTTCAATGTAACCCCAATCATATCTCCACTCCAACTAGAATACAATGATTGTTCAACATCACTTGCAGCAATTTGATGTATACTCGTGTCGCCACCAGTGGCACGTGCCGCCGAGTTAGTAGTTTCGGGACGTTCTTTTTGTTTTTGTAACGCCGTCGGGTCTGCACTAGCACTATAATTTGCTGGATTATTTACTTGATCAGACGAATCAGTGGCGCCAGCAACTACTCCCATACTCCCTTTGTATGCGGTAGTTGCATTATAATACAATGCCTTAAATTCAACATTAAAGTCAAGTATATCATCATTTTTACCAGTATACCAATAATTGTGCTCTTTAACCGGAGATTCAATTATGCCCTGAGGAGCAATTGATAATTTAGCATTATATATTTTATATGGAATTACATTGTATGTAATTGTTCTTGCCCATGTTCCTTTTATATCATCATAATCGCCTAATATTACAGATGGAACAATCTTAAACCATTTAAGCGGTTCGTTAAGTACTTTCTTCTTAGCATCGCCCCATTTTTTCATATCGCCAGCAAAATCCTCAGGTACCACTAGCTGATCCTGAATGTAATTACTGTTACGCATAACAAAGTTGATTACTTGATCGATACTAGTCCCAGTATTAATCGAAAATATTCTCGAATTATACGACATCGCCGCTGTTTCTGCACCAATATTACCTTTTCTAATATTTGCAGTGTCACGAACATTGCCCATCTGTGTATCTTTTGGACTTAATTTTTTCTCAAGTACAAGGGTCGAATTAGCGATATCAGGATGAAAATTAAATACATACTTGTCTGCATGTGTAATTTTATTTGTGTTAACCAATTCATCATTCCATGCGTTAATTGCACTTGCGTAAGATTTTACATCATATACTGGATCGTTTGCTATCGAATTAATACCAGCGGCACTTACTTTACTCATTAACGCAAGTCCAACAACTTCGTTTGTACCACCGTTTACAGTTAATGTTCCATTTGCTGCCTGAGTGTATGCTCCTGTTGCACCAACTACTTTTTCTCGTTCTGCGGCTACATCAGCAAATGATGTTTCTTTTTCATTGCCTTGAAACATTGATGCAACTGTACCTGCTGCAATTTCAAAGTGGGCAGGTGTCTGCACTGTTTGTACATCATATGCAGAATGATTATATGCAGCGGCAGTTATATTATATTCGCTTCCTTTACTGGATGCTTTAATTTCCATTGTCAGAATACGAATCGGGATATGTTTAGTTTGTCCAGGAATAGCACCTATTATTTCTCCTGCATTATTAATTGCAAAGAAATCAATTTGCAACATATACGGTTGCTCTGTATAGTTTGGTGTTTTCATTTCATCGGATGCACACATATCAATGATACGATTCAATAATGTCATTCCATATGGTTCCATTATGGAAAATGATATTTCAACTGCATTAGTCGCACGATTGTTATCATTCATACCAATGACTGTTTTCATATTAAGCTGTTCAAAGTAAAAATCTTCATTAAAAAATGAACTACGGACAAACTGGCTCGCGCCAACTGTGTTGTTGTATCTTCCTGCACTAGCAATAATCACCCGATTCGGAACATACGATTCTGGCTTTTTAACTATATCGTTATATTCTTTTTTTGTTAACATAGCAAGGCTAAGCCCGTATGTATATGAAGGGTAATCTAATAAAGGGTTAGGAATTGGTTTACTCTGATCAACTGTCGACTTTGGAGTAGTTTTTACTGCATCTGCAGCAGTTACTTCGGATGCCTTTGAAAAGTTTGGAGCAATGTCGTAATTATTAAGAGCTACTCCTGCACCTGCGGTATTAACTTTTAGATTAGTTTGCTCACCGGCTGACAATGTGCTGTCTTCGGCTGGTGGTGCAGGAGGTGCCACAGTATTTTGTGTAGCAACTGTTGGTTCGGCCGTTGGCGGATCGTTTGCTACTTTATTTGCTGCTGTATCCGATGTCACAACCGGTGCTTCTTGTAATTGCGTATTTAAGTCTGCGATTGCCAATCCTTGTCGACGCACAATATCAGAGGAATTTGCAATTTCTACTTGTAAATCTTCAGCATCTTGAAGTAAATTTGCTCGCATACTACTATTGCCGGGCGAGTTAGCTGCTATCACTTTTGCATCATACTGACTTTGCAAACTTGCAAGAGTAGCTTGATTAGCTGAAAGATTTTGTTGAGCTATTGATATCTGTTGCTGTAATTGTGCTGCCGTTGCCATTTATTATAATCCTAATGCTGCGGTAATAGTTGCTTTTTTAGGAATATATATTGTTGTTCCCGGAACAAAATCAAATACTGGATCTTGTATTGTATTTGGATTACGCATGGCAAATACCCACCATAATGCACTATCACCATATAAGTCAAATGATAGCAGGTCTGGACGATATTTGTATATTGCGTCAATTTGATATACTACATCAGCCGGATCAGCTGGAATATCCCTAAATGTTGTAATATCTAAAAAGAAACTGTAAGTCGATGTATCTGAATATGGACTAGTTTTACTGTATGTTACTGCGGCCATTATAGGAATCCTCCATAACCCAAATCTTTATCTTGTAGCAATCTACCTGCAGCAAACGAGTCAAGATTGAATCTATCATGCAGATTTTTACGACTGTATACTGGTTTTAATGTAATCGATATTGTACTTGTTGCAGGAACACGAGTCGATGTTGTTACTGATTTATATGCTGTTTTTGTTTTGTTTGCAACACTCATAGGAGTTTCGGGTGTAACTAATGATTCTGTTAACGTTGCTGTAGTAACTGGAATTTCTATATAATCTACCTCGTTAGGCAAAGTATGCGAAAAGTTACTAATTACACACGGAATATGTGGGAAATAATGACTACCGTATCCATCTAAGAATACAATTGGTGGTGGGTTACCTGCATTAGCACCTTGTCCAAAAAACATTTTAGTGGCCGATCTAAAAAAGTATATTGCAGCAAGCAAGTATTTGCCCTCATCAATACCTTGAACTGTAAATTCACCAGAAATAGTAATATCGCTTACTTCACTGTTATTATAGAATTGTTGCGGATAGTTACTATGAGTTGGAGTTGCTGGAGTGTAGTTTGCTACATGCGAAGTAGTAATGCTTGGTGTATAAGGGAAAATTACACCGTTAGTATCTTTAAGTGGTGCCATAAGACTATTTGGATTAGGGCCAGTTTCTTTATAAAATATAGTCGACAGATCAGCTAAACTTATGCGAACTCTCCAATCATCGGATGCACCGGAGCTATCTCCTCCGGTTTGAGTTTGAAATGCAACTTGTGGTGCTGTCTTGGCATCACTTGCAGCTCCGCCATCCTTAAGTCCTGAAATTGCTTTACGTGCATCTGTTGATTCGTATGAGCCTGCATCTTTTGATGGATCATATCCGCCGTTAACTGATTCTTCTTGTCCGGGAATATATCCACCACGTGTATCATATGTTCCAGCTAATGCACTGCCAGTTGTATAATCCTGACTAATTGCAGCCTGGCCGCCAATTGAATCAGTTCCTGTTAAATATGCACTCGGGTTACTTGCATTGTATCCGCCACCACTACTTAATGCTTGCGCACCGTTATATCCGCCGGCAAAACTTGGCGCATACGCACCGGTATAGTTTTGCGGAGCATAAGGGTCGTAGCCACCATTGGTAGAATCAACTTGTCCGGGCACGTAACCACCTCTATTATCAAATATAGGTGCGTCTGTAGGATTTAGAGCCATAGTAAAACCTCTGTTATAGTGTATTTATTGTCGGAGAAATAGTAGCAGTTAAAGAATAACCAGATAAATAGGTTGTATAGCGCAATACTATATGTTATAATAATTAAAAGGAATCTATTCACATCATAATAAGTAAAGTAAATTACCTAAATAGATAAATATATAAAAGGTAATATAAATATGACAACTTATTATGTATATGCATATATTCGTAGCAAAACTTCGCTAACTGCTAGCATCGGCACCCCGTATTATATAGGTAAAGGAATAGGGCAACGTGCGTTTACTAAACATAATTGTCCAGTTCCGATAGATAAAACAAATATTTTGTTTATTAAAGAAAATTTAACAGAAATTGACGCACATTTATTAGAAATACAGCTCATAGAACAATATGGGAGAAAAGATTTAGGCAACGGAATATTACATAATCAAACGAATGGCGGAGAAGGCATAAGCAATCCATCTAGCACTACTAGAGAAAAAATGGCGGCTGCTAAAAGAAATGAATCCGCTGATACTAGATTAAAACGATCAATTGCAGCAAAGAATAGAATCCGCACACCACTTAGCGATGAAACAAAACGTAAGATTAGCGAGGCTAATACAGGTAAAAAAAGAACAGACGATGCTAAATTAAAGCAGTCGGTTGCTAAGAAAGGTAGAACGTGGGAAGATATTTTTGGTATCGAAGAGGCAGCTAGAAGAAGGGATATACTTGCAAGTGACGAAGTTAAGTTAAAAATGAGTATAGCTGCGTGTAACAGAAGTGACGAAGGTGCCGCCAATATAGCTGAAGCAAATAGGAAAATTGGTATATTAAGAAAAGAAGCAAATAACAAATTAAAGGGTGTATAATATATGGCAAGACGTGTGAACTATTTGAATAATAAAGACATTTTAAAAGAAATCGCTAAAAGTAAATTAACATATTGTAGTTTCATTAATAAAGATGTAACTATGTACGATGCTATTGTATTAAACGTAAGTGCAATTACTAAAAAATCCGTAGCAGAAGCCAGAGCAACAAGAGCAACAAGGCTTGCTAAAGAAGCACAAGAAGCTGAATTATTGCTCGGTAACAAACGCAAGTTAGATGAATTTGCAATCCCAGTAGAAAATATCCCAGTAACAGACATTGTATTCCGTGTTATGACATGGGAACATATACCAATCGACGAAGTTAAACAGAAAAAATCCGACGCTAAAGCACAAGAAGCGTACGACGAAGATTTGTTCGAAACTGAATACGATGAGCCTGCACCAGTTGTTAAAGTCAAAGGTGCTGTTAAGTACGTTAAACTAAACTTTCCTCCTTTCTTTCATTATTCAGTAACCGAAGACTTAACTCCAATTGTTGTTGGTAAGAGTCACTGGAAAGGCGACTTTGAAACTGGCGGTTTTGTTAAAGATCATGGTAGCATGACGGCTAAGTTAGCTCATATGTTTGTTAAACTATGTGAACGCTATGCTACACGTAGTAACTGGCGTGGTTATACATACAATGACGAGATGCGTAGCCAAGCATTACTTCAATTAAGTCAAATTGGGCTACAGTTTGACGAAAGTAAATCAGACAATCCATTTGCTTATTATACAGCCGCAATTACAAACAGCTTTACTCGTGTATTAAACATCGAAAAGCGCAATCAAAATATTCGTGATGACATTTTAGAGATGAACAACTACGCACCAAGCTATACTCGACAGAATCAAGGCGGTAACTGGGGCGGTGGTGGTGGACACGGAGCCGACGAATAACCGCAAATTATTTTATCTGCCAGTCGCCCATAACTAAATACATTTACAGGGGATTGGCAGATATGAAATACAAAAAAGATTACTATGGTTATGTATATGAATGGATAAATTCCACTAATAATATGAAATATATCGGATCGCATTACGGAGCAGTCGATGATTATTATAAAGGATCCGGCAAAGATTTTATGGTAGCATATAAAAATAACCCACAACACTTTACTATGAGAGTATTAGAATATGTTTCTGAAAACAATAAAAAATTAGTATTAGAAACAGAAAAAAAATGGCTTGATACAGTAGTAAATATTAAAGATGATCCAACATATTATAATCTCAATAATGATGCGACAGGCGGATTTGGGTATTTAGATGAATCTCATATCGTTAAACGAGCAGAAACATTAAAGAAGAAACACGCTATCCACGGATTAAGTACCGAAGAAATACAATCATATAAGCAAAAAATACAAACCAGACTCGATAGAATAGCAACTACTGGGTTTACCGATAAAGAAAAAGAACAACATGCAAAATACGGAATTAAATTACAAGTCACCTTACCCTCAGGAGAAGTACGAATATATAATTCCATCGGGGCTGCCGAACGTGAGTTAAAACTTAACATTAAGTATGGATTAAAAATATGTGCCAAAAAACTTGACTTCAAAGGGTACATTCTAGTAAAATTAAATGAACCACTAATCGATTGTAGGAAAAAATGAATTTATTCAAAAAAGCTGCGGTATTTACAGATTTACATCTAGGACTAAAGTCAAATAGTACACAACATAATGAAGATTGCCTTGCGTACATTAAATGGTTTATTAGTAATGCAAAAAAAGAAGGGTGCGATGTTTGCTTTTTTCTTGGAGACTATCATAATAATCGAGCGGCAATTAATGTAGTCACGTTAAACTATAGCCTAACAGCGTTAGAGTTGTTGGGCAAAGCGTTTGACCGTGTTATCTTTATTCCGGGCAATCATGATTTATATTATCGTGACAAGCGTGATATACAATCTGCACAATGGGCAAAGCATATTCCAAACATTGAGATTATTAATGATTTCTATCAAGAGGGTGATGTAAGCATTGTTCCGTGGCTAGTAGGAGATGATCATAAAAAGATACAAAAGATCAATGCAAAGTATATGTTCGGGCACTTTGAGTTACCGGGCTATTATATGAATGCAATGGTGCAAATGCCAGAGCACGGTGAGATTAGACGTGAGGATTTTGGGCATATTGATCATGTGTACAGTGGGCATTTTCATAAACGTCAAACAGGTAAGAATATTACATATATTGGCAATGCGTTTCCACATAATTATGCAGATGCAGGTGATGATGAACGTGGTATGATGATACTTAACTGGGGAGAAGAGCCAACGTTTCATGCATGGCCTGATCAACCCAAGTATCGTGTATACACACTAAGCGACATTTTGCAAACTCCAGATACGTTGTTACAAAAAGGTATGCACTGTCGAGTAAACATCGACGTGGATATTTCATATGAAGAAGCAACATTTATTAAAGAAACTTTTGTAGGTACATATAATTTGCGTGAGCTTACATTAATTCCAGTAAAGCACACTGATATCGGCACAGATATTATGCTAGGCAATATTCAATTCGAAAGTATTGATACAATCGTGACAAGTCAACTAACAGCTATCAACAGTGAGCATTATAATCCAGCATTGTTATTAGACATCTATAGGAATTTATAATTGTTTAAAATAAAAAATCTTACAGTTAACAGGTAAATGTATAAATAGTTATATAGGAGTAATATATGGCTAAAAGAAGAATATTTACAGAGGACGAATTGAATTTAATCATTGATTTACAACGGTCGGTTACTGAGATATGCTTACTAGTTAGTGCATCACATCCAACAATAACTAAGATCAGAAAAGAGGTAGGTATCGTTACTATTAGAGGTAGGAGAGGTGGGTCTGTTGTTCCGTCTCAACGAAGAACTATTTACTGTGTATGCCAGAATGCGGCGTGTAAAAAAGAATTCGAATCAATAAAATCAACTCCTCGTAAATTTTGTAGCCACACGTGCCAACAACGAGCTGCAAATGTTGCTGCAAAAGGAATCGGTTCAAGAAAAATGCGTAACCCTAACACTCCTGTATATAAAAAATATGCTAGAATAGTACATGGGATGAGTCATAAGATATATTTGTCAAACATAGCTATTATTAACCCTAATGGATATGTTAGAACATTATGCGGAGTTAAAGATGGATGGCAATTAGATCATATCATTCCTATTAAGGAATGTTTTGAAAGAAATATACCCCCAGAAGAGGCAGCTAGTATTAATAATCTTAGGATGCTTCCATGGAAAGATAATTTAATGAGACAATATAAATAATGGCATTCCGTATAAAAAATCTTACCGTGAAAAATTTCATGAGTGTTGGTAATGCAACGCAAGCAGTGGACTTTGATCGCAATGATCTCACGTTAGTGCTTGGTGTCAATGTTGATTTAGGTGGTGACGACAGCGGCGCACGTAACGGCACTGGTAAAACAACTATCATCAATGCGTTAAGCTACAGTTTGTTTGGGCAAGCGTTGACTAATATTAAACGTGATAACTTAATTAATAAAACTAATGGTAAGAACATGTTAGTCACAGTTGAGTTCGAACATAACGGGCAAGATTATAAGATTGAGCGTGGACGTAAGCCAAACGTAATGAAGTTTTACGTGGGTGATGAAGAAAAAGAAATTACAGACGAATCGCAAGGTGATAGCAGAGAAACGCAAGCTGAGATTGAGCGTATGTTAAGCATGAAGCATGATATGTTTAAACACATTGTTGCTCTTAACACGTACACTGAACCGTTCCTTAGTTTAAAGTCGGGTGATCAACGTGAGATCATCGAGCAGCTACTCGGTATTACTATGCTTAGTGAAAAGGCTGAGAATTTAAAAGAGTTGACTCGTGCTACAAAGGATGCAATTCAGCAAGAAGAATACAGTATTAAGGCGATTGCAGACGCAAACGGACGCATAAAAGAACAAATTGAGAGCTTAATTCGTCGACAAAATATGTGGACTACTAAGCACACAGATGATGCAGCAAAGTTAGAAAATGCGTTAGCAGAGTTGCATAAAATTGATATTGAACAAGAACTTGCAGCACACACTGCGCTTACTGCATATAATCAACAGCGCAAAGACTTAGATGATTTGGGTAAAGCTATATTGCGTGGTGAGGCAGATATTGCTCGCGAACAAAAAACTATAGACAAAGTTACTAAAGAAATTGCCGATTTAGAAGCGCACACTTGCTATGCTTGCGGGCAACATTTTCATGATGATAAACATGAGTCGGTATTAGCGGCTAAACGTGTTTCACTTGAAACCGCAACAAATCAATATTTGTCAGATCAATCACAGTTGCTTGCACTTACTGGTGCTAAGGCAGAAATTGGTGCCCTTGGTGCACAACCTCGAGTATATTATGATAAAGAAGCAGATGCATTCCATCATAAAGGTTCAATTACTAGTTTAGAAACACAGTTAGCAACTAAGAGTGCGGAAGTTGACCCATATGCTGAACAGATTGAAGAAATGACGCATACTGCTATGGCAGAAACTGATTTTACTACAATGAATGAGCTCGTTAAGTTAAAGGAACATCAAGACTTCTTGTTAAAACTATTAACTAACAAAGATAGCTTTATCCGTAAGCGTATTATTGATCAGAACTTGTCGCATCTAAACGCAAGATTAAGTCAATACTTAGATCGCATCGGATTGCCACACACAGTAACGTTCTTAAATGATTTAAGCGTTGAAATTACAGAGCTTGGGCGCGAGTTAGACTTTGATAATTTATCACGTGGTGAACGTAATCGCTTGATCTTAAGTTTAAGCTGGGCGTTCCGTGATGTGTGGGAGAGTTTATACAATCCGATTAACTTATTGTTTATTGATGAGCTTATTGATAGTGGCATGGACAGTAGCGGAGTTGAAAGTTCACTAGGCATACTTAAAAAGATGTCGCGTGAACATGAGAAAAGTATTTGGCTTGTTTCGCACAAAGACGAACTTGCGGGTCGTGTAAACAATATCATGACTGTAACAAAAGAGAATGGGTTTACTACATACAGCACCGACGTTGAAGTAATTTAATTTTACCATCCACTACAGGGTGGTTAAATACATATAACAACAAGGAGAAGTAAACATGGCAATTCATGATGATATTTTAGCAGCAGTAGAATTATACGTTTCAGAATCAGAAAAATTTGAAGTTAAAGGTGTTAAAGCTGCAGCGGCACGTGCTCGCGGTGCATTAGGCGATTTAGGTAAGTTAACTAAAGCTCGTCGTGCAGAAATTCAAACCAAAAAGAACGAACTGTCCGCTAAGTAATAACGGAAAATGCTGACATTTTGAATAAATAGTAGTGTAGTTCGCGGGTGTAGGAACCCCAACTACTCTAACATTGTAAAGGAATGTCAGCATGAATATTTATTACGTATACCAGTACCTTAGAGAAAAGGATTCGTCTACTGCTCTAGCAGGTACACCATACTATATAGGAAAAGGTAAGAACAACCGAGCATATATAGGACACAATAATAGAATACCTTCAAATAAAGAATATATTCAAATTATTAAAGATAATTTAACTGAACAAGAAGCAATGGACCTTGAAATTATGCTAATTAAAAAATATGGTCGTAAAGATTTAGTAACAGGTATTTTAATAAATCTTTCAAACGGCGGCGAAGGAGCAAGCGGATCTGTTCGTTCGCAAGAGCACAAGACACGTATATCTCAAGCACAAACAGGAAAAATTGTTTCAGATTCAACAAGAGAAAAATTAAGTAAGGCATTATCAGGTAAAAAACGATCAGATATTGCTAAGTTTAATATTAGCAAAGCACACATAGGTCAAGTTCCTTGGAATAAAAACATACAAATGACAGAAGAGTGGAAGGCAAAACGCCCTTGGCATAGTTGTGATATTTGTGGTATTCAATCCCAAAACCTTACTAATATTAAAAGATTTCACAATAGCAATTGTAAAAATAAATAGCATTATGGCATATGATAATCCCTGGATCTATAATGGTACAACTTTTGATTCAGGGGATATCGGTGAATACTACGGCTTCATTTATAGAATAACTAATATCACTAACGGACACGATTATGTGGGCCGCAAATATTTTAAAACTATTAAAAAAAGACCACCACTAAAAGGTAAGAAGAACAAACGTTTAGAAACAATTGAAACTGATTGGAAAGACTATTGGGGTTCATCAAATCGTTTAGTAGCAGATATACTAGCACTAGGTAAAGAACAGTTTACCCGTGAAATTATACATTTATGTAAAAGTCGCGGTGAAACTAACTATATGGAAGCGCATTATCAATTTAAAGAAGAAGTACTGTTAAGGGAAGATAACTATAATGGTATTATACAACTTAAACTAGGTAAAAACTCCGTTAAAGATGTAAAAATTAATAAATCAGTTGACCAACGACACTAAACGTAATACAATAAACACATAACTCACACAGACACCAAGTCGCTCTCATAGAAACAAATTCCAACTCCGTAATAAAGTAGTAAATGTTTTAACCGCAGGTGGAACAAGTGATAAATAACTGTATGAACTATACCGAATTAATCACCGAAGAAATACGTAGTAAATTTAAACCCACTTGGCTTTATATTAAGCAACACAATGATACAGGATTACAGTATTTTGGTAAGACTATTGTAGCAGATCCATTTAAATATAAAGGATCAGGCACTAGATGGTTATATCATTTAAACTTACATCATAATAATGTAACCACAGTCTGGTGTAAGTTATTCACAGATGTTGATCAATTAGTAGCATACGCTATTGATTTTTCGCTTAATAATAATATTGTAGAATCAGATAAGTGGGCAAATTTAATTATTGAAAATGGGTTAGATGGAGGAACAACACCATCCGACTGTACTAAAGAAAAAATGAGATTAGCGAATACTGGTAGAAAATATTCAGAAGAAACAAAACAAAAAATTAGAGCCACAAAGGCAAATTATGTAATAACAGAAGAGACTAGAAAAAAAATGTCACTTGCCCAAAAAGGCAGAATAGTTTCAGAAGAAACAAAACAAAAATTAAAAAGAACTAATACCGGCAAAAAACACCACATTAGTTCAATCGAAAAGATGAAGGTTAGTAGAAGTGAAGTTGTTTATAAATCGGTTGTTTGCCCGCATTGTGGTAAAGAAGGCGCAATAAACAATATGCCTAGATATCATTTTGATAAATGTAAGGCTAAGAAATAAAACAGACACTGATGAGGATTTTATATCCTTGCTGTATGAGGAGATTTCGGTCGCGTAATGGCCCCGAATGGAACCGTTAGACTAGACTAACGACGCAGCGTCAAACAAACCGTATTGCGCTATAAAAAGCGAATAACAATATAAAATTAGGCTTAAAAGCCGAATGAATTGGGCACTGTGAAAAAGATACAACCCATAAGCATACTATAGTTGGCTAACTACGGCTATGGGTGCTACCGTCGTAAGAAGCAAGAGTAGGGAGTACAGGGCGACCGCTTCCGTAATAATATGTATATTATAATATATAAAAAGCAAGTAAGATAACAAGACTTTATATATTATAGTGTATAATTTACACATCTCTTTTAGTTAGTATGATAGAAGAACTCGGATGAAGTTTTCTGTTATGCTTTGCCTTTAGTGGGTGAAGTATGACTGTAATCTGGATGAAGCAGTATTAAAGTCAAAAGCAATACAGTAAGTATCAAAGTAATTTAGAATATATAAATTAGAAGAAAAAGCATTAAGCGAAGCGTAAATGCGAATGTCGTAAGACATTCTTTAAAGTGTTTCTAAATTAGATAATATGTTTTATGCTCTAATAACGACTTTAGCTTACGTATTATCTATTTGCATATTTGGCTATACGTGCTTCTGATATTGCTTTTTTATGTGCTTCTGACTTTGGTTTACGCATCTTTTGTTTTGTTTCTTCACTTTTTGGCGGTAACTTTTTTCCTTTATTAATCGCAGAAAGTTTAGCTTTAGTTTCATCGGACATAACTCTACCTTTACCTGCTGCAGATATTTTTGCTGATATTATATTCTTTTCTTCTTGAGAATATTTTTTTGCTACTCTTCCTTTTTGAGCAATACTCATACGTTCTTTCTGTTCCGCTGTTCTTTTTTTACCTATACAAGATGCACTACGTTTATCTATAGTTTCTTGCGAATGTACTCTTCCTTTTCCTGCTGCAGATATTTTAGCTTTCTGTTCCGCCGACATAGTCCGACCTGTAAGTCGAGCAGAATGTATTTTACTAAATTCTTCTTTAAGATTAGCAAATACACGACTGGTAATTTTAGTAATATATCGTTCTTGTTGATGAGTGCGTGATACCCGTCGCATACCATTTAATGCATATATCATTTTTTCACGATTGCTACCTGTTGTTATTTTAATTAACAACCAATGACATATAAAATGCTCTCGCCCTGACAAATGAACAAGATTATTCTTGCTATCTTGTCCTCCGATTGATTTCGGTATGATATGATGCTTTTCACTGTAAGAAAGCGGTGTTGATCTCAATTGCGCATTACTGACAATTGCATCATACCACCGCTTGTATTTGTTTTTAATAAACATATAAATCTCCTATATGTTTATTTATCTGCTTTACTTAAAAATGTGGATTAGTGTTTTACTAAAAAAAAGGCAGCCCCGACTTCTGGGTCGTTTCCATATTCTCTTTAATTAACTTATTAATTATATTTCTATCAATAATACCTAGCATCATAGCTTCACTATACGATACTGATCCTCGCATATACCAACAAATTCTTAATGCTTCGTCCTTAAAGGCTTTTGCTTCTTTTTCCATTGATTCTAACTCAGATTCTATTTCTTCGTTAGATTGACTCAAAAGCCTTATGCGAAAAAACTTGTTTGATTGAACTCCAATTTAACTTTATATGATTTCTCACATTCATTGCATACTAGTTCTACTGGCTCTAATGCGTTGGCACCAACAGTTTCTTCGATTAGTAACTTTACACCATCATATGTTTTTCTATCTGTGTTGACTAAAAAGTCTTGTATTAACACAGCTTCAGCTACTTTAATTCCATCTTCAGTTGTAATAGATTCTATACATGATACTAGTGTACCTATGTTAAGTTCAGTCAACTTATCAAATGCTTCTTGGAATAGTTTTTGTTTTTCCGTTTCCTCTAAGTCACTGCTAGAAATAACACTAACTAATTTTTGCTGTTCGAATGATATTAATCCTACGCGATTTAAATCATTGTACGTTTGTGGTTTTAATTTAAACAGTAAACCATTTAAATGAGTTGATTCTGTGTATTTTCTTAACGGTGCTACGTTGTCTAATACATGGCGTAAATCGACTGTGTGTTCGTTTTCTCCTTGACAATGTGGGCAAGTACTGGTCATATCCATGCCACTACCGTAACTTGCTAGCCTAATTGCAATTAAGATAGAATCTAAATCAATTAATGGAATAATCCACGGATCTTTAATATTAGGACAACAGCTGGCAATCATATCACGCATGCCTGCACCGTTCATTAGTGCATCTGGTGTTTTTAATAAAATTTCGTCTTTAATTGTCATTGGGTAAATTGGAATTTCACCAGTTAGTGATATGTCTAATGAACCTTGCGGGTAAAACTTACCACCGCTGGGTAGTTTTAAATAAATTGAAGGCTGTCTGAAATGACTTGCTAGCGGATTATTTGCTATTGAATTGCTCATAGGGGTTTTAAACTCCATAAATATACTATGTAATACCATATATTTATTTGGATAAAACCCATGGCAATTAAAATAGACATTCCTGGCTTCGGCGAAGTTACTGTAGAAGGAGCTGCACAAGAGGATACAATGCAGGCCATCCTTGCAGCTGTTAATAAAACAGACAAAAGCAAAGCCGCCGACGAAAAGAAAAATAAAAAAGCCACAGACGATGCCGCTAAATCCGCAGCGACTATGGCACTAGGATTAGATGACGCTGTAGAAGCTGCCAAAAAAGCAACAAAAGAAGAAAAATTAAGAACTGACAAACGTGAGAAAGAAATAAAACACGCTACTAAAGAAGCGATAGCGCAAGTTGGCAACTTTGGAGTTGCTCTTGCATCAACTGCAGCCAGTGTTGCAACTAGCATGATTAAAAACATTGATGCAAATGCAGAAAATCCAATTGCTTTAGGTGCCGGGCTTATTAATACTGGCCTTGACATGGTCGGAGCTGCACTTAAAATTGGGGTCGATGTTATTTCATCATTTACTGGCGCATTAGCTGGTGCAATACCTGTTGTTGGCGGTGGAGCACAACGACTCAATGACGGACTTGCAAATGTAGCAAAAGAAGTAATTGACTTTGGTGTGCAAGTTGCTAAAGCTGCAAATGACTTTATGGCCGCAGAGTTTGAAAAAACTGCTGCATCGATGAAAGCAATGACAGCATCAGGCGCAAGTTTTGCTGGCGGCATGACAGAATTACGGCAAATTGCAAATGACAGTGGAGTTGGGTTGACTGTATTTACTAAAGTAGTACAAAATAGTCAAAATTATCTACACACATTTGGTATAACCGCAACAGAATCAACAGCGTTAGTGTCATTGGGAATGAAAACATTAGCAAATACCACACGAACTGTGAATGGTGTGCAAATGAAAGCACGTGATCAACTATTAAATCTAGGCTATAGCTATGAAGAACAAGGTGAGATCATGTCACAGTACATGGTATCACAAAAATTAGCAGGGAAAAATCTTGCTGATATGACGCCAAAAGCATTAACTGATGGTGTATTAGAATATGCAAAAAACTTAAAGGTTATTAGTGATATAACTGGTCAAGATGCTAAGAAGTTAATGGAAAAAGCGCAAGCAGAAACCATGCGCGGAGCAATGCTTGGTAAGTTAGATGAAAAACAATCTAAGGCATACGCCGAGTCATATGCTGTATTATCAAAAGCAGGTCCTGAAATGGGTGCTAAAATGCAAATTGCATTAACACAAATAATGTCAGGTAATGCTATTACAGATCCTATTATTGCTGGTAATAGAACTGTAATGGATATGTTACATAAGACTGCAAGTGAAGCTATGGAAGGTCAAACTGGCATGGCAGCTAAAACTTTTGATAATATGCAAGAGGCAGGCGCAAATATTAAAAAATTCGGTGAACGAGCAACCGATACTGCTGCATTAGAAGGAGTAATGGATCCTACAGTTAAAGGATTTGCGGAATTAAATAATTCATTAATAATGCTAACACCTGCTATGGCAGCATCAGGTACAGCCTCAGAAATCGCAGCCAAAGCACAATCTGAAACTACAGACAAAGTATCACAAGATTTTGCTAAAGCATCAAACTCTGCAGCTCATTTTGGGGTAGCATTAGAAACAATTGCTACAGATAATATGGCTGCTTATGCTGATGTATTAGTAAAAGCAATTGGAGTAACACAAACTGCAATCCAAGATGGTATTGCAGCATCGTTAGATTTTAAAAAGTGGGCTGCAGCTAAAGGTAAAGAACTAGCAGAAACGGGTCCAGAAAAAGAAATGAGTACTGGGCGTAAAATATTAGATTATGGAGCAACAGCAATTGGTGCAACTGCTGGTGCATTAATAGGTGGAGGTACAACTGCCGGTCTCGGTACTGTTGTTGGCGGAGTTGCTGGTGGTAGTTTAGGGCATGAAGCAGGCTCGTGGGCTGCTGATAAATTAGGATTTGCTAAAGGAGGTATTGCATCAGGATCAATTGGCGGCTATCAAGAGTTACTGCACGGTACAGAAGCAGTTGTACCATTACCAGACGGTAAATCAATACCAGTTAGCTTAGATAGTAGTTCATTAAATGCATCGATACAACAACAAACTATGATTTTAAATGGAATACTTGCGGCAATGAATAAAAATAATCATCTATCGTCTGGAATATTACAGAACAGTTACTAAGCTATAAATACACTATCGTAAAGAGAATATAAACATGGCTGGATGGAAAAAACATTTTAGAACTGCAAACACTAGTGGACAAATGAGTCCGATTGGCAACAATTCATCTGCTGATCCAAGCTATCGTAATTTTGCCAGTCAACTACCTGAAGTATATATCGGGCACCCAAATCGTACTGAACGTTATAATCAGTATGAGCAAATGGATATGGATAGTGAAGTCAATGCTGCACTTGATATTATTGCAGAGTTTTGTTCACAACCTAACACAGAAAATGGCACAGGCTTTGATTTATACTTTAAAGAAAAGCCAACAGACAACGAAATCAAACTACTTAAAGATCAACTGCTACAGTGGGTTAATCTAAATCAATTAAACAAACGCTTATTTAAACTTGTACGTAATACATTAAAGTATGGCGATCAAGTATTCTTACGTGATCCGGAAACATTTAAGTTATACTGGACAGAAATGGGCAGTGTAATCAAAGTTATTGTTAATGAAGCAGAAGGCAAAGAGCCAGAGCAATATGTAATTAAAAATCTTAATCTTAACTTTCAAAACTTAACTGCTACTGCATTAAGTTCAAGCGATACATATACAAATCACCCGCAACAAGGTGGTAGTGGTGGACAAGGTTCTTATGTACAACCTAATGTTCCGTACAGTGGCGGTTCACGCTTTAGTCATGCGCAAAACGAAGCAGTGCTAAATGCAGAACACGTTGTACATATTAGTTTAACAGAGGGCTTGGATGTAAACTGGCCGTTTGGTACTAGTATTCTTGAAAGTATATTTAAAATCTTTAAACAAAAAGAATTGTTAGAAGATGCTATTATTATCTACCGCGTACAACGTGCGCCAGAAAGACGTGTATTTAAAATTGATGTTGGTAATATGCCAACCCACATGGCTATGGCGTTTGTGGACAGAATTAAAAATGAAGTACATCAACGTCGCATACCAACACAAACTGGTGGCGGTGCAAATATGATGGATGCAACATACAATCCACTATCAACAAATGAAGACTTTTTCTTCCCAGTTGGCGCAGAAGGGCGCGGTTCAACAGTCGAAGCATTGCCGGGTGGTAGCAACTTAGGTGAGATTACAGACTTACGTTTCTTTACTAATAAAATGTTCCGTGGCTTACGTATTCCTAGTAGTTACTTGCCGACTGGTGCAGATGATAGTTCATCTACATTTAATGACGGACGTGGTACTACGGCGTTAATTCAAGAATGGCGCTTTAATCAATACTGTATGCGTTTACAAACTATGATAGTTGAAAAACTAGATAGTGAATTTAAAATGTTTATGCGCTGGAGAGGTATTAATATTGACGGACAGTTATTTGAATTAAGACTAAACGAACCACAAAACTTTGCAAAATATCGTCAAGCAGAAGTTGATGCAGCACGTATTACTGCATTTACACAACTAGAAGCAGTTCCTTACTTGAGCAAACGCTTTTTACTTACTAGATACTTAGATTTAAGTGAAGAAGAAATGCAACAAAATGACGAGATGTGGGCAGAAGAACACGAAGATAGTGCTGCACCAGTTGATACTGATGCTGGCTTACGTGCTGTTGGAGTAACACCAGCAAGTATCGAAGGCGATATGAGTAATTTAGAGATGCCTGAAATACCAGCAGAAGGTGAACCAGCACCAGAAGCTGGTGGATTACCTCCACCGACGGGTGTACCGCCTGCATCAGCTCCTCCACCAGCCGGAATGTAACAGTTAGATAAATAATACTATGAACTTACTTGAAATGTTTAATGATGATATAGAACTAGGTCACCGCACTGAAGAGGAGGACAATACACCTCTTAAACTAAGTGATCTACGTAAAACTAAATTAACATTAACACAATTACATCGTTTACGAATTATGAATGATGTACGCAGACTAGAGAAAGAACAAGATTTAGAAAGAGTAAGAAGTCAATACAAACCGGCGGAAGTTGCACCACCGATGTAGTTATCAATCAGAATCAATCAAAAAACACGCATTTAACTTCAATTTTTCAATAAACCAGTAAATAATATTACAGAGATAATACATTGATGTATATCTCACCTAGACACACATTTTAAGGAGTTCTTTTATGAACAAGTATGAACAGTTAATAGAACATATCATTAATGACGAAACAGATAAAGCTCGCGAATTATTCCACAACATCGTTGTTGAAAAATCACGTGACATTTACGAGTCATTAGTTGACGAGTCAGATTTAGAAGAAGTTGGCGGTAACCCAGTTAAAAGTTTCCGTAACGAAGTTGAACTTGACGAGCAAGGTATCACTGAAGAAGAATTTGACGGCGAAGAAGAATTTGGCGCTGAAGAAGAATTTGACGGCGAAGAAGACGAAGGCGGCGAAAGTGATTTCGACAACGGCGGCGAATTTGACGGTGAAGAACAAGGCGAAGCTGAAATCGAAGATCGCGTAGTTGATCTTGAGTCTGCACTAGACGAACTTAAAGCTGAATTTGATGCTTTAATGTCTGGTGAAGAAAATGAGCCAGAACACGCTGACATGTTCGGTGGTGAAGAAGAAAATGAATTTGACGGCGAAGAAGCTGGCGAATTTGATGGTGAAGAAGAAAACGAATTTGGTGAATCAATTGTACGTGAATACGTAGAAAAAGTTGCTGCACCGAGCAAAACTGAAGGCGGCGAAGTTGGTCGTGGCGGTTCTGTATCAGTAAACAAACAATCTACAGTTGCTAAAAAGAATGATATGGGTGGAACATCATCTAATATCGCTCGTGGCGGTGTAGCAGTTGGCGGTAAATCTGCTCCAAAAGGTCGTTTGATTGGTGATGTACAAAATACAGCTGGTGGTTCAAAGAAACTATCATCAGTAAGTAAACCAGCAGGTGCAGAAGGCCAAACAACTGACGGTAAATTGCCAGTTGCAACTAAAAGCCCGTTAGCACGTTAATTAGGACAAAATCATGGCTTCATACTTAAAAGAAAATTTAACGTTTGATAATGCTAGAATGGAAATTCTAACAGAAGATAGCCATGATGGTAAAAGCAAACATCTATACATGAAAGGTATATTCATTCAAGGCGGCGTTAAAAACCACAATGAAAGAGTATATCCTGTAAGTGAAATTGGTAATGCTGTTGGTTCCATCATGGAACAAATCAAAGGTGGCTACAGTGTATTAGGTGAAGTAGATCACCCAGATGATTTAAAAATTAACTTAGACCGCGTAAGTCACATGATTACAGATATGTGGATGGACGGGCCTAATGGCTTTGGCAAACTAAAAATATTACCTACTCCGATGGGGAAGTTAGTAGAAACGATGTTAGAAAGTGGTGTTAAACTTGGTGTTAGTTCTAGAGGTAGCGGTAACGTTAGCGAAGGTAACGGTCAAGTGAGTGACTTTGAAATAGTCACAGTAGATGTAGTTGCGCAGCCTAGTGCTCCAGCTGCATATCCAACAGCGATTTATGAAGGACTGTTGAATATGCGTGGTGGACATAAAGTGTTCGAGATGGCACGTGATGCCAGCGCAGATCAAAAGGTACAAAAGTATTTGAAAGAGCAAGTTACTCGCTTAATCAGAGATTTAAAATTAAAATAGGAGATCAGTATGTTAAAAGCTATCAAACCTTTGTTAGATAGTGGCATCATTAACGAAGATACTCAAGCAGCTATTACAGAAGCTTGGGAATCACAAATTAATGAAGCTCGTGAAACTGTTCGTGCAGAAATGCGCGAAGAATTCGCAGGCCGCTACGCTCATGACAAAAATGTTATGGTTGAAGCTCTAGACAAAATGGTTACTGAAAGTCTTACTGCCGAACTTAATGAGTTCGCTAGTGAGAAACAAGCTCTTGCAGAAGACCGCGTGAAATTTAAACGTCATATGGTAGAAAGCTCAGGCAAATTTAATAACTTTTTAGTTACTAAATTAGCTGAAGAAATCAACGAACTACGTGCAGACCGTAAACTACAAAACGAAGCAATTGCTAAGTTAGAAAAGTTTGTTATCCGTGCGTTAGCTGAAGAAATCAAAGAGTTCGATGCTGACAAGAAAGCAGTTGTTGAAACTAAAGTTAAACTAGTAGCAGAAGCTAAACAAAAATTAGCTAAACTACAAGAAGCTTTTGTTAAACGCAGTGCGCAACTTGTTAAAGAATCAGTAGCACAAAATCTAGGCACAGAATTGACACAACTAAAAGAAGATATCCAAAGTGCTCGTGAGAACATGTTTGGTCGTCGCTTATTCGAAGCATTTGCTAGCGAATTCAGTGTTACTCATTTAAACGAGAACAAAGAAATTGCTAAATTGCACCAAGCACTTACAGCGAAAGATGCTGTTATTGCAGAAAGCAAAAAAGCAATTGCACAAAAATCAGCATTAGTTGAATCAAAAGACCGTGAAGTACGTATTATGAAAGAAGGTGTTAATCGTAAAGATACACTTAATGGATTACTAAGTACATTAAATAAAGAGAAAGCAAGTGTAATGTCTAGCTTACTCGAAAGTGTGCAAACCGCAAAATTGCAATCTGCATATGATAAGTATCTACCAGCAGTTTTAAACAATGCTCAACCACAAGTAAAGGCTGTAAAGTCTGTACTAGCTGAGAGTCGTGTAGAAGTAACTGGTGATAAATCTGCTAAAACAGCCGTTCAAACCAATGACAACGTCGTTGAGATCAAACGTTTAGCAGGGCTAAAGTAATATAACTTAAAAAAGGAAAATAAAGAAATGACAACCCAACTATTAGAAGGCCGTTGGAACGAAACTAAGGATGCCCTGTTAGAAGGTCTACAAGGTTCAAAACGTTCTACTATGGCTGTAATCTTAGAAAACACACGTAAGCACTTGGTTGAGAATGCAACAGGCGGAGCAACAGCAGTAGGTAACGTTGCAACATTAAATCGCGTAATTCTTCCAGTAATCAGACGTGTAATGCCAACAGTTATTGCAAATGAAATCGTTGGTGTACAACCAATGACAGGTCCAGTTGCACAAATCCATACTTTACGTGTACGTTACGCTGATAGCGTTAGTGCAGGTTCAAGTGGTGGTGATGCAGCAACAGCTGGTGATGAAGCGTTAAGCCCATTCCGCATTGCAACAACATACTCAGGTGCACAAACTGGTAAAGCTAGTTCAACAGCTTCATTAGAAGGTACTCCTGGTAACCGTATCAATGTACAAATCTTAAAACAAGTTGTTGAAGCTAAGACACGTAAATTGTCTGCTCGTTGGACATTTGAAGCTGCGCAAGATGCACAATCTATGCACGGTTTAGATGTTGAAGCTGAAATTATGGCTGCACTTGCTCAAGAAATTACTGTTGAGATCGATCAAGAAGTTCTAGGTTCATTAGCAGCTTTAGCTTCTACTGCAACTGATAACTACAACCAAGCTACTGTTTCTGGTACTGCTACATTCGTTGGTGACGAACACGCTGCTTTAGCTGTTTTAATTAACCGTTCTGCTAACAAAATTGCACAACGTACACGTCGTGGCGCAGGTAACTGGGCAGTTGTAAGTCCATCAGCTTTAACAGTGTTACAATCTGCAACTACTTCAGCTTTTGCTCGTAGTACAGAAGGAACATTTGAAGCTCCTACAAACACTAAATTCGTTGGTACTTTAAACAGTGCTATGAAGATCTATGTTAACACATACGCTTCAAACGATACAGTGCTTGTTGGTTACAAAGGTTCTTCAGAGTCAGATGCGGCAGCTTTCTATTGCCCATACATTCCGTTAATGTCTTCAGGCGTTGTGTTAGATCCAAACACGTTTGAACCAGTAGTTGGTTTCATGACAAGATATGGTTACGTAGAGCTCAGTAATACTGCATCATCTCTTGGTAATGCAGCTGATTACTTAGAAAAAATCACAGTAGCAAACTTATCATTCCAATAAGATTTATTTCTTAAAGGTATTATAATAAAAAAGCCCCGCAAGGGGCTTTTTTGTGGTTGACAATAACATAAAAATATGTTATATTTGTTAATTCGGTATAAATACTATTATGAACAAATATAAAAATTGGTATAATTCTATTATTGCTACCGCAACACATAGAATATTAACTACATATACAGAAAAACATCACATCATTCCACGTAGTCTCGGTGGAGATGACAGTTCCACTAATCTTGTTGATTTAACTGCTCGTGAACATTTTATATGTCATTGGCTATTAACTAAAATACATACTGATTCTGCAAAATATCTTATGCTTAATGCATTACAAGGTATGCGCCGCCAAAATAAAAATCAACAACGATACAAAACAAAAATTACCGCAAGAGTATATGCTAATCTTAAAGAAGAATGGGGATTACTATCGTCTGAACGTATTAAAGGCGACAAAAATCCTATGTGGGGTAAACATCATACAGCCGAAGCCAAAGAATTAATCCGGCAAAAGAATTTAGGTAATAAAATAACAGATGAACAACGTGCTAAAATATCGGCATCTCAGACTGGCAAAAAGCGTAAACCGTTTAGTGAAGAATGGAAAGCAAAATTATCAGCATCGGGATCGGGCAAAAATAATAGTATGTACGGTAAAACACACTCTGATGAAACTAAAGCTAAACAACGTGAACGTGCTATCGGTCGCAAACAATCAGCTGAAACTATTACTAAAAAGGCAGATGCAAATAGAGGTAAAACTCGTGAGAAACTATTATGCCCGCATTGTAGTAAACTTATAGCAGTAAATACCTATCCCCGTTGGCACGGTAAAAATTGTAAATTATATACAGAACACTAAATACTATAGTTCACTCTTGAATGAGAGTTTATGCGGTCCCAACCGCGTAGATTGTAGAACAATTATATAAAGGAGAAAACAAATGGGACGTCCTATTAAGAAAAAGTTTTTTGGTACAGATAATGTTAATGATGGTTTAGTATACAATGATGCAGGTGGCGAAGGTGTTGCAAGTTTAACACCAACAGCAGGTTCAAACTATTCAGCTGGTGTTACAGCTACGGTAGCATTATCACCAATCGGTGGAACACGTGCAACAATTAGTTCAGTAACTGTTACAGCAGGCGCAATTGCTTCTGCTACAGTAGGTGTTGCTGGTACAGGTTACACATCGGCTCCAGCAGTTACATTAGTAAAACCGGGTAATGTAATTGTAACTGGTACTAACGATGCATTTTGGTCAGATGGTTCTAACTTACGTTTATCAAGCACTGCTGGCATTTATGTTGGTATGTTTTCAAACGTTGCAGGTAAATCAACTGTTACCGTTTCTACAATCTACACAGATGGTAACATCAGAGGTAGTGCTACATTTGGTAACGTAACAACTGGTACAGTAATTACATTTGGTGATACTGGTACTGGTGGTGCATTAACAGCAGTTCTTGCTCCAACTACAACATCAGCAAACACAATCCAAGCTAACGCATGGGTTACTGGTGGTACAATTGGTAAACAAGCTGATATCGTTTCACAACGTAGTTCACGTCGTTACAGAGTTACAAACGCTGACGGTACAAGCACAACACGTTTAGTCCCAACATTGTTAAATCTTCCTACAGTTGCAACAGTTATTGCTGCTGGCGGCCCAACAGCAGTAGGCGAAATGACATTATTAGCTACTGATAGTGTTGGAGGTGTTTACTTAGTTGGTAAACTTGAAGGACACACAGCTTTATTGTTCCCAGCTGCAATTGGTGGTAGTGCAGGTACGCAATTTGCTGCAAACTCACAAGTTACATGGACAAGTACTGGTTCGGCAGTTATAAACGTAAGTGTAAAACTTGCAACAAATGACTAATTAACTATTAGTTTAAAATAACAGCTTCGGCTGTTATTTTTTTGACTATACTATCTACAACTAGCATAAATAATAGAAACTAGGATATTTAAATGGCAGCGGTCAAAAAATTTAATACGTCATATACGCTTGATACAACCGATGTTATCATCACTGGTAACTTAACAGTTAACGGCTCACAAACTGCAATTGAATCTATTAACACTGTGTTAAAAGATAATATTATTACATTAAATGATGGTGAAACTGGTGCAGGAGTTACATTAGGCACTGCTGGTATTGCTGTTAACCGCGGAATATCACCAAATGTTGCAATACGATGGAATGAAGCCAACGGCGGAACATGGCAAACTGCAAATTCGATTGGAACTTATGCTAATATTGCATCATCAGTTACTGGATTAACTCACGTAATCGACGATGTTGCTCCGGCACTTGGCGGAAATTTAAATACAAATAGTTACACAATTTCATCTAATGTCGGCAATGTAAAATTTGAAGGCAACGTACAACTAAAATATACTACTATTCCAGCAACAGCCACAACAGGTGCTATAGTAGTAAATGCGGCAGAAGAAGGCGCTGGACAAACAGGATTATACGTAACTGGTGATGCATCGGTTAACGAAGAACTAATTACGAAAAAACGAGCATTTGCTTTTTCACTAATATTATAGGACAACACAATGGCAATTTCTAACACAGTACTAACAACAATAGCATCAAACGTATATGTAAGTTCGGGCAACTCAGTTGTATCTGTTATGTACTTTTGCAACACAAACGGAAGTGCGCAAACATTTAATTTATATGCTGTGCCAAGTGGTACATCAACAATTAATGGCAACGTACAAATATATGCAAATGTGCAAATACAAAGTGGTGACACATTTGTTGTTGACATGGAAAAAATTGTACTAGCAACAGGCGATACATTATGTGCCAATGCATCAGCAAACTCAGCAATAACAACAACAGTTAGTTATGTAGGAATGTAGATGGGACACTTACTTAAAAATACAGTATTTAAAAACGGTAGTCATGCACTTGGATTACCATCGGGCGCAAGTGCAACACGACCTGATCACTCAGTTAACGGACAAACACGATACAACACAGATTCAGGTAAAGTAGAATTTTACAATAATTCAGTATGGAATGCCATTGCTAAAGAGGGCAATGCAACGATAGGTAAAGATTCATTTACCGGTAATAATGTTGCTACTGATTTTACAATGACATCAAGTTATACTGCTGGTCAAGAACCACAGGTACTGGCATTTGTCAATACAGTATATCAAAATCCTGGTGTTAATTATACATTTAATGGTTCAACAACTATACATTTTACTAGTGCTCCTGGTGCAGCCGCAGTTGTATTAGTATTACACGGAATTGGTAGCACAACCGCAGCCTAACTCCTGCGATAAATATTAAAATAGGAGTCAGTGAATGGCAATAGGTCGCGTACCCGGCGCTGCACTGTTAGGAAATTTAGATAGACAAGGTCTTGATCTAGGATTTACTACTAACAGTACAACGTTACTACAGTTAGATTTTACTAACTATCGTCTCGGTATCAACACCGCCACACCTCAACAGGCTTTAGATGTTACGGGCAACGTACAAGTAGCCGGTAATGTTGTACCATCAGCTAATCTAACATATGACATCGGTACAACTAGTGCATGGTGGAATCATATATATGCTGGCAATATAACCAGCACTAACTTAACTGGCACGTTAACAACAGCTGCACAAACAGCAATCACATCAGTCGGTACACTAAGTTCATTAACAGTAAGCGGCAATATCATTGCGCAAAGTTCTGTTGTACCAACTAGTAATATTGCTGGTAATATTGGATATGCAGATAAATGGTGGAGTGCAGTATACGCTAACACTATTAATGCAACAAATTTAAATGGTACAATTCTTACAGCAAATCAACCTAATATATCAAATCTAGGTAATATTAATGTTACTAGTATTTCTGTTGGTGGTAATGTTGTAATTGGTGGTAATATTAGTGGTTCTACTATTACTGCAAATTCATTTATTCAAAATGGACATGCAGTATTAGATACTATTACGTCATTTACGGCCACTGGTGATGCAACTGGCTCTGGTGTATATTCTAATATTGCGCTAACACTAGCAAGTTCGGGTGTCACTGCGGGTGTGTACGGTTCTGGATTATCTATACCACAAATAACAGTGGATAGCAAAGGCCGCGTTACTATAGCATCAAACATATCATTGACGCAGGTAGCTAATGTTTCATTTAATGATACGACTATATCATCGGCAAGTAGTCTAACATTAAATTCGGCAAATAATGGAAACATTATATTAAATGCTAACGGCACCGGTACGGTTCAATTTATAGGTACTGATGCTGTGGGTATCCCATATGGTAATACTGCGGCACGACCAGCTAATGTACAACTAGGCTATATAAGATATAATACAGATTTAGGAACGATTGAATTTTATAATGGTCTTGATTGGGATAATAATCAATCAGGTATTATTACATCGCAAACTATTACACCCACAGGATTAACTAATTCTTACACTCTATTAGATGACGCAACAACAGATGGTGTACTAGTTAGTATTAACGGTACATTGCAACAACCGACACTTGCTTACACAGTCGCTGGTAATGTAATTACGTTCACCGAAACACCGATTACGTCTGATATAATCGAAGTCAGAGCAATATCAATAGCAATTCACTCAATTACTGCTATTTCGGATGGTAACACTCGGGTAGAAACTAATGCAGTCAGCGGCGAAATTTCATTATATAGTTACGGCACAGAATATTTAAAAATAAATCAAGCTGGCGTAATTGTGGGCTTATACCCAAATACTGCGATTGCAACCGGCGCAGTCGCAACAACAATCGATACATATGATAATACACTTTATAGAACTGCAAAATATGTTGTACAAGCAACTCGTACAACTAATATGGAAAGCTATGAAGTATTAGTAACTCACAACGGCGCAACTGCATATTCAACAACTTATGGTGTTATTAATAGTGGAACATCACTGGGTACAATTAGTGCAACAATATCGGGCTCAAATGTATTAGTTCAGTATACTGCAACTGGCACAAACACTAACATCCGCTTGTCAAAAAACTACCTCATAATTTAACCGCTCACTTAGTTTTTATTAAACTAATACTAAATACATATAACAAACTGTGCCAGCCCAGGGAATATGGAACCGCCGCTACCATTCAGTTTATGCAGTAGAATACTAAACTAATAACAATATGCGGAGCATTACATCAGATGGCAAATCTAACCAGAATTAAGAACAACCAGATCACAGACTCGACAATCCTTGCTAATACCAAGATTGTTCCAGGATCTATAGTAGGATCATTATTCAATAGTTCGCTGACTATTGCAAGTGATATTACAATTACAGGTAACTTGACAGTACAAGGCTCTAGTAGCTACCTTACAGTTGCATCAACAAACACATACGTAAACGATCCATTAATTGTATTAAACAATGCATTTAGTGGTACTAATACATATGACATTGGTTTGTTATTTAATCGTGGCAATCAAACAACAACTGCTCTAGTTTGGGAAGAAACTGCTAAAGAATTCCAACTAACCTACACAACAGATAATGGTACTACTTACGGTGCAATTAACAACAGTGGTTATGCTAACTTAAAAGTTGGTAACTTAACAGTTGCTACAGCATCTACTTTAGGTAGTTTGGCTGTTACTGGTAATATTAGTGCATGGTACGGTACATTAAGTGGTAACTTATTAATTGGTGGCGGAGCATTAACTGCGAACACTGCAACGTTTGATTTATTAAACTCTACAGTAACTACATTAAACTTCGGTGGTGCAGCAACTACAGCAAACGTTGGTGCTGGAAGCGGTACTATTACTATTAACAACCCAACATTAGTTGGACAACAAGCAACACAAGCATTGTATAATACCGTTGCAACTACAATGAACTTTGCTGGTGCTGCA